ATCTCGTAATAGCCTTCGCTGTCGGGTTTGATCTTTCCTACTTTGTTTGTGCCGAGCAACGCGACACAACCATAACTGACACGTTCCATAGCACGTTACCTTCTCAAGAGTCCTTCGATAGGCTCTACCGTGTCGGAAGGGTTTACCAATGCGGAGGTTAAGCCTTCTTCCCAATAGGCACCTACCAGTTTAGCGGTGGTGTTACTTGCCCCGTACGTAACGCTTCTCAGCGGAATGAACGTGGGGTCAATCGCCAAGTCCTTCTCAGTTTTGATAGACTGGCGGTAATACTGCGTGCGGTCGTCTGCCAAACGGCTGATGGCGGCTACAATCATTTCCACGATGGCGTGGTTAGCCCCCACCGAGACTCCCGCGTGATGGCGAGCGCTCTCGAAGATACGGCCCAGTTCTTGGTAACCCATGAACCACGGCACGTGTCCCTTACCTAACAGCTCGGAATAAATCCGGTAGATAAAGATGTCGCTCTTGAGGAGGTTGATGTTGGCAATCACCACTGAACCAGGAGTAAACACGAACTCGATGTAGTCTTCGTCTTCGATCTTGATGTAGTTGGTGATAGTGGGCTCGATGCGCATCATGGCGTTGGCCAACGAAACACCCAAGTAGGTGTCGTCGACCGTGATTGCAAAGATACCAGAGATGGAAGTCTCGGTACCCAGGAACGCCATCTGTTGTTCAGCAAAACGGGCAGGGATGTAGATTTTTACCCCACGCGTAGTCACTAGCGTGCCATCCTCCATCTCTTTCAAGCTAGCATGGACTTTGGCGGCGTCACGTTTTAATTTTCTCGGGTCCATGGGACTCCTCATCGAAATACCACTCCTTAAATGCGTCGCTGGTACTTTGACACCGGTGTTTAATCGTACTATAGGAAATGTTTAAAGCTCGACTGGCTTCTTTACAATTACCGTAGGTTACACCATTAATGACGATCGGTTTGAACAAATGTTTTCTTGAGTCTAGCATATTCTGCTTAGCCTCTTCGGTATGTTTTCTACCCAAATGTAAACGACTCATCACTTCTCTGGCTTCAGGGCTACTCCACTGTTGTTTGGCCTTCTCTCTCAAGTTAGCCCTTACAGTGGGGTCCTTCATCCGTTTGATAGTTGCTGACCGCTGTTTATCCACAGTGGTCTGGGAAGCCTTCTTTCCAGTACGCAGGGTCTTAAGTATTTCGCGGTGCTCTGGAGTGACCTCGTGTCCCAATCCACTTATTCTTACGTCCATCGAAACATTAGTAACCTCTGCCCCACTTTTTACGTAGAGGTCAAGTAACTCCTGTTCCTTACAGTAGGCGGTTTCTCGATCGGGAGTCATGTGGAACATAACCGAAAATCTACGATCTGAGTCATACGCTATCTGGAGTCGCTTGTTTTCATGGAGCCCTTTGCTAAATCGGAGACGATGAACCCGCATCCGTCTCACTAAATCGCCACTACTGCCGATGTAAATCTGCCCACTGGCGGTATGTGTGATTATGTAGGCACCACAATTACTGGGAAGAAGTTTTTTGGGAAGATTGAAGAAATCAAACCTAACCTTGTATTCGACGGCGTTCATTGGAAATTCCTAAAGAGAGTAAAATCATCACCTAAGTAATATATCCCTAAATTAATTTCCAATGAACATTTACCCTTACTGACCAGGTGCGTCTTTGGTGATCAGAGTCGCAACCCAAGTCGGGATGAACTCCATCAGAGCCAACAGGCCCACTTCACGCATTTCCAGCTCAGGGTGTTCCTTAGCGACGCTGTCCATGGTGGTCAGGATGTCGTAGGCGTTGGTGTGAGGGAAGATCACCGAGCAGATCACCTTACGCACGGTAATGAAGAGGTCGTCTTCGTACCAGTTGTTCGGCATGTTGCGGATGTACTTGTGCAGCTCGGTCACGTACACCTTGCGTTCGGTCACGAGCAGGTCATCAGGCATCTCCTGAATCTCTTTCTCGATCGCCCGTACCAGGCCGGTCTGGAAGTGGTTGGCCTTCTGCAAGCGCAGGTTGGTGGCCATCACACGTTCCTGGGATTCCCAGACCTTGATGTAACGGTCCTTACGCTCCAGCAGGATGTCGTAGTTCGAGTTGCGATCCGAAACGAATGCACCGAACAGGACTTCTGGAGTACCACCGGCTTCAAGCCACTTGTCGTAGACGTCAGCGTTCACGCGGATCTCGACAGGGTTGATGCCGATGTCGTCTTCACGGAAACGCGACCAGTCAGCCACCAGCACTTTACGCTTGGCGTTGGACTCACGACGTTCCAGGGTACGGCAAACAGCACGAGCAGCTTGGCTCATGATGTCGATGACGTACTCTTTGTACTCGTTCAGACCAGCCTGTACACCTTCCGGGGTGATCTCGCACAGACGCGAGGCCAGCAGGAAGATCACCAGGATCTGAGTCGGTTCGACGTACAGATGGTTCAGGTGAGCCAGCAGCGACGGGTTGTAGGTCTCGTCACGGTTGACGAAGATCTTGTTGTAGATCTCCTGAACGTAACCGTCTGGCAGGGTGGCAATGAAGTTCTCCAGCTCGGTGTTGAAGCGAGCCACGCCAGTTTCAACCAGCGCCAGAGGAGTAGCAATGCCGTCAGCCATCGGTACGGTGATGCTCAGCTTGACGTCCTTCACAGGAGTCTCGTTGTAGCGCTCAACCAGACCGGTCAGGTAGTGACTGTCCCAGATGTCGGCGAACTTGTCAGCACGCACCGAGATGGCAGTGTTCTTCAGAGTCAGGGCGTCATCGACGTACTGCTGAACGAATTCGCAGGCCGACTTGACCGAAGGGTTGACTTGGTTGCGGGCAACGTCGAGGTTCCACGCCACGGTCTTCTTCAGGACTTCGATGACTTCGTCCATCACCAGGTCGTGCTCTACCACGCCAGCGGCGTTCTTGGCTTGAGCGCCGTACATGATGCGTTCTTCGACCGACATCTCGAGGGTGCCGACGTCGGGGTTCGGCAGGTAGCCTGCACGGATCAGGGTGGCCAGAGGAGTACCGTCGATTGCACGAATCGCCAGACCCTTGTTATCCAGTACCTGAGCCAGGCTCACTGCTGCCGTCAAGGAGTTATAGTTCAGCATGGTTACACGACCCCTTGATCTTTGGTCAGTTTGCGTTGGATGGTAGCGGTGATCGCCGACTTCATGGTCGCCGGTGGAATACGCTCCCCGTTGATGGTGTTCGATACAGCTTCACCAGCAACAGCCATGATCAGGTTAGCCGACAGTTCTACTGCGTTGGCTAACACCGTCAAGTTCTGCTCGTAATTTTTGGACATAACGGAACCCGTCTTGAGAGTTAACGATGGGGCTCCGAGGAGCCCCTAAATTCAACCTTTTCTGTACGCCTCAACCACCTTCTTACTGAGGACCTTGAGAAGCGTGGTAGTGGTACCAATCAACTCAGGCGACAGTACGATACGGTTCGAGAAGGAAGTGTAGGAGAAGATGGCACCCAATGGGAGACCCGACTTGGTCTGGTTCACACCGGACATCACACGACCAAAGATGGTCTTCATCTGGTTAGCGAACACACCCTTGTCGCCCACGCCAGCACCGACATCAGTCGTGATGAATACGCGGATCAACATCGAGTCCATGTTCAGAGGGTTGCCCGCTACTCGCAGAGCACCGTCCACACTACCAGTGAGCACCTTACGACCCAATGCCTTTTGCAGCTTGGCTCGTTCTTTGTCCCCTGCATCTGCAATGGCGCGAAGACTTGGTGACATGTCTTCTTTATCGCCGTTGTAGTAGATCTCGATCGATTCCACCACACCGTTGTACTTCGCCTTAGGAGTTGGGCTCCCAAGCAAACGGAGAGTGTCGATCGATTCCTCATCGAACAAATCGGTGTTAGCCGTTACGGCGTCTTCGATAGTACATAAAATATCCTCACTATCGACCTTTTGCCCCTTGGTTACCAGACCGTGAATCTTCTGGTCAAATGTCACCACGAGGTCACGAGGTTTAGTGATCTGAGTCCGCAGCAACTTGGCCACGTCTTCGGAGATCACAGAGGAGTCTTCTAAGGTATCCGAACACTCCAAGATTGCAGTCCGCACCGTGATACCAGTTTTCAGAGAAACCTGGGTTGGGTTCAGAGCGCTAGGCTTGAAGTAGTGGGTGTTGTAGGCAACTACGTCACCCTCTTTGATCTTCTGGCCCACCTTGAGGTCCGAGTGGACATGGTGAGGGAAGATCTTACCGGCTACCGTACCGAAGCGACGACCCAGCTCTACAGACCGCTGAGTACCGTCTTTGTATTCCACGGTAATGGCTTTGTCGCTGACTGCAACCACTACGCCATCGCCTTTCGCCGTGTAGGCAAAGAGGTCGTTCACACGGTGAGGTAGTACGTCGCCGTAACCAGTCTGAACTGGCTGAACGTCGTAGCCCTCGGCGAACATGGTCGAGTGGTATTGGATACCAATGAAGTTCACACGCTTCGGGTCATCCCGGTCGGCGCAAGGCGAAACCAGTGCAGCAGTCGAGATCAGTTTGGTAGCACCATCCTGACCAGGTTCGTAACGACGACTCAGACCACGCAAGGAAGTGAAGTTCGGGTCCGCAGTGGTGAACGTCGAGATTGCTACGTCACCGGAGTCCACGGTCGACTCAGAGATCACACCCATGTCGTTAGGGTGGAATACCCGGCTACGTTTTACCATCGAGCGACGGCTACGACCACCAGTACCACCAAACGTCACAGACTCTTGGGTTCGTAGACACTCAATCGGGTTCGACTCTTCCACCTGACCTTTTGACGGGTCATCCTGAATAGCCTGCCAGATTGCGTGAGGAGCCATCTCCACTTTGTTACCCGCAGCACCACGACGAGCGTTGTGTACACGAGCAGCACGAACCATCTCAGCGTAGACCGCACCCGAGATACGTTCGTAACCCTTGATCCGCATGTACTCCATATCCGTTTCGGCAGGAGCCCAGTCAGTGGTCAACAGCTCCACCGCACGAACCAACAACCCTTCCCACTCAGTGGGTTCCTTCATCTCAGTTAAGAGGTCGAAGGTGATTGGGTCGATGAACATGTCGCGCAGCAGATCGAGTTCACGCAGATAGCGTACACCGATCTTCGCAGTCTCCAACACGTTCAGGTACACGTCCTTACGGTTGAAGTCGTACACGCTGTGACTACGGATCGCTTTCCAGTACTGGAGGAAACCAGCCATCAGGAGAGAGACCACTTTGTCGTCACGGTGGAAGATCAGGTTTTCGTCAGCAAAGCGTACAGCGTATTCGCCTTCTGCTAACTTAAGACGCTCACCCACTTGCTGGCGCCGGAACACGGTAGGACGCAGTGCCTTGATGACACGTTCCAAACCGAAGTAGTAGCCGAGGATCAAACCCATTGGGATGGACTTGTTGAACACGCCCATCTCAGCCATTTCCAGCGGAGCGTCAGAGGTGTCCAGTTGCAGCAGTTCCTCAAGCTTACCAAGAGGTTCAGGTCCACGAGCCTTCTGAACGTACAGGGTATCGTACTGGTCAACCAGAACCAGCTCTGCACCCTTCTTACCGATGACCACCATGCCTTTGGATTCAGCCGCCCGCACCTTGGCTTCACCAAACTCTTTCTCACGGTTGGTGAACTCGAAGAAGAAGTCGATGCCAACCGCAGTAAAGCGACGGAAGCTTTGAGACAGCAAGCTGTAAAGACGAGGGGTCTTGTTGAGGTGATTGAACACGTTAGACGGACGCAGTTCCGTCACACGGTTGTCTTTCGGGTCCAAGCCAATGGCTCGGATCTGATCACTCAGCCATTTTGGGTAGTTGTTGACAGATCGGGCGGATCGATCAACGAAGACTTTACCATAATAGCTAGTGAGAGCAACGCTGGTCGGATCAACCTTCCGAATAGGGACATCGCCACGCTGCTTCCGTAGACTGTAGCGAACCCCGTTTGCCAAATAAGAACCATCTGGTGACACCTTTGGAATCTTGAAGCGGATAGTGGAGGCAGGGCCGGTGGCCGGTGCCAGTTTAATGGTGTGGATTTCGTAGTGGTTCAGTACGTCTTCCACTTCCTCCACTTGGTAGTCAACTACCGCGATACCAGCGTTCTGCAACGCCATTACCGAGTTGACCACGTCCTTCGACAGGATCTCCTTGACGTAGCGACTATCGAACTCCAGCAGAGACGATTGCAGCATGGTCTTATCGAAGACCAGCGGGTTGTCAGGGATCTTGGTCGATTGGGTGATCTTAAGAGACTCCGGCTTGATCACCAAGTGGTCAGCCAGCATACCCGGACCGTACGGGTTCTTGATCTCTTTATAGCTGTTTGCCAACTTCATCAGGCGACGGTATTCACCGCCGGTCATCATGCCTGAGTCAGCCATCTCGTTGGCTTTGTCGATGATGCCTTGGTCCAGAGACTTGCGCTCACCGCCGATCTTCACGATAGCAGGAACTGTAGTTTCCAGTTCAGCCTCGTTCTTCTCAGCAGCTTCGTTCATCTGATCCAGACCCTCGAGATCCTTGTCGATCTCAGCATCCATCTCAGCGATTGCAGCCAGCTCTTCCAAGTCTTCTTTGAGGTGCCTTGCTTGCTCCTCTTTGAAGTCGACATCCGAGACGTAGTCTTCATCTTGGGTGGTGACGACAGGACCAGACTCTTCCAACTGCTTCTCAACAGTCGAAGTGCCTTTCTTGTTCTCTACCGCATCCGGGTGAAGGTTGTCTTCGTCTTCCTCGTATTCCTCTTCATCCTTCACCTCAACGATGGTGTGGGATTCTTGGAGGGTCATCAGCGACTTCAAGAAGCGCTTTTGCAGAACGAGGGAATCAACACCAGGGGTCTTTTTACCCTCAGCATCTACGCCTGCTTTCCACGAGTTCAACAAGCCCAAGTTCACACAGAACCAACGATCCTTCGATTGGAAGATCACGTTGATCTTGGCAAAGTTCTCAGGCTTGATGTGCGACATCGGAGACTCAGCCCGGTTATCGCCCAACCACTGGAACATGTCCATGATGTTGAACGACTCGTTACCTTGGATCTTCGACAGGCTGGTTCGGTCGATACGACGATCAGCCAAACGCAGCGCTGTGAAGGACGGTAACATCTCAGGCAGTTGAATGCGAACGAACTGATGACGGTCAGGCCATTCAGTTGCGATTTCATCCACCTTCTTCCACATGGTTACCCGTACGTTAACCCAGCGGTAGTAAGCCGCAAAGAAACTGGTGGGATAACGCTTGAGGAATTGGAGCGGTGCGAAGTTCTCGACCACCCAAATCCGAGGGTTGCCAAACACTGAAGCCGGGGACATCAACGGACGGATCTTGGATCGCGTACGACGCTGGTATTCCCGGATTGGTTTCTGAACGATGAAGGGTGTCGGTTTCGGGTTACCGATATCAGAACGCAACTCGATGTTGTGTTCGATGTAGACCATCTTCTCAGAGTTCTTGATCAGAGGGTCATCGAGGCCGATACCGAAGGTTGCAGAGTCTTCAGGAAAGTAGTTGATCACTGCCCCTTGTGGGAGCGACAACTTTGCGATCCCGAATGAAACAGGCATCGTGAAGTTCGGTAGGCGACGCACACCGAACGCCCGATACCACATGGGGTAAAGAAGCATACGCTACTCCAGTGTCAATCTTTGTAAAGGAACAGGGACTCTTCCACCAGGTCAACAATCGACTTGGCGTAGTACGGTGCCAACACGCACAGCTTCAACGCAGGGTTGAGCATGTCGTCAGCAGTGAAGCGGTAGATGTCATCGAGCATGCCGAGGTAGTAACCCGACAGACCGTCAGCGCCGAAGTTGATCGCAGGGCGCAGGAACTGGGCTACCTGAGCGTAGTTACATGGGCCGTTGTTGATGATGTCCACGACGCGATCGTATTCATCTTCGACTTGGGTAGCCATGTCCTCGAACTTCAAGGCAATGTCAAGCAACGCCAACATCTCTTTCGGAGCCAGCGCTCGGTAGTCGCGGAACTTGAGCTGGTTCTTACGAGTGACCGCCCAGTGAGCCGAACGGTGCTGCTTCTCAGCGAAGTGTTTCAGTGACTTGGCAACCTCAGGGTTCACTGCCTTGATGCTCACAGGCTCAGGGTTGAAGATACGCTCTTCACCCGGCAGGATGATCTTGAGGTCCTTCTCGCTCAGCATGGCAGTTGGTGCGGTGAACTTCTGGCAGAACTGTTCGAACTCCATACGGATGATGTCTTCTTTCAACGTCTTGTTCATCGCAGCTTCGTTCAGACGCTTAACGATCTCACCGATCTCTTTACGGACGGCTTGACCTTTGACGATGTAAGCACCCTGGTAAGGTTTCAACCAGCCAGCGAAGTTACCGAACATGTCGATGAGGTTGTAGTCCAGACGACCATTGATGCACAGTCGTTTGAACGCGACCTCGTCTTTGATCTTGCCAGTCGGGGAACCTTTGATCTGTTCGATGCGAGGTTTGAGCTTCGCCACCCGTGCAGCAATTTGCTTGGGTGCTTCACCGTTGTAGAAACGGTTCTTGTTGTTGAAGATTGCCTCGTAGGCTTTGTTGAGCGCACGCTTGACACGATCCAACATCGAGTTGATCGCTTCCAACGAAATGGTTGCATCCGATTCCATCGAGATCTGAGGGATACCGGACTTCACACAGAACTCAGCAACAGACTCCATCGACTCCATGGAGATCTGCCCTTCGCCTTTCAGCTCATTACGAGCCTTCATCAGAGTACGCTTGGCGGCACGCAGATCTTTCATCATGCGGCGGTACTCTTTACGCTTCATTGAGTGGATGTCGAAGCTCATCTCAGTCCCCAGTCATATTCCGTAAAACGAGTTGAACAGTCTGCACATTACAGGAGGCTTTAAAGCCACCACGTGGATCGAGGTAAGCCTCGCGACTGTTGAGAAGTTTGTCGATCTCATCAATGGACTCTTGCGTGTACACGATGGTCGAAGAAGCAGTGTCACCGTCGAAGTCCGCATCCAGACCTGCCAGACGCGAAGGATGAATCACCTGAGAGTCAACGTAAGCCAGTGGTTCGTACGACGGGAACTCCAAAGCAATAGAGTCCTCCATCCGCTCCCAGTTATCACCCAGCTCCACACGGACTTCACCTTTCATGGTGGTCTTGGTGTAGATGGTTGACGGGTAGGTCGAACCGATACCGATTACGGGGTAACGAGTGACGATGGTCTTCAACGTGTTCCAGCGTTTATAGCCGGAGAGATAGATCAGCTCGATCAGCGTCAGTGGAGCGACGTTCTTACGATCAAAGCCTTCGGGTAACTCTGAGATGTCACCGAAGATCTTGAACGTCATGTCGGGACCACGGTACACCAGACCGAGGTAACGGTCTTCGAGCATCACTGGTTTGTGACGGTTCTCAACGATCCGCATCGACTCGATAACTTTCTCCAGGCCCTCAACCGTAATCCAACGGTCACGTACGTCAGGAGGCAGATCAACCAACTCGGACTTCAAAGTCTTCGGGTCAATCAAGCGCGCAGAAGTCGAGCTGTCACCTACCGAAAACACTTGACCCAACCATCCGTTACGTAACAGGTAGATGGTCAACGGCAGAGCACCTTTAGCCACCTGGAACATGCCCAAGATGGTATCGGTGTAATCAGGCGAGTTGATTTCATCCAAGTCAGCAGTGGAGGTGTCCATTGCCGAGATCACGTTACGAGTACCGTTGAATACACGACGGCTACCGAACTTCTCTTGGATGAAACCCTTCTTACCCGTGATCATCCGCAGGACGTGATCGTACACGTCGTTAAAGCCCTGCTGGAGCGCTTTACGGCTGTTATCGTAAAGCGGGGAGGTCTCTGTACCGTCAGCAGACACGATCACCTTAGAGGCGCCGAGAATGCGTCGATAGACATCGTTGATTTCATCTTGCGTACCGCGTCCGGTAGAGTCTACGATGTAGTCACGAAGACCTGCTGGCATCACCAGGATGTTCTTGGTGGTTGCAATCGCTTGGTACTTCTGAATCATCTTGATCCGTTCAGTACGGACCGGGGACTTCGATTCACGGTACTTGATCTTCTTCCAGTGTTTGAGGAAGAAGGCGTAACCGGTCTCTCCCGTCAGTTCGTTGGCAAGGATGAAATCACCCTCCTTGTCATCGAAGATGGCGTAAGCAGTGCCTGCCATGATGTCACGATACAGACCACGCAACTGAGCCAGTGCACGGTAGATCGTGGGGTGGAAAATGTTCAGGTGGATATCGATGTACGAGAAGCGAGTGTCTCGCATTTCGTCACCGACTCGTCCGAACGTCAAGACACTGAACAGACCGTCTTCGTTGAAGTTACCAGTCACCCCGTCATGAACGTCAGGGGACTTAACAGGCCGTAACAACTTCAACTTCTCGGGCGTTAAATTCAAGATCGAGACGTTAAATGGGATCTGGCTATTTTTCATGGGCGCCTTCTCAGGAATTTATATGAATACCATTACTACACCCAAGAGCCGGGAGCACTTACCATGGCTAAGGATCATAACGACATTGATGACGATTTAGACAATTTTGACGATTTTGACTTCGGGGATGATTTCAACTTTGACACTCCTCCTCCGAAGGATGATCGCAAGCCAATTGTCAAGGTCGCCACTTCGTTCCTGGCGGGGGCTGCCGAAGAGCTGTCTGACCCAACTCGGGTCAAGAAGATGGCTCTTGACGCGCTCCCCGAGGGATACGGTAAAGCAAGCGGAATGGTCGATAAGGTAGCGTCAACTGGGCGCGAACTATACCATACGACCGCCGAAGAATTGAAGCCGGTGATTCGTGACGCCAAACGCTTGGGGCGTCGCGTTTTACCGATGGCAAAATCTTTTTTGCCCGACAAATTGGCAAAGAAGCTGGAGGACATGACTTCCGAGGAACCGAAGGGTCCATCGGTAGAACAAACCCGTGACGCACTGATCAACTCAGAGATCGGGGACATCTTCAAACTCCAGATGGAGGCAGATGCTCAACAGCGTGAAGAGGACAACGTTGAAGAACAGGCGCAGCGTAAACAAGACACTGCGCGGTTCAAAACTGAAATCCAAACGCTGAACTCGATCTTGGCTGGTGTGAACCGTCAGGTTGCTTACCAAGATCAGATTCTGGCTCGCTACCAGAAGAAGAGTCTGGAACTTCAGTACCTGCAATACTTCACCTTGCGTGACACCTACGAGTTGCATAAAGCTTCTGCAAAGGACACCAAGGTCGCACTTCAAGACATCGTGAAGAACACGGGTCTGCCTGAGTTCGTCAAGTCCAACTTGAGCGAGCATGGTGGTCACCTGTTCCGTGAACGTCTGCTGGGTGCAGCTTCTGCGAAAGCGAAAGAGTTCGGTGCCAAGTTCATCGACAAGTACGCCGGTAACATCAAAGAAGCGGTGAAGAAGAACGTCTCTGGTTTCAAAGAAGCCGCTATGGGTGCCTTCACCAACGCTGACATGTTGTTGGATGCTCAACAGTCGATGGCCGATGCGGGCGTTCAATCAGACCCTTACTCCAGCGCTGGCAAGTTCGCAGGTGGGTACTTGGGTGGTGAGGCGGGTAACGCCGTTGCTAAATGGTTGCGTCCTATCCTGTCGAAGAACAAGACTATCGCCAAGTTCGGGAACAGTCTGGAATACGGTGTGGATAACGCACCTGCTCTGATCTCTGACTGGGCGAAAGGCAATGCGGGCGAGAACACAGGTTTCAAACTGTGGGACAAAGGTCTGCGAGCGTTCAAGGACTTAGCGCCTAAAGACATCGTAGACAACAAGTTGGGTGAAACGGATCTGTTGCGTTCTCAAGACGCCGTACCGTTCACTCACCTGGTCCGCAAGTCGATCACGGATATCATCCCAGGCTACCTGTCACGTATCCATCACGAGTTGGCCATCATCCGTACGGGTGATCCTTCCGTGAAGCGTGTGGGTTACGACTTGAAGGATGGTTCGTTTGCTTCGATGGATAAGATCACGAAGTCGATGGCTGGTAGTCTGTTTGACCAGACCAAGAACTTCGATGGCGTGCGTGACAAGACCAACGAACTCATCGACAAGATCGAAGAGAAACACGGTCAGAAACTGTCAGCTACCCAACGCAAGGCGCTGTACAACAAGTTCATCGAGAAAGCAGCAGACAGCCAAGGTCGGTTCAACATCAAAGAGTTGTCTGATGTCGATACCTGGAAAGACTTGAGCGACGATGATGCTCTGAAGCTGTCGTACCTGTTCAGCGATGACATTGGCGAGGAGCGCCAAAACCAATACTCCAAGCAATTCCTGAAGATTCGGGATCACGTCAACAACCCTACGGATGCCATCAAGTCGATGGTCGATGCTGGGCAACTCGAACACATGCGTAAGCTAGGACTGATTACTGGAGAGGGTGAAGACCGTCGCATTAATCAGAAGCGCATTGTCGAGATTTTGCAGCGAGGTGGATTCGGTGAGCCAACTGATGGCGGAACTGATTCTCCTGGTGGTACTCCTCGTAATCCTAACGGTGGTGCTGGCGGTGGAAATCCTCTTGGCGGTCTTCGGACTTCCAACGACAATCCTCAGGCTGCTCACAAGGACGCCGAGAAAGTAGCGACGCCCAAGAACCCGAATGAGTTCATGGAGACTATTGGCGAATACCAGATGTTGTTGTTGGAGGATATCCGTAAAGGTATCGCTAACCCAGCAGCACTGGCGCAATACGCTGATGCAGCCCGTAACGATCCGAAAGCGACCGAGGAAGAATGTACTTGTGTCGACAAGATGATCGAGGCGTATAAGGAAGGCAACCAGCAAGTGGTTGACCAACTGGCTGCGACCTACGAGTTGTTGATCTCTGGTCAACTGCAAACCATTTCGATGGGGGTTCCTTTCGACCCTGAGAAGATGGGGATGCGAACTCTGCGTGGTCACCTGGGCAAAGGCTTTGGTAAGTTGAAGAAAGGCGGCCAATGGGTCGGCGGTAAGTTCTCCAACTACTACAAGACCGCTATGGACCTCCAGAAGAACATTATCAAAGGTGGATTCAAAGGCGCCTGGATGGGAGCCAAGGGTACTGCGAATCTGTTATTCGGTCGGGCTAAGAAGAAAGTTAACGAGTGGGGCGACGTTTACGTCAAAGGTCAAATCCGCCCAATTATGACCTGGGCCCAACTCAAAGCCGGTGAGTACTTAAACGAGGATGGTTCCCCCATCACTTCGTGGAAGGACGTCAAAGGTCCAGTGAAGAACAAAGCAGGCGAGTACGTCTTGACTGCTGAGCAATTCGCAAAAGGTCTGGTGGATGAGCAAGCTCGTCCGATGTTAACCAAGATCAAGGACTTCGGTAAAGGGTTGTTCGAGAAGATCACCAATGCTTACACTGCTCCGTTCAAAGCGATCAAAGGAATGATCACTGGTGCGTGGAAGACAGCCCGTGATTTTGTTGAACGTCCCCGTGACATGTACATCCCAGGTAACCCAACCCCAATCCTGTTGGCCTCAGTAATGACGGCTGGTGGATACCGTAACGCTGACGGGTCTCCGATCCGCAAGTGGACGGATATCAAGGGTACGGTATATGACCTTGAGAACAACGTAGTCGTTTCCTTGGAGACGCTGCGTCAAGGTCTGGTGGACATCGCTGGTAAGAAGTTCACAACGTTTAAGGGTGCTCTGTGGAACGGTGCTAAGTCTCTCGTCGGTGGTGCACTTCGCACTGGACGTCGCATGTTTAACTCTGCGAAGTCGATGCTCGGTAAAGGCTTTAGCTCTCTGAAGAAGGGAGCAACTGGTCTGCTGGGTATGGCGAAGGGTGGACTGAAGAAGGTTGGGATCAATCTGGGTGGCGGTGGTTCTTCTGAGATGATGGAAGTCATCGGGGAATACCAAATCCTGTTGCTCGAAGAAATTCGAGACGGTATCCGTGACCTCAAACCTAAAACCATTCGAGGCGACTTGGATGGTGATGGTATCCGTGAGAACTCTGCTCAGTTCTTGAGCGAGCGCCGTAAGAAAGTTCGTGAGGAGCGTGAAGCGAAACAGAAGGAACGCGACGAAGCACGCAATGGTAAGAAGGAAGAGAAGAAGGGTGGACTCTTAGGTCTGCTTGCCATGATCGCAGGTGGCGTAGGGACGATGGTCAAGAAATTGATCGATATCCCGAAATCCATCTATCACCTTGCCAAGACCTTCATGTCGATCAAGAACGCAAGTGGTTTGATGGACGCTGTAGGTTCTCTGGGTGGTGGTAAGGTCGGTAAGTTGGGTCGCATCGCCAAAGGTGTAGGTCGCTTTGGTTGGGGTGCTACCAAGATGCTTGGACGTACCGCAATGGGCGTTGGGCGTCTGGCCTTCGGCGGCGTTGGTGGTTTGGCTCGTGGTGCTTGGGCTTTAGGCTCAGCAGCCGTGGGCGTCCTGGGTGCTCCGATTGTGTTGGGTGCTGCTGCGGTTGCCGCAGTGGGTTATCTGGCGTACAAAGGGTACAAAGCGTACAAGAAAGCTAAGAACAGTCACCTGGTCAAGTACCGGATGGCTCAGTACGGTATTTCTTGGGACGACGAAGACCAAGTCAGCAAAGCCATGGAGTTGGAGCTGATTGTAGCTCCGGCTGTTCAATTCAACTCTACGGCTCCTCGCATTGATTGGAAAGCTGTTAAGATCGATAAGATCAAGGAACTGTTTGGTCTCTCAGACGACGAGCCTGAAAAGACTGAACGCTTCGGCCATTGGTTCGAGACTCGTTTCGGCCCAGTGATGATCGCTCATCTGAAAATGCTTCAACGGTTCTCGACCAGCACCAAGCTGGAAGAAGCTGACGATGCAGTGAAGATCGAAGACAAGCTGAAGTTCCTCGAAGGCGTTAAAGTTGACGACCCGGCTAAGACCTACGGGGACATGACCAGTCCGTTCGACGATGACGACCTTGCGATGGGTCCTGCCGAGGTTCAAAAGGTTTGGGACGAAGTCACTGCGGAGATCAAGGAGAACATGCCTGAGAAGGCAAAAGAATCCAAAGGTGACCAACCGTCTACTGGTGCGAAAGAAGCGGCTGCTGCTGGCGCTGCTGCGGGTGCTTTGAAGCAGAAAGGGTTCATGGATGGAATCAAGGATGCCTATAAAGACTCGACGCTGAGCAAGCTCGTGAATGGTGTCAAAACCGTTAACGATGCTATTGGTGGGGCAATCTTGGGTGCGGGTGCTGCTATCTTTGCCCCGTTCGTCAAACCGTTCGGTGATTTCTTCGCCAGTATCAAAGAGAAAATCTTTGGTAAGGACTTTAAGGTTCCGTCCATCCTGTCGGGTGAGATTGACCCTCTGACCAGTATTCGTTACCGCCTCTACGGTGTGTATTCGATGGAGTACGCGCGTGTCTCGCCAATCTCTAAACTGGAAGAGTTGTTGATCGACGATGTAACGTATTCGGGTAGCGGTAAGGCTGAGTACGATGGGGACCCTGCTGAAATCTGGAAGAAGGTAGCCGGTAGCTTTACGGCAACGCCTGATTCAGAAGAAGCACGCGATCGCTGGGTGAAGTGGTTCAGCAATCGTTTCCTTCCGGTGTTCATTTCCTACCTGACCGCTGTACGTGGCTTCACCAAGAACGGTAACCCGTTCGATGCGTACAGTCGTCTGCGTGCAGCACAGAGCCTTGAAATCGCTCGGTTCATGAACTCGGCCAACGCCGATGAGAATGCCAAGTCTGAAGACAACCGTTCTGTGTGGGGAGTGACGGCTTCACCGTTTGATGATTATCCGCTCAACACGGATGCCAAGATCATTGAACCGTTCATCAGTCTGATTCAGGCTGACGCTAACAAGGAAGTGTTGAACGAAAAGGTGAAGGCTGGTGCAGCAGCTAAGACCCAAGACCTGATCAATCGGGCGATGGGTACGAACGTTAACAATAAGCCTGGCGATCTGTTGATGCGCAAGGATAATGGTAACGCTGCTCGCTCCATGTTGCCTGGTGGTCTGTTGAGCGCGATGTATGGCTCAATGAAGACTGCTGGCGGTGACCCAGGCTACATGAATGGTGGCTTGCAGGTCATGCACCCTGGAAACGGTACGGGTGGTAGTGTCAACGACTTGCCGCAGGTCTCAGGACCTGATGGTGAGTACTCGACCTATAAAGACATGATCATTGCGGCGTCTAAGATGGTCGGGGTTGACCCTGGCCTGATGGCTACGATGGCTGCCTTGGAATCTGGGTTCCGAGGTCGCGTCAAAGCAAGTACGTCGTCTGCGTCTGGCCTTTATCAGTTCATCGATACGACGTGGAAAGCAATGTTGGCAACGTACGGTTCGAAGTATGGACTGGACCCCAACACGCCTCCAAGCGATCCTCGAGCGAACGCACTGCTCGGTGCTGAGTACATCCGCGAGAACACTGAGAAGCTCAAGCAAGGTCTGGGTCGGGAACCTACGGATACCGATATCTACCTGGCTCACTTCTTGGGTCCTAACGGGGCGCTGAAACTGCTCTCCTCCAAAGGGGATGCAAACGCAGCTACCCTCATGCCGAAAGCGGCTGCGGCTAACAAGTCGATCTTCTTCGCTGATGGCCGTCCTCGTACGGTTAGTCAGGTTTACGCTGAGATTGACCGTCGAGTTAAAGCTAAGCGCGACATGTACGCAGGTGATGCTCGCTCTGCGATGGGTATGGACCCCGGTAAGGCTAACACCCCAACCCCATCCATTCCTGGTGTAACGGCTGCTGCTGGTCTCGGGATGCCGCCTGCGGCTAATGATGGCGGTAGTGCTGGTGGGATGGGTGCAGGTACGGTAGGTGTCATGGCTCCGGCCTCGATGCCAACTCCGTCCGGTACGGGTAGTGGTTTTAGTGGTGGAGGTGCGGCAGAGCCTTCACTGGGTAGTGGTGGTAGTGGGATGAACGTCCCAGGTATCACACCGATCAGTGGCTCTCAACAAGCCCTGTCCACTAACCCAACCTTGGCAAATGGGAAAGACGCAGGTACTGCAATCCTGCAACGGGAGAAATCCACTGATGGTGGTACCTTCGGTAAGCTCACGCTGCCAGACGGTACCTCGTACAACACCTTGGAACTGGCTTGGCGTAACAACGAGTCAGGTAAGTCTTGCATTCCTCCGGGGACTTACAAAGTCGAGACGCGGAACTCTCCGAAGTTCGGTCCTGGCGTATACGAGGTGAAGAACGTTCCTGGTCGTTCAGCGATCCTAATCCACTCCGGCAACTACGCGGGTAACGTGGACAAAGGTCAGAAGTCGAACGTTCAAGGTTGCATCATGCTGGGCTTCTCACGCTCGGTGCAAAGCGGACAACCGATGATCAACGAATCAAAGGCCGCAATGCAGTCGTTCATGGATAAGATGGGTGGGCGTCCGTTCACTCTGACCATCGTGAGCGCAGAAGGGGATACGGCAACTCCAGCCGGAACCCAGGGTACTCCTCCAGATAAAGCGCAAGTCTCTCCGTTGGCAGCGTCTGTAGCATCTCCGATGCCCACTCCGTCGTCGTCGACTCCGAGTGCTACGCCAACTCTGGCTTCTGTGAGCGGTAGCTTTGCCGCAGGTGCACAAGGTGGTGGCGGTTCCGGTGAGCCTCAGCTCAACGTGGCTTCTGCTGCACTGTACCAGAAGGCATTGGCAGAGAAGCGGGCTGAAGCTGTAGCGGTCCAAGACCGTGAAAACAACAGCCAACTTCAATCCAACGTGGGTTCGATCACTGACTACTTGAAACAACAGTTGGAAGTGCAGAACAAGATGGCCTCGTCTCTGGATTCCATTGACAAGAACATCCAACACTTGGTTGAGTCCGAACCTGCAAAGGAACAGACTCCTGCTGATAAACAAGCCCAAGCCAGCAAAGGTAACACTGCTCCACGGCCTGCCGAGGTTGCTGTTCGCAGCACCCCAATCAGCCTGAAGCGTATGAAGGCATAAGCGGAGAGGGGGCAACCCCTCTCCTTCTTTTGAGGACAGTCTATGGCTACGGCTACACAGATTAAAGACACAGACTGGATCAGACAATCGTTTATGCTGCCCCGTAAAGCTATTGCGAATGCGGATTCGATTCGACGGACGTTAACCGACGCTCGATTCAAGTTCACTGACACACGCTTAGGTGGCAACTTTGCGATTAACCCTCCTCCTCAGTTCACTCGCTATGCGGACTTGGTGGTTCCAAGTTTGTACAGTAAGTCAACCGGACAGGGGCGTTACTACAGTGAGGCCATTGACGACAACGCACAATTGATCCACATGCGTTTTGGCGTACCGGAGTTCAACTCCCTCACCAACTTCTTCTTCAACTTCTACAACCCGCAAGCTGCAACTCTGGCGCGTACAGGTCGAGCTAACCCTCTGTCCTTCGCACTGGGTAAGTTGTTCGGTACAGTAATCACGTTGCCTCTCCAGTTGTTGATCACTGGTGGTGCAGCGCTGAGCTTCTTCTTGGGTCGCCCTACGTCGAAGTACTACTACCTCAAGCCTGCGATGCCGTTGTACTGGAACGCTGTGAATACCATCGCCAACGGTATTGCAGTAAACATGGGTCTGACCCCACGTACCTTCCAGGATGACGAAAAGAAATCGATGCCGGGTACTCTCGAGAACACGGCTGAGATGGCAAAGATCTACCATGCCTTTAACCCAGGTATCTGGCACGAGTCGGGTCAGATCGACGTGTACTCTTTAGCCACCAACGCCCAGCGTCTGGCTAACGACCAACGTGACAAGATGGAGGAGATCCTCGAAACCCGAGAGTCTCCAGCAGCTATCCGCTCAGCCATCTTGGAATACCGTGAACGCCCTCAGGTTAACGACAATCGCATCTTCAAAGACTTTGAGTCGTATCTGTCAGCCTACCAAGGCTTAAACAAGAAAGACGCAGAGACTGACGACGGTAGCGCTGAGAAGACCGGGGATACTCGTACCTATGAAAAGTCGCTGTTGGACTTCATGGAACGCGAGCACAACGACGGTGGTCAATGGGTCACGTTCAACGTAGAGCACACCGGTACTGCCGCAGAGAGTTTCCAAAGCTCTGTACGGGAGTCGGATATCTCGTCCAAACTGAACGGGTTGTCTGCAACAGGTCGCTCTGCTCGATTCTCCACTGCTGACGGACAGACCGGCATCAACCCACTCGATAGCGTCATGTCGATGGTGGGCAGTTTCATTGACGGTGCCTTGGACTCGATTAAGCTTTCGGGCTTGATGGCGTTCTCCGGTATGGCGATTGCTGACATTCCAAAGATGTGGGAATCCTCCTCGGCACAACTGCCACGGATGGACTACACCATTAAACTGCGGACTCCGTATGGGAACAAGTTCTCTCGGTTCTGCGACCTGATGGTTCCCCTGTCGATGTTGTTGGCGGCCGCTTTGCCAATCTCCACGGGTAAGCAATCCTACACCTCGCCGTTCTTGGTTGAACTGTACTCCAAAGGTCGGGCACAAACTCGACTGGGTATGGTTGAGTCACTGAGCATCACGCGTGGTACGGGTAACTTGGGTTGGACGCAAGACCAGGAACCTCTGGGCATTGACGTGACCTTCTCTGTGGTGGATCTGTCTTCCATCATGCACATGCCAATCAACGCTGGTTTCTCGCTTAACGATGCTGTGGCTACTGGTCTTGGTGTTGGTACTGCCCTTCTGGGCGGTGGTGGCGTAAAAGCATTGACTGCCGGTGCTTCGATGGTGGCAGGTACTGACTTTGCTAAGGGTGTGTTCTCCGAAGACACCATGTTCTCTGACTACCTGGCTATCTTGTCGAGTATGTCGCTCACTGAGCAGACGTACACGTACCAGAAGCTGCGTGTCAACTTAGCGAAACAAATGGGCTCGATGAATACCTGGTTCTCGAAGTCCCACTTTGCCAACTGGTTCATGAACACCACGCCTGCGCGGTTGTTCTCTGGATTTGCGATTGGTACAGGTCTTTGACGGCATAGAGGGAGGCCACTAGGCCTCCCCTTATGCTCAGTCGAACTTGGCCAGCGGATACCACTGTTTCAAGAACGAAGTCAAGGCAGCAGAACGATACGTTGGAGCAATCATCACCGGAAGTTTGTAAGCTTCCATACGACCCAGCAAAACAACGGCGTGGGCAGAGGCGTAGGTGAACATTTCCAGGTTGTCCACTTCGACCCCATTGCGGTTGTACTTCGCCCAATTAGGATCGATGTGGTTTAAGACGTCCAGCAGCTCCTGTGCGCGTTGATCGTACTGAGCCGGTGTGGTATTGTCCGCAAACTTGTAGAACATCAGGATGCGCTTACAGGCGTCTGGGAGAGTACCTAACACACCACCTGGGGTGAGAGTCTCACCCATTTTCTTCAACGCTTCGATGTTACTAGTTAGAACAGCAACTGGGTAGTTGGTTCGGTAAGCGTAGTAGCCCACAGAACGATCGCTGGTAGACCTTATAGCCTCATCCAACAGATCCGTTGCACCAGAACGAATTGCATAGTCGATGATGGTTGAAGCCATCGCCGCCTCTGCTGCTAAGTCAAAGACGTTGAACACATCTGACTTACCAGTGAGTTCTTTTGCCAAGCGAGCCAAGCCAGTGGCATCGTCCAGGCTACCCGACATGTACATCTTCACGCCGGTCTTGGTCGCACCCATGATGGAGCTGACCGTCTCTTTGGATACCCCGAACTTGTCGAAGGTTTCAAAGACCGTATTCTGCATGCTCCCGGTCAGGGTCTTGATCAAACCGCCAGAGCCTAACGACTTACCGATACGCAGCAAGGCATCAGTCTTGGACAGTCTCCCCGAGGCTGCTTTGGTCACATCGTTCATGATGGACTTTAACGCACCAGGGTTTTTCCTCAAGGTCTCAGCCGCATCGGCACTGAAGTTCTTCAGGATGTCCGGCAACTGGTTGAGGGTGGTATTCGCTTTCTGTTTATAGTGGTCAATCGTGAGGAGGGCATCCGCCGGACCAGACTTAAACAGGGAAGACGCTACTTTATTCGCAGACATTCTGAGTCCCCACGAGGCAAAAAAAAAAGAAGGGGCCGAAGCCCCCGCTTTTCATGTTAACGCTTCCTGAGGAAGTCCCGGATCTCTTCGAGGTCCGTTACCAGTCTCCCAGGATTCTTTGGAGCCACGACCTTACAGTTGTTAGAGTCAGGGTCCCCATAGTAATAGTAGTGCGTTAACGGCTCGCTGCTGTCCATGAACAACTGGAACAGATCGGGGTTTTGTGTCACTTTCGCAAGTAACCCCAGTCGCATGTGGTAATCGAAGTCGAGATTGAGCACCATATGGGTACGGCTTAATTCCGCACCTCTTCTTTTGGCTTCGATACCCCAGAGGGTTCGAAACTCTTCGAAGCGTTGCACGTCGCCTGTTGCTTTGTTTTCGATGCCGACTTTTAGGTAATAGTGTAGCCCTTCACCCGATTCAAAATTCCCTAGAATCGGATGCTTGAAAGGTGTTCGTGCAAAGTTAGTTAAGAGACGGCCTAACCGAGTACGACCTTTCGTGTAGACGTTACAGTGAGTAACGCCGTCCATCATTGGATTTGGTTCCATTACGTTCTCTTTCTGTTTCGGCATACAGCCGCCCACACGGAGCGGCTATAACTACTGCTTCTTACCCAAGCTAGGATCGATTGCTTCCAGCGCTCGAACCAAACTCTCGACGGTGGGTCCAGCATGTTTCACTGGGATTCGGGATTCGTCATCGGCAGGTTGCTCTGCTTCTGACAAATGGATGATCGTAGAGTACTCGGTTTTTAGGCCGGTTCGCCATTCGAACTCTAACGTCATTTTGACTCTGAGAGGATTTAAGAATCGCAACGCCTTCTCAAAGACTCCCCAAGTCATGGTGGGTCGCAAGAGTTCCTTGGAGAGGTTTCCTCGAGCAGACGACATGTCACGGGGGTTCTGTGGAATACGATTCCGGGGGTCCTTCAGATAACGCAACATGTTCCGGTTCCAAACGTTCTTGTTGAACGACTGGTCGGCCAGGATGCGTCGGAACAACTTACTCAGCGTGCCGCTGGCTTCCTCGGCTGCCTTGGTCTTGGAGTCGAGTATCCGAGTGAGATCCTTGTTTTGCATACAGTTGGGCCTCAATAAGTGCTAGGGTAACCGCCTCGGTTTCACCCATTAGGTGGGTGAACTGGCGAACGTAGTAATCAACGTTCCCTTTTGAATCGGCACTCGCGGACAGTAGAGCTTTCTGGAGCGTCTCCAGTTGTAACGATAACGCATTATAAACCTCCGCAGGCTTAAGTTGATGTCCTTGATCAGTGGTCAAGTAATCGTCAAGTAAGCTGACACGCATGTTGGACGCGAGGTTCCGACTGCGCTGTATCTTCTCAGTGACGGTTAACTTATCACGAACGAGGCGGGATGCTTCGTTTAGGTGAACGAGCAAAGCGTACAGGTTGGGGTGGGCAACTTCGAGAGTTACCCGGAGCCCGACCAATGGTGTGTACCGATGCAACACTTTCTCATCGAGCAGTTTGAGCAACGAGATACAGTAGGTGACATCCACTTCAAGGATCTCATCGACTGTATGCTTGTCCCGAACGGCCTTGATACGGTCTTGCATAGTAACTTCTTTTGGACCACTGAACAGGTTCCTCAGTTTCTGTTCAATGGGATAATATACACTTGTAATCTTTTTGATCAGGGTGCGGAACATGGCTCAAGACCTTATGACGGATGACGACATCCTGCGGTTTACTCAAGGACAACGCAGGAAGTTGGAAGCTCACCTGTTACAAAACGGGTGGCCTCAGGATGCCGAGGGACAAACTCAGTTGATGAGTCTCTGGAACGACATGGATCGTCAGGCGTTGGGTAACAAGCGCATTGGCGTCGAGCAGAAACAATCCGAAGCTGACCGGATGATCGCTACGGTGATCGCTGACGTTGCTAAGCGCTTTGGTTCCCAAGTTCCTTTCGCTCAAGGCGAAGGTGGCTTGGTCATCGACCACAATCCGCCGGATGGGGCAGAAAAGTTGCCACGCATCAGCACCGTTCCTGGTGAGATGGACATTGGTATCGAAACTCAGAACTTCAATGATTTCGTCAAGAAGTTCGAAGAAGAATAATGCCATAGTATCATCATACTCTGTAATTTCTGACGTGGGCATAAGGGGAGGCTCAGGCCTCCCTCTATGCTGTCAGTTCACTGGACAGAAGAAACGCAAGTCCAGCAAGTGCATGTCCACGAACAATTTGGCAGAACCTTCCACCAGTTCGAACGGAGACACAACACCGTAACCTTCCACGGTAATGTCGGCCTCAGTGAAATCCCGTACAAAGGACATCGCTGGCGCAAACACCGTGACAGTTGGTGCACTGACCTTCTCGAAGTTCTTAGCCTGCACACCCAACCAGTAGTTGTAGTCGTACAGGATATACGCCGAGTACTCAGTGTTCAGCATCGTCGGTGTGATATCCTCAGGACGATACCACACCGCTTGCATCTTAGCGCGGTTGTTAACGAACACCGAGATGTTGGTCAGGTAAGCTTCGGTTTCCTCAGGGGTGAGGACGTACGGCCAGAAGTTCACCGTCAGGATCAGATCACCAACGTGGGGAGAGTTCACCTGCTGATCACCCAGTTCATCAAACAGGGTGGTGAGGATCAGACACATGTTGGTGGCCAAGGCTCCCAGCAGCGTGTCTTTGTCCCGTTTGGCGTACATCTCCCGGAAGGCTTCGTTCGTCACCATACCTTCGGTGTACTTCTCGAAGTCGTCTGATAAACGCTTCCAGTAAGCTGGCTTCATCATCAGAGCGGCTGCGTCGGGGTTGCAACGAGCCAGACTAGGGATACGAGTATCCAGCAGGGCGTCTAACTCGACGAGGACATTCTGATCTGCATCACTCATTCAGCAGCCTCCCCATCGGCTAACTGTTTGAGTTCCTCAGCCGATACACCCAAAGCTTTCTGGAGGTCGGTCAGGTCAATCATGAAGATCGCCACCAACCACGGATACGCTTCCAGGAACTTGTAGATGGTTCCACGGGACGCCATTCGCTCCAGTGTTTCATCACCCAGTGGGGTTTCCAGCTCGATGCTGGCCTCGTAGACGATGGTGTACGCACGAGCCAGTTGTTCCTGAGTCTTGGTCCACAACACCGAGTCAGTGTGGAAGGCAAGGTCCTGACTGACCAAGAACAGGAAGTCTGTCAGGGTTTCCTGGTCGCGCACATGCTCCCACAGCTCTTCAAGCTGGGTGTCACTGGCGAGCTGGTTCAGACGAATGTCATTCTGAACGAAAAAAAGAAACTCGACGACTTGCAGCTTTTGTTTGTCGTCCAACATCGACTCGTACCGACGTCGAATGATGGAAGCAAAGAGATCCAGTATTTCTTGCATGTCACTTGTCCAAGGTGTTGTCGAGGTGGATGGTCTTGAGCAACACGGACAGTGTAGTCACAGACTTCACTTTGGTGCCGAACTGAGACAGGTACTCGAGGTTCACAGAGCCTGTATCAATGATAGACCGGTTCATGGCGTTGAACGCCTTGGAGTCACCACCACGGAACTTGATCAGCTCGGTAATGGTGGAGTCCAGTCCCTGAGCAAACAACACCTGGAGTTCCGGGAAGGAAATCTTCGAGCCCTTGGAAGGACCAGTCGATTGACCCGACAACTCGTCGATGTGTTTGTTGTTCTCAGGGATGGTGGACTTACTTTCCAGCAACTGGACCTGACGACGCAACGGTAGATCGATCACGAGATACTTTACAGGTGTCTGGTAGAGCTGACCGGTGGTAGGGTCAGTCAAGAGCAAGTGCTCGAAGAATTCGTGCCCCAACTCTTTGGCGATCGCCAGATTACGCTGTAGGTCCAGTTTGTGTTTGCCCAGGTTCGGTACGTTGATCGTGAGGGTTTCCTCACCCGACTCCAGACGGTTCATGAATTCACCGAATTGCTTATCCGACATCGCCGCAAGGCTAGTCCGATAGAACTCAGTGTTCGGGCTTCCCGGCAAGATCTTGTCAATGTAACGCAAGATCATGTCAGTAGCGGCTTTGCGGTTACCCATGGTCGTGTCCTGATTAAATACCCATAGAATCAGGTAGTCAACGCGAACTTCAAATACGACACGCCGTGGGTCCAAGCGGTTTGTGCAAACGTTGAGGCCAAAGCCGATGGGTTGTTAAAGTTGTCTCGAGCTGTAAACTCAACTGCGTGGGTGACCTGTTTGAAAGCATGGTCCAGTGCTTCAAACGCTAAGTCAGGATCACGCGGCAACCGCACACTGCTGAAAGGGATACGACGCCGATGAATCAATGACGTCATAGCGTTGATAAACTCGGGATCGCCCATGACGTGCAAAGCTGCACCAACACGAGGTTCTTCCGGGTCCCAACCTAGGTCTTCCAACAGCTTCAACACCGTGTTCTCGATGTAGATCATCTCACCACGGAATACAGGACAGTACACCATCAGGTGCACCACACTGTACATCCCTTGGGTACAATGACGCACATCAGAGGAAGGCATTGGTTCACCACCACGTGTGACGTTGATCTCACTGTCGCGGTCACCACCGCGAGTGATGGTCATTGAGTGGATGGTGCCGATCATGAAAGGCTTACGCACGTATCCGCCCTCAGGGGCTTGTGCGTAATACTCAACTGGTCGGGGTGGGTTCTGTCGGAGGAATTCTTCCAACGCTGGATTGTTCATAACTCATTTCCAATCGGGTAATCCATACGTCACAATCGTCTGGACTACGTGCTTATTGAAGAGTCGCAGCCACTCTTTCTCACTGACGTCATCCATCAAGCATTCACGCTCACGGATGGTATCGACAGGGAGCAGACCGAGCTGGGTGCGAAGATAACGGTTCATATGGATGACCGCGTCAGCTTCGAAAGGCGTCGGCTGGTAGTGTTGAGTGAACTTGGTAGCGCACTCAGGACTACGTTTATTAATCGAGGACACGACTGAGTTGTAGAGGGAAGTCATTTGCTAATACCTGTAAAGTAAGGGACACATCGGCCTATATAGTTTCTCCTTTGTCTAAAGAATTACTACGTACAAAAAAATAACCCAGGTAGAACCCGGGTTATAAGGGGGCGGTGCTCAGCCGCGTTGAATCGTAAGCTGAAGGTCTTGAAGTTCTTTGAGAAGAACGTCGTGACGAGCAGCCAGGATGTCGGTGATTCTCATCAACCGTTCAGCCTGATGTTTGATGCGGACGTCACGGAGAACGCTCTGGATGCACTCCATGAACATCATGTTACCAATCCCACGCCAGTAGAACATGTGGGGCAGGTTGTGACTTGCAGCCGCATAGAGGAACATCGTGAACATGGTGTCCAGATTTTCCTCGGTATAGGGGAGGGGCTCAATACTGTCATGAAGCCCCTGCATCAGCACTGCGATGCGTGCCAATTTGTTATTGACTCTTTCGTACTCTGCTTTCTTGCTAGGCCAGAGTACTCGTGCTGCCATCGCGCGACTCATTTCTCAGTTCTCCTTAGAACCCGAAGTTTATTAGTGGACTACGTTGGTAACGTCCCACAGTTGGTGACGCTCCCAGTCACGGTAGATTTCTGCACGGTCCGCCATCGGCAGGTGTTCGCCGTTCAGTTTGTTACCCACAGCGTTCTTGGACAGCACCAGACGGTTGTTGCTGAACTCGACATTGTACAGGTTCAGAGCGACACCATCGATCAGACCTACGACAGTTTCCCATTCGCCTTCGTGGCCGAACAGGGCAACGTGAGTCAGACGGACGGGGCGGCGAGTTGCAGCATCGATCACCAAACCTTTTTCAGCAATCACGGTTTCGATGATGGAGTTGTTGCGAAGACGCAGAGTGTCGATAGTGTTTTCCATGGTGTCTTTCTCCTAGTGGTTTCTTTTATTTAGGCTTTAGCTTTGTTGTCCCAAGATTGGTAAAGCTTGATGGTCTTGGTGCGACCTTCAATAGCTTCCAGGCGACGGGCCTGATCTCGCTTGATTACACTCAAGTCGTAGTTCAGGGAACTGAGGTAGATCTTTGCCATCTCGTTGTGGTCAGGTTGATCTTCGCGGTTCACACGATCGATCTCATCCACAATCTCGTTGTACTTGTTGTTCTCTTCCACAACCAGACGGTCGTGTTCTTGCTGAGCCTGAGCGATCAGGTTCAGGTCTTCTTGCCATACTGCTTCGTTGATCAGTTTCCAGAATGCGTTCATTGCGATGATCCTTCTTAGGACATGAGTTTAGAGATCTCAGCATTCAGCCGAGACTGTTCATCCGCTACTTGATTGTAGTGGACGGTAACACGGCGCATGCACTCCATCACTTTGCGGATGAAGTGTTGTGTACGACGTTGACCTGCGCTGGCTCGTTCGATATCAGACCCGATCTGATTTATAACCGAGGTCCAGTAAGCGATGCGCAGTTGATCCATTTCCCACAGGGCGCAAATCGTAACCTGGAGGATGGTGCACATGTCTTCTTCGGTGTAGTGAACTTCACGAGGAAGAGCAGCAACTTTCTCCAACATCTTCCTGATCCGTTTGATCTTTTGATGATCTTGGATTAGGACACCGTGGTTGTGGTGGACTTGTTCAGCAAGCGCTTGAATCTGATCGAGGCTCATGGAGTTAGTTCCTGAATGGGTCTTTGATCATTTCGAGGTTGGTGATGCCTGGGAGGAACACGGTGGTTTCAGTTGCAGCGACGATCTTGCTAGTCACCGCCAACGGGTGATTGTTAGGATCGCGGTAAGCTGTGTGGGTGCGAACGATTGTGCCACCATGAGTAACCATTGCGTAGGTAGTGGTGTCATCATCTTTTTCCAACACGGTCCAGAGTTTCGACATTGCTTATTCCTTCTAAGGATTTAGGTTAGATGAAAGGGATTTGTTATCCTATTCACTCGAGTAATATGTATCTGAGATTTTTTTAATTGGACTTTGACGGCATAAAAGCCTAGGGGGTCGAAACCCCCTAGGAATCAGTGTGTTCGGAACATGAAGGCTTGGTAGTTCTCGCCATCGTGATAGACCCAGAAACCACTGGACCTATCGCGTTTAATGAACTTCCAACGTTTCCCCGTGCGACGACTGACACCACGGTTCCACATTATCTTCTCATCAATCCACATGGACCCGATGATCAACAGGATCAGACTCACCAGCCCGGCTAAGATGGATGCTGATGTTTGGGCTGCATTGATCAGGGCCTCCGGGGAAATCTCCATACCTTGCTCTCCGTGAGGCAATAGTCAACAACCAATTCAACAGTTTCCCACCGCGACGATTGGTTTGTTCAATGTTGGCAACGCGATCGGCAGTCACTACATCGAAACACCGATCATACAGTTTTTGACGCGGATGCCGAAAGTCCATCACACAGCCCACTTGGGGCGGTATTCACCTTTGGCCATGCGCAGCAGGTCCAGTGTCGAACAGAAGTCCTGAGGATTCTTGTTCTCTTCGAAGTCCCACCAGCCACGGGTCGACAGAATCTGGTCCATGTTGTAGCCTTTCTCTTTGAGTTTGGCGTGTAACTCGGCAGGTTCCATCATCAGACCACGAGCTTGGATGAAGCCCAAGTTCTCCATCTGGCAGAGTTCCGACGAGATCTCCATAGCGCGCTGGAGTTTCGGATCTTCTTTGATCTTGCCCCGTACGGTAGTGCGCTGCATGCTAACGTCAGGGTAGAGGTCCATGAAGTAAGCACGATCGTGGCCACCGATCCCGTACTTGAAGAACTTGCAGTAGTTGAACTCAGAGAGACCAACCAGCAGGCCTTCACGCTGGGAGTAGATCACCTCGAATGGCATCCCGGTAGGACCAGCCTTGGCCCGCAGGTTTTGCAGGAGCAGCAGGTTCAGGTCGGTATCGCCTTTCAGGTTGTCATCAGCATCAGCCGGGAACTCAGGCGCCTTGGTCGACTGGTTCTGGAGTACCGAGACGCTGTTGCAGTACCAGAGGTTGTTGGTAAGGAACGTGAACTTCTCCGGTACGTTCTTGAAGACGTTCTTGCCTTTGAGGAAGGCAAGCTTCTTCGGATCAGGAGCGTACGGATCGAGTTGATGCTTGTCACCAACGTGAGCGGTAGCGATCAGCAGGTTGTTCGCACCAGCAGTCAGGTTCGGCAACTGCATCAGCATCTGAGTCTTGGCCGCAGCCGAGCGCAGTGCGTCAGTGTTGGCCGCCGCGTCACCGATCTCGTTCTTCTCGTAGATGCCTTCCACCGAGTCGGTGATGAACATACTGAGCGAGTCAACCTCGAACAGGTGAGGTAGAATGGTGGTGATGAAGTCGCCCTTGTTGTCGATGAACGGCGTGGTGCGTTTGAGGCTCTTGGCCTCTTTGCGTTTCATGTTGGACAGGTCGCGGAACTTGTCGAACCACTTGTTGCCCGACATTTGAACCGAGTCGGTCAGGATCAGTTGCTTCTCTTCGGCCAGATCACGCTCTGCCAGATTAGCAAACTGCATGGCCAACTGGTACAGACGGGCCAGGGTCATGGAGGTCTCGGTATCGTAGAAGTTGGCACGCGCCAGATAACGAGACATGATGCGCAGGATCATGAAGTGGGCAATCAGGGACTTACCCATGTTGCCGCGACCAGCGATACCGGTGAAGTGTGCAAGACCGCCATTCAAGACCATCTCGCCATTCTTGCCTTCAAAGTATCGACCGGTTGGAATGTCGAACAGGCAGCCCAAGTTAAAGAATGGGCGCAGTCGTGGTGCCTGTTCGAAAAAGTCGTCTAATTCCATGCGGTAGGACTCACTGAGGTGATAAGTGGTTGTGTTGAACTCACTAGATAGGTCCTAGGAGTTTAATTTTATGTGTCTTTGCTCTAACTTGAGCTTTCCCTATTTACAGGATGGAAACCATGCAGATCTCCCTTGAACAACAGGCCAGCGTCCTGTCGATGGAAGCTTTCAACCTGCGAGCGTCTCTGACGGCCCTGACCAAGGTCTTCCCAGCGTACGCTCGTGGCATCAGCGACACCATTCAGTCGTATCTGGCAAATGACCAGCAAACTATTCCGCTGGTTCGTGTGAAGATCAAAACCAAGATCGCACACAATATCGATTATAGCGCACACCGAAAAACTGTGATCTACGGACCACAGGGTTTGAAGGTGACTTACCTCGAATACCTCGAGGCAATCGAAGCGTCGGTCGATATCGCCAAACACGTACACGACAACCAACTGGTGCCGTTCAACGGTTGGGTCACCAAGCTCCTGGGTAACCCGGAAGAGCTGTCGAGCATCAACCACAAGGACATCCTCAAGTTAGATGAGTCCGACCTCGAGAAAGCCAAGGGTAAGCTCGAGAAGTGTGTGAACCGTGCGAACTCACAGACCAATCACGAGTACGGTAAGCTCGTTAAGCAGAACGCTGAATGGGACCTGATCTTCGAGAAGACCAACTCCCTGATCGTGTCCTACCAAGCGGTTGACCGCAAGAAGCTGCTGGATGAAGTGGAGCTGCTGAACGAGCAACTGCTGCGTCTGGCCGACCGTATCCAGGAAGACCCGGACACCTACAAGGCCTCCGGTGTGACCATCTCCGAGTTGGCAAAACGTTGTCTGCTGATGGCACGTTTCGTTGAGTTCTACTCGATCACTGGCTTCCTGCTGACCGAGCTGTCCTCGACTGTACAACAGTCCTTCGACGCCATCGCGCGTCTGTAAAGCGTCATAAAGACTGACTCCCCAGGATCACCTTGGGGAGTCAGTCTTGTATGCTGGGTATTATGCTAAGCCCAGTTTTGCCGTTTGCATCACAGTACGAGCATCGTCAAGCATTTGCTTCATGTCATCGTACTGCAACCACTTCGGCATTTGTTCCACTACCTTCAACGAGCACGCATCGAGTGATCCTGTTGCGACCGTTTCGTCCAGGTTACAGCCGCTCCAAATGGTGCGAGCCAGTAGGGCCGGGACTTCAAGAGCTTCCTTAGAAGAAGACAAGGACATCTTCTCGTTCAGGACTTCCAGCTCTTGCAGTTCGTTGTGGGTAAGGTGCTTGAGCCCAGCGAAGAGACTAACTGCGAACAGCAGTCTCTTACCGTACCGTGGCAACCCCACCCGAAGAAGACGAAGCAGTAAACGCCGGTTAAGGCCTGCTACCGCCTTCGTAAGGGAGGTAATAGGGTTCATAGGTCATTCTCATTCAACTGGTCAGTAGACAGATGTTGGAATAGATGCCAGCCCAGATCCCGATATCATCATCCGTTTTGATGATAGTAGCGTAACGGAAAGCCGTGTCGCTCTCACGCCATGTGATCAGGTACACCCTCGGATTGAACGGTGCCAATGCAGACAACGTGTTGCGGTTGGCAATATCCATCCCGATGGTGATCGGCAATTTGAACTGGCCCGACTTCGCACCTGTGTGGTAAGGCGCTTCAATCTCAATGCGCTTGAGCGCACTGTTGATCGTAGACCGGAGTTTCTTAACAGACTTGTTCTTCTTGACTTCCGTCTCATAGAACAAGTCAGTGATTTCGTGGTGCAGGAAGGTATGACCAATCGGTACACACACAGCCTTGTCACTGATGAAATCGAGCAGCATGTTCTCCATGACAGCCATTGCCTGCATTACACGGAAGGCAATACGTGGAGGTTTCAGGTCCTTGGTCAACTGAAGAGGAGACTCACCAGGCATGAACAGGTCCATCTTCCCCCAGTTTTTACACTGTAGGAATTGGTCACCATATCGTTCCAACTCAGCGTACACTTTACCGCCTAAGACGTTGTTCAGACGCCCGATCACCATGCTGTTGAAACCGCCGGTGTCCAGAGTGTCTTGATACTTCGTCAACATCTCCATTACCGGATCACGCTCTTTGAGGAACAGAACCGAGAACGAAGCATCACTGATCTTCTTGCCACAGAAGTCGTCTTCCGACCCGTGATCGCCCAAGTAGTAGACCGCACGTCCGTCAGGCGCAAACTGTGTCCCACCCACATTGGTATTGAAGTACCAGTACGGGAGAGAGAACATACGGTTGTACGTGGACTTAACAGCCCAATACCCTTTGGCATCTGTGAAGAAGACCTCACGCACTTTCAACTCTTTCTTACCGGCGATGATTGCAGCACCGGCCAGATAGTCTACAGTGTCATTGCCCAGATCACCAGAATGTCCACGAACCCAACGGGTGTAGATCTGTGTACCACGCGCTTGCAGAACATCGACCGCAGCAACGATCTGCTGCCACAGTTCTTTGTTCGCAATAGGCGTCTGGTCAGGTCTGCACCAGTTGTTGGCCTGCCACTTGCGCGACCAGTTCAGCAAACCATTCAAGGCGTACTTACTGTCCGGCACCAGCATTACAGAGGCCACCTTCTCTTGGATTGCTATTTGTAAAGCTTCCAAAAGCGCCGTGGTTTCAGCTTCGTTATTCGTGGATTCTGGGATCAGCGATCCATACCCCGAGACATAACGTAGGGGTGTTACCGCGTAGATTTGTGGATCATCGAACCGCTCGACCTCTGGATCACGGTCAGTCGGTTTGTAGTTGAAGAAGGCCATCCCCGGTTGACCTTCATCCGGGTCGATGTATCCAAAGTTGGTAACCAGAGCAGGTGCGCCGGTCCCTTGCTTCGACTTCTCAGTCGTATAGGTGTAGCCATGAATGGCCCATCCACCTGTCCCACGAGACGGTTTGCAACCACCATCCGTGTAGATGACGGCGTGCACCGTTTGCTCAGTGTTACTCATTGGTCCCTACCCAAAAATTGGCTTTACTCAAGAGATTACTGCTTCGAGTAATCCCTTACTTCCGGCCAGGTTTGCGCGTACGCTCCCATTCAAGGCTCGCTTGGGTGTCGGCTAAGCGCTGCTCAAGAACTAACTGAGTCGCTTTAGCTGATGCCAAGTCTACCTCTAATTGGTGAGATTCCCCACGGTTGATCTCATACTTACTAACCAGTTCTGCATGGTCAGTGATGAGTTGTTGGTATTTGGCAGTAGTTTCCCTACTTTCTCGCAACAGCCTGTCGTACAACCGAGAGTATTCCTCAGCAGTGCGAGCGTTACCGATGGTCAGCAGAAGCAGAACCAACGAGGACGCTAACAAAGTAACGATGCTCTTGTTGCTACGGACAGCGAGTTGGAAGTCCTTGTTCCTGAAGAATACTTCCCTCAGAAAAGGCCACAGTTTCAAAAGAAACTTAAAAAGAAGGACAGTATTCCCGATCATCTTTGGTTTGCTCCGTTCAAACCCCAAGAATGGTATAGGTAATTTATTTTACTTACACCCTCCCCACGAAGAGGTCAATATGTATAGTCTCAAAGCGTTTATGATCTACGCGCCGTTGGCTGACAACGCCGTAGATGTGATTGCGCCCTTAGGGGAGCTGTCCACCCACGTACGAACTTTCTCGAAGGAGAAGGGTCAGTACACTAGCGAGGATTACAAAGACTCGAAGCTGATCAGCTTTGTGAGTCAGAACATCGCTACCAACGGCACTAAGACCTTGGTCAAAGTTCCAGCCGCTCATTCTAACGCAGCGCTGAACTTGGGTCAATGGATTTATGCAAAAGCCATTGCCAGTGAAATCCGCGATGACCGTGATGCACTCACTGTGGCATTGAACACCGCATTCGGTGGTCTGCTCAACGATCTGACTTTCGGTGAGATTGTCACCGACGGCGTACGTTGGATGCCTGAGTGGGTCACCTACTCCTTGGCCGGTCAACCCGAGAACCGGGTGCGGATCTGGTTTGCTGATGATTCGATGCGTCGTCAATACGACGAATACGAACTTGCCTTCGTAGCACCGATCGATAACCTGGATGACTTCTTCCGTGACCCTGCCGAAGTCAAGGTCTTGGTCGATGCCTACAAGCTCGATACTGCTCTGTCGAAAGCTGAGACGGTGAAGAACCGGAAGCCGGAAACCTACATCATCAACCGCGTGTACAAGTACATTGCGCAGAAGGCTCCGTTCATCAATCTGGACACCAACTGGATGGTGATCATCTGGGGTCCGGCGGGTAACAACCCCGACATCATCAAGCAAGAACTGGCTAAATGGATTCTGGCCAACTCACAACATACCGAAGAAGAATGGATGGATATCTTCCCGGATATCTTCACTTCGACGGAGTTCATCGTCACCCCTTTTTGGGATAACATCGCCATCGAACAGAAGGCGATCAGTTCCGGTGTCTACTCACCAACGATGTTGCTGACCGACATCCGCACCAAGTCCCTGAAGACCATCAAGGGTAAGAACTACACCACTGCTCACATTGACCAGAACTTGGTCCAGACGGCGTTCCAATACGCTTCTGTGTGTGCCTCGGTGTGTGGCGGTCCTTACAACCGAGGTGGCATCAAGCGCCTTGATGATCAGTGGCCTGACTACATCAACGTGGCTTACGACTCGCTGGATGCTGGTCGGATGAAGCTGGCAACTCAGAACTGGCTGAACTTCATGGTTGAACTGCTGATCCAAGCAGAGAAGGCTACCCTGTTCAATGACCTGCCTCAGGGGATGGCACGCGTAACCCGTGACGGGATCGTGTACATCGCTTCGACCCACGAGGACATTCTGTACCTGGTTGTTACCAAGTACTCGATGCTCGACATCTGAGGTGAGTTATGGCTGGAGTAACCCCACCCCTTTTAACGAAGGGACGTTACACCCTTATCACGCCCTTCACAGCGTTGCCTACGACGTTGTACACCTGTGCGGCTATCCGTACCATGCAGGAGTGTCAGATCCACGGTGAAGACGTCTTAAACGACATCTACATCAAAGCGGGTTTGACCAAGGCGGATTACGACCGTGACTCCAAAGCTGGCGCTAAGATCGTTACGTTGCTTTCTGATGAAGCCACGCCGATCTACGTCCCAGACTCCTACATCGAATCGTATCCCAACTACGACGCTGTCCCGTATTCCCACACGGTGCTGTCGATTGACTTGGGGGCGCTTCCTGACTACGTGAGTTTGGCAAACCTGCAACTGGAGATCTCTGCACTCACTTCTGATGTGGTGGGTAAAGAGTCCAAGGTAACGGTTCACCGTGGAGCCTCTACGGGTCTGGTCACGCCTGTGCAACACGAGACCGCTGAGGTGGCGCGTGTGGCAGCTATCAAACGTCGCACTACTTATCGAGCAGAGAATGTCCGCTTGACAAATGAGAATGCGGCGTTGGTGGAACAGAACCGGATCTTGATGAAACTGCTCCAAGACAACGGTCTGATGTAAGACAGCATAAGGGGAGGCCCGATGGCCTCCCCTTATGCCGTTACTTGTTGTAGCGGAACACGGTGATCCAGCGACTGTAGGCGATCTCGTCCGCAAACAGAAGCTCATGTAACTGCGCCACAAAGGTCTCATCAGTCGGTTCTTGCAAAGTTCGGGTGAGGAACTTTTCAATCTCTTTCCGACGAGCCTCGCGACGGTTGTTCTGGATCGGGTACAGCACCAGGATGAACTGGATGGCCAGGGTGGTGTGAATGTCCACAGGACGTGGGTCATCGTCACTGAAGGTCCGCATGAAGAGGTCGTGTGCCGTCTCCAATTGATTCTTCACTGTTGCAGGGGTCGGGAACAAAGCCCGAACACCACCCTCGGTGAAGTGATGCAGAAGAGCGTTGATCAGGTTGGGTAGCGTAAAGGGCTCCAACAACTTGGCGTTCGCAGCGAACTCCAGGTTCTTGTAATCCTTGAACAGATCCGCCATCACACGCTGATACGCTTTGTGTTCACGAACCATGGTGGTTCGTTCTACACGTTCATGGACGAATTCGCTCATTCGACTGTGTACTCCCAACGAAGATCACGATCGGCCCAGCGAGAGAACCATCCGAGGTTATTGGCATTAAGGTTTGCACCATCAAAACCAAATGCCGCAGTGGCACTCCCCAACTTGCCGTTAAAGAGGCAGAGAGCGTAAGCATCCCACTCAGTAACCGAACAAGGAAGGACCTTGATACCAGCGAGCGGAGTTGGTGAGAAGCAATACGTGAAAGCCTCGACCACCTCACAATCTGCGATGGAGCAAATCACTCCGTTTCGTTTGGGTAGGTAGAAGACCGGAGCACCGCCAATCAAGTCGTGTTGCTCCAACTTGAAATCACCGACCTCAACCACCACCTGAGTTTGATGCAAGTCGCTCATCATTTACGCCACCTTAAACGTCGTTGGAACCAGGCTCTTCTTCTTCCTCTTCTTCTTCGTTTTCGTCGTCGTCCCCGTCGGTGTTTCCAGCGTCTTCATCGTCATCGCCTTCATCACCTTCGCCGTCTCCGGCGCCCTCACCACCATCGCCTTCGCCTCCGGTGTCGCCATCACCAGCGCCAGTGTCACCACCGTCACCAGCATCGCCAGTGCCGTCACCTTGGCCCTCGTCACCCGCGCCCGTATCGCCGCCTGAGGTGTCGCCAGCTTCGTCACCGTCTGCTGCGCCACCGGCCGAGCCGTCGTCGTATCCACCATCACCGGAACCCTCTCCGTTTGCGTCGCCGTCACCGCCAGTGCCGTCTTCCGGCAAGCCAGTGCCCGGTTCGTTCACGCCCTCAGGACGTGGGTTCTTGTCTTCGTCGGTCAGGACGAGTTGACCGTCAGCCATGGATTGCTCCATGCACTTGATGATCATGTTCTTGGCTTCGCCGACGGCCACAGGGTCGCCGATACCAGCCAGAGGAATACCGCGATCGCGCAGCAGCTCGACAGCCGCCAGGATCTCGTTCATTTCTTTGATGGCTTTCAAGACCAGGGGTTGACCCATGGTCTCGCCACCTTCTTCCCCGTCTTCTGCCGAGACGACAGGAGCGCCAGCTTGGTCGAGTGCTTTCGGACCCATGGCAGCCAGTTGAGTGAAGACACCTACGAGTTCACCGGCTTCCTGAGCGCCCCGTACAAACAGAGATTGGATGAGGTTCATCAGTATTACCTTTACAGTTGGTTACTTGAGTGCCGCACCGCCCAAACCTTGGGTGGCATTGAGCGGCGTTTGACGCTACTACACCCTATATGGGAGACGAGCTTATCAAACCATACGGCGCTCAAAGTTACTCAATTGTGACGTGTTGGTTGTATCGAGCAGGAACCGTAACGTTACTTGGGTCCATCACCAAAACTTCTGCGTTGGTGAAAGAACCGTGACTTACAGCGTAGTGGGAGATCATGAAGACTTGGCTAAAACCTTTGGTTTCAACAAGGTCTTTCACAAAACTCATCACGTTAGCTTTGTGGGTTTCATCAAAGAAGTGACCCAGTTCGTCCAAGAACAACGGGAACTGATCTAGACGTTTGTACAGCATCGCCACGAGCATGAAGGCAAAGTCAATCATCTCCTTCTGACCCATGGACGTTTTCATCACGTCTGGAGTAGGACGCTCACCTTTCACGGAAACAGGGAAGCGGTAATCCAGTTCACCCGAGGACTCACCACAAGGCAACACTTCTAAGCTGTAGGTCCAAACGTTATCAGTGATAGCGTTCAAGTCCTTAGCCCATGCCTTAATAAAGCCGATCATCTGCTCAGCAATGATACCGTCCTTAGGCGACAGTTCATCAGCGATAGCTTTGAAGATCTCGTGACGCAGTTGAGCATCGGCTCGTGAGATCTCCAGATCAGCCAGCAAGTTCTCAATGGTCTTGCGTTCACTGAGTTTGCTATTAAGGAAAGCCAAACGGGATTGGTTGGTCCGAGTGATTTCATTGATGGTGTCATCACGCAGTTCAACCACGTAGTCACGGAAGGCTTCTTCTTTCTTCTGTGACCCAGCTTCCAGTTGACGACCCAGCTCTTCCAGTTGACCAGCCTTGCTGACAATCTCCAACACCTCAGAGTAGTCACGTCCCAACTGCACCAGTTGCTCAGTGAGGTTAGCGATCTTCTCCGAGTTCTGGTCAATACGACTTTGCAGCTCACCCTGACCATTGGTTTTCTTCATGGCCTCAACACTCAAAGCCAGTTGGTCCAGACGACGGTTCACTACTTCCCATTCTGCGTACGTCTCTGCATCACGGGAGAACTGGTTGAACTTGCGAATCCAACCTTGTGGGTTAGTGTTCACACCGTTTTCTGCCAACATCGCATCCCAGAACACACCCATGGTTGGGTTGTTGGCTATAAGGGCCCTGTAACGCTGATAGTAAGCCGAAAACTCTCCAGCCTGCTCCAAGTACTGCTCTGCGATTGTCAGCGCTATTTGCGTGTCGTTGACCTTCTGCTGGAACTCACGCAGATTGGTCTCCGCAGTACGACGAACTTGTTCGGTGTTACCCGGCAGCCACTTGTACTCGCAATTAGGACATTCGTTGTGATTGACCGCCGAGACGTGTTCAAGGATAGACTCTTCCTTGGCCACACGGTTCTGGAACTGCTCCAGCTCTTTCTTCAACTGGATGCGTTGTTCACGCGTGTCCTTGACGCGCATCAGGTTGAACTGGTTGTCAAGGTTGTTTGGAATCTCACGCAGTACGGCCGTCAATTCCTCACGAGCGTTGTTGATCGCTTGATTCAACGCCAACCCGTCAACGTCACTGATGTTTGGCCAGTCTACCATGCAACCACGCAGGTAATCGGCACGACGAGTTAGTTGAGCGATCTCTTCTTCGGCTTCTTCCAAAGAACCTACGCCACCAGAATCCACAGTAGACTTCAAACGCTGGAGGTCTTCCAACGCCTCGGTGGTCCATTGGATCGAGTGTTTAACCAGATCCTGTTCTTTCTGGATTGCAGTCAGACGATCCTTAGCGTGTTGCAAGCTGTGGAACTTCCCGCCCACTGGATTACCCATCGCCAGAATACGATCAGCCATCCGACACTCCCATTGGAGCATCTGATCAATGCGTGACTCGCCACCGGACAAATTACGGTTCGAACGGTTCAGGTACAGGATTTCCAGTTCTTGTTGGAGTTCCTCAGCCTCAGCAGCCCAAGCAACATAGTCGTCACCCAGTGCCCGCAGTTTGTTCGTCTCCGTCACCATCCGGTCAGACAAACCTTTGGTGTAACCCAACGCATCCCGAGCATTGCGGGACATGTCGTTGAAGTACCCGACCACAAACGAGAAGTCAGTATCGCACAGCAACGTGAACCATTTACGACGTTCAGCAGTGGACATACTGGAGAACTTGATCTGTCCAGTAATCAACTCGTGTATGTCATCGTCGTAGTCGAACTCGATCTTTGCCAATTCTCGACTAACGCTTTGTGTGCCCCCTGGATTTAGCTCTACGCCGTCCTTGATAAACGAATGTTTGCCTGCTTTGGTCTTAAAGCTGGAACTGATGATGTAGATCGAACCTTTGTGTTCCCACTTGGTTTCTTTGCTCCCACCAGTCATGTAGTCCTTCGAGTCCGCCGGAAGAGGCGAGATCTCGTTCACGATAGAACTTTTACCGCTACCGTTGGTACCCAATATCAACTGATACATTTGGGTCGGTACGTACTTGATGCGACGGATGTTAGCTACCAGCATCAGCCGGATACATCCGTCAATCGTCATTTCTAACAGTCGCATCCGATTCGCCCCATCTAAAAATTACTCCACATACTCTAAAGACCCCGTGTCAGAATTAACTTATTCTGTGACAACCCCTTAGGAATACGACAATGGATGCTACATGCTTCAAGATTGTCTCCATTGGGATAGTGGCAGAGAATAAGTCCATGGTGAACATGGATGGAAGCTGGAACCACGAGGTGGACGTCACTCCCATTGAAAGCATGAACATGCTCGACGGTGAGATCAAGTCCAACCCATCCCTGGTGGAGAATAAAGGCGTTGACCGTAAAGGCCAACAGTTCGGTAGCTCTGTGGCAGTCGACCAAACAGTCAAAGCGACGTGGTTACCTTTTGGCACTAACCGAGTGACTTCTCCTGACGTGCGTCGGGGTGAGCGTGTATACCTCTGGCAGAGCGCTGACGCCGATAAATACTACTGGACTATCGCTGGTCTGGATGATGACAAACGTCGCTTAGAAACGGCTATCTTCGCGTTTAACGGCAGTCCCACAGAGGGCGGCCTGAACCTGAACAACTGTTACTACTTCGAAGTCTCTACTCACAACAAAACGATCACACTGGAAACCAGTACGGCCAACGGTGAATCTCATCGGTACACCATCCAGATCAACGCCGCTGAATCGGTCATCACGATTCAAGACGACTCTGGTAACTACTTCCAGTTGGATTCCGATGAACACAAACTGATTCTTCAGAACCAAGATCAGTCTCACGTGATCCTCAACAAGACCAAGATTGACATCAAGGCCATGGACGAGGTGCACATCGATGTTGGTGCCACTCAAGTGACACTGACTCCGGCTGGTACGATCTGGAAAACCCCAACCTTCCAAGGGAGCAGTGGTTAATGGGCGGTATCTCACGAGTCGGTGTCAACTCGGCAGGAGGCGTCATACAGGGTCCAGGAGAGCCAACCTTCACCTTAGACGGTGCAGTGGTCTCCCACTTGAATGACGACGTTGCTGGACACGGTACAGGCGCTCACGCAGGCCCTAAGATGGTAGAGGGTTCAGCATGGATGACGTGGAACGGGATTCCTATCGTCCGGGCGGGTAACAAAGCCAGTTGTGGTCACGAAGCAGACGGTCATCCCACGTGGAACATTGAATGACGGCATAGCGAGGGACTTCGGTCCCTCGCTTTATGCTCGCTACAAGTCAGTACCGATTTTCAAGAAGTAAGCCTTCGAGTAACGGTTCGGGTAGTGTCGATCTTGCGTTGGGTCAATCGAAACACCCTCTTGCCAGTGAGTGGTCTCGAAATTGTACTCAGGACGACGGTTAGAGGTCCCTGCGATGACGTAGGTGTCACCTTCACGCACAACCCAGTACGACATCAACTCGCCCTTGTCGATCACCACAGGCCACAAAGGACGCGTCTTGGTGAAGTAACGGTCAGGGGTCTTGGAGACCTCCAACTGCTCACGGTCCACATAGATGTCGTTGCTGTTGATGACGACGAGGAACGTTTGCGACAAGGTGAACAACTTGGTGATGACTTCGTTGCTCAGGTACTCTTCCAGAGCGATCTGGTCGTAGTTCCCATTCTTAATGGTCATCAACGGACGAATGGATTCGAGGTTGATTCGCTTCTGGGCGTGGAAGTACCAATCGACGAAGACTTGGTTGCGCAGGTCTACTGAGAACGCTTTGTCGCCAATGCGTTTCAGAGCACGACCCCAAGGTAGTAAGAAGCCCATGAAGGACAACATCACCGTCTTGTCAGTCAGGTCCTCATCGACCGTGAGGATGGTGTTGATGTAGAGCGAAGGATCGCTACCTCCGGCTGAAATCATCTCAGGGGTAATGGCAATGGTGCGCACGCCACCAACCGCTTGGAAGTTCAGGATGCCGACGTGGTTGTCGTTACAGATGCGACCCGTCCGCCCACCTTCGTAAACGTAGTTGGCTTCGGAGTCGTAATCCACCCGGTGTAATAATCCATTCACTTCCACCAGACAGTTCTCGTAGAACACTTTGGGGTCGATGCCTTCTTTCCACAGACGCAGGTCATGTGCATCGGAGATCAGGTAATCGTTCCCATAAGCCACCCCAGGAGGAATCGGGGCCATGTTGTAACCGGCTGCGACTGCATCGCGATAGGTCACGTATTTGGGGTTGATCTTCGGTACAGTCGTGGAGGTTGGAAGCGACTCATTCCCCAAGCCAGCCAACCACTGTTTCAGGGTGGTTCCAGGCATCACCTTGGTAATGCGACTGCGGACTTCGTTAAGGTCCAGAGACAAGGGATCTTCGTAGAGTGGCGAACTCAACACGAGGATTAACCGGGAATAGTCCGTCCACAGTTTGAAGACGTCCATATCTCCCAAGTCTACTTGGGCCCAGCGACCCGTACGACCGCGCGTTCTGGCCAGCGTATAAAGGAGTGTGTACATGGGCAAAATCTCTTGGAAGCCGGACCAGAGGCCGGGCAATAGTATGGTGCGTATTCTTTTACAGGCAACTATAACATTCGCATTTTTCTGAGGAGTCAACGGTATGGCCGCGACCTATACTTACCCATTTGACCCCACCGGTTCCGCGACTACGAACGCCGTTGCTAACGAGCGTCACGTACTGTCACCACCGGCGTGGACAGATTACTACTTCATCGTTCCGAAGTATGCACCGTACTTCCGGGACTCGCTCCGGGTAATTCACCGGCCTTCCGGCAAGCTGTTAGTCGAAGGACAGGATTACCACTGCACCCACTACTTCCACGCAGCGTCTCACGGCGTGGCTCGTCGGGTGTATGGTTCGATCACGTTCCTTGACAAGACCCTCACCGGTGTTGCCGAGATCAGTTATCAGACCATCGGTGGCGACTGGGTTCTCGATGCGTCGGCCGATCTGACTCGCCTGACCAACACCCAGCTCAACCCGCGTATCACCACCTGGGAACAAGTGGTAGACGTACCGTATCAGTTCCCACCGATTGACCACGAGTGGAACCTGGAAGACTTGAAAGGCGTTGAAGCCATCCTTCCGATTCTGGATGAGATGACTGTCGCGATCCGCGAGTCTGCCGGTTCCGACTTCTCCAAGCACATCAACGACAAGAACAACCCTCACTCGGTGACAAAAGCCCAAGTAGGTTTGGACCTCGTTGAAAACTTCCCGTTGGCTAACCTTCAGGAAGCCCAGGCCGGCGCTACCAACAACCGCTACATGACACCAATGACAAGTCGGTCTTTGATCGACTCGTACATGGTGCCTTTGCTGACAGCGCACAAACTGGACGTGGGCAACCCTCACCAAACCACGAAAGCGCAAGTCGGTCTTGGTAGCGTACAGAACTACCCAATCGCCTCAGCGGTTGAAGCCCGTGCCGGTACGGCGACCGATCGCTACATGACACCGTTGACGGTGAAACAGGCGATTGATGCTAACCTCACAGGTTCCATCGAAAGTCACGTTAACAACACCAACAACCCACACGCTACCACCAAGGCGCAGGTTGGGTTGGGGAGCGTTGAGAACTTCCCTCTGGCCACCACTGACGATGCTGAAGGTGCCAGTCGTAATGACCGGTACATGACGCCGTTGATGACTGCCAAAGAGATCCAGGTGTTGGTAGGTGAGACCCTTCAGTTCCACATAGCTGATCGGACTAACCCGCACGGTGTGACGGCTGACCAAATCGGTACCTACACCAAGCAACAGATCGATCAGTCTCTGACGAGCAAACTCGACCGTCTGGCCACAGCGGCTGACTCGAGCAAGCTGGGAGGGTTTACCTACTCTCAGTTGGTGAACACGATCCTGGGCTCAACCGTTGCGAATAGTAACGCCTTGAACGGTTACAGTGCCCAAGACATCATCAACACCATTCAGGCCGGTTCGGTGTCTAACGCTGAACACTTCGACGGTAAAACGTTTGAGGAAGTCCAAGCACTGATCGTCTCTGACATGATCTCTGCTCGCCAGATTCACATTATCGGTGAGGAACTCACCTACGTCGGTACTGTTGAGAACTGGGTACAGATCTTCTCCGTAAACCCTGAATTGGGTGGTGACTTCGAAGACGCAGTCGTATTGGTGACAGGTGGTGTGCCGGGGTCTTTGAATGCCACGACGACCCTCCTGCGTATCAGTCACGTCAACACTTCGGTGAACGGCGTCCTGCTTGAAGGTAACCCTGCCAACGCACAATTCCGCTACTTGTCAAGTGCCGGTTCCACGCGAGTCTGGATGCGCACCACCACAGACCTGACCTCGCCTGTAATCACCATCTTGTCCGGTGACGACTTCACCAACTACAACAAGGACGCACCGTTGCTGGCAACAGCTCCGAACCCGTCAACCCTGTTGCCGTTGCTGAGTTACACGGATGACGCGACCGCAGCGAAGATGTTCCGCTTCCCACAGACGCCAAACGACAACAACGTCAAGTACACCAAGTTGGTGGAATTTGAACGTGTGGCCAACTCTCAAGAACACCACTCCTTCATGATCTCTGGGGGTAACCCGATTGGTCAACTGGATGCGGTGAACGTGGTTGCGGTCAGCCCAACTGGTCAAAGCGTTACGTCAGTGTCTGGTTCCATGGGGACTAACCAGTTCGTCAGTGTCGTACGAACCGATCTGTCAAATGGACGGATCTATCACAGTGTCTGGTTGAAGTCAACCGTAGGTCACAGTGAAGTCGTGGTACATGTTCTCACCGACAAAGCCAACGTCAACAGTGGCCCGCAGTCGGCAGGTACTACTACCGAGCCGGTTGGGGAAACCCAAACAGTTTTGACTCCGTTGGTTTACGCCAACAATGCAGACCTGTCGACAATGTCGGATCAAATCAGTCAGTTCATTCTCGACACTGAAACGGCGCTCAAGCCTGCGGACGTGACGTTCACTCTGGGCACGTGGCCGATCCCTTAACACTGGGGGCTGGGTTCGCCCAGCCTTTAATTTTCTCGAGGTAAGGTTACATGAATCAGTTAACCCCCGCTATCATCACGAGAGTCACGACCCTTCTGACGAAGATCATGTCTAACGTGCGCCGTTTGACTCGGCAACAAACCACGATGATTGTCGCTGACAACACCACGATTGCAGTGGGTGCGTATAAAGAGTACGACCTGTGGACTGCCACGGGTGGCTCGGTGTACGGTAGCTGCGATTTTGCCGGGACAGCGGTTACGGTTCGCATGTTGGACAAGACTGCTGGGTCGCCAACACTCAATGCGTACGTGAACGCCGAAGCCTACGTCACGCAAGCCTTGGTGGACGGTCGTTACTTGCGCTTGTACAACAACTCCGACGTTGAGGTACAACTGGAAGTGCGTTGCCGAGTAGCCTTTGATCAAAGCAAGCTTAGTTAAGGACTCCTCCAATGGCCAACGTTTCTTTAAGCGTCCCACCTGGCTACTACCTGTCACAACAAACGGTATCGTGGCTGCTGAGTGCTGACGTAGACTACATCAGTTACACCAGGGACGGACCCGCCCCGGCGATCTCCAAGTACATCGCTTACGACACCCTGACTCCTGCTAACCCGTTCATTGCGGTGACTCAGGACGGGAACGGAAACGTTGTGTACGATGGCGGTTTCCCTAAGTTCTACAACGCCAATGCTCCAGAGGCAGGGATTGACCCCCTGTTCAGTATGGAGTACAAAGGCACCCGTACTGCTGGTGCAACAGGCAACACGTACTACTACGATGCTTTCACAGACGTGTCGGTAACGATTGCTGCTGGTGACCGGTTGGTGTACGACATCTTGATGGACAGTGCTAACGCTCGCGTTGGTATTGATGCCATCACCAGCGCTAACCCCAACACTGACCCCAACCATTATTCCTTACGGGATTGGTTGCAACCACAGGGCGTGATCAGAGACCAAAACGGTCTGGCTATCCACCCGGCGACTGACTTGGGTGGTCGTGGTGTGGGTTCGTGGTATCACCGTGATTTCGATCTGTCTCAAGCGGCTGGCTACACGTTCAACAAGTGGAGTCTGGCGTACGAGGGTGAGATTGCTGGTACGTTTTACACCCGTTTCAAAGAAGTGTATATCTTGGACAAGAACGGTAAGGTGAAAGCCACACTGTTCAAAGACTCGATCAAGCTTCCGAACTCAACGTCGGTTGAAGGTGGTGCATCGGGTTACACCGGTACGCAGAAATACATCTACGACCCACGGTCTCGTTTGACGCCTTCCTTTAAGTACCTGTTCAACGCCATCCGCTGGGTAGCCAACCCCACCAAGGCGAAGAAGATCTTGGTGCTGGGCGATGTGACCACTGCGGGCTCTTACCCTGTTAAAGGGACTGGTGCCAACGGGTTTGCAACGTCGATGCAGCGGATTGCTTCGGCCTGTGGTTACACGTGCGACATTAAAGACGTGTCTGACTACACTGGCGGTAAACTCAACTGCACATTGACTGAGTTGAATGCGTACGCGTTGGTGATCATGATCTCCACAGCTTACGACCCGAACAACGCTGAGCTGATCACGCCTGCTGCGGTGACTGACTTGGTAACGTACCGGTTGCAAGGTGGTGGATTGATCTTCATCACTGACCATGGTAGTAACGTGCTGACTGACGTGAACCAAGTGGCTACGGCGACTGGTGCTGGTTTCTACGGTACGGCTAACCGAGTGATCTCGAACTTCGGTGCGTTCTTTTCCGGTAACTACGACCGGGTGCCAGTGAACGTAGGCTTCTTGCGTACGAACTACGGTGACCATCCGTTGTATTCGGGAATGTCTAATGCTGAGGACATTGCTGCCGGTGGCTCAGAGTCCAAGATTGTACTGGCGACATTTCCCAAGTACTACCATGACAACGTTCCGAACCAAACGATCAGCAACAACGGTGTGAACTCAATCAAAGTGATCGCAGTGTTGAAGGACGGTACGGTTGAGACCTACAACTTCATCTACGTGATTGCAACCGGCGATTTGCTCCAGTTCCGCAACGAACAAGGGGTGGTCTTCACTGCGTTCCCTGAATCGTTGGACAGTACTCGGGACTTCACCATTGAGGTCTTAGGTTCAGGACTTGGGACATTGGTCGGCGACATCCTGCTCAACAACATCAAAGTTGGTGAGATCGGTTACACGGATGCCAAAGGTTCGACCTGTGAGTTCTACGTTGGTTCGTCTGCCCTGATCCGGGTGGTTAAAGGTGACGTCTTCACAGCCAAACTGACCAGTCCGTTCCAGTACGCCAAGTCGCTGAACGTTAACCGTCTGCAACCAGAGATCAAAGGTTCGTCTTTGGCCCAGATCATTCAGAACCTACGTGCGGGTGTCTCCAGTCCCCCGTTGCCTCCGGCGACCATCCGTAGTCAGTTGCAGAACTTTAATGCACTGAACCCCGATAATCCACTGACGTTCCAACCCGACTCCTCACGTAACGTGAAGCAGTTGAGACAGAACGTGGGGATTGATCCTGCTCTGCCCGATACCACTGGGTATATCTTTGCCAGCAGTGCTGATGCTGCGGCAGCGATGACCACACTGGTGCCGCCGAGTAACGCTACGATCTTCAACACGTGGGATCGTTTTGGAGGAAACGCCTTCTTCAAAGGTGGTGTGGGTGCTTCGGGTGAAGCTGCTCAGTGGGTGTGGGATGAAACCAAACAAGCTGCGGTGATGTCGGTTAACTCTAGCGGATGGACAGGCTTCTTGTCGTTGGACTTGGTAGAGAACTACGAGCTGGATGTGGTCGTACAGTCCGATGATGCGGACGACGACATGAACGGTGTGGTCTTGGCCTTCGATCGAACGGATGGTAACAACAACCGTTTGGTTCTTTGTTTGAGTCAGGCTGGTCTGACACCTGTCGCATCCCACAGTTTGAACATCTACAGTGGTTCTGGGGCTGCGCTCAGGAATTTGATCAACAACAACTTCGCAGGCACTAGCCACGCGTGGTCGGGTAAGTTCACCCGTGTGAAGGTTTCCCGTAAGGGCGACTACTTCAAAATCTTGTCCAGTAACTGGAACTCGATGGAGTTGAATCCGGCGTCGTTGATCGAGTACACATTGACCTCAGACCCACTTGATCAGAAGTTCAAAGGTCCGAAGGCGTGGGGTTTCTGTAACATCTCCCAAGCCAAGTCCTTCTTCAAACTCAACGACTTCTCCGGTGGTCAGTTGTACGACATCGTGGTTGACGTGCAGGCTAACAAAGTTTACCGCTTCAGTAAGGGCGTATGGGCTGAGTTGCCGGGTGTGCGAGTCATGGACATTTACGGTGCCCCTCGAGTCTTGAAAAACCAACAGACGGGTAAGTCGTTCCGTTTGAACACTGACGGTACGATCACCGCCCTTTAACCTCTTATGGGAATAGCTCATGAGCACCATTATCATTAAGTACCCCGAAGATCCAACGGGGTTGAACCCGAACAACCTGGTGATCAACGAACCCCATGACTTGGGGGAGGGACGTAACCGGGCCTTCGTACCGAACTACGGTTCTTACTTCACCGAGTCGATGATCGTCACGGAAGCGACGACGGGGCGTGTCCTGACCAAGGGTGTGCACTACATCGCGGCTCAACTGCAACAAGACGCCAGTATGGCCATGGGCAAAGAAATTTGTGCTGTGGTCATCATCACTGATCCACTCGTGCGTGACTCGCTGCTCTTTACCTACCAAGTGGTGGGTGGGGTGTTCAGTACCTCAGTCTCTGCGTTGAAGAAAATGATCGAAGACCTCGATCTGGACGAGCGGGCTGTTGAGTGGGGTGCCATCATTGGTAAGCCTACTGCGTTCCCACCGGCTCCTCACCTTCATGATATCGGTGACCTCTACGGTTTCGAATACCTCGTGGAAGCGTTGGATGCCCTGCGTAACGCAATCTTGATCGGCGACGAAGCTGCTCACGATGAACTGCGTCAGTACATCCAGTACGAAGACGGTTTGCTGCGGGACAGCATCACGGCTTTGGATGGTCGCTTCCAAGCGCACGCTCAAGACCAAGGAAACCCGCACCAAACCACCAAAGCTCAGGTCGGCTTAGGTTCGGTTGACAACTACGAAACTGCTTCGCAACCCGAAGCAGAAGCTGGTGCGTTGAACAACCGCTTCATGACGCCTCTGCGTACAGCACAAGCCATCTCCCAACAAGCGTTGGAGCCACTGAACGCACACAAAGCGGACCATAGCAACCCACACCAAACCACCAAAGCTCAGGTCGGTTTGAGTCTGGTGGACAACTACGCCACAGCAACCCAAACGGAAGCTGAGCTGGGTGCCTTGGGAACACGGTTCATGACTCCGTTGCGTACAGCACAGGCGATCACTACTCAAGCGATCATCCCGCTCAACGCTCACATCAACGACAAGAACAACCCACACCAAACCACCAAAGCTCAGGTCGGTCTTGGTAACTTGCCGAACGCTATTACTGACAGCCGTTCAGAGAACAACCCTGACACCGTGTTAAGCGGTAAAGGGATGTACGACCACACCAAGTCCGGTGACCACGATGATCGTTACGTAAGGGTTAACGCAACGGTAAGTGGTAGCGTGAAGGTCGAGTCTGGAATTGCCTACGTTTATGTGACCAATACGTGGCAGCAGTTCTGGCCTCCTCTGTGGCAGTAAAAAAATAGTCATGGTTCTGATCTTATAAGAACCCACCGGAGATTGGAGACATGGTTAAAAGCTTGCAATTTGAGTTAGGTCTGTGTGAAGCTGATTTACACATGGATGCCGTGCTCTCCAGCCACTATCCGTACGAACAAGGTCAGGTGTGGGTGATTCATCCTTCGGGGTTATCCACCCAAGCCTTGAACGCCATGGACGTAATAAAGTGCGAGGACTGTACGATTAAGGTAGAAGGTTACGAGAAGCTCAGTCGTCGTTTGTTTGACGCTGTACAATCAGTTGCCCAAAACCTGAACCACAATGGTCCTGTGACGTGTCACCTCTTCCGCTCTCCCAAAGGCGCTGCCAGTTTTCCTGCTCACACTGATCCTGACGACGTGGTGTTGTACATCGTGTCGGGGACCAAGACAATTGAGTTGGAGGACCGAGTAGCGACTCTGGGTGCGGGAGAGGTCCTTTATTTGCCGCGTGGAACGATCCATAGGGCTGTGAACCATGACGCATCACTGATGCTCAGCATCGGTCTTGAACTTTTTACTGTTGAGAAACTATAAATGGCCCACAAAACGATCTACGTTAAAACCACTGGGGCGTGTAACCTCGATTGTAAGCACTGCTTCACCAACGGTCGAGATGGCGATAAAACGCAGTTTGATCCGGTGGTAGTGGGCGACTGGCTCGAAGACTACATGTCGCGCCATAATCCGAATGACACTTCGTACCACATGGAGTTCCACGGTGGTGAGCCGTTTCTGGTGCCGCTGGAGAAACTGCAAGTGGTGGCTGATCGTTTCTACGGTCGCCATAACGTGTCTATGTGTGCCAACAGCAACTTGACGTTTAAGTTGTACCCGGCCCACATCGAGTTCATTAAGAAGTACTTCAACAGTTACATTGGGACCAGTTGGGACCACTGGATTCGTTGGAGTAACCAGAAACAATTCGAGTTGTGGAAATCAAACCTTGCGTTGTTGAACTCGCACGGAATTGGTATCAGTTTGAAAGTGTCGGTCTCAAGGGAACTGATTGCCAGTACGGCAGATTGGTTCATCGACCAGATCGAACAGTTCGGGGTGGACACTGTCGCTTTGGAACGTTTGACCCGAGACGGTAGCGCCGAAGACAACTCTGCTATCTTCCCGGACAACGAGGAGCAGGACAACTGGTACCTCGCTCTGTACCTGCGCTATAAAGAGCGTAAGCCCAACTTCACCATTCGGACGCTAGACATCCTTGAGCAGAAGCTTAAGCAAGGTCTGGTGAAAGTAGACACCAACTGCCGCAACTGCGAACAGAACATGGTGACGATGAACTCGAACGGTACCCTCGGTTGCTGTCCTAACGTGGCGACCACGCGTGCACACGCTACTCTAGAACAAGGGGTAGACGCATTCTTCAATTCTGATAGCCGTGCCACCGACATCGCCGAAGAGCTGACTTGGGGTGACACGTGCCTTACGTGCGACGTGTTCGATTTGTGTGGTGGCGATTGCCATCAACTACCGTGGCAGAAAGGTCGGTGTGGGGGTTTAAAGAACACCCTGCGGTACCTCTCTGGTCGCAATCTACAGACCAATTTGATATTCAAGGTGTGATATGGGTAACATTACCAAGGCTGACATTGTCGCCGCCGTCAACACCCGCTTCCGCGATAAAGCTAACGCTGGTATCGTTTGGGGTACAAACACGTATCCTGCCTACGGTTTAGCGTCGTGGTTCAAAGGAACAACCGCTGGAGTGACAGACTCATTCACCGTGGCTGACATTCCAAACGTGAACCCGAAAGCCGCCGAAGTGGTTGCTGCACTGCAAACCTTTGTGAACAAGTTTGCGTTTGTTCGTAAAGCACGCATCACCATCTACTACTCCACAGACTACGGTCGCTATCTGGAGACTGACAAAACCGCGATTGGTTACATGGCTGACAGCGCTGGTGACATTGCTTCGGTAGTGTCGCTACCAGAGATCTCCAAAGACGCTGTGTTGAGTTTGACCAAGTTCAACGACGCCGTGGACCGTCTGTATGACAACTACGTGGCGCAGTGTCGCAACGTCGCTCTGGAAAAGAGCAGCAGTCACTGTCACACCAGTTGCCACTCGAGCTGTCACTCCAACGTGCCGGTCTGCCACTCGAGCTGTCACAGTAACGTGCCGGTCTGCCACTCGAGCTGTCACAGTAACGTTGTTTGTCACAGTAGCTGTCATGACAGTTGCCACAGTAACGTTGTTTGTCACAGTAGCTGTCATGACAGTTGCCACTCCGCCCGTGGTCGTCGTTAATTCGGAGTATCCCCGTGGAAACCATTTACACTACCGCCCCGATCTCGCTACCTGACCTCAAACGTAAGTTCACCGAAGACGTTGAGTTCGTCATCGACTACGACAACAGCAAGTTCAAAGGAAAGATCCTGATTACCTACCTCAGTAACTTGGACATCAAGTGCAAGCTGGAGATCAAGGACCCTGACCAAGCACTGGCCTTGCTGGAAGAGTACCTGAACATCCCGACGCTGGTGAGTGTGTTCGACCTGGAAGACTTGGCGATCAACGTATTGCTCGAGTACCAAGGTAAACCGAACAAGCTCAACATTGAAGTAGGCGACTTCATCGAGCGCAACAAAACCGCGCTGGAGCGTTGGGTACGTCGGGTTAACTCGCTGTTGTTGTACACCTTGTACATCAACGATCAGTTCCGTCCGATGGTTGAGGAGTTCCCCCAAGACCTCGATGACGGGGTAGTGGGAATCAACTTCGTACACCTGATCAAACACGAACTGTTCCCGGTGTTGCTGGAGAACATTCAACCGTCGTTGATTACGTGGAACAAAACGTTCTTCAACGACTACGTGTTCGCCGGTAACAACCTGTTCACCTACTTCGCAGTGAAAGAGAACCCGCTGTTCTTGGGTCTGTTGTGCGGTCTGGACGGTCAACGAAGCGAACTATCCATCATCCCGTCGATGGAGACGGTCGAACAAGCCTGCGTAACACGCATCAAGGAGATCGCTCATGTTTCATCTGTTTAACTCAGTCTACGTTGATACCGAACGTCGACTGGATCGCCGGTACGATCACATCACGATCTCCCCTACGATCGGTTACGAGTACGTCCACTTCGACAAGTATGACAAGATCGGTCAGCAACTGTGGTACTCCACCACGCTCGACCACCTGGACCCGACCACGTTTGAGTACGTGTTCAACCAAGCGTTGCTGTCGGACAAGAAAACCTTCGTCTACTGCGACAACGAAACCTACCTGCGTCTGTACGGCATGTTGGTTAAAGCGGTGTTCCCAAGCGTCGATCTGGAAACCTTCCGCTGGATTCTGCTCTGTAAGAAAGCCACGTTTAACACCACGCTGACCAAGTACGGTGTGACAGACAACAACGCTTTCACCGGGGTGGACATCAACACAGCGGTCATCGACAAACTGTTTGCGTACAAAGACGCTAACCAGAAAGCGATGGAGAAAGTGGTTCGTGCTAATCCAGAAGCGCTGTCGCTGGAATGGCGTGTGGCTCGTCTGGTAGCGACTGGCGAAGTCGGTTCACTGCCGAAGACCCTACTGAACATCCTGCGTCGCATTGCGTTGGCCAACACTCACGATGTACTCGACGTTTGGGGTCGGATGATCACTGACCCGGCTAACTGGGACTACGCAGGCTGCGACATGCAAACCCTACTCGACGCCCCAACCGTGTTCCAAGGAGCGGTAGGTTTCAACTTCACCAACAACCCGGTGTTCTTGAAGCCTGGTCTGTTTGAACTCAAACCGTCGGAGTCGTGGATCTTCGGTCTGCTGGAAGAGATGATCCCATTACTCGAACACTGCGATGAAGGCCCAACTGCTGGGCGTAGTCGTCTGGTGTTGGAACTGCTGCGTAACGGTGGTGACTGGGAAGATCCAGAGAACTGCCTGAAGAACGTCCACACGATGTTCCGGGGTCCGAAGCGTCTGGCACTACCAAACCGCGACACCGGTAAGTACGACGAAAACCTGCTCCGCTATCTGCTGGGTCGTGACCCCAGCGAACTGCACGAGTGTTTCCAAGAGAAAGATTAAATGAACCTGATACCGCTAGTTGACATCCTCGAAGAGAAGAAAGGGAACACCAAAGAGGCACACTTGATTTTCTTTGAGAAGTGTAACTTGCGGTGTTCGTTCTGTCACCAAGACCACGATTCCGAAGTGGGACTGTCTGCGGACGAGATCCTTGAAAAGGTCAATACCCTGATCGAGGTGAGCGACCCTGAAGTCCCAATCGTGATCAACCTCACCGGTGGGGAGTTGTTCTCGGACAATATCCCTGACTGGATGTTCGGCTACTACTTGATGGCGGGACAGTTGTTGCTCCGTCATTTTAAGCGAGCGAAGTTGGTCTGGGGGACGAACTTGGTTTACAGCGATCTCTTCCGCGTGATGCGGTTGATGACGATGCTCAAGGCTGAGGCATCCAAAGACCAGAACGTGTGTCTGGCAACGTCCTACGATCCAGCAGGGCGTTTCACTGCGGGTAACCGGGATCTGTTTCTGCGCAGTCTCATGGTGGTTAAGCCCTACGTAGAAACAGTGAACGTGGTGATCACTCGCCAGAACATCCAACTGTTCCTGACAGGTAATGAAGGCAAAGAGTTTGAGTGGTTGTGTAGCAACTTCGACGTGTACTTTGACCACTACATTCCCTCGGAGCGGTACGAAGAGCACCAGCCTACAGAGTCGGCTATCAGTCAGCTCTATCTGACGCTCGACAAGAAGTATCCCAACTCCTACCCCATCAAAGCATGGAAGGAGAATCGGTTCAATGACACGACCTGTCGCTCCACGAAGATCATCAACAAGGATGGTGTCGTGACGACGTGTTGGTCAGAAGCCGGTAAAGATGCCATCCTCGATGAAGGGGCTGGTCTGAAGGCTAAGCACGAGGCGGAAGAACGCTTCTTAAACCACTATGGTTGTTTGGCCTGTGAGTACTATCAACGGTGTGGCTTGCGGTGTTTCTTGCACCACAGCTTCGTTGAGACGGACTCTAAGGAATGCCAAATCAAAGTGATGTTTGACCAAATCCTGTAGCCTCGTATTAAGGACACTCCCGTGGATCTGATTATCAAACCAACCGTGAAGTGTAACTTCAAGTGCACCTTCTGCTCCAGTACCCACCTTTCGGAAGACCCGAAGGAGATTGTGGAACTGGAAGCGATCGAGCGGTTCATCAAACGTTTTCCAGAAACCCGTACGCTGATCATCAACGGTGGCGATCCACTGATGATGCCTCCTAGCTACTACTGGAAGATCATCGAGATCTTGGACCGACTGGGGTCTGAGGCGTGCATCTCGTTTACCACTAACCTCTGGGCGTTCTACAAGAAGCCTGAGATGTGGGTGGAGTTGTTCCGACATCCTCGTGTGGGTGTGGGGACGTCTTTCCAGTACGGCAATGCTCGCTTGAAAGGCGACGGTACACCATTCACAGAAGAAGAGTTCTTGAAGATCTCGGACATGATGTTGGAGATGGTCGGTCATCGTCCAGACTTCATCAGCGTGATCGACGAAGAGAACGTTCACACCGTGCTCGATACCGTGCGACTGGCTAAGCGTCTGGGACTGGTGGCTAAGATCAACTATGTCAGTGCCTCTGGACCTGAAGTGGTGAACCGTGGTGTGACTATGGGTAGCTGGAACCGCATGTACACCCAAGCGGACATCTACGAGAAATACATCGAGATCTACGATGCAGGTTTGGGTGAGTGGGAATATAACACGCAGCAAATGACCAAGCGTCTGCGCAACGGTCAGACTACGTGTCCGCTGTCCCGGACGTGCGACAGTGGTATCCGTGCGTTGCAGCCGGGTGAGAACTACTACTCCTGTGGTAGCTTCGGGGACGACGGGGAATACCCGATCGACTTCGACCGTGAAATGAAAGGTGAATTCTTCACACCTTTGCAGAACCAGATCGAACTGCACTCGATGAAAGAGAGTTGCAATATCTGCCCGATGTTTATCATCTGTAATGGCTGCAAGAAAACCATTGCGGACACCAAACGTCTGGGTCAGGTTGAACGTCACTGTAAGAAGATGAAGTCACTGGCACCACGCATCATTGAAATCAATGGCATGACGGGCGTTCTCGAACCTACACCGTACGAAGACGAATCGTTGCCCCTGATCGCTAAGGGATAACTTGTATGAAACCCCCTCTTAATCTTTCGATCAACTGCTGGTACTATTGTAACTTCAGTTGTTCGTTCTGTTACCTCACCCCGGAGCAGTTGAATGATCGACAACTCTTGCCTCTGGAGGTGTTGGAGCAGCGTGTGGACGAGGTGATGACGCAGTATCGCATCAACCACGTTGACATCTATGGAGGGGAAGTTCTACTCTTGCCACCTGAGTACCTACAAGCGGTGAAGGGGATCTTCCATGCTCGTGGGGTGGACGACATCGTGTTGGTGACAAACCTCTCGGTGGTGAATGAAGCAGCACTGGATGAAGACTTCGAACTGTCGGTGTCATATGACGGCTTGGCACGTGAGAAGTCAGAACTGGTGTTCACCAACATGTTGATGCTTACGCGACAGTTCACAATCCTCTCGCTCTGTGGGCGGGAGTTTCTGGACAAGGTCTCAGTCGATGACTACGTACAAACGTTGAACCTGCTGGGTCACCTGAAATGCGTGGAGATCAAACCGTACAGCTCCAACCAAGCCAACAACCATCCCGTGACCAATCGGGAGTTCGAGGAGTTTGTGTGGGCGGTGCTGTCTCACCCGGAACGTAACTTCTACATGGAGAACGAAACCCTGATCAAACAAGCGGTCGCAGGGATTCGTAATTCATTCAGCGATGACCACATCTACATCACCCCGAGTGGGGAATTTGCGGTGCTGGAGTTCGACCAAGCTGAGCGGGAGTACTTCCTGCCGGTGGACGGATTGGCTGGCTACCAAGCATGGTGTGAAGCTGAGAAGCAACGGGTGACTACCAACCCATTCTGTGCCAGTTGTGAATTTCTAGGCACGTGTCTATCAGAACACTTACGCGACGTGAAATCCATGGACAACTCGTGTAACGGGTTTAAGGGATTGTTGTTGCGGTGGGAGGAAGAATGTTCGTCCGGCATCGGCAACGACTAGAGATCACACTCGATCTGTTTCGAGGTTGTGGTCATCATTGTGCAGGGTGTATGATCGACAAGTCGCTGGGTGGGGACATCTCTGACATCCCTGACCTGTTGGCGTTGATTAGAGAAATGACTGCGGCAGGGTACGTGGCGTTCGACTTAGGTGTTGGACCTACGGACTACATGACATCAACCAACACGCAAGAGGTGATGACGAACACCACTTTCCGTGAGATGGCGCAGTTGTTTCATCAGGTGACGTTTAACGCTGCGTTCTTAGACACTCGCATGGAGAACTACGGTGCCATGTGTGTGGACATTGATGTAGCGTGTCCTGATAAACCCATTCGTTTTCTAATTCCGGCTGTACCGTCTCATTTCAAGAATGAGAAGTTCGGCTTAATGATAAAAGAGAAACTGGAGTACATCCAAGAACACTTGGTGGTGGCCCGTTTGAATGAGGCAGGGTTTGTTGTGACCTGTACTCGAGAAACTGTAGATGAACGTTTTGAAGAATACTTGGCCAACGGGTTTGAGATTGAATTCCCTGTGGACAAAGATGACATCCTCAACATCCCGTATGGTCGAGCGCCTAACCGAGATCTCATGGTCGCGCAGAACGTGCGACGGGTGTCCCACCGGATCAGTTCCTTTTATGCGGGGCTCAGCGGTGAAGACGAAAGAAGACGTAATCCTGACTTGCATTACGACACTGGTACGATGGTCAATCTGCTATATACTGGTGGCAAGCTTTATTGGGTACCGTTCTTAAAGGACGACTGTCCGTTCCTTGACGACGACTTCGTGATCCAGCGCCCCTGGACTATGGAGAACTTACTAACGGTCCGTAACGAGGCTCGTGAGCGCTCTATGGACTACTTAGCCGACACTGGGTGCATGGCGTGTCCACACTTGAGCAGTTGCATGGAAAAGGGCATCACCAACATCATGCAAAAGCTCTCCATCAAAGATTGTTTAGTAGGACTTGAGCATGATTCCGACGCGCATTGCTAAATCACTGAACCTCACCCTGGAAGTTCTCAAAGGGTGTGGTTACAGTTGTCCCGGCTGTACGGTGGAGAAAGACTCAGCCCCGGTGAACATCTCTGACGCTGACGCGACAGCACTGGTGACGATGGCTGAAGACTTGATCGAGAATGACTTCCGCTTGCTGGAGTTTCGATTGGGTCCGACAGACATCACCAGCTCGTCCAATTGGCGAGACGTGTTAGCCCATCCATTGATTCACGGGTTGGCTCAGCACTACCGTGCACTCAACGTGTCATTGACCATGCTCAGTGATCGAGGACTGGAAGAGTTGGCAGCCGACATAGACCCCTTGATGGCGGGAAAGAAACTCAGTGTCTCAATCCCGATGGCGTTAAAGCAAACCTCGAATCAAAAATACCTCGGGGAGTTACGTAAGCGTATTCTGTACTTTAAGAGTCTGTTTAAGGAAACCGACTTTAACCGCGTTTATGCAAACTTCAACTTGATTGATGACAACATCACTCATTTAAACGAAGGGACGTACCAAGCAGCCCACACATTAGACTTGGGCGTCCCTGTCTTCTCGGAGTTCCCGTTTCCACACACCCGTAAAGGGATGGGGAACCTGTTGGTACTCAACCAACTGAACCGCGACTTGTACACCTTCTCAGAGTTTCTCAAGGCCCAAGTGAACACGAAGATCTACCGCCCGTTGATCCCGAACGTGGTGGATGGCTTTGAGTTTGTCTACCGCAGCGGTGTGTTGTATCACGCCCCAGTGGTGTCAGAGAACCTCCCGATCTTTGAGTCAGGCTTTGAACTCGCCCGACCATGGAATGCAGAGTCAGTGTTAGGGTTTCGGGAGCAGGGTTACTACGAAGACTTAGTGGCGCTAGCTGAGCATCCTGAGTGTGGTAGTTGCTGTTTCTTGGACTACTGTTCTCGTGGGTCAGTGAAGCCTTTGATGGACTTGCTAGGGCGTGCAGATTGCCTAACGGGTTTGCGTAACCGTTGGGACCTCCAACTACACCGACAGGATTAACAACGTGGATATAGTGATCATAGACGACGTCGAGTTCAGCGACGAGTTGATGGCGATCTGCATGTGTCAACAGAACAAAGCGTACGTGGATGAACCGGAGATCAGTGCTTTCATTGATGCGGTGATTCTACCCCACGTTAAGCGTCACGCCAATGCACACCCGGACATCTATGCACAGGCGTCTCACGTACACATCAGTGACCTCGGGCTGGAACCACACACCCACGAACCGTACTCATTGGTGGCGGTGTTGTACTTCTTCGACTCACAAGGCGAACTGGTCATTACCGATGGCTCACATCCGAACATACAGCCCCGTAGAGGCCGTTTGGTGTTGATGGGCGGGACTACATCGCATTACGTCATTCCGTCAACTGGGCGTGAACTCAGGATGTCGCTGGTGACGAACTTCCACCACGAACAAGTGCAACCGTTTCCTGAAACCAAAGAGGTCTCGGGGAAAATCGCGTACACCTAAGGATACCCGTATGGATTACTTGGCACCGTGGCCAACCGTGATTGGTGTCACGAACATTGCTGGTCAGATTGACTTGGACTGTTTGTCCGATGAAGTCTTTAACCTGAACCTGTTGACCAAAGGTGAAGACGCCAGTCAACAGTGGGTAACCCACGAAGCGGTTCCGTTGATCATGCAGTTGCGTGACGAGATCATCAACCCGCTGGTGGAACAGTACTCGCTGGAGCAATGGGAATACCCGTTGTCAGGCTACCGGGTGGAAACCAACGCAAAGTGGATTCCAGAAGGTGAAGGACTGTATCCCCATCTACATCCGGGCAGTAACCTTTCGGCGATCATCTACCCGAAAGACTCACCGTCGGGTATCACGTTGTTTGACCCTCGGATGAACGCCTCCCGTGGCTACCCCAAACCGATTCGTCGGGGCTACATGAAACCGGTCACGATCTCACCCAAAGCCGGTGACGTTCTGATCATCCCAAGCTACATCCAACACAGTGTCTCTTATGTGAAAGAGGAAGTGCGGTTGTCACTGCTCTTTGAGTATTACTTCGCAGGAGAGGTCTGATGGCAGAACCCGAATACAAACAGTACCAACGACTGTACAACCAGTTGGTCACTGAACACACGGACGACTTCAGTTTAATGGAGTACGTCGAATCTCCTGAGATTGTGCAGAACGCTTTACACTACTTCAAAGGGCAGTTCTTCCCGTTGATCTATCCGGCGAAGTCCTACGCTGTGGCAGTGATCTACGCGTACCTTATCTTCAAAGAGTATGGGATTCCAATCCGCGACACCTTGATGGACGACGACCTGTTCTTGGGTCAGGACGAGTACTTCGTTCCTTACTACAAAGACTCGGCGTCTTACGAACAGATCTTGGCTGCGCTGGATTACATGCCGAACTGGATCACGCTTGGTTGGGCTCCGAAAACGGCAGAGTACTTCCGACTGGAGTGCACGGCGGCGGGGATCGAAGAAGTCATGAACAACCTTACCTGAGTACCTACCCATGGAACTGATTCAACCTTGGAACACGTCGATCCTCAAAGCGAACGTGACCCACTTGGTCAACGTCGAAGCCATTGCGGCTGAGATCCTGACCCTTCACAGCTTGTCTCCTCAAGAGTCTCGGACAGCGTACAAAGTGACGCCGGAAGAGTTCCCCAAACTGTGCGACTTCCGTGACCGCGTGGTAACTGGTCTGGTGAAAGAGTACCTCAAGCAAACCATGAACTTCACCCTGACCGAGTTCACCGTCGATACGTTCGGTAAGTGGTTTGTCAAAGGTTCTGACCTTGCACCCCACACCCACGGCAACAGTGGCATCACCAGTATCTTCTATCCAGAAGACTACGAGTCAGGGATGAGCATCTTTGACCCGCGCGGTAATGCTTCGCGTGGCTACCCTCGAGCGATTCGTGACGAGCACTTTGCTCCGTACCACGTCTTCCCAAAGGCGGGTGACCTATACATCTTCCCGGCGTTCTTACAACACTACGTTCCAACCGTCAAAGATGACCTGCGTCTGTCGTTGATCAACGACTTCATGTTCGTTGGGATCTAAAGAGGAGGGCTTCGGCCCTCCTTTATGCCGCCATCTTATGTAGACTTTCAACCGGTATGGGGACTATTATGTACCAGGTAACCGATCGTAGTGCGATCAAGAAGACGCAACAGAAGCTTAAGGACCTCGGCTTCTATGAAGGTAAAGTAGACGGGATTTGGGGTCCCCTGTCACAAGCGGCTTTAGAAGCCTCGCGAGGTGAGAAAGTGGTTAGCCCTACCTTCGACACTACCCGGATTATCTGGGGTAAGAAAGTGTCCAAAGAGTTCATCCTGAAAGTACGTATGATCGCCCAGAAGCTGTTGATGCCTTCCGAAGGCTCCAACTGGCTGATGGCGTGCATGGCTTTCGAAACGGGTGAGACGTTCTCCCCGACCATCAAGAATGGTGCTGGTGCTCCGTACTACGGTTTGATCCAGTTCGGTGACGCTGCTGCCAAAGACGCCGGTACTACCGTTCCTGCGTTGCTCAAGATGACCGCCGAGGAACAGCTTGACTACGTGTACAACTTCTTCAAGCCGTACGCGGGCAAACTGAATACCCTGAGCGATTGCTACATGAGAATACTCTGGCCTGCCGCTGTCGGCAAACCAGAAGACTTTGTAGTGTTCGATCAGAAAGTGCGTCCAACGGCGTACGTTCAGAACAAAGGTCTGGACATCAACAAAGACGGTAAAGTCACCAAGGCTGAATGTGCAGCCAAGGTCCAACAGAAATACGAACGTGGGCAGCAGTTCATCCTTTAAGGAAATGTCATGGGTGCATTAGCGAGTTACTTCCCTTCTATGGAAGCGGAATTGCAAGACCCCGAGGACTTCCTGGGTGCTGGTGCGTTGGTCGAAGATCGTGTAGCTTCGGAGCGTGCTGACAATGACGTTCAAGAACTGACTGAAATTCACGCGTCCTTAGAAGCTTTGTCGGCCTCGATGGAAGCTGACCTTAAAGCAGATCCTTTCACTCCAGTGTTCATTAACCATGCGCTGGATGCAGTGGGTCGTCGTACTGGCCTGCGCCTACCTACCGCTTCATTGGAAGACGCTACAGTCTCCATGGAAGGTTTGGGTGGAGCAATCAAGGCCATCTGGGACGCAATCGTTAAAGCCGTTAAGGCTGCGGTTGCTGCGGTTGCCAACTTCTTCCGACGGATCTTTGAACTGGTCGCTGGTAAGAAGAAGCGCATCGAAGTCAACTTCGAGAAAGCTAAGAAGGCAGGCGATGTCACTCCTTCAAAGCTGGCCGACACCAACAACTTGAGCAAGTTGGCTGATGCTGATGTCCAAGCCATCGCCAAGAAGCTCAAGAAGCCAGAGCTGGCTAAGTGTCGTAAAGACCAACTCGTTGCGTTAACTGCGGCTGCCGCTACTGTTGTCGATCGCGCCAACATCTTGGACGGTCACGACACTATCGTCAAAGAAGAAGTCGTTTACAAGAACGAAAGCTTCACCGTAGTGCGTCGTGAGGATGTCAAGCGAGCCAAGTACGTTAAGCTGTGTCAAGCGGGGAATGACTTCATCTCGCATGCAAGCTTGGCTAAAGTGTCTCTGCGTAAGCTCCAAGACAACCGTTGCGAGATCAACATCACCGACCTGACTGAGCTGGTATGGGAAACTCTCTACCGTGGGAAGATGTCGCGTGAAGCGGGCGCTGAGATCGCTAAGTTGGTGGTTAGCGTTTCCAAGTGGGCGGTCGAAGGTCTCAAGCCGTACTTCGAGAATGGAGGTAAACGACTGGAGGAGTGGGAGGGTAACGCCGAACATGACTTCAATAACCAACTGTTCTTACAGATGGAAGCCTTCCATACCCAGTTCCGTAAATTCCGTAGCGAAGATGGTCGCATTCCTGCTGGTCGTCGTGTTCGTACTTTCGGTCCTGGTAAAGATATCTCGATGGTCTACGCTGGACGTGATGACCGACCTTCGTTGAGCGAGTTCACTGAACACGATGTGGTCATGGAACTGCCGACATTCAGTAGCGCTAAGAAAGCCTCTGACGGTGTGACTTCCTTGTTGGTGCTGAACACGCAGAAGAACCTGCTGGTCGATATCAACAATGGTTTCAACCAGGCCATCGATATCTGGGATAAAGCGCTTGAGTGGCTGTCAACCCAGAAGTTGGGCAATCAGTACACGTTCGTGTCTCAGTACTTCACGTTCTACACCAATGTGATCGTGACCCACACCCAAAACTACTTCAACGCTTTCATGCGCTCGCAGTTGGCAATGGAAGGGACTGTGGTTGGTTGGGGCGACATGCTCTCTGGTGCGATGGCCCGCTTGGCTGATGCTAAGAACCTCGTAGAAGAGTTCGCCTAACAGGCGGCATAAGGGGAGGGCCGAAGCCCTCCCGTTTATGCCCCGTTCATACCGAGCAACAGCTTGACAAATTCCCAGCCAGTCTGTAACACGCTATCTAAGGTCTCCTTGTCCCAAGTCCCAAGTTCGGTATCCCAGCTTGCGAGCACACCAATCACCACCATAGCCAACCCACCCACGACACCAACGGTCTTGAGCACGTTCACCCCACGGGATGAGCTTGATTCGACGCCTTCTAAGTTACCGATGTCCATCGTGAGAATAGCGATCTGGACAGAGTCTTCCATCGCTACAATCTTTTCCATGACCCCGGAACCGGTGTCAGTCAAAGCAACTTTCTTGTCAGCGGGGAGATGGAAGTTGCAGATCTGCGCAACCATACTACCCCACGAATAGGTACCAAGAGTTTGGTTACCGATGGTACCCAGAGCACCTCCGATGTTCATTTCGCTTTCCCCTTCTTAGCGATGCGTGCTTTCGTGTCGGCGATCCACTGATTCAGGTCTCTGGTACGGATGTTACATGAATTGACATTAGCTGTCTGAACCATGTACAGTAGCCCTAATACTTTCAACCGTTCTTCAACCGATAGCTTCAAGAAAGCTTCCTTGGAAGGAGGAGGCGCGACTGAACTTAAAACCAACAGCTCACTTGGTGGATTTGGGAACGTTTCCCGTACCTCGTACACCGTTACGGTACGAGTCCCACATGCCGTCAATGACGACATTAGAAACGCTATCCACAACACCCGGCAAGCCAAGGGTTCCAACAGGCGCTTCTTGAAGCAGAGTGGTAACTTCATGTTGCACCTTTTCTCTTGCGACCGCCTGCGCCACGTCTTGCTCTCCCTGAGCTTTACCGTGATCACTTGCGGCCTTGGTATCGATCTGAGTTTGCTCCTTCAAACCCTCGACCTCACCTTCCAGCCGCTCCCGAGTCTGCTTAAGTTCTTTGACCTCTTTACGGGCCTCGGAAAGGTTTTTCTCCGTATTGGAATGTTTCCAATACAGTCCACCTAAAACTATAGCAACCAGAAGCGTTTGGAGGATGTACTTCTTAAACACTTCACCGATAATCGTCAGCATAGCACTCCACCCCCACGTAACCAATTGATCAACGCAAGGATCTTGTAGTACCCAACCGCGATAGCGTCAGTGGAGTGTTCATCCAGATCTTCGATTCTCTTCCCTGATTCATTACGGTAGTTGGGCAATCGCAAGATCCCTTGCTGCACCTCTACTTTGTTCTTACTTTTACCAGGTACCCCGACCGCAATCTTGGCAGAGGGAGGGTCAACTGTATCGAGGGGCATGTTGATGTCGTAGTTCAAGAGTGCTCGGCGTATGAACACCTTGCACTCCACCAACGCCTCGAAGGCCTGAGGGAACCGTCCCAAGAAAGGAGATTCGCAAATCACGCCGTGTGGACACCAAAAACGGAACCAGTTAATCAGTTCCATTTCGTGGGAATGTAGCTTAGCCCAGCGGGGACCGTGAGTGTCGATGACATCAGGGTACATCCGACTGTTCTTTTCACCACGAAGGGTGTTTGCATCGCGCAGGATGACCTCCCCGGTGAAGAGGTCCAGATCCTGCACAGCAGTACCCAGGGTATCGGTCCCTGGGTCAATCGAGTTTACCCGATAGTATCGGCTCTGCTCTGGGATAAACAACATAACCGTTAACCGTTATTGGCACTCACGTAGTTGGAGTCCGACAGCAGAGGCTCGGTAGCACCCAGTTCGATGTCCTGAGTGAAGCCTTTGTTGGTGAACGCCACGGAGTGGTGGGTGGTGATGAAGCTGGCGATCTGGGCACAGATCACTTCCTTCATGTTGAAGGTGGTGTTACCCGGACCTTGTACCTGTGCGTTTCTATCTACACCAGATACCATACCGATTTCAGAAATTACGGCGTAGGCTTCGTTGTCGTAGAGGATGCGGCAGGCGTTGATCAGTTCCAGCACGTCCTCGGCAGTAAACACGAGGGTGAGGATCTGGGAGGTCGACAGGTAGTCGCCGGAGGTGGTGATCACACCGGTGTTCGACATGGCTGGCGGCTGTGGGTTCAGGTTCGCCAGAGTCGGTACGTAGTCTTCGGTTTCCTTCTGGGAACCGTTGACGATGGTGTGGGTAATCGCTGGCGCAGTGTTCGCCATCGAAATACGCTTGAGGTAGTACGCGAAGTAGTTCACGCCACCGATGTTGACCAGCTTACGCAGACCGTAACGCTGACGGGCTACTGGGTCGAGGTCGTTGTCTACACGACGCAGAACGAACGGCAGTTGGCGATACAGAGCCGCGTCCCACGCACGGTGAGGGATCGGACTGGTGTACTGCGCACCATCGGCACCCACCATGTTCTTGTGGCCACCGTTACCAATGCAGTAATACTGCATCGCAGGACGCTCAGCATCACCGAGCTTTTCATCAACGAGAATACCATGCTTCTCGTTCAGGGTGCTGTGTTCCAGAATGGTTGGTTTCTGGCCCAGCAGCAAAGAGGTTTGCAGCGATGAACCCCAGATGCTCCGGGTGATAGTCTTCATAGATGTGTTCCTGTGGATAGTTGCTAGACCAAGCGTACGTAAGCCAATACACAATATACGGCGGCATAGAGGGAGCCGAAGCCCCCTCGACACTTTAAGCATCCATCAGGGTGACGTTACCCACGTTGCGAGTCGCAGCGAGGTAATCCAACTGACCACCATTCGGGTCTACGATCTTGATGAAGAAGCTACCACCACTGGACGACTTCGGCAGGAACCGAGGTGAGTTGTTGGCAATCTTCAACTCCAACACACCGGCTACAGTCATCGCTTCGTTAAACGCAGTGGCGTCAGTTACAGCACCACCGGTAGTTGGGTGCAGGACGTCCTGTGCTTCGACTACAAGGCCGTACTGGTTCTTCATGTACGTCGCCATGGTAGCGAACGTGAACGGGTAAGCAGTGGTGAATGGGAACTCCACATAGCCTGCCAACAGGGTCGTCACGTTAGCCCGTTTCCACGTCACAGGAACCGTTCCTTTATAGCGTCCTGGAACGCCAGAGGTCGCAGTCACACGAGCAGTCATCGTACACGTCACTGACTGTCCGTTACCGGTGTAAGCCAAGTCCAGATGCGCAACGTCCAGATAGTGGTCGTTGTAATCCTGGAACAGTTTCACCAGCACGTCACTGCCAGTGCTCTTCAAAACTTCACTGAGTTCTAACACCGCAGTGCTCCTTAAGTCAGTTTGCTCAGGTTGTAGTGAATCATCAGACTACCCCTGAGGTTGGTGCAATATTGGTCGTTGAGTTCAATCACGGCGATGTAACCCATGAACATGTTGTACGCCTGATTGTACTTACGGTTGAACCCGTTGAAGATCACTTTCGCCCCATACAGGTTATTCTTCGACGCACGGTTCACACACTTCCAGCGGTTCTCACCAGTTGCATCCTCGTTGTTGAGGATGAAGTTGATGAAGTCCACGTCGGTGTTGTTGGCAGTGAATTCGTAGTCAGTTGGGAACGCGGTGATCTGCGTTGGGTAATTGTGACCGTGGTACTGGCCTCCGTTAAGGAGTTCAGGCGGCGACTTAAACGTGATTGGGAACTCAGGCAGAATCTTACCCAAGCGAGAACTGTAGTAGATGACCAAATCACCCGCCACATCCGTACAGTAGTGAGACGACAGCTCAATGATCAGAGCTTTCGTAGCAGCACTGTTGTATGGTACCAACCCGATGTTCTCTACCCGACCGTTGTACTTGATAGTGGCACCAAACAGGTTACGAGGACCTGGAGTGTTCTGGTACTTCCACGTGGTTTGTACGCCAATTGGAAGATCACCGTAGATCACATCCAGATACTTGGCCAACGTCACCGCATCAGACACGGGTCCTTTGCGAATGTCGTTCAGGTAAACGCCGTAGGAGAGCCCATCAGTGAACGGTTTGCGATGGGTAACAAACGGACGTCCTTGGTTTTCCACAACGTCGATCCCACCCAAGTCGGTGGTCTTGGCCAGTGATTCCAGAGAGTCGCGCGGTAACAGGTTAACTGTCAGTTCCCCAACCCAACGTTTGGATCGTGGAGTAGCACGTAGGACGTAACCGTGGGCATTGGCAACCGTGATAACCTCTTCGTAGAAGTCGTCACTGTCAAACACGTAACCGTATTCAGCGGTCAGAATGTCCACCAAATATGAAGTGGTGGTCGGTAAGTCCAACGTCAGGTTGATCTTCACACCCTCGAAGAAAGTGCCTAAGTCCAACCGGTTATAGATGAAGATACTTTGACCCTCGAACGGTACCGGAGCAAATGGATCAAAGCTCTTGCGTACCTTAAGCGTTACCTGAGTCTGTCGCCCCGTCAGCGCTACAATGTCGGTGATCTGAATGATGTCCTCACGAAGAGTCACATTGTTGCGAGCACCAGCAATCTCAAGTAAAGCCTTCGTAGGAGTCAGTTTAAGAAGACCGATCGTGTCTAGCACTGTCCTCACTCCTTACAAGCAAAAAAAGAAAGACTCACACCCCCCCGAAAGAATGTGTGAGTCCATGGGTTACTCAGGCGGATTCAACTTTAAGCCATCAAGGCGGATGAAGGGGCGAGGATTCAACGTCAACCCAGGCAAACGAGTAATTACTACCATGTCTGCCAGAGCATTCGAATATTCAAAGCCTTCCATCTCACTCGAGAGCGTCAGATTAGGTAGGGGTTCACCATACTCCAGTCCTTCCATCAACGGGTTCAACTTCAACGCTGTTTCTTCAAACGGCGCGTAGTCAAAGCCATCACAGGACAAGTTTGGAAGAGGCTCAGCCTCACCATACTCGAATCCTTCCATAACTGGATTGAGGTTCAACGGTTTCTTAGGAGCTGGGTAATCAAACCCTGCAAGCTCTTCAACCAGTTGCAGGTCTTCGGACTGCTCAGCGTAATCCAAACCGGTCAGGTCAGTTTCCAACTCCTCTACCACCAGCGGTGCTGGGTAGTCAAAGCCAGTTTGGTCTTTGGTCAGAGCCAACTCAGTACCCAAGTCCTCGTATTGGAACCCGTCCATTTCTGGACGCAGGTCTACTGGAGGAGGCGCCGATGGATAGTCGAAACCATCCAAGTCTCGTAGCTCGATCTTCGCTTCAAGGAATGGTGAATAGTCAAACCCATTCATCGTCAAGGTGACGATAGGGGACACAGTGCTTGGACGGTAATCGAAGCCATCCAGATTGACTTTCGCCAACACCTTGTCAATGTGTTTGTATTCTCCGATATTGTGCGGCGGAGTATCTGGGTACAGGTATTCTGGCACCGGCGTCTTGTTGATGACGTCGTCCAGATCCAAGACCTTAGGCTCTGCGATCGAGAAGTAAACCGTTGGAATAACGTGGCGGACGTAGTAGGCAGTGTAGGCGTCTGCGCCGAAGTTCACTGTTGGGTCGTAACTCCCAGCATTGTGTTCTTCTGCACCTGTAGACATCTCGAACGTGATGGAATCCAAGTCCGTGATATCAACGTGTTTACCTGTACCATCCATACCTTGAACGTACACGTTGGCGCTGTGTACTTTCATTCCACCTGCACCGTCACCGGTTTGATCGCCAACACGAATGGCTGACCAGTTGAGCGCAATCATATTCGTACCGCGCAGCTCTTTGAGGAACTGTACGGTGTAACTGCTCAGTTGAGAGAGCAGACGAATCATGGCGTTCTGGAGTTCTTCCAGCGACACGGTGACGTGTAAACTGGTGCCCGTGCAAAGTGCTAACAGGTTGTTGTACAACATTTCGAACTCAGCTTGGCCGAAGTTCGTCACATCCAGTTGATGATCCTTCAACCATTGGTCGTAGGTCACCTTGTCAGCTAAGTTGCACTCCTTGATCATGTACAGGTGGTTGGCCGCTGCTTCTGCTTGGCCACGCGCGACATGGTGCTCTTGCGTGGTGTACAGCCAGTTATGCTCTCGCCAAGCAGCGTGGATTTCCACACACTTGTTATAGAAAGCATCAACAGACATCATCTTGTCGATCACTGGTTGATCTCGAAGCATCGCGTTAAGCAATGCGTCGGGAACGTACTGTTGCTCGGTGATCTTGCGCAAGTCTGCGAAGGTAGGCAACACTCGCTTACGAACAAAGAACGCGTCAATGTTCGGAACGTATGGCATCTCCTGTCCTAGCGCCCGGTTCAGGGAATAAAGGAACAGGATAAACGCATCTTTGGCATTCATCCACACCTGGTCACCCGTCAACGGATTGTCGAAGGAGATGATGGTGGTGTAGAGACCCTCGGTTGAGAAGTACAACCAGTGGTTCAACAGAACGTCAGAGAACGTGACAGCGTGGTCGTTACTGCGGTCGACCACGGAGGACTCGAGGACTTTCGTCTTGAGTCTGTTCTTCGGACTGTTCTTCATCTTGTCCGTAACGCTGCGGACTTCCCGATCAGTTTCGTTGTAGTTACCTGGTGCAATACCAGATTCCCGTTCAACGATCCCTTGGACAGTCCACGTGTTTACCGGGTTACCGCTCGACAGGCGAGACAGCTCTTTTCGCTTGACCTCAATAGTGGGGTATAAGTTGTCCGGTTGATCACTTACGTTATGATGTAGGTTGTATTCCGATACCGGAAGCATCCTTAAAGTCATCACCTTCTCGACCAACCAGTCGAACGTATCCTGCTTACCAGCGTTGCGTTGGATGTACAGAATGTTCCGGTAGAAGAAGAGCATCTGCTCTTTGGTCATATGGGTGATGAACTGATCCAGACGCCCATGCGACGCCAAGTACTCTCGGATATGGAAGCTGTGTACTCGCTCCGTCCGACAGTTCTCAAGTCGTGCGTTCTCGATAATCAGTGGGAGTTCCATGTAGAGCAAAGCCAAGAAGGCGGCCGGGTAAAGGTCGTCAACAATGGCGTACTCAGGAATGTCCCAACGAGTGTATCGGGCATCAATCTTTTCTTGAATCTGGTCGATCAGACTGGTTTCGTTCTCCTCTATTAAGGAGCGGTCAATCCAGAGGATCTTTCCATCAGGGGCATCAATCGCCGTTTGAAGGTCAACTGGGTTGAGGATACCCAAGATCAGGTCTTCCTGGTCAGGGTAACGCTTCACCAATTCGTTGTAATAGCGAGTCCCGTAAGCGTAAGCTCTCAGGGTATCGCGGTGGATCGCAAGCGTCTCGATGTCGAAGGAAATCTCTTGACGAGTCTCCAATGACACCACAGTCATCTTTGTGTCGGTTGAGTGATAACGCCCAGCTAAATTCAGATAGTATTTCCATGTGGTAGGATCGTCTACGTTGACGTATACCTTCTTCTCGGACAGACCTGTATTTATAGCGTTAGCACTCGCTTCACTCTTGATGACAATCGTTTTCGCCATCGTGAGGATGGAGTCCACGTAGAGTCTGTAGTAAGCGTTGGACACGTCACGGTCCTCCAATCAACTTTCTTAAATTGTCACTGGGAGCGGTAATATGGGCCCTAACTATGACGCCAACCAGATGCAAATGCTGGGGCTGGACAGTCAGAAACGGCGTTTCGAAAAACTCGGGCTGTTCAAGAAACGACCCTTGGCGACCGCTGTCGTAAGTAAGCTGGTGCGGGCCGGTACCGATGTACTGGACATCAACACTGGCCAGAACAACCGTGGCGGTGCAGACATGCCCACCTCGGGCTACCTGAACAAAGTCTCGGACACCACTGCGTCGAACGTCACTGACGCAGCCAACTTGTACCAGATGTTGCCTGATACCGAACTGGCAGAACAGATCCTGGTCAGTAGTATTCTGTCCCCGAAGGACATGGTTACTACCGAGCTGAATTACCTCTGTAATGAGACCTCCTTGAAGGGAGACATCACAGGGGTTCTGTTGGCTGTAGTCGAGGAGTTTTTCACCAAAGTCTATAAAATAGATCCCCAACTGAAGACGATTCTTTCGGACGTTCTGTTCAAGAAAGGTTCGTACCCAGTCCTGATCATTCCTGAGTCGTCGGTTGATGAAATCATCAACGGTGACAAGCCGGGTACAGGTCTGGAATCCCTGAGCGGGAAAGGTTCGGATCTGTTCAACTACAGCATCGGGATCTTGGGTGACTCCAAGTTCGAGGACGGGAAGAAAGTCCCACGTGGGCGTCAAACGCTCTCGATGGAAGACATGAACCAGTACCTCACGCAAAACTTCCGCATGCTGCGTCCACGTCTGGTGAAGAAAGGTTTCGATACCAAGATCACCGTCTCGGACAACCCGGACATCCTCAAAGCACCGTTTGCTTACGAGTTACAGCGTCGTACGCATTTGGCCAACACGTTCAAGTCTCGTGGCTTTGGTATGGAGTCGCAGAACGAAGTAACGCGTGACGATATCCAGATGTCGTTCTACCGCCCACGGACCAACCCAATGCGTCCTGTGGTAGCGATGAAGACCAAGGACCAGATCAAGCGTGCTACAGTGGGTCACCCACTGGTCATGCGTCTGCCCTCGGAGTCGATCATTCCGGTACACGTTCCTGGCTCGCCAGAAGAACACATCGGCTACTTCGTAATCCTCGACCAGACTGGTAACCCAGTCGTGAAGGCCAACCGTTCAGAGTACTACAACGACCTGAACATGAACATGACGATCAACAAAGACATGGCATCCCAGTTGATCTCGCAAGGCCAACGTACGGTTGAAGGTTACCAACAACGTTCTGACGTGGACACCGAGGAAGCTACTCGGATCTACGCACAGCTCGTAGAAGAAGACCTGATCGCTCGTCTGCGCAACGGTATCTACGCCGACAACATCGAGATTGCACGTCCTCTGGAAGTGTACCGGATCATGCTGGCGCGCACCTTTGCCAACATGTCTACTCAGTTGCTGTTCGTACCGGCTGAACTGGTAACCTACTTCGCCTTTGACTACAACCGTTGGGGTGTGGGTAAGTCGCTGCTGGAAGACAACAAAATCCTGGCTTCTCTGCGAGTCATGATGATGCTGTCCAACACCATGGCGGCTGTGAAGAACTCGGTACCACACACTGGCCTGAACATTACCCTGGACCCGGCTGACCCTGATCCGTCTGGTACAGTGGAGAAACTGGTTCACAACTACACCCAAACTCGTCAAGCCTCGTACCCACTGGGTGCGTCGAGTCCGGTGGACATCGTGAACTTCCTCCAGAACGCAGGTGTTGACCTTCATGTTTCTGGTTCTCCGGCCTACCCGGAAACCCGCATGGAAGTTGAAGACCGTCAGCGTTCGGTAGCCAAGCCTGACACGGATCTGGAAGACAACCTCAAGAAGCAATTCTTGATGTCGCTGGGTCTGTCGCCTGAAACGGTGGACAACGGTTACAACGTGGAGTTCGCAGCCAGTATCGTGACCTCCAACCTGTTGCTGACCAAACGAGTGATGCTCTACCAAGACCTCTTCACTGAGCTGTTGGGCGAGTTCATTCGTAAGTACGTGTTCAACTCGGGTAACCTGCTCGATAAACTGCGCAAGGCTATTGAAGCCAACCGCAAGCTGATCGAAGTAGAGGACGGTCAAGAAGCACCAGATACCGAATCGATCCTTCACGAATTCGTGAACTCGATTGCAGTGTCCCTGCCGCGTCCTGACTCGATCACCATCGAACGCCAGATGGAAGCCTACGACAAGTATGTGGAAGCACTCGAGAAGTGCTTGGAAGCCTACTTCTCCTCCGACTTCCTTGACGGTACGGCGATGGGCGAGCAGCAGGAATCGGTAGATGTTGTGAAAGCAGCCATCCTTGCGCACTTCAAGCGTAAGTGGATGCGTGAGAACAACATGCTTCCTGAACTGGCTGATCTCGTGACGTTCACCGAAGACGAATCTCCAATGATTGACTTGCTCACTGAGCATACTCAACACATCGACGCTATCGGGGCCAGTATCCAAGGGTACATGATCAAAGTAGCGGAAGCCCAAGACGCTCGTAACAAACTCACCGAAGCAGTAGAAGCCGACAAACACATCGAAGTAGGTGGTGGCGGTGGTGGTGACTATGGTAGCTCGGACGACGACTCCGGTGGAGATGACGACATGGGTGACGATGATGGAATGGGTGGGGATGACGAGTTCGGAGGCGACGACTTCGACATGGACTCTGACACTGGCGGAGATGACTCCGGCGATGACGCAGACTCCGGTGACGATGAAAGCCTTGAAGTAGACGATGCCGATGCTGCTGGCGCCGCTAGTGCAGGCGGAGACGGCGGTAACGACAACGGTGGGGATACCGATGAAGATATCGGTGAAGAGGGTTCTCCAGACACTGGTGGTAGCACCGGTTCGCTGAGCGAGTTCTTGGAATCCACCAAGCAGAAACGTCGCGACAACGAAAACCCGGCATAAAAGCCAAAAAAAAAGAGCCTGGGGAAACCCGGGCTCTTTATGCCGTCAAACGGCAGATAGTAAGTGTTTGCGGTGATCACTGAGAATTCGATGGCGAACAATAGGCGCGATACCTTTGAACACCATAGAAACGTCTCCGTTCTCAGCGTAGTAAACATCAGAATGGCCCACTTCAAATGCTCTTTCAATGGCTTCGACGCAAGTGTTGATTTCATGATCGTGTGCTGCTTTCTGGAAGTAGAAGCTACCGCCAGGCAACGAGAACAGCACTTGTAGATCATCCGAATGGTGATTGTTGTCATTGATGAAAATGACTGCGCACCCGACAGGGAAACCAATCACGTTAGTCCAGCGTGATTCACCCGTAAAGGTTTTACCACGACAGAATGGAATATAGTGGAGAACTTCTTGTCCGAACGATTCATTAATGTCCGTCAAGGCTTCCGGGGTGAAGTGCATCACAGTTACAGACATAACAAACCTTCTTAGGTTAAATAGTTGAGGGACATAGCGGGAGCCCGAAGGCCCCCGCGTCAGTCATTACAGCTTAACGCTGCGAACCAGTACAGCTTTCATACCGAGGTAGCCCGGCAGCACTTCCGTCACGCGCCCGTAGACGTCTACGATGTAGTGGCGGCTGAACTTCACGGCCTGACCTTTGCAACGATCCAGCAGGGCTACACAGGCAGCGTGCAGTTCTGGTTGGGTCGAGGCTTTTACCGACTGCGCTTGCTCACCGTAGATCTCCACAGACCACGGTACGTGAGTCACCGAGAACTTCTCGAAGCGAGCCAGGATGGAGTTCACCTTGGCTTTATTCTCACGAGTCATCTGATCACCCAACTTGCTCAGGTAATCCCAGTACTCGTCACCCTTGAGGATGTTGGAGACTGCTTTGATGATGTCTTCCGCACGCTCTTGGTTCAGCAGGGTCCACAACAGACCCATTTGATCTTCGAGCAGTGCTTCGCCCAGGGATTCGATGTCGGCCACGAAGTTTTCAATTTCGAGGGCGTTACCGTAACCCAGGTTGATGGACAGCGCTTCGTTTACACGCTCGGTGAGAGCTTCGTTCAGAACGTTGTACAGACGAGCAGTGATCTGCTCACGTTCCATATGGTCAGCCAGGAAGCGTGCTGCGCCCACGAGGGTCGTCTTCTTGGCCAGTTCCAGCATCACGCCAATCATAGCGCCATCCACAGAGATCGGCTTCATCTCACGGAAGTAGTACTCGCGTACTTTCCCTTCGAAGTTGTCCGAGCCCAGTTTCAGGACTTCGTTCAGGCACTTGATCTCGGCTTCCTGGAAGGAGTGGGCCTCGATCTCTGTCGGAATGATCTTCACCTCAGGATTCTCCACAGGTGTCTCGCTGTGGTCCTCAGGATCGACAACCACTTGCGGTTTGTCCAGATCAGCTACTTCACGCCAGTTGGTCGGCACCACCCGCTTGGTTTCATCAAGCTGGTACGGCTTACGCTGGCGGATTTCGTGTTGCAGGTATTCCATCTGTTCCATTTCGGCCTCACTGATTTCCTTCACGACTTCTTTCACGATGAAGGAACCATCGGCTTGCGGTGCACGAATGTGGAACTTCATGTGGGTGAGAGGGTTGAACGCTTCAGGCCATGGATTATCCACGGTCCAGGTGCGATCCCAGCCGCTGGAATGAGCCGGACGGATCTCGCTGCCGTTTTGCAAGCGCACGTAGTCGAATGGACGTTCCTCGTTGATCGAGTTCTTGTCCACCATACTGTTGAGGCTTACTTCGCCGCCGGTGGTGGCCTGGGTAGGCTCCACCAAAGGCTCTGGAGTGAGCGCCGCTTGTGCCCGTTGTTTTTCTACTCGCGCAGCGAATTCTTGCTGCTGCTTGTTCACGGGTTGTTGTGGTTGCACGTTGGTAGTCCCGAAGTCATTGAACATTTCCTCCACGACACCATTGGGCTGACCCGTAGGCTGCACTGGCCCTTGCGAACTACGGCCACGGGACGACACAAAGGCGTTGGAGGTAGAAGCCGGGGTTTCCTGTTGCACCTGTTGGGGAGCAGGTTCTGCTCCTTGTGGGCGCAGGGCCGTCCGTCCTTTATACCCCGAGTTAGGGTTATCGTAGACAGCGTTGGCTTGTGCAATGGTACTTTGAGTACCTGCGAAGCGACCCCAGTTGATGTTGGGGTTACCTGCTGGTTGGCTACCGCCGCCGGAATAAGGCCAGCCAGTACCTTGACGCGCCGCTTGGAACGAGGATTGCTGCTGGTTTCCAGGCCAGTTGTTGTTGAATTGTTGGTTGGTATTCGGCCACGGGCTCTGTTGGAACTGAGCCTGTTGATTGACCTGTGCTACTGCTTGTTCCAATTGCCCTTGCCGCTGCAACAGACGCTGGATCTCGGCTTCGATACCGACACCCATCATGTTTTTCACCATCGGGTTTTGCTGCGCGATAGTCGCCGTGTAGCAAGTGACGATCTCATTCGCAGCGTTGGCCACGATTTGTTCTTGCGACTGACCTTGGCTAGCGGGCAGTTTCGCCATAGCTTCGGCCAGTTGCGTGGTGCTGTTGAGCAGCGTGTAGTACGTGTCGTTCTGCCAGGCGTTGTCCGACGCCATGTTGAACATGTAGCAACGCAGAGGGTTTTTCTGCGCATTGTCTTGCAGAAGTTTGATCACGTACCCGTTTACGATAGCAGGGAAGTTGTTCTGGAACGGCACCTGGTAGGGTGCTCCCTGTACGTAGTACGTAGGGTTTGGCTCATTAGCAGAGTACTGCCGATTACCCATGTTGTTGGATTGGTTGAAGAACGACATGCTGGGTTAACTCCACCTAAGCGTATTTTGTAAATTGGATTCGTCGTTGTACGTTGTCGATCAGCTCACGGAACTTCTCGTTCCTGACAACACGATAAGAATCATCGTATTGAACGTAAGGCGAAATGCGCGTACGCCCACTCGGGCTCGCCTTAGGTAGGTTGTTGTAACTACCCACCTCTACAATCGACGAGTGCAACAATTTGGACGCATCTCCAGCAGAAGACTTCCCGCTGTTGCGACCGTTACCAGTAGCGCTGGTCTGTGGGACCAGGTTCGACGTGATCTTGAAGTAGAGGTTATCCCCCGGGCTGGAGACCCCCGCAACCTCGCCGTGCTGCCGGTTGATTTTCATGATCGCATCTACAGTCAGGTTCCGCCGTAGTGCATTGTTGATTTCCTCTTTGACTTTTGGTTTCCGTACCGCCTTCTGCAAGGCGAATTTGAAGTGAGAAATTGCCTTGTTGATATCGAACAAAGCGTAACGCAATACCATCAACTCCTTGTCGTACATCGTGGACTCGACGTTGTCCGACTGGATGACCATCTCTGAGAGCGCTCCAATGATGAACGCGAACAGTTGGTATATGTCATTTGCGTGGATATTCTCACTGAGAAGGTCAAGCCGCGATCGTTCGTCCAAGGATTCATCCAAGGACTCGATGTGGTTGTCAATCTCGTCTGCCAGCTTACCTTCACTTTGCCCTGGGCCGAAGATCAGGTGCCCCAGCAGAATACGCCAGAATCGGGTGCTCTCAATGAACTCGGGTTCCACACGTTGCGGGAAATGATCCGTAATGTAGAAGAACCCGGCCACCAAACCGATGTTCTGGGTAGTCCATGCCGTACGGCGAATTGCTAAGCGGATATTCGTTGGAATGTACCCGCTACGTCTTACGCCCCGAAGGCTGCGTGGACAGATCTGCTTGGAGCCACAGATCAGCCACTCTTCCTTCGGGTAGATGTCGTAATTGATCTCGTCGGGATACCCAACGAAAACGTCCGTGTTCGACATCATTTTAAACGCCTGGCTAACCCCATACTTGCTAAAGAGGTAGTGCGCCATCGTGTGTTTCGCTGTGATGCGATTTCTGTTTCCTGTTCCCTGCGCAGGGTTTCGATTATAGACCGTCGCCCATGCGACGTTCGCCGTTTCGTTCCAACTGGTCTCCAGGTTACCCTCGTCGAGATCATAAATACGGAACGTGTGATCCAACCGCTCGAAGGTAAGTTTCGTTACCTGGAGTGGAATAAAGATCGTGTTAACGCCATAACTGATAGCACGGTCGGCCAACACGGGGCTGATCGAGAACGTACTACCGCGGATCGTGATCAAACCTGCCTGGGTCATGTAAGGCAAGTACATATGCGGTTCGTACATAGGTTCCCCATTGTACGTGAACCGATACTTCATCAAGAACAGATTGTTCCGCGCGATGTCAAACACCGGCTTCCCACTCCGCTTTGGCGTGACCACGTTGTACTCTTCCTGAGGAGTGCAGCGTGTGCATCCTTCATACCGCAACCCTGGGGGGAAGCTCTTAGAGATACTTCTGAACAACCCATCCACGTGACGCTCAACTACCCGCATTTGCTCTACGGCAAGGCCTCTCATGACCTTTTCATTCATACGGGGTATGGCCTTTTCATGAATCCGGCCAAATAGGAGGTTATCCATTGGTTGTTACGCCCCTGTCTATCTATCAAACTACTTAAATGCTAGAAAGATAGCCGCTAGTCCAGTAGCAATGGCGGGAACCCACTTGAGAAACTCCGAAGAATCTTTCCTCGCATAACTGCGTTCTTCGTAGTGATCTTTACGTTCAAGCGATGCGATTGCTCGCAGATGCTCTACGCGTGTTTGTTCCTCTTTTAGCCTGGCCGAAGCTTCGTTGATACGAGCCTCTTCCAGCTTCCACCGGTGCTCCTGCGCTCTTCGGTCACTTTCCTCCGCGACGCGCCTTTCATCTATGCTGCGTTTCCACTCCTCGTGTTCCTGGTCCCGCTGTAGACGCTCAAGTCGAAGGCGATGCTCCGTCTCCTTCAAGTCATGAGCAAACTGGTCCAGTTCACGTTTCCTTTCCGCTGCAAGGTCTCCCAATACCATTGCATCTTCATAGGACTTAAACATCCCCAGGAATTCCTCAGCTTCCGGGAAGGCGAAGTAATCTGACCTAGGTGCACCGACTCCCCCATGTTCGGAAACAGGCGCGGTGGATGCTCGATAGACACCAGACTTTCGTCCAGGGTCTTTCGTGGGCTGCACTAGGAAGATTTCTTTGTTGATGTTAATGAAACGAGGTCCAAAGATGTCTTCGTTATCGACAATCTGTAGGAAGTACCCCACCGCTCCCACGGTGTTGATCGTTTCGTTCTCTGCTACTAGGCGGTTGCGAATTCCTTCCATACTGAAAGGATGATGCGGGACATAACCCCCTTGCATCGTGGAAACCACGACGTCAAGGTTTACTAGGTATAATGATCCTCCAGATGCGGCTACGTCAGCCTCATCAACTCCGTAGTCCACTTGGGCATGACACTGCCCCATTCGCTGTCGCACACTTCCCTGAAGGACTGCATCACGCAAAGCGCGCATTCCATCAGAGGTAGCATTTGATAGGCGGTCTACGTCAATCTTTACACCGTGTCGATACTTGATCGTGTATCGCACGATGAATTTGTTTAGAGCCTTGACATTCATTGGCTGAATGGTAAGGGGCATTCCAGAACGGTCAACTAATGTAACGGGAACACGAAACCCGTTATAAAACTCCTTCTCTATGGAAAGTTGTGCACCGGGACCTAATTCAAGTGCACCAGGCACTTCGGTCAGGGATGCTTCTCGATTTATCAGTTGGTTGTTGTGGATATATTGGCTCATGCTTGTTCACACTGTGAATAGGTAAGATCTATTGATTCACTTTTGATAGAGCATGCGATTCCTCTGTGGTTGGTCACTTTGATAATATACACTTGAGTTTGCTTTGAATAGAGACGGCATAAAAGAAGGAATTCCTCCTGAGCCCGAAAGCTCAGGAGGGTTCCTTTGAGTCCCCACTTAAAGGACACTCCAAAGGAGCCGAAGCTCCTAAGGAGGTGTAACCAACCGTAGACCATCAAGTCTAGTGGTTGTGACCAGTTCAGCCAACGGTCGCTTACGGTTGCTCTTGAGTAGCAACCACGATTTTGTTGGTGAGAACTTTGTCCAACCCCTTCACTTTGATGATGGCCAGGGCAGGGAGGTGGTTGATGTGCAGGTTACGCGGCTGCACCATGGCTTCCGGGTAAGTACCGCCATCACGCTGCACCATCATGCTGGAAGCCAGCTCAGGAATCCACGCGTGCACACCGAAGGTGAGCGGGTCGATGCCTTCGGATTGGCCCATGCGGGTCAGACCGATGATGATGGTGTCCTTCATACGGAAGTCGAAGGAGGACTCGATCTGGTACTCGGGGAACGCGATACCGAAGGTACGGCTGTCGCCCACGACCATCAGGTGACGTTGCAGAACCACGTCAGTACCGATCAGCAGCTTCGGCTGTTGCGAGCCAGTTACGGCAGCGTTCAGCGCAGGCTGGTAGCCGGTGTCGCGGTACATGCGGTAGGACACGTCACGAATGGCGTTGACCAGGATGGCGTTGATGTCCTGGGCACGGTCCATGTCACGGATGGAGTTGATCTCTTGCTCCAGATCGATTTCCTTCTCTTCGAAGAAGGGCTTGATCAGGAAGCGACCAACACCTTCCACTTCAGGGATGGTGTCCTGGCGCTTGACGGCCTTGGCGTAGGCCTTCAGGGTTTCGGCGTAGTTCAACAGGCGGGTGACCGCGTTGTTGGTGTTACGCACGCGCACGGCGTTGATCAGCATTTCCAGGTCGCGAGCGTCGCGGTTAGAACCGGCCGGGGAAGGCGCGGAGATCGGAGCACCCAGCGGGATGTGGAAACGGAAGGTACGGTCGTTGGTGTCCAGCAGCAGACCACGGGTACGACGGTTGCTGTTGGTACGAGCAGCCTTCAGATCGTAAGCCACGACCTTGGCGTCTTTCAGCGAAGCGACGATCGGAGCACCAGCGCCGGAGACCAGGCTGATTTCCTTGCCGTCAGCATCGATGATGCTGTCGACGGTTACAGGCGAGCTGTAAACGCGGCCGTTGCCGAGCTGAGTGTCGAAGTCGCCGTTCAGGTTCACAGCCAGGCGTACGGTGACGTTGGCGGTGGTGATGGCGGCCAGCAGGGTCGGAGCAACACCGGCGGTGGTGAGAGTGTCTTTGTCCAGGACCAGGTCAGCGGTCTTGAAGTTCAGGTTCATCTCACGGTTGGCGCCTTCAACCGACTTCACGAAGTGGCTGCGAGCCAGACGGGAGGTCACGTACTTCACAGCTTCGCCGTCGGCGAGCTGGATGTAGATGTTCTCCAGACCGATCGAGTTGTCGATCGCGTCGGTGTGGTCGATGATGCCAGCGCCGATCAGGCCTGGGTGTTGGGACAGGCCCAGCAGGTTCAGCTCAACGTTGATCGCCAGCGGAGCGGTCGGAACGTCGATGTTGGAGATGCGACGAACGGTCGGAGCAACCAGAGTAGCGTCGATGAACTTGTCGGCGTTGCCGCCGTTGGCCAGAACGACCGGGATCAGGCTGGTGGATTCGTCGGCCAGGATTTTGTGGTCCATGGCAGCGTCGACCAGGTTCTTACGGTTCCAGTCAGTCACCTTACCGGTGTTGCTGTGCTGGATGGCGTTGTGCACCAGGGTACGACGGACGGTGATGTCCAGGCCGCCTTGCTCCGGCGGAACGACGGTGGTCGGGTACCACATCTCGGAGAAGCTGTCCTGGACAGCGGCCTTGACGTTGAACACGATGGAGTACGGCAGGAACTTGGCCAGCTCACGCTCGTCGAAGCTTTCCAGGGACGGGGTGTCACGGGTGTCAACGACACCAGCAGCGCCGCTCGAACCGATGTCGACGACGTTGTCGCCGGAAGCGGTGGAACGCATGGCGACTTCGGCGTACTCGGCCGGGTTACCAGCAGCCATGGCGGCGATCGCACCGGCTTGCAGTTGGGTTTCGGTCAGATCTTCTTCGCCGTCTTCGCCAGTCTCACCGTCTTCCAGGGACGGACGCAGGGCAGCGAAGGCTTCTTTGATCTCACGACCCATGTCCTTGGCGCGGCGATCCAGTTCAGCGAACTGGCCTTCGTCCAGGGATTCCATGGAGATCAGTTGACCGGTGATTTCACGCGAAGCAACGTCGGTGCCTTGAGCAGCGATGGTTTGGCGCAGGGCCGAGACGACGTTGTTCAGAGGCGAACCAGCAGAGCCTTTGAATTTCAGGAATGACATATCGATGTGTCCTTTTTACTTTCACGAAAGTACAAGTGGGGTGGAATCGGCACGCTGCCTTACCAGTTGCGACTAAACAACGGTATCGGTTATAGCTGCTATATAATTAAACATTTACAGCAAACCGAGTTGCAGAGTCATTGAAACATAAAATACGTATTTACGTACTTCAAGGTTTACCGAGAGAAGCAAGCCACTCACGGAAGAAGTCGGAACGAGCGACGTTCACCAATCCACTAGCGATAACCCAGCGGGTCATCAGCTCGTCCAGGAAGGTCTCTCCGTTGACATAGGGAGATTCGCCCATCTGTCCTAAGATAGGTGTAACAATTAACGTATCGGATTCCACGGACTGTACAGTGAGAGTGTACTCGTCATTGGAAGCATCGTCGCGTCCAAGCCATGCCTCATCAGCATTGAAGCTGGAAACACCCTTGGCTCGCATGTAGTCAACAATCTGACTGATCTTGCGATACCTATCTTCTGAACCCTTCGGTGGGTCACACAGAAGTAAGGTGCAAGTCGACGGGAAGGTCTCCGCGAAGGCGCGGGAGAACAGTGCTTCACGCTTCTCGTTGAGCAGCACATATTTGGCTACATCCTCAGGGGATAGTATAGCCGTCAACTGGTGGAAGTCGTTCACCGTTGCTAAATCGACTTTAGCGTATTCCAGGGCTTTCTTAAGCCACAGGGGTACCAAGACTACTCTCATTTATACAGACTCCGCGTTAGGAAAACCGTGATGGATGAAAAACTGCTATTGATACAGGTGATCACACTCCTGTATCGAGAAAGCCAACTGGAGACTCGTAACTCAAACTCGAGCGAGCTGGCTGCCTCAGTTGTGGCCACTGTCCGTATCCCAGAAACGGCAATGGAGGCCGACCGCGGACGTGAATCGCTCAAGGCTCTGAGAAACACCGCATTGTGGATGATCTCTAATCCTCCGAGCCAGGATTATGACAGGACTATCCTGCTTCAAAAGATACGTGTAAACGTAGGCGACGAGGACGAGCTGTATCAAGCCTTCGAAGCTGCAACCCACCCGATCGAAAACGAGATCTGGTTGAAGAAGGCGATCCTTGAGTATCGTGCTGAACTGAACTCGTATATGAACCGGGCTCAGATCACTGAGATCTTGAAGCAGGCGTATTCGGCTTCGACCTTCAATCCGCACACCGTCGATTGGAAGAACTTCGTCCATGACATCATGGGGAATCTGGAACCGCTGGCTCAGATGCAGACAGTGGAGCAGAACCCTGCCATTGTAGGCTCTGTAGACCTCGATGACGACGAAGCTGTGATGGCCCTGATGAACCAGGCGCAGGAAGAGCTTTCGACCAATGGCGTGCTTCGTACGGGCTGGCAGGGCGTCAACCGCATGTGTGGTGACCAAGACGGTTTCCGTCGTGGTGAGTTCATTCTGGTTGGTGCACTGCAACACAACTTTAAAACAGGCTTTACCTTGAACCTGTTTAAACAGTTTGCGCTGTACAACCGTCCGTACATGCGTGATCCGTCGAAGAAACCACTGCTCCTGCACATCTCGGCAGAGAACAACCTCATCGACAACGTTATGCAGCTCTACGTCTCTATTAAGGAGAACGAAACGGGCGAGGCAGTATCTATCCGTGGGGTAGATCAGAAAGAAGCTGCTGCGTACGTTAAGAGCCGCCTGATGGGCAACGGTTACAACATCCGCATGCTGCGGGTGGACCCATCGATGTTCAGCTACCGCGACCTGTTCGACTTGATCACCAAGTACGAGTCGGAAGGTTTCGAAGTACACTGCTGTGTGTTCGACTACCTGAACATGATCTCGAAGAAGGGCTGCCAACAAGGTCCTCACGGCTTCGAGACACGCGACCTCGTGCGTCGTGTGCGTAACTTCACTGCACCCCGTGGTATCACCTTCATTACCCCACACCAGCTCTCCACGCAAGCCAAAGAGTTGGTACGGCAACAGATCGAGAACTTCGTTCAAGAGATTGCCAACAAAGGCTACTACGACTCCTGCCGAACGGTCGACCAAGAGGTTGACATGGAGATCACGATTCACATCGAGAAATTCAACGGCGAGAGTTACCTCACTATTCAACGCGGTAAACACCGTAAGGTTACGATCACTCCAGAGAAAGACCTGTACTGCGTTCTCAAGTTCGAGAAGATTGGTAACATCCCTGACGACTACGGTAAAGAAGACCGCACCCTTAAGAAAGTGGGCGGACGACCGGCAGCGGAAGGTGGCAACGCAAACGTCTGGTGGGATTCGCAAGAACCAATAGCTGCATAAAGTCGAAAACAAGCAAAAAAAAAGAGTCTAACGCGGACTCCAGAGTGTAGAGACCCGAAGGTCTCTACACTCGCCCTGATTATGCCTCTTCTTTTCCGAGCGCCATGTGGAGTGCGAAGTAAGCTTGGCGAACAGCGTCTTCGAACGTGTGCGACCAGACGGTAACTTCTTCCTCGTCATCGTCCAGCGGCAAGCTGGTGATCTGTACGATGCGATCCACTTCGAGCATGGCGTGCACTACGTCGTCGGAGAGCCCGGCAATGGTTTGCAGATGTTCGACAGCGTCTTCGATGGAGCCCTTGCCATCCTTGTACTCATTGATGAGGATAGTCAAGCTACCCCCGGTGAGTTCTTGGATGCCAATCAACATTACTTCCAGAGTCAGTTCTGGCGCCTCTGGAGCGCTGTTGTCCATCATTCTTCGGCGCTCGCTTCACGGACTACGGTAGGACGCATTACAATGTCCTCGAGGTAGTCGTTGGTTTCTTCGAAGTCAAACAGCGTGGCAGAACGAGTGAGGTACTCGAGCACACGGAAGGTGACTTGGAAGACTTCGCCGGTGTCTTCGCCGCGGACGTGATAGCCCATGTGACGAAGCTTCTTAAGCATCGCCGCGATGCTGACGTCTTTGATGCGATCGGTCTTGGTGACGAACTTACGCATCTCGGTACGAGTGAACTCGATGGTGATGTCGCTGGTGACGCCCAGCTTGATCAGGAGTTCGAAACGATCGCAGATCAGTTTGTTGATGTGGTCGGCCAGGTCTTTGGTTTTAACAGCTACAGTCATTCTTACATTTCCTTCTAAGGATTATTCAATTTGGTCCAAGGGTTACTTTCGTAACCCAAGGTTATTACTGCTTGCCTGGGAAGTAGGGATCGAGAATCCAGATTTCTTTCTCGTGCTCGGTACCGATCTGACCGTCTTTCACTTGACGGATTTTGACGTTCGGAACGTAGACCATGCTTTCGCTGACAGTCGGCATATTCCCCTCGACGCCGTAGATAGCGTAAGTGGTGTTCTTGACGATGGCACCGTAGCCTGCCTCGATCGCTTCGACTTTACTTTGTCCGTTGTTGGAAAGGACTTTCCAGTGATGATCTGGGTTTCTATTTGTATTGCTCATTATTACCTCCTAAGGTACTTAAGTTATCAAAGGAACAATTTAGATTAGTCTAATCTGTTCACCTAGGTAATATACACTTGAGATTTCTTTGGATCAGTATGTTTCTACTTTTCCCCTGTATGTCTCGAGTTTTGTAAATTCGTACATACCTGACCTAGTTAATGAGAGCGATATGATATCGCCTCATGGGGAAATTAATAACAACACGCAACTAGGATAACGTACCAATGGAAGCGCTAATACGCGATTGCCAAGGAGCACGTCACCAGGGAGCTAAAGGGTGGCGTAAATGGGCAATCGCATCGGTACAGTAGCTGTAGATACACCTGCAACAAAATCTCTCTTTGCTGTAAAACCCCTAACGGGATGGCAAACTGATAGTTTGGCTTTGGCGGTTGCAAGCTCTCTAATGCTTCGACACCCCCTTCGCTACGTGGATTTGAAACACCGCGTCTGTGAACCAGCAACAGAAGCTTTTCGCTTTGTCGAGTCGCCCCTTGGGCACCACGAAGGAATCGTTCTGTCTATCTTGTCGGGTCCGCATCATCCGTTGCTAAGGCAAGTTTATGCACACACCCGTAATTATGTGAGAGAGTTCCTCGAACTTTCACAACCGGTGTTCCCGTGGCCAATGGGCATAAAAGCCCAAATGTCCTAGCAACCTTCTTCGGAGGGTTGCTAGGACAGTCACGGTTCTTTATGCCGTCAGCTTCTTTTTAGGGATGCCCGCATGTGGGAACAGTCGCAGGGTAGTTGCGTACCCATAGGTGTTTCCACTGTAACCGTGAGTTTTTGGTAGATGTACTTCAAACACAGTAACACCGCATTCCTTGAACTTACGCTCCAGATAGGAGCCCAAGGAGACGATGAGGTCAATCTCTTTGTGTTCTGCGACCGAGTGTAGGGCGCCGTTCACCTCCATTTGAAAGTATTGCTTCCTGGTTGCAAAACCATCGGCCTTCTTGTTGTAGGAGAAGAATCCTACTGCATCCATTCCCTGGTGATTGGGAGCTTCGGCTAACAAGATGATTTTGGTATTGTCGGTTAAAGCTAGGCCATCTCTACGCTCCACCGCTGCTTCAATGGTTGCCATCTCTCGTACTCCATATCCCATTGATGACAAGAGAAACTCGGGGAGTTTATCTGTTGTGTTAAGTGTTGGCAGTTACACCTCGGTTTTGTTATTGGATGCTTCCTGCCTAGCGACGCTGAGCACGTCACATGATACGGGGCTTTATGCCGTCAGTTGACGTTGAGCCCACAGCGCTTCCTGTTCGCGCTTTGCCGGATCATTGCTAGGTTCAGTCACATTGAAGGTGATCTGATACAACTTAACAGCGTTGTAGATGGTCGCAGCGGTGACTTCTGGAACTTCGAGTACCTTCATAGCCTCCAACAGAACCAGATCGGCCTGTGGCCTTGTGATGCGTTTTGGAACGCCGTCTACGGTGATGGACAGGTATTCACAGAGGATGTCGTGAACCACTGCTGCCTGACCGTAAGCGCCCCATGGTGGAATGATCGACCAGAACGCTCGAGGTACCGAAGCACCATCCGTCAGATAGCCCGCAGGAACGTCGACCCACTGATTGCTACCCTTAGCCCCAAGGTAGTAGCGAAACCCTTTCATAACGCGCCAGTAGTCCTTACCGAGGCGTTTACTGGCTTCATGGTCGTAGGTAACCATCAGCTCAGCATCGAACTTTGTAAACCCTAGCAGTTGTGTCATGTTTAGCCCCATGCTTTATATAGCTCGTAGCAGCTCCAGCTTACTACGGCCGTGATAAACAAACCATGTCCCCAATAGAAGCACAAGTCCCGCTTTGTCATTGGAACTTACCTCAGTAAATAAAGACATAAGAATGGGGCAAAAAAAAGAGGGCCCGAAGGCCCCCTTGATTAATGAACAGTAGTCGGCGCGTAGAATACACGCTCACCCTGGCGATATTCCTGCAAATGCAGGCGCTTCCAAGGAATCACATTGCCCGCTTCCATTCGCTCGAGCAGGTCAGGGTTGGTGTTGTGCAGCGAGATCGGATTGCCGTAAGGCTTCAGTGCCTCTACGAGTGCAGGGTCGGTCATGACTTCCAACGACACCTTACGGCGGTTCTTGACTTCACGGGAAGTCGTGATGCGGTCGATGAGTCCGAGCTGTTGGAACTTGATGTTGAAATACACGTATCCGCCGGACGCCTTCTTGACAGCCACGTATGGCTGGTTCGGATCGAATGTACCGGTTTCAATACCCACGGGAACTGCCACTTCACGGCGCAGACTAAGCAGGCTCATCTTTTATCACCTTTCGTTTCAATACGTTAATGTCGAATTTAGATTCCTGGGCGTGGAAGATACTCTGCCAGTCCAGGGGATTCCATTCGGGAAAATACGTATCGCACTGGTAAGTCTCAGGGAACTGGGTGATCACCATCTCATCAACCAGATCCTTCTCCAAGACCTCAGCGTAAAGCTGTGCCCCTCCAATGACCACAGGGTTCAGTAAAGCAACCCCTTGTGCGCGACTCCAATTTTCCCTTACGGCATCGCAAAGCTGGAACGCATGTTCCAGATCACGAGCCACATACAGCCCGAAGCGCAGGTAGTCCCTGACGTAGTCTTTCCTCGACAGTACGATCAGGGCGCGACCTGGTAGCAACGGTTGTTCTTCACTACTCCACGATTGATCTGTGGGCAGCTTCTTACGCTCGATCAGGGAGTCGACGGTTTTACTCCCAGCGATCAAGATCCGACCGTTGGTATACGCAAAGAACCGTTGCAGGTCCTCTGGGCAATGCCACGGTAATTCATTGTTGAGTCCGATGCCCCGTTCAGCATCCATCGCCGCAATCAGATTCACTCGCATTCTTCAAAGCCTCGACCTGTTTCTCAGGCGCGTAATAGAACGTCGGAGTCTCTTGGTCTTCGGAGACCAGCTCAGTCAGGTACAGTGGTTCGTCCTTCTTGAGTTCAAGACCCCAGTGTTTAGGGCTGCCGCTGTAACCGTACTTGGCGAACATCAGAATGTCGGCAGTCAGGACTACAGGTTCATGGCGCACCTTGATGTAGTGCTTGCTAGGATCTTCAGCACAGACCTCTATTTCATACGGCGTACGAATTTCTTTATACGCATCCCACAGCAGATCCTTACAAATAGCAGTCCAGATTTCCTCTTCATTCTCACGAGCCCAGTGGAAATCTTCGTGAGTTTCGTAGCGAACGACAACCGGGATTGCTTCTTCTTCATTAATGACAGCCATCCCGCAGAACGCATCACGTTTACCAATCTCGGCAGCAGGCAACGCGTAGTACAGGTACTCATCAATGAAGAGCATCAGTTCTTTCACGGAATCGGCATGGGTTTTCCGGTCCATGATGGGTTTGAGGATGGCTCGAGCAACGATGCCCTGAGTTTGTTTACGCTTGGTCATCTTCAAGGCTTTCTTTTGAACTTCCTTGAAACCGTGAAACTTGTTGGTCAGGGCCAGTACCAGCAGGGAATACAGATCGTCGAACTTTTCCACGTTTACTACCTTAATGTCTTAGCTCTTCTTAGAGCAGGGATTAGAAGGGGTTCCGAAGAACCCCGAGGATTTAGATCTTTGCCAACCAGTGATCACGAGGAACACGAACCGAAGCCGAGTGTTGGTGTCCACCACCACCCAGGCGTTCAGCCAGAATTGCACAATCTACTGCATCCGGGTTGTCCCGACTAGAATTGAAACGGAACACCCGCGAATCGACCGTGTCAAAGTAGCTGACCACCAAAGGATGATCTTTGGTGTAGCGATCGTTGAGGGCCGAGTACAACGGCTTTGGAGCGTTGAACATTGGAGCACGGTTGATGTTGATCGCCCGTACGCCTTGTTCCTCATCCCCATCCAGGCAGATGCTGAACTCACGTTGGGTTTCGCGAGCATACCAATCCAGCAGGTTGTTGTCGCTACGTTCCAACACTTCGCCTGCATCGATCAGGTTCTGTGGAGGTAGCAGCGCCAAAGCTTCCCACTGGACCAGGTCAGCCTCGGTGTTACCGGTCAGGAACGCCCCACAGGCACGACTGTACTGACGACTACCCGGCACCTTGAAACGCCACAGATCAGCATCAGCCGACATCGTGACGATGGTGGGTTCAGGTGCTTCCATACCGTTGAAGAACTTCCAGGCCAGTTGTGCACCCGATTCGTAGATGTCTACGTACAGCTTGAGGTTTGGCGGACACACCTCGTAAGGCATAGGACCTTCGTACGGTTTGCCCATGTCCTCGGCGATATTGAACGCTTGCTGGGCTGAGCTGGTTTCGCTGCGCAGATCCGTGTACATCTTCTCGGTGGTCTTGTGGTGGTCGATGACGATCACCAGTTCAGCTACTTTACACAGATCCCTCAACACCGAGATCGGGTAGGAGAAGTCCAGGATGTACAGGATTTCGCCAGCTTCGATCTTCGGTGGCGCTTCCCCGTACTCTGCCGATACGAAGGTCGCATGAGGGAGGCGTTGACGCGCTACAAAGGCAGCCGTGATACCATCGACACAATTCCTGTGATAGACGACTGTGGTCTTTTTCGGTTCAGTCATATCCCCTCCTAGGGATTTAAAGATTGATGTCATGCCACTTGCCCCATCGGATAGGTCTCAACATAGGCCGCCAACAACTTAAGCCACAGCCAAGGATTATCAAAAGCAGGACTGTAACCAGCACCGCCCGGCGCCGGGAATTGCGTCTTGACCTGTAACGTTTCATCGTACAGGTCCTTACGGTATTCCAGGAAGATCGTCTTGGAGGCCCGGTGGAAATGAATCTCCAGACCTGTGTCACCCAGACGTTTGAAGTACAGCGTGTACTCTTTGCCGTCAACCGTCACCGTCCCGCTGTGGACATGCTGATCCCTGAACCGCGGGATCAACAATTGACTGACGACTTTAGAGAACAGAAAAGAGACGGCGCTCGTCAGAGTCTCACGAGTTTGCATGGTGCGTTCCAGTAGGTGTAGTACTTTCGTCATTCGCGTGTTCCCCTTCCTGTTTCGCCGATGCCTGGAGATCCAGGATAAACCGGTCGAAATCAATTGGATTTAGGACCTTCACATTAAGCTTCTTAGCTTTGTCAAGTTTCGAACCCGCTCCTTCGCCTGCAATTACGCAGGTTGTTTTCTTGCTGACGTCGCTGGAGACTTTCGCCCCCAACTGTTCCAGCCGTTCCTTCACCTCATCCCTCGACTTCCCGTCGATGGTGCCGGTGATCACCCAGGTTTGACCCTGGAGTGTCCGGCCTTGCTGTTGGAACAGAGGGTTAGACTCCGGTTCCAACTGATCCAACAAATCCCCCACGATTGAACAGTTGTCCAAATCCTTGAAGAATTCCACAATGTTATTTGCGGTCTCTGGACCGATGCCTTTAATAGCCAGTAGGTTTTTGACATCCCAAGTTGCTTCAACCAGTTCCCCCATGTTCACGAAGTTACGGGCTAAGTCTTTGGCAGTCGACAGTCCTACCTCAGGAATTCCCAGCGAGAACAAGATACGGTGGAAAGGAACCCCACGTGCATCCTTAATGCAGTCAACGGCGTTCTTTGCAGAAACAGCAGCAAACCCCGGTAACATAAGAAAGTCCTTCGCTGTCAACTTAAACAGGTCGGCTGGTTTGGCAATGAGTTTCGCCTCCAGTAGATCGTCCAAAGTTTTCTCAGCCAGACCATCCATGTTAAACGCACTACGACTGACCATGTGCTCAAAGCGACGCAGACGTTGTGCTGAACAACCCCAACCCGCTGGACAGATCGTCAGGGAGTCAGAGACCTTCTGGAGCGCAGTCTCGCAGACAGGACAGTGAGTCGGGAGGGTAATCGGAATACGATTCTCCACCTGCTTCTCCACCCTCACAATCTGAGGCACCACGTCACCTGCACGGCGGATACGAATCTGATCGTGAATCCCCAAGCCCAGGCGCTCGATCTCGTTGAAGTTGTGGAGAGTAATAGATGAAACCGTTACGCCGCCACACGCTACAGGCTGAATCTTAGCTACCGGAGTGATCTGACCCGTACGACCCACTTGGAACACCACTTTCCACAGGAAGCTCAAGGCTTCTTCTGCGGTGAACTTGAAAGCAGTTGCCCAACGAGGTTCACGACTACGGAAACCTAAACGGTCTTGGTCTTCGTAGCGGTTAACCTTTACCACAGCACCGTCAATGTCGTGGTTCAGGGAAGGACGCAGGTTCTCCAGCAGTGTGATCGCTACCCAGATCTCGTCGAGGTTGTTACACGGGGTATCGTCCACAACCTTGAAACCCCAATCTTGGAGTAGGGATTGACTGTGTAGGTAGTGGTCGCCGACCCGATTCATTTCCCCGTACGCGCGGAACGATAGCTTGCGCTTACGCACGACTTCAGGGTCCAGTTGACGTAAGGTACCGGCTGCTGCGTTACGGCAGTTAGCGAAGGGTTCTTCCCCATCACGGGTGCGCTGCTCGTTAATGGCTACGAGTACGCTGCGTTCCATGTAAACTTCCCCACGGACTTCCAGTTCGGCTGGAATGTTCCAGCCAGTGAGGTCCAAGGGAATGTCACGGATCACCCGCAGGTTATCGGTAACATCCTCACCAACCGCACCATCACCCCGAGTTGCTCCAAGGGCCAAGACCCCATCAATGTAACGCAGAGAGATTGCTAAGCCGTCCATTTTCTGGCCGACTGTATATAAAGGAACCGGAAGACGTTTCTTCTCGGTATATAGAGGAATGCCTGTGGTGTCAACCCAAGTGGCCAATTCCGAAAGACTGAACGAGTTCCCAAGGCTGATCATTGGGTTCTTGTGCTCAACCTTCTTGAAACCACGCGGAGAAGGCGTGTGACCCACTTTCTGCGTAGGGCTGTCAGGCGTTTTGAGTTCTGGGTGTTTCGCTTCCAGACTTACCAGCTCACGGTACAACTTGTTGTACACGAAGTCCGACACTGTTGGCTTGTCTTCATCGTGGTACTCTTTGTTGTACTGGTTGATCAGTCCACGAAGTTCTAAGATTCGGGCTGCTACGTCCATCTCTTGGACTCCGTAGTTTGAGTAAACAAAAAAAGAGCGGTAGGAAACATCCCTACCGCTCAACCCCTGGGTGATTACTTGGTCAGGTTTGCGCCGCCGAGGTGATCAGCATCGCTGACATCGAACTTCAGACGCGTAACGCGCTCGAACATGGTCGAGTGGAAGTAACGTGGTTCAGTACCGTAGCTGTCCAGACGTACCGGTTCGAACGGGTCGTACTTGGAGAAGCTCAGTTGCAGCCCCAGCAGATCGCCTTTCGGGTGGGAGTTGTGGCCACGCCCACCGTAACCGTAGTCACGCTCGTTGAAGTAGGTCTTGGGACCGGCCTCGAGAACGATGATGTGTTCTTCTGGATTCAGGATCGAACGCAGTACATCACCACGCTTGAGTTCTTCCACGGGCTTGGTTTGCGCCAAACGATCGGCCAGTTCCAGAGTGGCTTCGAAACCGCTGGCCTTCTGGAACTCGGTGGCTTTCTTGGATACCGCATCGAAATCGAACGGCTGGATCAGAATGCCATTGAAACCGGCGTACTGTTCAGGACGGTCAACGTCGTACACGTCGTAGTGGAACGGGTGTGCATGTTGCGGGAAGCACATACCGCCCTTCTGGTTGAAATCAAAGGCCTTGGTAACTGCCTTGACATCACCATTGATCCAGACCATCGCAGTCAGATCAACACCGAAGTAGCGCGCCCAGCGAACCAACGACTTGAGACGGGAACTACCGGTGTGGTAGCTGTCGGCGTGCCAGGTTTCGTTCTTGGCGACCTGGATGGTGCGCAGAGCGTCGAGGGACTGACCGAGGAGCAGCTTGGCAGTTTCGACTTCGTGCAGGTTGGACAAGGCTTCGGTCTCGGATTTCGGATTGATTTCGCCCATGCCGGTTTGCAGCATGGCTTCTTCTGGGGACAGACGACCACGACCGGTCGGTGCCGATTTCGGTTGAGCTGCGTAGCCACCCAGTTCCGCACGGGAAGGGTGGTGCAGCGCTGGGTTGTCGTCGGCCGACGCTGGATCAGCAGGTTTGGTCATGGCGCCAGCTTGTGGGCGGTGCGTGGTAACTTCAAACCCGGTAGTGGTGCGGCGGCCTTCGGGGAGATCCATTGCGGCTTGACCAGCAGCCATCGAGGTACGAGAAGCGTTAGCAGCAGGGGCGACAGCAGCTTCGGATTTCTGTTTGTCCTCGGCGATCTGTGCAGCAGTGCGACGAACGCGAGGTTTCTTTTCAGCCGCAGGTTTGGTAGCCGGTTTTGCAGCAGCTTTGGTGGCTGGCTTGGTGGCAGGGGTTTTAGCGGCGGTATCTTTATTAGCCATCTTAGGCATTCCTTACTGGTGTGGGTAGTTGTACATGTTGCGGACAGTGGAGACCTGATGATTCAGTTCCATGCCCAGGTATTGTTGGTGAATCGTTTGGTCAGCTTGGGAAAGCAGACTCAGAGCTTGACAGGCTTCTGTTGCGGTGTTCGGTGGGAAGAGCATGATAGCTTTCCCAGCTTTGGTGGTGAAACGGGTTTGCGGATAGAGCCTTACCAACAAGTCTACCGCATCTCGTACTTGGTTGGCGTCAAGCATTGGCATGGATTACTCTCCTTAGAGCAGATGCCATAAGGATGGGAATAAAAGCCCCCATCCTTATTCTTTTTATAGAACAGGTTTATTTAGGCAATTGATAGCCCAAGGATGTTAGGTTTTACTTGCGCAGCTTGGGGTCCCACTGAGTACCCTCGAGAAGGTAGTCCAGTTTCCCTTCGGCTGCTTCTTGTATTGCTTGTTCTCGATCAGCGACCTCTTCGGGGGTTAGCTCTTCTTCCTGTGCTTTAAGGACAGATTGCTCGTACTCAAGCTGTTCTTCCTTAGAGACTGGGAGTCCGCGGTCATCCAACAATGTTAGAAAGCCTGGAGAAGAGTGGTCGATTGGTTTGGGTCCAGGTCTCATGCGTTGTTTGATTCTTGCCATCAGTGCAGAGTCAGAACCCGCTTCAAGGATTTCCTTGATAACCTCAGGGTCTACCGACTCTCCGTTTTCGATTGCTTGGGACAGCTCTTCTTTACCAGCTTGCCAAGCACCGTCTTCTGGACCCAGCACAGTGATGAGAACGCCTTTATCCACGATCTGACCCTCCAACGGTTTCTCTTTGGGTTCACCCAGATGGTACTCGACATTACCCTCACTATCCAGAGACTCACGGATCAGAATCCCGTAGTTCCGACGGTTTAGGTTCTCGTCCAGATCCATGACAGGCGAAACGACTTCACCCTCGATTGGAACGTTGCGCTTGGAAAGAGCAGCGACCTTGAAAAGATCGAGCATTCCGTTATCACCCAGCAACCCGGACTTCTGCATGATACGATCTACTTCGCCGTCAAGGTGCTCGCCTTCAATCGGAGCTGGTTCAGAAGTACCCAGCGCAATACCAAGGAAGTCGATGTCCCGCAGATCGCGCTTAACGCCGTCTGTACCCACAGCAAAAGCTGTGACCTTGGGGAGGAACTCGCCACCCTTGATGGTGTGATCGAGAGCGCCTTCTTCGTAATGTCGCAGGCGGTTCAGGGAACCAGGAGCTGTCATCGGCACCATGCGATCAGGCGGAACCACAGGGATATTCCCGATTGGCTTCGCGAAGATGTCGCTATCGATGTCCACAAAGCGACCGCGCAGCAACGCCACTTGGTCGTATTGGCTTTCGCTGATGAGTCCTTGATCCAACCAACCTTTCAGCAGAGGGTCGGGGGTATGGGCTGCACGCTGTTTCTTGATGTAGGCATCCAGCATCTGGAACTCGCAACGCATGGCGTAGTCGTTGTACCAGAAGTAGAAGTCGTCGATGATCTGCGGAAGGATGTGATCCGGCAGACCAGTCATGTTGAAAGGATCGAACTTTGGAATTGCTTGAGCACCGCTTTTCATTTTGAGTCTCCTTAGACTTTTAGTTTAGTTAGCCGATGATAGCGCCGAAGCGAATCTCACCGTCAGTTGCTTGGTTGACCCACGCCTGAACGAACGCTCGCTCTTCAGCCATGAGGTAGTCGTGTACTACTTGTTTCTCGATGTGTTCAGGCAAACCCGATTGGTTGAACGGGTCAAAGCCAACCATCACCACACGAGACACAGTGTTGCGCAGAACCTTAGGTTTCTGACGTTTGAAGCGAACACCCTTGATTTGTGGGAATTCGACACCCTTAGCTTTCAAGGCATCCAACTGTGCCTTGACTACCTTACGGCAAAAGATGGTGGCCTTGTGGTTGAATTCGTCAATGGAACGCTGAGACATGATGTTCTCCTGGAGTGGGAGGGTTTCCCCTCCCTTAGCGGGTTAAAGGTAACGTGGATAAGTTTTACCGATGAACTGATCCAGGAGCAAGATATCCTTTTGATCTTTCTCGCGATTCAAGGCCATCTTCTGGAACAGCACGCAATCCGGCATGTAAGTACCCACACCATCCCAGTGCCAGCTACGAACACCGATAGGCATTGGGTGAACATCCACAAACTCGTTCAACACCACCAGTTCACTACAAGGTTCCCACGGCAACACGTCACGCATACGCTGCGTAACAGTCAACTGCTTGACTTCATACTTCCCCGAATGTTTCAGGTGATGATACAGTGCTGGAGGAATATCCAGATCAATATCACCTGTCTCCTCACGAAGACCAAACAACAACAGAGAACCACCAGCACTTACCAATGCTTGATCGGCTTTCAGATTGAATTGTTCGAGTACATTGAAATACTCTTCACGGAATTTAGCAAGGTTCATTATTGATCTCCTTAGATCGAAAGGTTAGGTAGCTCACTGGGGTAATATATACTTGAAATTCAGTTAATTGCGGTCAGTCTAAAACTACATAACCCCTACCTCCTATGTCAGTTCCGCGTAGTGTTTTCAAACGTCGTTTTGAGAACCTAATGTTATAGTCACGGACAACTTTAAGTCCTTCGTACAGCCCAAAGTTCAAGGTTAGAACCATGATTCGAGAGATGATCAAATTCGACGGCACTCGTGAGCCGTTCATTGCAGAAAAGCCTGCGCGCTGGACGCAATGGGGTGCCCGTAAGCTCGGTAAGCGCGTGGACTGGCCCAGCATTCTCGCCGAAGCAGTAAATGAGTGTCCTCCTGTTCTCTCGACCCTCGAGTTCCAGGAGAAGCTGGTAGACGTGACCCTACGCGGTGAGTCGTGGGCACACTACCTGATGGCCGGTCGCCTTTATGCCCCGCTCATCATGAAACAGACCTTTGGTAACGAGGTCCCCACCATCCGTGAGCTGCACGAAAAGCTGGCGCTGATGGGTTACATGTACCGCCTGGACTACTCGGAAGCTGAATACGCCGAGTGCCAGAAGCTGATCGACCACAAGAAAGATCAGACCTACCCGCACTTCCGCAGCGAGTACATCTACAAGAAGTACGCCCTGCAAAACCGCATCGGTACTTCGAAGCAAGTCTTCGAAACGCCCCAGTTCGTTTACATGCGTATGGCGATGGCTCTCTCCGAAGATCAGCCGCGTGACCGCCGCATGCGTGATGTAGCCAAGTTCTACGAGCACCTTTCTGACGCCCGCATTAACGCCCCGACTCCGAACTACGTGAACCTGGGTACCCCACTGCGCGGCTTCGCTTCTTGCTGCATCTACAGCAACGAAGACACCGCTGCCTCGATCGGCATCGGTCTGCACATCGCTTACACCATGACCTACATGTCCGCAGGTTGTGGTACTCACCTGAACACTCGTTCGCTGGGTGAGCCTGTCCGTGGTGGCATGATCCGTCACCAGGGCAAACTGCCGTACATCCGTGCTACCAAGGCCATGGTTGAAGCCAACCTGCAAAACGGCCGTGGTGGGGCTGACACGCTGACCTACAGCATGTTCGACCCTGAGAACGAAACCCTGCTGCAACTCCAGAACCCGATGTCGACTGCGGACAAGCAGATTCGTGGTATCGACTACTCGGTCACGGTCAGCAAGTTCATCGCTCGCTTCGCTGGCGCCAAAGGAAAGCTGTTCAAGTTCAACAGCTTCACTGCCCCGGATCTGTACGACGCCTTCTACTCGGCAGACTTTGCCAAGTTCGAAGAACTGTACGCCAAGTACGAAGCCGATCCGCTGTTCGTCAAGGACTACTTCAACGCTCGTGAGCTGGTGCTGGTCGCTCTGACCGAAGCCCTGGAAACTGGTCGCTACTACCTGACCTGGGCTGACGAGATGAATCGTCACACCCCGTTCTACGACGAGATCTTCGCTTCCAACCTGTGCCAAGAGATCATGCTGCCTCAGCGTGGTTACGCTCACATGCTGGACCTGTACTCGGAAAGTTCGGTCGGCTACATCCGTCTGACCACTACCGATGGCAATCGCATGGAACTCGAGGCACCGCAGAAGGTCTGGGTGGATCGAGAGATCCCGATGGACTACCCGGTCGGTCGTATCGCACGCCCTGCCATCGCAGCTATCGAGCTGCAACCAGGTGAATCGTTCCGTACCGTGAAGGACGGTCTGACCTACACCGTTGCTACGGTTGACGAGATCAAGCGCGAACCAGAAGTTGCCATGTGCAACATCGGCGGTATCGTACCTGCGAACATCGAGAGCGACGAGCAGTGGGCAGAAGTGGCCTACTACACCCTGCTGATGATCGACATCTGCATTCACAAGGCTGAGTACGAGTTGCCGCACATCGGCTACACGTCCAAGTCGCGCATGAATGCTGGCGTGGGTCTGATGGGTGTCGCGACCTGGATGGCGAAGAACAACCTCCGGTACTCGACCCAGGAAGGCAAGAACGCGCTGTTCCACCTCGACGAAACCCACATGTACCACCTGATCACTCAGTCGATCCAGTTGGGCAAAGAACGTGGTAACGCTCCGTGGATGCACCGTACCAAGTGGCCAGAAGGTTACCTGCCGCAAGACAGCGCCAACCAGAACGTCCTGGAACTGGTAACTGTCAAGCCTGCTCGTGACTGGGCTCCGGTTCGTGCTGCCCTGATCGAAAACGAGGGCATGCGCTTCTCCTGCGTCAACTCCCACATGCCAGGCGAATCCAGCTCGAAAGCTGCTGGTCAACCAAACGGTCGTTACCCGGTTCGTGACGTGGTCATGACCAAGACCGACAACGGCATCGTATCGCGTTGGGCTGCACCGGAAGGTGACATCTGGGCTGATCGTTACGAGATCGCCTGGGACCTCGATTACACCCACCAGATCGACAGCTACGCCGTCGGCCAGTACTGGTGTGACCAAGGGATGTCCGCTGACCAATGGCGCCGCCTGCCACCAGGTGAAACCGTAGGTTCGGCTGAACTGCTGCAAGGGTTCTTCCGCATGACCAAGTACGGCTTCAAATCCCGTTACTACTACAACACGCTGACCACCGCTCCGAAGCGGATGGAAAACGGCGAGATCGTGATGGTCGAAGTGCGCAACACCGACAAGGCCCCAGAAGCCGATTGCGGTGCTGGTGGTTGCAAGATGTAATTGAAAGGGGCTCCTTCGGGAGCCCCGACACTTAACGAACATTAGGGTAAAAGGTAGTGTCTAAACCAATCATGTTGGAGATGGGCTTTCCCGCCACTCCACCGGTAATCGATCAGGCGATTTTCAACCTGTACAAAAACGACTACCAGAACACCAGCCTGTTGCTTGGGGAGCCCGGCGGGTTGTTCGATACGGTCAACAAAAAGTTCCCAGATGTCTGGAAGCTTTACAAGACCATGAAATCGCTGGACTGGGATGAGAACGAAATTCCGTTCACTTCCTGCAACGCTGAGTTCAAGAACCCACTACTGCGCACCAAAGCGCAGAAGATGATCAAGTCCTTGGCTTGGCAATGGGAAGCTGACTCGGTAGCGTCTCGCAGCATCTCGCACATCGTCAGCCTGTTCAACCCAGCTCCTGAGCTGTGGGCAGCCTGGCAGCGTATTTCGGACAACGAAGTGGTTCACGCCGCTACCTACTCCGAGATCGTTCGTGCTTCGTTCGATAACCCACGTGATGTCCTCGACAAGATCCTCGAGATCACTGAAGCCATGCAGCGCTTGGAATCGGTCTCTCGTGAGATGGCGTGGATTCGAGAGCGGGGCCTCAAGTTCCAACTAGGCTTGGTTCCAAACGACCAAGAAACCTACAACGCAATCTTCATGTTTGCGTTCGTGATGTTGGTACTGGAACGTCTTCAATTCATGGCCTCGTTCGCCGTGACCTTCGCGTTGGCGGCAGAAGACCTGTTTATCCCAATCGGGAAGATGGTCCAGAAGATCGCCCAAGACGAATTCGAAGTGCACACTGCACTCGACTTCACCGTCCTTTATATGGAGATGCAGACCGAGCGTGGGCAGATCGCTTACGAACAACTGCGTCCTCGTATGAACGCGCTGCTCAACGAAGTCATCCACACCGAAATGAACTGGTCCGATTTCGTCTTTGTTGACGACGAGACTGGCGAGTACGTGGAAGACCTCAAGTACTGCAACCGCAAGCAGCTCAAGGACTTCGTTCTGTTCAACGCCACGTTCATTGCACGCTCCATGCGTCTGGACATGGAATACCCACAAGTGGAAAACCTGCCGCTCCACTACATGAAGACCTGGATGAACATGGGCGATACCCAGCCTTCTCCACAAGAGCAGGCTAACGCTCAGTACAAGGTCAACGTAGTGGTGCGGGACGACGCAGACGTAGAGTTTGATCTCTCCGGCATCTGAGGAATCAACATGGCTAGTTTCGGCTTAGTGTTGTTGGGCGCAGTTGGTGGTGTGGTACTTTGCGGTGTTGTTTTGCTGTACATCGGTTACAAAATGTTCACACGCAGCTAAAAGGGTTTATATGGAACATCATGAGTTCGGGACAGCACACTACATCCTGGTTGTCATGATCGTGGGTATTGTGTTGCTCAAGATCTCTGACTTTTGGAAAGGACGTAAAGAATGAAAATCGGTGAGAACTCATTCGATGTCATTCGTGGTCTGCGCATCATTCTGGAGTGCAGTCACTATCCCATCCGCCCTGAACACCGTGATGGCGAGATCGTTTTCAAAGACGGTAAGTCTCACTACTTCAGGATCATCAACAGCTTGTGTATCCCTGGGGATGTAAAAGAGCTGTTCAACGTACACGGCATTGGTTTGGTGATTGCCAAACAGTTCAGTGCCGAGTCCTGCAAGTTCTACGGGGACCGTAATGGGTTCCTGACATAAAAAAAAAAAAGAAGGGGTGCGAGCCCCTTCTTTTTATGCCGTCTTAAAACGGTTGTAGACGCAAACAGTGATGGATATAGAGCAGGCGTTCTTCACGCAGCGGGTGGGTGTTCTTCACCGCGATGTTGAAAGCTACGCCTTCAGACAACTCGATTTTCGCGTTGGTATGTCGCATGGCCTTCTGGAGGGTGAGGATCAGGTCGAAGCAATCGCGCCTATCGGAAGGTAGTCGCGAGAACCCGTTGTTGACGTCGAGGTACTTCGAAAGGTTGTTGGCTGCCCAGTGGCGGATAGTCGAATCGTAGTCTGGGTCAGCTACTTCCGGGCGGTCATTGTTCAGGTAGTCGTATGCGTGATTGACCGCATCCCACGTAGCACGTTTTGGTAAGATCACGATGTGGTGATCGTGGTCATCGATGTTGTGAAGGAGAGCACCCCGGATGTGGATGCTACGAACCGACAGGAACGTTTTATGGCGCCGGATATGGGCATCCAACTCCTTTTGCACTTCTTGTTGGAGGCGCTCAAACGAGTGACCGAACTCGACACCTTCGCCTCGTGGGCGACGAGTGAGTTTATTGTAGTGACTGTGGATCTCAGCCAGACGAGCCAGATCCAGTTCATTCAGGACATCACCACCGTCTACAGCCAAGGTGATGTCCACGCGATTAAAACGAGCCATTAGTTACCCTCCTTAGGGCTAGACATGAATTGAACGTCAGAGTGACCACCAGCGGTCACGGTTGGAACGATGTAGTGTTGCGTGTGGTGCTTGATGATCGCGTAGCACTGACCTACGTTAGCGGTCATCCCGTGGTACAGCGAATCTGACAGCTTGATGCGATATTTGCGGGAACCGATCAATAACAGAGAAGTGGCTGGCTGATGCAGCGGCACCTCTTCGATCTTGTCGTCTCGCAGATAGCCACCGTAGACCACAGTTGCCGGATACAGACCGACAGTCTTACGGTTGGTCCGAGACATCACCATCGCTTGGAACTCACCTACGAACTTCTCGTTAGGGTGAGACTGGACGTCGATGACATCGTCCTGCGGTTCTGGTTTGGGCTTACGCTTTTCATCCAGAACCTTTTGAAGCATTGCGATCTGGGCTTCGAGTCGAGCCTCGGTCCAGTCTTTGTAGTCATGACCACAGGCGCACGGCGTTTCCCAGCATTTGATGCAGTCAGACATTGCCATCGGAGGCTTCCTTTTTAATGGTCACCATAACGGTGAAAGATTTGATGTTCTGATCTTCAGACGAGAACGAGAGACGCCACTGACCCAGCGTTTGCCGGAAGCGAGTAGCGCTATTGTTGACGGTACAGTAGTACTCCATACCGCAAGCCTTGTAAAGCTTGTGCTTGTTGAGATTCAACTTGATATTTTGGGGGTTGATATCTCTCGCGTAGGTATGGCGGTCGATACGTACAACTTCAACCTTGGTGACTTCGCAACCTGGGAACATCGTCGACAGGTTGACGCTATCATTGCGCATCACTACTACACGCTTCTTCTTCAGGTAAGGGGCTTTGGTAGTGTGCTTGACTTTCTTCTCGCGATGCGGTTGGAACCAGAGACCCAATACCTTTTCGCGTTGTTCTTTGTTCAGCTCAACCCGCTCAAGCAGTTTAGGCCAATCGAAGTAAGCGTTTTGGTAGTGGGGCTTGTTATACGTATCACGAATGTCATCGGGGAAGACGTCCACCTTTGGTGCACCCCAACGAGCCAACACCTGCGGACAGGAAGTAGGACGACGGAAGTACATGATGTGGACCGAGCTGTAGCGATCTGGCGTCAGTCGACACTTTACCAACACGATCACAAACAGGCTAACCCGATTGATGCGCCAGGCTACAATGTCAGCTTCGCCCATGATGACGCGAGGTTGGGAAGCAGCATGGTCATTATGAGCACGTACTGGAATCATTTGGCACCTGAGTAACGGAAGTCTGATTTCTTGCCGCGTTCTTGCAGCAGTTGGATTTCGCGGGAGATGGAGCGACCGGATGGAATCACAGCCATGTAGTAAGTGCCCTCGAAGAGCGTAACCTTAACCACTGTACCCGGCATCAGTTTCCACGCTTCGGCATGTTTACGGCTGATGTAGTACATCCGGCCATTCAGCATGACGATGGCAGTTTCCTGAAACTTACTGACTTTGATACCAGCAATCTCACCGCGATCAACTTCACGAGCACCGCGTTGGCGTACCAGATCGAACGGGATGTTCATGGTGGCTTCACGTGGATCGTTTACAGCAGTGTTACGAACGTGCTTCGAGGACATCTAACAACTCCTTGTAGGGTCTCTTATTATCCCTTCTGAGGGAAACGTTTATTCAGCTCTTCGACAATAGCTGGGATGGACATGATGTGGATTGGTGCAGGTCCTTCACGCAATGTATCCGACGCAAGCATTAGTGCCTTGCGGATATCGTTCTCATGGAAATCCATTGAGGCGAAAAGGGTTTCTTCTGTTTCTACGTAGGCACCCCGAATGCCCACAATACCCTGACCCCAAGGGACCAGTCGCTTGAGCATGCTGCGTTTGCCGTTCTTGTCGCCGATCGACCATTCTTCAATACGACCGGAATGGGTAATCAGCCAACCACGCAAGGCGCCTTCAAGCAAACCTTCGGACGAATCATCGCCGTCCAGATACGCCAGCAAGTTAAACGCACAGGGACTCAGCGGGACCAGGAACCCGTGCTTCGAGTACAAGGCATCCGGGTTAATCTGAGTGCGCAGTCCATTGGGGCGGTAAATGTCCGAGATGAATGCAATCTCGTTTCCGTTAGTGACAACGAAGTTCTCGTTCATTTGCGGGTCCTGGATTTCTTCTGAGCGGGTACGGTACGTGGGAATTTCTTGAGAGTCGTGAGATCGTAGAAGTCACAGCCCAAGCCACACGTGGCGGTTGCTTTGCTGATGCGGTGGATGATCTCAATCGCACCCAAACCTGCCTTGTGGTAGGCATTGGCGAAATTGATTTCAGAACCGGTAGCATTGAACCGATGGATGTCCTCTGCCCGAACTTCCAGATCTTTCTCTTCGGTACGCCACGAGATGAACCAGCAGTGCTCTGCTGTTGCGACGTACAGTCGACGAGAGATCCCAGCGGCATAACCGGTCAGGATCATAGCTTCCTCGTCGGTGAACTCCAACGGGTTGCCTTCGTCATAGCTCAGGTAAAACGCAGTGAGCCTGGTTGTCAACAAGGTCTTGATCAGACCCATGTCCGCACGGTGCGGATCAGCACCTACTACACCGACGACGAAACGTTTCTCGTCCTCGATGAAAAGCTTGTTCCCCACTTCACGATACTCGATGCGAGTACCACAGTTGACCAACATCTGTTTATCGGCGGCGATTATGCCATCCTTTATTACAACCATCGACATTACTTGACTCCCTTGAGTGACGGCATAGAGAGTGAGGCTGTGTGGGCCTCACTCCTTGAGCCTAGCTTATGCCTGAACGCGCTGTTCCAGGCAGCCACGACGACCAGTTTCCTTGGCCGGGGCGTATTGCGGGTGCGCCGAATCTTTCAGGCTACCATCAGCCAGGAAGTTCAGCTTAGTGCCGACCACGGTATCTTTCGGCAGTTGACCGTCAGCGATCTCGAGTTCGATCAGATCGTTCTTGTCGTTCATGACGGTGAGCTTGGAACCAGCTACTTTCACGAAGGTCAGGGTGGTGTCTTTTTCCAGGGTTTGAACCAGTTTCATGAACAGCTTTCCTTTTCTAAAAGGTTTTAGGTTGAGGGCATTGCACCAAGGTAATATGTACCTCAGATTCTTTTAATTCGACGGGTAGTGTGGCTCACACAAGGTGATAGGATCTTCCTTCGCCAGATCAGGCCGGTAGTTCCGCTGGATCAACTTGAACTTGAGGATGCGACGGATACCTTTCACTTCCCCGTCGGGGTAGACCATCATTCCTGTGCGTTCAGGGTCGGTGTAACGAATGAACACCACCGGGTGAGCGTTACCTTCTTGGATCAGATCTCCATTCTTGAAGTGATCTGCTTTCAAGTACTCGTTGTACTCCCGGATGAGCTTTTCTTCTTGCTCTTCACGGAAGGACTTGTAGTAAGGATCGGGTTCCCAACTGGCCGACATGTTTGGAACAATGCTAGCCGTCCCGTAAATGGCGTAATAAGTGAACGCGTAATAATGCGGGATATCCCGAGCCTGTTGATGCAGACCAATGATCTTGAACGGTAGCTCTGGCCAACCTTTATCTTCGGAGTGGCGCAGCTTGTGGAACACACCAGTCGTGGTCAGGTAGATCGGGTTGTTTGTGTGAGCGCAATTGCCCAAGAACAAACGCTTGCCCCGATACTCTTCCCGGTTTTTATCCATCCGGTGGTAGTGCTCTGCCAACTTACGATTGAAGTCGTAGTTGTGAGCAAGCAGGCTATGGTCGCCAGCATCCAGAAACTCCACACGTGCCTTAGAAGGAATCTCGGTAGCAAAGTTCCCCTCACGACCCGGCATGAAGTAGTGCATGCGGTTTTCTTTGAAATCGAACTGGGTGATGTAGTAGATCTGATCGCCACCCAATTCGGTAATGTCTTGGTGTACTCGAATGCGAACAAAACTGCCACATTCTTTCAACTCACGTACTGCACGCTTTAAGTCGTTCTTAAAGAGCTGATCCCACAAAGAGCGCATAAGTTTCCTTCCTTAAGGTGTGGCGGGGGAAAGCCCCCGCCGAAGTTTAGAAGAGATTGTAGCGAACACCGTCGATGTCCTTGTAGCACGCGTCTACGAGATCATCGAGGATATTCCGAGCCTTCGACAGCGTCTCGCGCTGTTCGGCTTCTATAAGCACCGGGATGTAAGTGTACCGCAACTTGTTCCCAAAACGTCCAGTGACGTAATGTTCACAAATCCACTTAGGTGCGTACTTCTGCATGTCAAGATGCTGTCCAACCCCACTCCACCACGTGGGGTCTTCAAACACTTTGGGGTCTACAGGTACAACCACGTCGATTTTAGGGATACCACGATCCATGTCAATCGGCGCTCGGGTGACTCGCTTACAACTCAAAGGGAGCAATTTCTCTCCATTATAAGTGTAGTGAGGTCTGTAAAAGTAGACTCCATTTTGGTACTGGGTCAGAGGTAAGTCTCGTTCTTCGAAGATTGGTGGGTCTTCACAATCGAACTCGAACTTGTAGATCGCCTCATTGACCTTAGGTTTGACGTGGTTGTGATAGCGGTACAACGTAAGCTGGGCGTAGTTCCCAAACTCGTAGTCATCGTCAATTACCGCCATCATGTTGATTGCACCGTAGAGAGTGAGCATAAGTCACCTCAGATGTCGAGTAGGCTGACTTCCTGGTTGGTGCCATGGTCCATGAAGACTTCTTCCAGTTGGTCGCCCACTTTGGCCAAGCCCTCAACCAGATCCTTAACCACTCGGGTCAGAACGCCTTCGTTGATCGAGACCGGTACGTAATCAATACGGACCTTGTCGTCACCGACGATGCTGTGCAGGTAGCCCTTACACATGAACTTCGGCTTGTAACGATCGACCAGCGTGGTGATCTCCGCAGAGTTCCACCAGTACTCAGACTTGAGCAAGTCCTTGTTGTCAACCACAGCCACCATGGTCAGGCGAGGAATGGTTGGGTCGTCGATGTTCGACTTGGCAACCGTGCGGATTTCCTTCACCAGAACCGGATCACCCCGGAAGGTGTAGAACCCACCGTGTTCGTGCTTGTAGAACCCAGGCTCGAGATCCTCGAAGCGCTTGTCCCGAGGGTACTCAAGGACTTGCTCTTTGGTCAGATCGAAAGACAGCTCAACCACTTTCTCATCGAGCTGCTGGTAGGTCCGACAAGCCTTGGCGGTATCACGCAGGCGCAGGTGCAACTCAGGCTTGGTGAAGATGTGTGCCAGATCATTGAACTGATTGACACACAGGTAGGCCTTGATCATTTCAGCCTCCAGGCATAACCGAATTTATGGGCCTTGGCATCGAGCAGGCGAAGCCAAGTGTCGCTGTTGCTCAGGCGCAGAGGAATCAATTCATCGCCGAACATACAGCAAGAGTTGGTGAAACCGAAGAGCGCTTCACGAGGAATCTTGCGTTCGCGCATCAACGTGGCTAAGGCGCTCTTGTTGTGAGCTTCACGCAATTCACTCAGCGTTCCCTGTTCTTTAGGGCGAGCAAACCAAGCCTCCAGAGCCGCCCGTTCTTCCTGAGTGATCACCAGCACCATCGCATCGTGGGTGGCGCTGCGAACACGCAGACGGTCAGCGAGCTTGCCTGCACGCCAGATGCGCTCGTCTTCCATGCACTCGAAGCTTTCAGGCTCGTACGAGAAGATCAGACCGAAGTCGTAGGTTTGTTCCAGCGGCAACACACCGGACCACTGCTTGACCGTTTCCAGATCGTCAGTGATGATCCAGTTGATTTCTTTGTGCGCCGAGAAAGGCTTGGGTACTGTCTTGTTCATTACAGTGCTCATCGCAGAGCCTCCGGCATGAACAGGTTGTCTTGCGGCACCAGCAGAGGCATGTTCTGACCCCAAGCTTCTGGTTTCAGAGTGAAGCCGACGTGTTCGACTTGACGAATGACTTTGCCAACCATCGACTTGTCAACCGACAGGCGTTTGGTCTCTGGCGACGAACCGTCGCTACCGAAGCGATAGTCGATGATGTGTTGAGCCTTGAACACCCCGAGGAATTCAAAGCCAGCACGCGACACCACGATCATCATCGCCGCAGTGATTTCAGCGCTGTAGTTGCGCAGGTCCATCTGGTTCATGATGGCTGAACGAGACTCCGGGTAACCGAAGTAGCAGTTCATACCTTCCTTCTTGAAGACCACCAGGTTGGTTTCCAGATCCGGGTGTCGGATGGATTCCAAGAAGTGGCGATCGAAGCCACGGAAGAACACGTCGTCCGCTGCCCAATCGAGGATCACGTTGTTGATGAACTGGTTCGGGTCGAAAGGTTCCATGCCTTTATAGTCACGGATGTCACCGTGCATCTGGGCAAGTTCAACAACCTTCTGGCTGAGCTTCTGCATTTACTTCTTCTCCATCTTAGGAAAGGGGGTTAATGGTACTAACCCTAATAAGTTGCCAGTAGATGATATATCTCTGAGTTCCAGTTGAATCGAGCAAAAAAAAGAGGGGTAGTTAACCCCTCCTCTTTATGCCCTCAATCGAGGATATCGCTTACCACATCCCCGATATCGTCCAGCACTGAACTACTGGAGGATTGGGTCGAGCTACTGCTGCGCTTCCGCCAACGGAAGAAGTTTTTGAACCGCTGCCACAATGAGGGCTTGCGGATTTCAGGTTCTGGTGGAGGCATTACGTCATCGATCCTTTTGATCAGTTCTTCCCCTTTGAGGAAAGTCGTTTCGAAATCCCTGACCAACAACATCGGAGTCAGAGCCATCCCACTGAAAGCCAGTGTCACCGTACAGCCACGCAGAGTTTCATTCTCCACGCTAAAGAACATTCTCCAGCCCGTTACGTCACTGTACGCAATGGCTTGGAATTCGATGGGTTTATCAAAGTCCCAGTGCCAGTTCCCAGCTTTAAGGCCAGGAAAGAAATCTGGAAACCCGTCGTAGAACCCCGCGATCATGTTCACTAGACTCTGCATGTCAGTATGATTGAGTCGGTAAACCCCTACCCTTTCATACTGACGTGCTAACTCCCGGTTGCTACGTGACCCCTTTATTTTGATCATAGGTGTGTGCCCGGTCTAGGTACGAACCAAAGGTAGTAACCTACGGTGCCAAACAATTCCAATAGGCCCAATGCGACCCAGGTTCCCATGAACCGCTCAAAGCGTCGGAAGACGTACTGGAAGATCCCTTCCCCGACAGGGCGGAATACTACCAAACCCAACGTGAGAACCAGATTGAAAGCGCCGAGGTAAAAGATTTCCATGGATAGTTATTTCGTTGGAGGTTGCATGATTGCTCCACGCTCGAAACGACCGCTCTGGCGGCGACGAGAGTAGACCAGTGTTGGTTTGTGGCAGGTGAAACGACCCATGAACTCTCGAACACCCAACTCTTCCCAACGGTACAGGCGATACTCTGGGTTGAACGCGATCAACTTGTTAAAGCCTCGGTGGTAGATCGTGTCCTTGATGTCCAGTGTGGATTCCCCTTTCGGCGTTTCCAGTAGCACCAGTTCTGCCGATTGAGTCGGGTCCATCAACAGCTCGATGAAACGATACTCCCGATCCTCACGTACTTCTAAGTGTGGAACGTAGAAGTAGTAGAAGCAATTGCCATTAGTGGCAAAGCCAGGCGTGCAGTTAGACAACAGACTAGCCCGGAAGTTTTTGTGGCGTGGGGCTTCGACTTGAGTGAACTTCTTGGGGAAGAACTCATTCTCCACCTTATCGATGATGCGTTGTTCCACACCGTCGAGTTTCAGCACACGTGCTACGTTTTCAAACAGTTGACGTTTCGAGGTCATGCTCAAGGCTCCTTAGCCAATTAGTTTAAGCGAAAGCCTGATGCAACGCATAGCTCACGCATGTAAGGATAAACAAAAGGTTGGCGGCGACAAAGGCCACATGACGTTGACGATCACTACGGCGCGCGTGGATGCGGTCTACAAGAGGATTAGTCAGCATCGTTCTTCCCCAGACCGCCTTCAACACACTCAAAGGTACGAACTGTGGTGATCGTGATATCGCTACTGCCACCCTGTCCGGCAACGCGAGTTCTAGAGGTCTGGGACCAAACTCCTTCCTTACTGGTGGCCCCATAGCCAAAGAGACTTTTAGCCGTATACTCGCAAGGTATACCGATCCGACTTTCAACCGGGAAAGTCGTAGTTGATACAGCAACCCCCACTGGGCTAAAAACAGTAGTAGTGAGAAGTCCGACAAGAATAGACATTGTTTCTTTCCTTTCTGAAGGATATAAAAGGCCGCCCCTAAGGGCGACCAAGAGACTTAGTTATCGTGGATACGAACACGTACGCCAACGCTGCCGCTTGGGGTCGGTTCAGGCGAGTCGTCAGATGGAGCTTGTGGGCGTTCTGCCGGTGGAAGCTTGCGGACCTCTTCGTAATGTTCGATAAGATCATCAATGCGGTGGTTATCGCAAGACAGAGCCTCGCGGATATCCAGCGGACCTACCAAACCAGCGGAGACTGTCTCACTGTAGTAGCTATTGGACGAACCGTGCCAACGTAGAGACACAAACCCTTTCGGCGTGGCGAAGCGGTAGTAGGTCCAAGTTTCTGATTTACAGCAGCCTTCTTCGGGATGGTGCGAGGCTTCTTCAGAAACTACCAGAGGTCGGTCAATCAGATCAAAGAGGTCTCCCTCGATATCGATCAACTTGATGGAGCAGTCACAACCGTAGTCGCCTTCGGACGCGTTGTGTAGCACAAAGGCATCGCCGGTATTCAGGATGAACACGATTCGCTCAAAGGTATCATCACCTAGATCAATGCGTTGACCGGGTGCCAGATTGTTGAGACGAACCGTGTTGAAGATGATCTGACCTTCAGTCTTACCAGAGTCCGGGATCAGGACGATTTCGGTGATGGTAGAACCTACCGGCATCTCGTCGATCATCTTGTACGCGACTTCCTTCGCCATAGCACGGCGCTGTTCGTCAGTGTACGTCGGCTCGTCGTCATCGTCCTCCGCATCCAACAACTCACCTTCTTTAGGGGCGATTGCTGGTGCTACAGCGTGTAACGGAGTAGGTTCACCGCCATTATCAGCGATAGTGCGCACAGCGTGACGGAATACTGCCAATTTACGACGTACTTCGTCTCTGATATTCAACAAGTCGTCGGGTGTGGTGATACGGTACTTACCGAGTACACCTTCGAGAGCCCGTTCCATCTCGACATCCCAACGGCTAGCCATGACCAGTACTACTACCTCAAAAGGTGTAGCAAGACCGAAGGCTTCTGCGACAGAGGGCTCACAGCGACACTCAATGCGGTAGTCACCGTTCTCTTGGATGATCGCCATGCCTTCATGGCGCATCTCTTTGATACCTTTGTTTGCCAGCACCTGTAACAGTTCGGCGGCGATCTCCTGACCAATGGCCGTCATCAGCTCGTGGTCACGCATTTTGGCAATCAACTGCTGGTCCATCTGAGGACTCCTAATAAAGGCATAGCCGGGCTCCCGAAGGAGCCCAAGCTACTTTAAACGATGATGTGCGGGATGAAGCGTTCGTTCTTCCACGACAGGGTCGGGGATTCGAACTCACGGATACACAGGGTGGCCGCAGTCGAGTCGAACATGTCATCACGGTCTTCCACAGCGTCAGGCACCATGAACATACCGATGATGAAGTTGTTACGACCTTCTACCTGGCCCGGCGGACAGTACGCTTGATATACGCAGTCGTCGGTGTAAGGACCTTCGGACTCGTGAACCAGTTCGTTCTCGTCACCGAACACCTTGACGTTGGACGACATGCGACCAACCTTCGGCTTCTGCACGTAGGACATACCGGAAGCGATGAAGTGCTCAGGCGTGGTGTAGGTAGCCAGAGTTGCTACGTCATCCCACTGGCAACCGTAACCCGCTGGGTCAGATTCACGCAGGTAGGTGATGTAGGCCCAGATACCTTTGTTCGAAGCGAACCAGCGCCACGCAGGCTCGAGGAAGGTTACGTTGTTGGCCCAGTACTGCCACTCTTTGTAACCTTGCGGGAAGTTCTCGACCATCTCTTCCCACGGCGACAGTGCGAACACCACGTCCAGACGACGATCACCAATCACCCACGGCTTCTCACGGCAAGCGTGATCGTAGTCGATGTCGGTGAAGTCGGCGAACAGGGTGGTGTTGTTCTGATTCAGGATCTGAGCCAGCGTTTCGCACGTTGCCATGTCTTCGAAGCTGTCCTTCTCGAACAGCACACCGACGTAGCCAGGCACCTTGCCCATTTCTTCGAGTTCGTGGATCAGCGTGTGCCAGAACATGTTGAGCTGGTCTTCCTCGTCACCGGTGAACTGCTTGCACAGCTCGGTTTGGAGGTTGACCGATTCGAACAACATGGTCGGGGTATCGCCGTTGAACTCGTAGATGCCCTTGACAGTTTCAGTCACGGGATCGAACGCCGCATCGAAACGACCGTACAACGACTGGCGAGCCGAAGTGTGGGTACGGAAGGTGTGCTTCGCGTAGTCGATGAAGAACGGATGTTTGCGCAGGAAATCGCAACCCATGAACTCCATGATGGTGCTATGGGATTCATTGAACAGACGACCTACCGCGTCAACCAGTTGAGCGTAAGCGCGCTCGAAGTGCGTTTCCAGACCCGCGCAGGATTCCTGCTTGATGGTGTAGAAAGGCATCGCCGACTGGTTCTTGAGGAAGTAATCGAAATAATCGGTTACATCCTTTTTGAAGACGCCGTCAGAGATAGCACCTTCGCGGTAGAAACCTTGGGACCAAGGCAGCTCTTCAACCATGATTTTGTTCAGGTTGAAGTTAATGGGTTTCAGAATACATTGCATACTTAGCTGCTCGCCGATCCGTGAGAGGCTGCACGTGCACTGCTACCGGACATGACGCCGGTGGAGCGAGAGGACATGACAGTCGAAGACATCTTCGATTGGAAGTTAGGAGACGAACGGACACTGTTACGTGCCGAGTTCATCATCATGGTGGTGTTCGCCGAACTGACGGAGTTCATGCGACGACGACGCTCGTCCTCAGCGTAAGTGCTGGAAGACAGCGGGCGGTGTTGTTGAGCGTAACCAGCCATGCCACCCGGAGACGAAGTCATTGCTTTGGCCAGCAGGTAGCCTGCCGCCATACCGCCGAGCAATGGCCACATGGTGTCGGAGTTTTGACCGTCTGCGGTCTCCTTCACGATGTGTACTTGCTTCTCGCCCTTCTCGTTGTAAGAGAAGTAGACGTCTTTGACACTCGGATCTTTCGACTGGAGTTCGGCGAGGGTTTTCTTGCGATCTTCCTCATCGGACGCCAAGGTCTGACGGACCTGCTTTTGTGCCTCATCTTCGACGTAAGCACGCTCTTCGTCGGCAGATGGTTGAGCCGGTTCACAGCCAGTCAGCGCAGCGGAAGCCGCGAGGGCCAGCAGAGTGAGTTTGGATTTATCCATGGAACAAAAGCCTTAATAAAAGAAAGAAGGGAAAGGGGACCGAAGTCCCCTCGCAAGGATCAAGTAGCCATCGGTGAGAACGAGTCAATGACGATTACTGCTTGTCCTGGCTCTTTCAGCTTCTGGCGAAACGCAGCAAGGAAACCTTGCGCGTCAAACGGCGGGTTGTTGGCAACCATACCCTTAGCCTGTTCCATTACCATGGCGGTAACTTGAGGCGTAGTGTCGTAGTAGCCAGCAGTGATATCCACCTGCACTTGATTCTTGTGCCCCGTATTTTCAAACAGATTGAAGACGTTATTGAATTGCTTGCTCAAACGACATTCCCCGAGAAAGTCTTTGATGAAGGTGTTTATAGGTCTTTCCACAACGATCTGCCCATTGAGCTAAAGTCATGGTTTCCCCGGCGTGAGTATACTTGATAGGTTCCCTGCTAGCGGACATAATCGGTACGCCTTTGTTAGCGTATACACGACTAGCCACTGTTGCCCTTGGCACTCCGGCTAACTCGGCGATCTCAGTAATGGAACGCATGATACCTGTCCCATCATCGTATCGTACGCTACTACTCTTATTGTTAGCCTGTTCCTTCATCGTGGCCCAGTGACAATTATCGGGACAGTAGTTCCCGTCATTATCCCTGCGTTCGATGGAGTGGTCAGACGTAGGTCTCGGCCCCATGTCTTTATAGAAGGTTTCAAACGAATCCAACCATTCAGGACATACCTTGATTCCCCTACCGCCATATCGAGAATAGTTCTTCACCTTCTCGTTATAGCAACGGTTTACCATGGACTTATAGATGCCATATTCCGACGATCTAGAGAGACCATGTTTCCTCGTCCTCTCCGCAGAAAGTTCTCTCCCTAGACAACCGCAACTCTTAGTTCTACCGTCCCTAAGTTTGGCACCATCTACCGATCTCATTTCGCCACAGACACAACGACAGATCCAGTGCGGTGGGGTAGGGGAGATTTTTTGACAATCCCTCTTTATTACAGTCAGACGACCGTATAATCCGCCTGTTAAATCTACCAGTTTCACGAACACCCTCCTTTAGGGCATAAAAGGAGGGGTGTGTCCGCACCCCTCGTATAGTTAAACTGCGGCTTTAGGGAATTGAATCTTCGCAGCGTATTTATAATTTTCGACCTTCACGTCGTCCATCTTGAAATCGAAGATGTTGGTGATGTGAGGGTTCAAACGAATGATCGGATTGGAATCCTTGACGGGTTCCTGATCCAGCCACTTGAGCACCGCAGGCCACTGGTTCTCGTAGATATGGCAATCGCCGCCGGTCCAGGTGAAGGTATCGGTAGCGTGACCAGTTACTTGAGCGACCATGTGGGTCAGGATGGTGTACTGTACAACGTTGAACGGATGACCCAGTGGAATGTCGTTACTACGCATGTACAAGTGCGACGACAGCTTACGGGTCGGGACTTTGGCATCGTCCAGGAACTTGAAGAAGTCGGGGTTGTGCTTGAACTCGGCTTCATGGCGACGATCGTCGTGCATGGTAGCCATTGCCAGCATTTCTTCCGACAGGTGCTCGAAACCAGCAGGCTTGTGCATACCCAGCCACACCAGGCGCTCCTTGACCGACATCGGCTTGGAGAAGAACTGGCAGAACGTGTGACAAGGACGCAGCGCCATCTCATCCAGCTCAGCCACGTTCCACGCCGACAGGATAATGCCCCGGTCGTCAGGATTGTTCTTGAGCTGATCAACGAGCTTCTCGATTTGATCGATTTCTCGACGCATCAAGATACCACCACTACGAAGCTCGTCAACAGTTTCCCAACCTGCGTCGCGATGCTGCGGGAACTCGACACCATCGTCTTTGATGACTTTCATCTGTTCCCAGTGACGCCATTGATGCTGGTAGATCTTCGGCAGTTCGCCAGCAGTCATGTACTGCGTCTCTACGTCAGCCGCATGAGCGTATTGGTAGAAGACGTCGACCAGTGGTGAGTCGTCAGGGATGGTGTCTACGATCGCACCCAGCAGCGGCAGCAGCCACTTACGGTTGGTAGCACGTTCGTCGTTCACCAGATCCAACAGCGCCGAGGACAGCTTCGGCTTGGAGGCACCAGCAGCCAGATGACGAATGAACGGAATCAGGCACCCAGCGTCCGCATAAGCGAACAGCATTTCCTGCGGAGTCAGGTGACGGTATTCGGCCGTACCAGCTTTGACCCAGGAATCCCAGATACCGATCTTGTGCTTCTTGAGGAAGCGCACGTTGGTATCGCCCGACAGCATCCACAGCAGTTCGCCGATGATGCCGAAGTTCCAGTTGAACTTGGTGGAGATCGATGGTACCTGACCCCCACTGATGTCCACGGCGTAAGACTGCGAGTTGATCGCACGGGAACGCACCCCGGTACGAGTCTCACTGTCTACACCTTCTTCCATGATCTTGAGTACCAGATCGCGGACATGGTGGTCAACGGTTTTCGGAGAGCTGAGTCCGACGACCGCTTTGTGGATGCTGGACGGCGACATGTCGAACTTGTAGTGCTTCAAGCGCCACAGCTTGGCCGAGACCTCAGGACGGAACTCGAATGGGATACGAGCGTTGTCCAGAGCGCAGATAACGTCACCTACCTGCATCGGATCATTCAGGTCAGCCAACCCGGCCATGTAGTTGCCCGATTCGGACAGCAGTAACATGCGGTCGTGGAAGCTGTAGAAGTTCAGCGAGTTGTTGTCGTGTTCTTCGATCAGCTTACGGGCAGTGCGCATACGTTCATTCAGATCTTTCATTTTCTGTCCTTACAGAACTTTGACCGCAGTGGTACCGCGAATCACGGTTTGACCATGGGTCGGAATGTTATTGTGGTCCATAGCCTTGACGAGTGCTTCCTCGTAGGTATAGCCATCGGTCTCGAACTTCTGGATTTCCGCCTTCCAGTTGGACTGCTGCTTGAACAGACCCAGGCGCTCTTGAAGAACGAGCTTACGCTTCTTCTGCATACTTCTTCTCCACGTGTTCGTACAGGAAGTTCAGGGTTTCAAAGAACACTTGACCGAGGTCATTGTATTCAAAGGTAGAGCGTGGTATGTCGTCAGTGCAGCCAACGACCAGTTCCCATTCCCGGATGTCATGATTCCACGCCAAGCTCCAAGAACAGCCCAGTTCGATACACAGCTTGTAGACTTCCTTATAGAAGGAATCAAATGCTGGGTGAGTTGGTCCGTCGAGCTTCGGTAGGCCGGTAGGCTTGGTCAGATTCCAACGGCGAGCATTCAGCCAGACTTCTGGTCGTGGAGGCAGAGTACCTTGCCAACCCATGGTGTACGGTTTGCTGGTCATGAAGCCCAACATATCGAACACCGGAGTCATCGGGTTGTTACGCTCTACCGCTTCAACACGGGTGAGGTGAGCGCGCAGTGCGTCCGCCTCAACCGCAGCAAAGCCTTCGTCGTCGTACACCAAGCAGTGTTGTACCGCCTCGATGAAGTCCGCCATGTAGGAGAAATAGTCCTCGGTACTGGACAACTTGACGATGCCAGTCAGCGTAGGCTTGATATCTTTACCGGAGGCGTAGTGACCCAGCTCGGAGTTGTTGACAGTCACCGTGAACATACCCAACTGCATGTTCTCTTTGGTGTTGTAGCTACCGGTCACGCGGATCGGGTACGGTGTACCTTTCTTGTCGCACAGGTCGATCTTGTCGAGATTGTTCGTTTGCCACTCGAACTTCTCCAGACGCTGATCTTTGGACAAGTTGCGCAGCATACCTGGAATGACGGTTCCGATCTGATACATGTTTGCATACACCTTCTGAGGTTTTAGAGAACAACGTAAGCGACGGACGAATCGAGGATATGGTCCATCATTGCAGTTTTATGCGTGTGCATATCTTTCAAGCTTTCGTAGATGAAGCATTCCTGCAAAGCATCCAAGAAAGTTTCGAGCTTGCTGTATACGTCGCCTGGGTCACGGAAGTTACCCACATATACGGCAGACTCACAACCATCTTCGATCACTTGATCTTTGAGGGTTGGTTTGTAGACATTGATCAAGACAATGATCATGCCGGTGTTCTTTGGACGTGTGAAGGTCACAGTGATCTCACGAGTCCGCCCTGTTTCCTCATGAACCAGTTCAATGAGGGGACCGAGAGGTTGTACCTGACGGAAGCCTTCAATGTTCTGCATGTGGTAACGAAGTAATTGGGGGCTCAGGGTTATATCTGGTTTAAACATCTTTACCTTCTCAGGAAGAATTGAACGGCATTACTTCAGCTAGATGATATACGCTTGTAATACTTTTAAATGAGGGCATAAAGGCAGGCCCGAAGGCCCACCCTTACTTTACCGCTTAGTCGTTGGACGACGAACCAGAGTCGGAGCTGCTGGAGTCGGAACCCGCAACGTTGTCGTGTGCGCTGCGCATGTCTGCGTCGCTCACATTCGAACGGTGGACGATCTTGTCGCCAGCCACGTTGTCACCGGTACCCGAGTGGGACTGGTGCAGGAACGGAGCTTCGTCGATATGTGCGAACTCAGGACGACCACCACGAGGGTACGACGCTGGAGTGTTGAACGACTCGCCAGCAGAACCCACTGGAAGTTCAGCCAGTTCTTCTGGATCTTCACCGGAGTCAGGGATGTCGCCATCGTCTTCCTGTTCCAGCTCGCAGCCGTCTTCACCGACCGGGATTTCCGGGTCCAGCTCCCGACCATAGCCTTCTTCGACCACTGGATCGCCTTTCAGAGCGTCCCAGCCTTTCAACAGCTCAGCTTTGATCATTTCCACGGTGGTGACCGGGTCAGGATCGTGGTCATCCAGGGCGATCACGACAACCTTGCGGCCTTCCATCGGGTGTTCGATTACACCGTCGAGGAACACGTTGTCTTCACGGGTAACCAGCTTCTCGCCTTCGCCCAGTTTCCACGACAACAGATCGAAGCCGCTGGTTTCCTGGAATGCGTTTGCACGCTCCAGAGTCAGTTCGACCGGTGGCAGTTTGGCCAGACGTTCAGCACGAGCACGGTACACGGCAGCTTCGTCGACCGGTTCTTCAACCGGGCCACGGGCAGCAGCTTTCGCACGCTCTTCTTCGATCAGGCGGTGCAGGTGATCGGCGATCATGTACGACCAGCGCTCGAAGTTGAAGCCCGACTCAGGGGACAGGATCTCTTCGAGCGAACGGAAGCCGACAGTGATCAGCTCAGCTTCTTTACACACCACGTCGATGTGCGGAGGAATGCCAACGCTGTACACGACGCCCAGGTGCTGCTTGCCGACTTCGTTCATGTCATCACGAATGAAGCCATCGTGAGTAAACGTGATCGGGGTGGTCTTGGCCAGGTCGGTGAACGACAGACCGTTGAACTCGAACTCTTCGTCCAGTTCGGTGACGGCGACGGCCAGCAGCGATTCCTTGACGTTGAGGGACATGTTCGGGTAGAAGCACATCTGGTTGGCTTCGGGGTGACCGCCACCGGCCAGCGAGTGGTTACCGGCCAGGAGTTGTTCACCGACAGCCTTGGTGCGCTGGTAGATGAAGAACTCGATGCAGGCCTTGGCTTCGTTGTAGCGGTGGATCAGGATGTACGGGATCGGGTGACGGAACAGCGCGCTGCTTTCCAGACGGCTGCGGCGGGTCAGAACCGCGTCCAGCTTGATGCGTTCGAAACGCTCGTCCAGGTGGTCGGTCAGTGGGTCAGCCAGATACTCGAAGCCCTGGTTCGGGAATTCGGCATCGATGGCGTCACGCCAGAAACCCAGTACCAGACGGTCCTTGGCATTGACTTCTTCTTCACCACGCGCAGGAGCGGTAGCGAGGCCTTCTTCGGACGGATGAACGTTTGCCTGCTCAGCCGGTTCTACGGCTTCCATACCAGCGTACTGGCTCAGAACGTTAGACATGAAGGGTTCCTTTTCAGGTTTACGGTTAGTTCAACAAAGGATCACTCGACCCTGTTAGAAATTACGTGCGGTTACGACGAGCCTCAGCAACCTTGGCGGAGATGCTGTCAAAGAAGGCAGTCATCTCTTCGTCAGAGACTTCCGGCTTGTAGCCACACATGTCCTTGGCATAGCGGAACATGCCCTCGATCAACTCACGCATCTTGCGTTCCAGATCAGAAGGGAAGCCACCACGGTATTCGGACGGGGTGTTCAACGACCACTCGACGGGCTTGTTCGGGTCATCGTAATCGTGGATGGTAATCGACCAGCGATGATTGCTGAACTCGTCACCCACTTTAAAGAGGAACACTACGTTGTTGCAGTCAGCATCACCGTAGTAGTTGTAGTCATGGAAAGGTTCGTGGTATTGGCGACCGCGGAAGCTGGTGGTCTGGAGTTTCAGGTCACCCCACGGGGTCGGAACCGTCCACAACAGGTCACGAGGTAGACTAACCTTCTTGAGCCGGTCCAGTTGCTGAGCGTAGAAATGAAGTGCTGCACTGCCTTCTGAGAAAGCCATAAAACCTCCGAACATAAAAGGGAGCCCGAAGGCTCCCTCGTATGCTGTTACTTAGTAGGTAGCACCACCGAGACGGTAGCGGATTTCACCCAGGGAAGTGCGGGTAATGAACTCGCTGTTACGGTACACCAGACGCAGTTCGCCCGACGAGGAAGCCAGGGTATCGAACGACAGGTCTTGTTCCTGAGCCAGAACGTAGTCGTCACCGACTTTGTCCACACGCAGGAAGCCTTTCGCCGACTTCTTGGCAGTCTCGCCTTCGGTGGCTGGCGCTTTGTACAGGTCGATGAGGGTATCGTCGATCTGGATCGCAGTGCCTTTGATAGCTTGGCCGAAGGTGTCACGGGTGATGTACTGGTAGGTGTAGCTACCGATGCCCAGGACCACGTTGCCGGAAGCGAACTTCTTCTTCGCCAGACGACGCATGATCTCTTCGGTACGCTGTACGGTGATCGAGTCGCCGTAGATCAGGCCGATGTGTTCGTCCAGCAGACGGTAGCCTTCCGCAGTAGTGGTGCCACCGAAGGTATCCCACAGGCATTCCACGGCGCCTTTCTCTTCCGAGGTCAGCTCGTGTTCCTCGATCTTGTAGCCGCACTCGTAGTGACCGGTTGGGTCAGTTTCGAGTTGGATCTCCATCGACTTGAGGAAGCCGTAGATCATCGGCTTGGTCGGGTCATGGGCATCTTTCGCCAGACGTTCTTCGTTGACCTTACGGGAAGTGGCGGTCATCGCACGGAACGAAGCTACTACTTGTTCCCCGCCCTTCTCGAGGATCTCGGCGTCGAGTTCGGCCCAGGTACGGTTCGGGTTGCGGTGCAACGCGTCGGTAGCCTTGAGCAGGCGACCTTCGTGATCGCGGTAGTAGATGTGCTTCTGACGGGGCTTGAGACCCTTGCTACCGGAACCGACCATGAGCTGGTGAGCTTCGACTTCGGTGAAGATTTCAACACCGCAGATGATCTCAACCGGATCACCCGAGTCAGGACGGATCACCACCTTGGCCAGACCGAGGCTGTCTTTCGGACGTGACAGGATCACGTCTTTCAGTTCAGGAACGATCTTGGTCACCACACCCCAGAAGTCGAACGAGTCCGACACCAAGGCCACAGCACCGTTCGGGTAGACTTCGGTGATCAGACGCTTGAAGAAGCGCTTCTCGGCTTCCAGGCGCAGGACCTTGTAGCCTTCTTCGGTAACGCCTTCACCGGCAGCCTTGATCTTCTCCAGCTCGAAGTGCAGCTCGGACAGGATGTTGGCAGTCGCAACGGCGTGTTCGGTAGCCGGGATGGAGCAGGCCACGAACTCCTTCTCCACGTTCGCACCGTAGTAGTCTTCGGCGTAGTCGATCGCAGGGATGGTGTCAGTACCGCAGAAGCTCAGCAGGTGACCGAACGAGCCACGAACGTCTTCAAGGCCGATACCACGGAACGAGAAGTCGTGACCTTGAACGTCAACGAACTCTTTCGGAGTACCGGTCATCAGTGCCCAGTGTTTCAGCACGCGACGGTATTCGAAAGCGATGGTCGAGCAGGTGACGATTTTCCAGATCAACGCCGACATCGAAGTTTCGAGGTAGTTGGTGAACCAGTAGAAGTCGGGGTGGGTGTTGTAGATGGTGTACAACGGCACGTTCATGTTGACACGCGCACCCTCCGGCAGGGCCAGTACTTCGATCGGCAGGTAGCCCAGGTCGTGTAGCTTCTCGAAACCGTCGACAGGAACCTTGCCTTCACCGAGGTAGTAGTCCATGCGGCGCTTGTAGCGCTTGATGACTTCGTCTTTCGGCTTGGAGAAGAAGCTGCGGTTCCACAGTTCGGTCAGTTCTTGCAGCACCCCTTGCAGACCAGCCCAGACAACCTTGTGGTCCCAGAACTGCGACTTGGACACCGACTTCTGGAACAGACGGTCAGCACGCGCCGTCAGGTTACCGTAGGTGAAGTTGGCGCCTTTCGGGAACATTGGGCGATGGCCGACTTTGTAACCGTCGCAAACGTTGGGGGCAAACAATTCCATTACACGAAGTCCTTAACGTCGAAGAAGTAGTAGGCGTGGTCTTCCACACGGTCTGGTCGGATGTTACCGGACACATTCGGGTGGCAGGAGTTGGTGGTTTTGATGCTACGGTACCAGTTACGCAACTCGTCGTAACCTTTGGAGAAGATGCCGTGGGTGATCCACAGACGAACAGCACCGCTCTTCTCTGGAAGTACTTCGTGTTGATCGGATCGCCAACGCAGGAGCTTGCCGAGTTCCAGGAAGGTGTAGCCGCCATCGCAGATGTCATCAACCACCAACCAGTCGTGTGCCAGATACTCCTGAGGGAACGGGAGCAGCTTGGTGTCGGTGATCTTGCCGGTCAAGGTGTCGCGCTTCTTGACAGCGTAGACGATGTTAGGACAACGCAGAGCCTTCGCCAGCTCTTCGACCTTCTTCGCTGCACCTTGGTCAGGAGCCACCAGGACGACTTTGGTCCAGTCGGTGTTCTGATAGGCACGGCGGATGATCTTGTCCAGCGGAACTTGGATGACGTTCTCAAGCAAGCCCAGCGCTACGTTACTGTGAGAGTCGAGGACAGTCACAGTGTGGTAGTATTGGTCGTTGATGAGGTCAGCCATCACTTTGATGCCGAGAGCTTCACCAGCATTCGCCACACGGTCTTGACGAGCGTACGGGATGTAAGGTAGGTAAAGGTCGAGTACTACGTCAGGATTCAGACGACGCAGTGCATCGGTAGTCAGCAGCAGCTCCATGACATCATCGCCGTTCTTGAGCACGGCAGTCAGACGAATGTGTGGCCAGGAAGCTACAGTGGGATCGACCAGCGGATGAGTTTCACCACCAGGGAAGCGTTTCGGCTCCAAGGCGATGCAAAGCTCCGGGCGATTTACATTGGTGATCGTGAGCATTGACGAGGTTCCTTTCCCAGGACGGAATGTCCTTTCAATCCATACGACCTCTATGTAAGAAAAAAAAAAAGAGGGGGCGAACCCCCTCTTAATTAACCGAAGATCTTCTGCATCAGCGACCGCTTCTTCGGCACGGGCCGGGAAGCGATAGCGATGGCAGCCAACAGCCCGAGACCAGCAATTGCTACGTTGGCTTGTGCGTTGGTAGCATTGCGCTCAGTCTTCTGTTCTTCGACTGCAAGTTCCAAACGCGCCAGCTCAGCTTTGCGTTCAGCGATCTTGAGTTCGACAGAAGCCAGTTCTGCGTCTTGTGCGGTGATCAGTTGTTGCTCGCTCATTTCGACCCCTTGGGCGGACGCCCTTCCATACTACGCCAAGTCTCGTCCAGCTTCTTCATGTGCTTGGCAAGTTCTTCGTGTTTACCCTCTTCATGAAGCTTCAAGGCTTCTGAGCCCGGCATCATGAGGGTCCCGTCTTTATAACGTACTGCTTTAGTAGCCATCTAACGATCCTCGTCCGACTCGTAGATAACAACACCCAACTGCTGGCGCTCCCAATTGAGCATAGCAATTTTCGAAAAGTCCTTGTCAGGATACATAGCCGTAGCCATGTTCTCACAAGCCTCAATCACCTCGGGATTCATCTGCTCACCTTTAGCAGCAAACCCACGACCTTCTCTCAAACAGTTCTTGGCGAAGTCACGCTTCTTCGTCATGTACTGCTCTTCCAGATAAAGAGCATCGATCTCATGCTCCTTACCCGTCTCGTGCATCTTCCACGCACCCGTACCACCTACACCGATCACACCGACCATCAGCACAGTGATACCGATATTGCTGGAGTGTTTACGAAGGAAGCCTTTGAACCCTTCCCAGCCAAACGCCAACAAGTAAGCCAAACCAACCAACTTACTCATTGCGACACCGCCGGAGCCAGACGTGGTTGAACGTAGCGAGTGTCGTAACCTTCTTCACCCGGCAGCAGGTTCTGCGGGTCAGGATACAACATCTGCCAGATACGCAGGTTGGTGCTGCTGCGCTGTTTCAGTTCAGCACAGTAGTTGAACAACATGTGCCCAACGTTGACCGGGTGCATACCTGAACGCATCGGAGTAGGATCACCATCCGAACGTTTGACAATGTCGGTACGTACAGACTCTTCGGCTTTGCCTTCTTTGATCCAGGCTTGCGCTTGGTTCTTGAGCATCATGCCCAAGATACGGTTGTCGATCACACCGCAGATGAACAGCTCCGGCAGACCGAGGCGATCCAGACCCACGGTGTAGGAGTAGTTCAGACCGTCGCCACCAGCGTGTTGCGGAACACCCTGAACGCTCAGGATCGCAAACTTGTTGGCAGCGATCGAACGCTTGATGTGACGCTTCACTTGTTTCTTGGTGTCTGCAACTTTCATGTTACTTCCTTTTAATAGGGGTGACAGTGGCGCGAGGGGCTCCGAGGCGATGCGGGATCGGACCCGTGCCTTTCGGAATCTTCATCAGTTTAGCGCGACGCTTGCGAATCGCTTCGGGAACGTACATGAACAATGCTGGCGCAGAGAAGTCAGGTTGGCCCTGCTTGATCTGTACCAGTACTGCCATCATTTCTTCTTTCGGTGGGTTCGACCAATCCATCTCGATAGTGCTAGCCGAATCCCAACGGATGCAATTCGGAGCATTGTCGAGCATGAACTTGTCCATACCCTGGTGCTTGATGGTGCGTTTGATAGCGGCAGCCGTGCTATTCATCGGCCCATCGATGTTGCGGGTTGCGTAGAAGCAGTAGTGATCCAGGTTGTTACCCGAAGCAATCTCGTAGTACGAGAGGTGACTTTGAATCGGGATGGTCAACAAGAAACAACGAGTACCTACAAACGCATGACTGCGGTTGGTGTGGTACTCTTTTAGCTTACGGACGATCAGTGACATTCCTTGTCGCTCCTGAACTGTTCGAGGATCACGAGACACTCAGCTTCGGTTGGTGGGCGCGGAGGCAGGTTCTCAAACATCAAGTACATCCCTTCGGTACGCCCACGATTCTTGTACCAACCCACCCACAGACAAGTCGGCTGAGCGTTGATCATCTCATTTTCGTCTTCATACGGCAGCGTCAGGAAGCCCATCAGGCTGATCGTGCCGAAATGCTGGTTCTCTTCGCACACATGGTTAATGCGGAAGTCGTCGACCTCGCGCTCGAACAGCGACCGAATACGGTTCGTGGTGACGCACTGCCAGTTGTCACCGGTGAATTCACCATCCCTGAAAGAACACTTGGGATCTGAAGCAAAGTTTGCTGGCTTACCACGGGCTACACAAGCTTCACAAGTCATTACGCTGCTCTCTTCAATTCGTTTCCATATTGGTCCACCAGAGCTTGAGCTTTGGCACGACCCTCGTCGGTATAAAGGTTGATGCGTTTCGGGATACCCGCACGGATCGCCATCTGTAGCGCCATGTTGGTTCCACCTTTAACCACTTCAGTTTTGCCCACTGGTTTAGCCCAGTAGATTATTGCGCGGACTGGATCATTCAACATGTGTCCATGAATCTGGAACACGTTGCGTGTGTGCATGGCTTTGGCTCCACGCTTACACTTATCCCACGCAGGATGGACTTCTGATGCCATGCTGTGCGCAGTCTCCCAAGTGGGAAACTTCGTCGCATCGTAAAAGAAGTTCTTAGGGTCGTGGTGGCGACCCCAAACCCCATCCCATGCCAGATAGATCCTAGCCTTTAAATCGTAGTACCAACGACTTTGGACTGCACCGTCATAAAACGCACGGTCAGCACCCTCAGCATCTCCACTGCTCAAAGCAAAGCCCTGAGCATAAAGCGCCAGACTAATTTGTCGCATCAACGCCAGAATGTCCTCCGGCGTTTCACGACTCCCCACTCCTGCAAACCACCCCCGGAAGATTGGTGGCATGTAATCAATCCTCGACTTTGTATTCCAGGTACTTACTCGACGGGATCGGACCCGTTACCTTGAATGCAGCCCAATAGTCCTTGTTGTAACGCAAGGTCACATGGAAATAGTCATTTACCCGACGCAGCTCAATCTTCTTGAGCGTTTGACCGGGGAGGTGGTAGTTCGCACTGTCCTTGAAGAATTCAATTACCTGCGAGAACTCTTCAAAGTAGAACCGCGTATTCGGGTCCAGCGGATGGAACTCTTGACCATCTTGTTTCAGATGGATGAGTCCAAAGGGGGGATATTGTTCAGGGCGCATGTGGACTTAACCTCGTCGAGATCCAGATTGATGAGTAACTTGTCGCCATTGATTACCTCCATATGCTCCACGGTATAGACAACGCCATTACCGTTTCGAATATAAGGAATCACATAGACATAGATTTGGTTGTACATTTCGAAGACAAAGTCCACGAACATCCGGTTCTCCAAAGTGGACATCTCCACAATGATGTTCCCAACCGCATCTTTTTCGTCACCCTCTACATCTTCATTCTCGTAAATCATATCCAAATACAGATTGAACAGACTTGCGATGTTGTTGCGATCTAGACGTTCCGGGTTCTGCATTGCAAACGTGCAAACGAAATCAATACAGTACCAGAGGTTGTGCTCAATAGCCCCTGACATGGTTTGCATCAACTCACGACAGGGGATTACAAACTTGGCCTCCATAAGCACCTCACGACATCAGGATGTCCCTGATGAACTGAATGTGGAAAACCAAAGCAAATATTGCAGCGATGATCCACAACACAAAAGTACAAAGACCGACGTTCCATGGTTCGTGTCGCCACGACCAACAGATCGCTTTCCAGAACTCTTTTGGGTCATCATCACAACGAGCATAGGCGCCGATGTAGAATGCAATATTTAGAGCAATGAAGAGGAGCACGCCGGTAAGAAAGTAACTGATCATGGGAAGAACTTCGTGTAGTTGATGTAGGAGATGATGGGGAACAGGATTGCGTGGAGGACTACCAGACCCATCCAAAGACGGACGATGCTCACCCCACGGTTTTGACGCCAGAGCATTTCGATCTGTGCCTTCCACTCGGGCCAATCAAAGCCCAGTTCAGCGTGGAAAATACGGAACGAGACAAACAGGAACACGGTAGTCCAAAGGAACACCTTGAAGTAGATTGGCAACTCAGCAGCCATTTTCTTTTTGCTTCCTCAAGCATAGAAGGGCTCCCGAAGGAGCCCATAAGGTTATTTGGCGAAGTCGAACAGACCAATCCAGTACCAGAACAGACCGATACCGATGCTCACCATGTAGAACGTGTTGTAAGTCTTCTGGTCGACTGTCTTGAAATCACCAATAGCTTCACGCACCGCCCAGAACTGTTTCCAGCGAGGACGTGGGTGGTAGCTGACGCCTTGCTTCTTGGCAATGAGATAACGGTACCCGCAGGCTAAGAGCAAATACCAGAGACACGACGACACGGCTGCTGCGGTGAGCGCGCCGCCAGAAAACGCCATACCGAACATCAGACCATGAAGACCGCACCACCACATCAACTCCAGGGTGACTTTGATCAATGCTTTGTCTTTAAAGCAGGGCCAGCTACCTTTGATAATCTCCAAAGGTTTCCAACCTATAGTTTCGATGCCACTTCTGACAGTCGCGTACACGACAATCACCAGGGCGATTACAATGCCGCTCAGAACTCCAATTTGTACTGCGTTCATCACATCTCCTTAGATGTTATTAGATTAGCGGTTACCGCGGTTGTCGCCCGGTTCTTCATCTTCGTCCACCAGATGTGGACAGTCGTCGAAGTTGAACTTCTCGTGAGGCAGCACTTCCTCTTCCTCATCGCCGTCCATGAAGAGAGGGTAATCCTCGTCTTTCAAAACCTCAGGGTTCTTGTCGAGATGAGCTGCCACGTGTAAGTGGCGGTACAGCGGTGGAATGAATCGAGCGTAGCGCTTAACGATCTCATCCCCGAGGTAACGACGGAAGTTCCACGTGAACAGATAGTGGGCCAGTTTCTTAACGGACTCAATACCGGCTTCTTTAAAGCTGATGCCTTTGGCTTTATTCAGTTGGATGACAGCGTGCCAGAACTGTCCGAAAGCGAGATGGTATTCTTCCCAGCTCATCTTCCGAGGATAATGGTCCACCCCTTCCTGGATGTGTTCGTTGTTGTAGTCCTTCAACAGGTTCTCCAGAGCGTGCAAACACTCGGTGTTTTCGTTGAAGAAATAGTTACGACCAAACTCGGCACCCATCAAGCCATAGTAACCAGCGCCAGTTCGAGACAAGACATTCTTACGTGCCTTCTCCTCCTGTTGCTGTTCCATCATCTTCTCGTGGACTTTGCGTTGCTCCATCACCTCTTTGAGATTGTGTTCCTTCACCACGCACGACTTGGTAATGTCGGCCGGGCCAGGCCACCCCAAGGCTTGCCAGACCAGCGACAAAGCATCATCGTAGTCAACCTTAAGGTCTCGCCAAACGTGGTGCAGTAAACGTCCCATGAGGGATTGTGAGATGTACATCTTTCCACGGATTTTATCCAGTATCTCTTCTACCGCAGCCTTGTCGATGTGGGGCTCTAACACCACGTTGCGAAACTTGGAACGATTTACCTTGTGCGACTTACCCGGACGCAGGTAGTACACTGTTGCATTCTTCTTTGAGCCCATGATATTTCCCTTACAGATAGATGCGGGTCCCCGAAGAGACCCTAAATGTTACATGCGTGGAACAGTCACGCCGGTTTGACCCTGATACTTCCCACCACGGTCTTTGTACGAGGTTTCGCAGGCCTCGTCAGACTCGAGGAACAACATCTGCGCTACGCCTTCGTTTGCGTAGATCTTCGCGGGCAGAGTAGTGGTGTTGGAGAACTCCAGCGTCACTTGACCTTCCCACTCAGGTTCCAGCGGGGTTACGTTGACGATGATGCCACAACGAGCATACGTCGACTTACCCAGGCAGATGGTCAGCACGTTGCGCGGAATGCGGAAGTACTCAACCGTTTGGGCCAACGCGAAGCTGTTCGGCGGGATGATGCAGACGTCGGACTCGATATCGACAAAAGCACCCTCGTCGAAGTTCTTCGGATCGACAGTGGCCGAATTGATGTTGGTGAACACCTTGAACTTGTTGCCACAGCGAACGTCGTAGCCGTAGGATGAGGTGCCGTACGAGATCACCGGATCAATGCGATCATTGAGGACCTGGTTCTTGACGTGCTTCTTGCGAACCTGACCGTATTCGAACGGTTCGATCATTGGCTTGAAGCCCGTAACGATCGGGTCATTATCTTTCAGCCGCACAGCCCAGAAACGAGCCTCGAGGCTTTCGAGTTGCTCACGGGTGTGGGTGATACCTTCCCACGCCGGTTCCTTGACTTCACTGGAACCCGGACGCACGTAAAGCAGGTGGGTTGGTGGAATGGACTTACGGCGAATCCAGCGATCGGATTTTATCAATTTTTAACTCCTTTAGTAAAAGGTCTTCGATTCAGATTGCTGGTAGAGTAATCGACCCACCGGCAGTTTTCTGGAACATAATGGCCGTTGTTACTTTCGCGATCAAGTAGATAGCCCTCTGGCTTTTCACCCATATCGAAAAGAAATTCCTGGAATGAGTCTAGCCATTTTTGACAGACCCTGATTCCTCGACCACCGTAATGTTCATATTCTGGATTGGACGGATTCGTACACCGGTTGATCATGTTAGCCCAAGCCGCGTAAGTAGGCGACACTTGGCCGCCAACAGAATGACCATGGGTAATGCTTCCGTATTTACGATTATGGTCTTGGAAGTGTACAAGATCTGAGTCTTGTAACCGGTGGTGCGGAAAGCTTCCTTCACCGTGTCAACCAGTTCTTCTACCGTGGTTTCGCTCCCCTTGCAGCAGCCATCTTCTTGTACTTCTCAATCATGGGAAAGAGATTGTTCTTGTGGCGCAGACCTAAGCGTTCACAACGCTTGACTTTTGCCTCTTCCTTCTTGATAGCTTTCTCAAGCTTTTCCAGTTCATCATCGCCACCCACAAGAATTCTCCTAATGGTATTGCCAGTCTATAATCTAGATCTGAGATATTTTTTATTACCGCCTCAAGGGTATGTAAGAAATTATCGTATTGTATGTTGGACCCAAGATTGTCCACCTGCAACGTCCCTTTGAAGAGAGCGATCATGACTGATTTAACCAAAGCCCCCAACCAGGTCATTATCGACCTGATCAATGCCGACAACGCGCCCCTGGCACTCACCGCCGAACTGGTAACCTTCGGTCTTCCGACCGCAGCTACCGGCGAGAACCCGGCCAAAAACACCGAACTGACTGTTTCTGCTGCCGAAGGTAGCGGTTACTCTGGCTCGGTCGTCGTCACGTACAACCGTATTGCACTGTCGACCATTCCGACTATCGCCGCTGCACCTGCCGAGTTCCAACTCGGTAACGCTACCACCCTCAAGGATCTGATCCCCGAATTCAATGCCAAGTACGGCGTCAATCTGACCGACGACGATTACGTCGACGCTCCGATCCCGGAATTCACCGGTGAGCTGAACGAAGAGCACACTGTCCAACTCGTCGCCAAGGCCGACTCGCTGATTTACATCGGCTCCGTCGACATCGTGATCAAGGGTGCTGACATCCCGCTGGCTTCCGTCCTGACCAACACCGCTCTGAACGGTCTGGTCTACGAAGCACCAGTGGCTCCGTAAGAAACCCTGACGCTGAGCGGAGGAGGGGCTTCGGCCTCTCCTCCGTTTCTGCTGTTTTAAAGCACTTCGACTTCCAGGAGTTACACAATGAACCTCTTACCGGGATCGTCCGAAGCTGCGCTGCTCGAACTCGTCAATCAGGCCAACAATCTGGCTCAACCCCTCGTCGAAGGGGACTTGTACTTTGGCAAAGTCAAGGCTTTGTCGGGCGGGCTGGTTGAGATCCCTGCTGTAACGATGTATGACAGCGCGTATGAGGGCTACGTCAAGTTCCGATACCAGCGCCTGAGTCTCGCTAAAGCATTCGGCACTATCCGACCGCAACTGCGCGACATCGGTTACCCCACCCTCCATCAACTGTTACCTGTCATCAACAAGAAGCTTGGGATCAATCTCGAGCCTGTTGACGTAGTCGATGTCAAATTCGACTGGTTGGGTAACAACGAACAACTGAACATCCAGATCACGGCATCAACTGAGTCCTTGGGCTATGAAGGTTCTTTCATCATTACCTTCACCCGCGTTCGACCCATGTTGAACAAGGTGCTGACTGCCACTTCGTTGGATGTATTGAAACACCACACCGCTCCAGTGGAAAATAAACTTTCCCTGGCAATGGCAACTTACTCGATCGACTTCACTGACGAGAAGGGTTCGTTACAAATCTACGCCCCGTACAGTTACTGGTACGACACTGGTAAAACCCGAGCCATGTTGGCTACGTATGGTTTCCCGAACTGGCCTCAAGCACAGATCGGTACGCTTAAGTGGGGGCTGACCTCCAAGTTCCCAGAAGCGAACCAGAACTTCAAGAACGTAATCATCCATCCTAATCCGAACATCGCGGGTTACACGGGTGACGCTTACCTCCACTACAACTGATCCTTAGAGGTGTCGTAATGGCTCTTTATAAGACACCGAAGGCTGCGATCATTGGTTCGATCAAAGCGTTGAACGGTGGCGTGACTCTGATTGAGTCCGAATACGTCTTCGGTAATCCCACTCCAGTAACCCCTGCGAGTGACGGAACCAATACCACCATCCTGATCTCCGCCAAAGATGCTGCCAGTACCTTTGACGGGTCGGTGACGGTGCGCTACACCCGACTGGATCTGGCAGACCTGCTCAAGCTGGTGCCTGCTAGCTTGGCTCTGGCTCCAGTCACTACCGTTTGGGAATTCGCCCAAGCGTTCAACAAGACCTATGGCACAGCATTCGAGCAAGGCGACTTGGTTGACGGTCCACTGAACTTGGCGAGCGGTGTCGGTACTGTGACACTGACTGCTCAGCCTAACTCGTATGGTTGGACCGGCACTGTACAGTTCTCTGTGCAGCCTGGTCGTTTCCAGATGAATCAGTTGGTGACGGTCACTACCTTGCCGGGTCTGAACTTCCCAGATCCATACGAAGGTAAACCGTTTGGTTGGGCGTATAGCTACTGGCGGAACTTCTCTCCGCTGGAACCTGTGTTGTCGGCGATCATCTCCGAGTCTGTGGATTGGGAGTCTATTGCCCAGGCACTGACTACCCTGACCAATGACTCCTGGATTACCAATGGACAGAACCGCTTCTCGTTGAGTGGGGCGACGTTGGAGTACAACGGTCCGACTACCGGAACTGAACAAGCGAACTCGGACTACGAGAGCGTGATGATCATCCGTCTGGGTGCTGACTGCTTGGGTTATAGTGGCCGCCTGTTCCTCCACTACACTCCGGCTGAGACCGACATCTAAGAGGTGATCTATGGATTCCAAAGAGAAACTCTTGGGCCTGATTAACGACCTCAACCAACCACAACGCGAACTCAATGATATCAACGTCAAGTTCACTGGGATCGTACCAGCAGACGAATCGGGTGCTACTATCCTGACCGTTGCTGGTGTTCCAGGTCGCGGTTACTCAGGTCAAGTTGATCTTACGTACAACCGTCTGAACCTCACTGAGATTTTGGATGGTAAGACTGTGCGCAGTCCCGATGCCTTAAATCCTGACAGCTTCTTGGAGTTAGTGAACAGTGCCTACAATCTCTTCTTGACCGCTATTGACGTCGGGGAGATCACCATTCCAGAGTTGGGTGAAGGTGAGTATGCACAGTTGACTCTGGAAGCCAATGAGGACTCCTTGGGCTTTGTTGGTACAGCCACCGTACGGTTGGAATTTGGTAAGTCTTGGTTGGATCAGGTTGTAGGCAATCGGAACCTGAAAGAACTGACGCACCCTATAAAAGTCGACTACCGCATGTCAGCTCGTATGATGACGTGGGATAAAGACTTCACCTGTATGCGCGATGCTATTGCGTTGACCAAGACCCGTGAGTATACCGATTGGCCTTCGCTCCAAGCTGCGGCGACCTACATGGGAATTCCTGGGTGGTCTCCTCATTACCTCGTGGACAAAGCGACTTCGGAAATTCCCGACGCTAACCCCGCATTCGATCGCGTTGTGATTCAGGCGGTTCACAACGAGGTCAATCTGTTGGGTCCGATCTACCTCCACTACAACGTCCTCGAAGAGATCTAGTAATGGCCATTTATAAGTTTCCTCCGAAACAAGAGGTTTACGACCTCATCAACCAGGCGAACCCTGGTTTGACCAAACCGTTGACGGCAACCAACTGTGTGTTGGCTAACCCAGTAGTCATCGCTGGTGCGGTATACCCCGCGTCGAACTCCTCGATCGTGGTTTCGCCAGCTCCAGGTAACTCGGACTACATCGGCAAACAAACGCTGAAGTACAACCGTCGTGACCTCTCCAAGATGTTCCGTGGTATCACAGTCTCGGTGAAGAAATACGCGACTCGTGCTCCAACTGCTGGTAACCAACTGGCCTTCACCATTTACGAACTGTTACCAGACATCAACCGTCTGTACGGTCTGAACCTGACCGAAGATGATGTCAACACTGGTAACATCCTGCGTGGTAACACACTGGAAGGTGGTCAATACACCACCACCGTGACGGTCACCACCAAAGCAACCTCTTTGGGTTACATCGGTTCCTTTGCTCTGAAGTGGTTGAACACCCCACAAAGCTTAGTGGACATGATCACCAGTCTGGACCTGGATGGTCGCAAGTATCCTGGTGGTAACCTGTTCGATGAGACCCACCTGCCGATTCTGTCGGGTGAGGCCTATCGTCTGGACTTCTCTCAGACATTCATCAACGCGGGTTACACTCCTCCGATCTTTGCAAAAGCAACCATCGGGCTGAACACTACTTGGGGTAACGTCTACGCCGCCGTTGCTGCTGCAATCAACGCGGCTTCTGGTGGTCGTACGTTCCTGAAAGGTTACGTGTCTGGTGAGAACTACAAAACTCACCCAGGCACCGTGTTGGGTATGACTCACCAGTGTATGGCTCTGCCCGCACCGGACTTCCCCGAATTGAACAGCCGGTTCTACAACCGCTGCTTGGTTGTCTTCGTCCCAGAAGACTGCCCATGGGCACAGGGTAACCTGTACCTGCACTTCAACGTCTGAGGACTAGGTCATGTCTAACTACATGCAGCAATCGAAGACCAGTCTTCTGAACTACCTGAACGCCAAGAACGCAACCACGTTCAAGATGACTGACCTGGTGTTCAGTGCTCCACAAGTTATCAACGGTACGTGGCGCGGGGTCGCTAACCCGCACAACACTGCGGTCCGGGTGTCCGCTGACCCATCCAGTATCTTCCAAGGTACGGTAGTGGTCACCTACGATCGTCTCGACCTCGCGTCGATCATCAAGGTGGGTGGTTTCATCATTCGTGCTGACCACCCGGACAGCGCTCACGATCTGTTGGACGGTTTAGCGACCTACAACGGACTGAACTTCACTGTCGACGATATCGAAGACAGCCCTGTGACTGACAACGGTAACGGTACTTACACTGTAACCCTGACCGCTAAGGCAGGCTCTTACGGTTGGATGGGTAGCGTCCTGATCGAGAACTTCGGCCAAGGTGGTGCTCCTCTGGACCGTGTACTGTCCGGCAGCGACATGCCTGGTCTGAACTACCCGACGTCTTCGGATGGTGACGTGTACGGTGCTCTGTACCTGTACTCCTACGACTTCACCGACTACTTCGACCTGATGATGGATCTGGAAGAAGGGGTACCGTTGACAGCTCAACAGGCTACCGATTTGGCGGCCGCTATCAACGCACTGGACGTCTCGACTGGTGCGGGTGCGTGGAACGCCTCGTCTGAACAGGCTGCGTGGTCGCTGCAAGGTGCTGTACCGTTCCTCAACGGTCTCAACACTCCTGATCTGCTGACTAACTCCAGCTACAAATACGCTCTGCTGTTGGATCTGCGTCCAGGTGTCACCATGCCGAAAGGTCGGTTGGCCCTACACTACAACGATCCGATTGATAGCGGTTCCGTTTAACACGTGGGCCTTCGGGCCCTTTTAGGAGATCCCTATGTTAAGGGCTGCTATTGGTTTCGAGCACTGTCCACGTAACGTTGTGGACACGTGGATGGCCCAATCTGGTTGGGCAGTTACACGCCACCCTATCTACCCCACTTACGGTAAAGGGTTGATCGTTGACAACGATGGATGGATCACAGTACCGGATGGGGTTGCTCCTGGGTCTGACTCCTACATTCACATTGACCTGCGTCCGCTGATGGACAGCTCCAGCAAAGCCACGTTGATTGCATTCGGTTATCGGGCTAAGTTGAAGAAGGCTGGCACCATTCCGGGTTTGGGTAACCTGTGTCTGTGGGGTTCCAACCCGAGCAACGCTGCCTCACACGCACTGGCTACTTTTGCCAACCTATTCCCAGCGGGTTCAGCAGAGGGTGCCGAGTGCTATGTTGAGATTGTGTTCGATTTGGTTTCGACCTATCGCTACACTTATGTCAACGGTGTGATGTTGGGTAGTACGATCTACAACGGACTCAACACTGCGTTCATCAAAGCGGGCGACTTCGGTATCTACTGGTCCCCATGCAATGCAAACAACGCAGGCTACGTTGCCATTCGTGACATCTGGGTGACAGACGATCTACCAGGCGATGGTATGACCGGTCGCTTGGGTGACATGAAAGTGCGCCCACTCTCGTTGGCTTCGGCTATTGGTAACGGTTGGTCTGCCTCTGACGGTGGTTCCCTGTTGGCTGCTTTGACTGCACCTGTCGACAAAGTTAACCCGGCGGTGATCGATTCGGCTATTGGCGCCAGTCCACTGGACCTCAAGTTCACGTCGTCTATCCCGAGCAACGAAGTCGTGGCTGGGGTACAACTGATACTCAACTCCAAAGGCAGCAACAACACTGCGGTGGCTGATGTTGAAATGGAGCGTAGTGGTGTCGTTACGCCAAAACGTCGAGTCCAGTTGGACACCGTTCTGAAAGGCCGTTCGATGCGTTCTTGGCCCGTGGCTCCTGACGGTGGTCGTTGGACAAATCAGAAGCTGGCTGAGACCACGGTTAAAATCTACCCAGAGTAAAAGTCAATGACCACTATCCGTAGCCTTCCAGCTTACGCGTTGAGTCGGTCGACCGGACGGGTGCAAGCACGCAACGCCTTTGGTTATGCTCTCATAGATACCAACGGTAAGCTGCTGCGCCCAGCCGCTGATACTGACTACCGCAAACCTGAGACTCAGTTGCTCAGAGAACTGGTTATCCGCGCCAACCCTGACGCGGCTTCCACCCTCGATTCCGGTCAGGTTGTCTATGAGACCCCGACCGCAATCCAATACGTCCGTGGTGATGAATCCAACACCACTATCGTGGCCAAGGCAGCACCGAACGCTTTGGATGTGGTCGGACGACAAACGCTTCGTTATCGTCGGATCGATCTGAGCAAGCTGTTCCGTTACCAGACCATCGAGCTGACTCGCTACAGTAACTCGAACACTTTGCCTTGGGCTGAGGTTCAGGAACTGTTGCTTAAGCAACACGGCATCAACATCTCGACTGACACCTTTACTGCTGCCAGTCTTACCGCCAACACCGTCGCAACCTTTACTGCGAAAGCTACGTCCCTGTGTTACATTGGGTCGATTCAAGTGGTGTGGCGTAAAGGTCGTCGTGAAATCAGTGAGATGTTCACCACTGCAACCTTAGATGGTCGTACGTGGCCGGAAGGTCTGATTCAGTTTGGCGATAACTACAAACCGCAAGGTGAGTACATCGCTTACGACTTCGACTTCACCGACCTGATGGGTTCATCCTTCACCAGTTGGGGGAACGGAACCATTACGAACAGTGTAAGCGAGCTGGACAAACTAGCCAACGCATTGAAACTCGCCGCACCTCAGTTCAACTGGAACAGTGGTCAGGCCTCCGTCGAAAACGTTGGTGGCACTGCGGGTCTGATGTTCAACCGTTACGCCTTACCGAACGCCGTTGCACCAGAAGCTAACGGAGCGTTGTATAACCGTGTAGCGATTCTGACCCCGGTACTTGGGGACACATGGTTCTACGGTCGTCTTCTGTTCCACTACAAGGTGTAAGCCCATGTCTATTTACAACGATTCAAGTTTGGACGTGTTGGCGTGGTTCAACAAGAAGGCCGGCACCAAGTTCACTCGGGACGACGTGATCTTCAGTAAACCTATCGTCAACACAGATGCTGGTGCTACGCTGAACTCCAAGATCCGTGTCACCATGTCGCGGACCAACACCACACACAAAGGGACCATCGTAGTCGCTTACAACCGACTGACTTTGGCCAACATCGCGAACTATCCGAGACCGAAGTATCCTCCCCAGGCTGCGCTCGGAAGCTCCGTCTACGACCTGTTGCCGAAGCTGCGTAACACTTACGGTATCTGGTTGACTCGAGATGACATCGAAGAGACTTTCGTGACAGACGACGGCGCTTATGGTCGGGTGTTGCTCAAAGCCAAGGCAGATTCAGTAGGTTGGATTGGCGAATACACCTTGGTACTTTCTTCGAAGATCCCGCTGGCTGATCTGTTCAAAACCAAATCTATTAACTGGAGTTAAGACATGCCTATCGTCGATCCGTACTGGGCAAATTACACCTTCCGTCTGGCTCTGACTGGCTACGATGACGTTCTGTCTGAATTTAAGACAGGCGACATCATCACTCCAGAGAGTGGCGAGTTGCTGGCGCTGGCGCTGAACGAGAAGGACAAGAAGGAAGGTAAAGGTCTGTGGCACAGTGAAGTTGAACTTCCCGAGTGGTCGTTGAACGGTTGCTTCGTGTTCTTCCACGGGGACAACCACCCAGACCTGCCAACTAAAGGTAACATGCAGAAGGTCCTGATCCTGGACTTCCCGGAAGACTCCGTGAAGCCTGTCGGTCGTCTGTTCTTCACTTACAACGTGGGAGGTTGAGATGGCTCTTCGCGATATTGAACCTTTCCTGAACATCGTAGGGCGGTACACGGCTACCCTCGCCCAGCAATACTCTGCTGAGTTGGCAGCCTACAACGTCCCATATCGAGTTTATGGTGGTGATGCCTACGGTTACGGACGTGTGACCGAACTGTATCAAGAAGACGGTTGGATGGTCTTGAGCAGCGGCGGCCCTGTTACTAATGGACGGTGTTTGTGTGTGGGACGCAGCCTCCAGTCGATGGGCATCAACGTGACTGACGATACAGTTGCGTTTGGTGGTGCTCGTATGAAATTCGGTCGCTCTGTTCCGAACGTAGCAATGACCACGCAAATGGGTTCAGCGCTGAACTTGTTATTGACTTCCAACTTCCCGCAAGGTGCAGCGGTCAATACCGAGTACTACGTTGAGTGGTGTATCGACATGCCTAACAGCTTGTTCCGTGCACGCGTTGACGGCATCGAGGTTCCTTCTGTTGCCCTCAGTACCACGATCAAGAACAACCTCAAATCGGGTGCTAACCTGTTGATGTGGGGTTCTTACAACACCGGTGTTACTTCGGCGTTGGATATCTACCTCAAGGACGGTTACGTTCTCGAGAAGACACCCGATGGTCTGATGTCTGGTTGGTTAGGTCCGCAAAGCGTTAAGGTGTTGCCGGTTAGTGAATTCATCGGGCCTTGGACTACCAGTGGCAGTAGTCCAAAAGACGTTCTAAACTCGCCGATGCCGACATCAGCAGACCGCCTGACTCCTTTGGTGTCTTCTGACAATGATGCTACAGAAGCCACGCTGAAGTTCGATACCTCTCAGATCACTGGTTTGATCAAAGGTGTCTCGGTCAACGTGATGATGCAGAAGCTACAGGGCCGTGTGGGCAACCTCGAATCGACCATCACAGCAGGTGGGGTTGAAAGCGCTAAGACGACCATTGTTCCAGTTAACACCATGGCGATGTATACCCAACAGGTACTCTCGGCTAAAGCACCAAATGGTGGGGCGTGGACGATTGAAAGTCTGGCCGGGGCAACCCTCAAACTCAAACCAGTAAGTAGTTAAGGAGGCTAACATGGTCAAAGATGTAAGACCCATTGGGGTCGAACACCTCTCCGAGAGCTTCCTAGAGCCTCGCGCTGGGTGTGGGTTGTTCCCGCTCAATTGGAACATGTACACTGTTAAGCAAAGCGTTCACCAACTGGTGTCGCTCTTCAAGAAAGACAATCAGATGCGCTTCGGTATGATGGCTCTGGGTACCACTGGGTCTGCTGAGGGGATGGTGCAGATCCCCATGGGTAACCTATTCGCTAACCGGACCGACATTGCCAAGGCGGTCATCGGCTTCCGCTGGAAACCAGGTAACCGTGGGGCTTCGATCGCTGTACCGTTTGGTGTCTTATTGAACAGGGTCACATCCGAAGGTGGATATAGTCCCGATACCACGATACTATCCGTTGCGGCTGCCCAGACGGAGTGCTACTTCGAGATCGAGATCATTCCTTATAACGGTGTTGCTGGTTACGGCTTCTTCATTTATAAGGACGGTGAACTACAGTCCACTGTCGCTATGAGTGGCTGGTTCACACGTGCTCAGATGCCTACCATTCAGTTCACCATCGGTATTGGCGCTTCGGCATTGGCCAACCAGGTTAGCGGCTGGGCACAAGGTGACTACCTGTTCTCCATGGAAGACATCTACGTTGCATGGTCTACCGAGCAAACTGACAACTTGCGCCTGGGTCCGATCCGGGTTAAGCGCTTGCCAGTTTCCCAAGTGACACTGAATGACTGGACGCCACAAGGTGGGAAGTCGGCAGTCGACATCCTGAACCTTGCTAGCAACAGTCTGGATACTCGCACTGATTACTTGGCTAGTGATCCCGCTAACACTGTGGTTAAGTGTAAGTTGGATTTGAGTGGCCTGAAGACAGCCGATCGGGTACTGGCGGTGGGCGCCTCCACTTCTGCTTGGCGTGACGGAGCCACTACAGGTAACTTGTCCACTCGTTGGGAACACACCGATGGACAAGGGGCGGCCGTATCTTACAGTCCGACCTCGTCTACCTACTTGAACCAGTTCGATGTTCCTCTCCAGACTCTGATCACGACCCCAGGTGGTGCAGCTCTCACCAAAGCCTCCATGGCCGCACTGGAGCTGGTGGTCACTCCTAGCGCGTAGGTGAACTATGTCATTCAATCTTCGTAACGCCCCAACGTACGCGGCGCTTGCGTCAGAGCAGAAGCTGAACTTACGTAACGCTCCTGTCTACGCTATTGTCGGCGACCCGCCAGGGGTGCAGCTTCGTTCTACCAGCATGTTTGTGTTGGAAGAACAAAAGTCTGCTTTCAACGTACGAAAGATCTCAGCATTCGTTCTCGAAGCTGTTATCCCAGCCTCGTTGTTCACCAGCCTCAACGGTTTGGAAACCCTGCGCGCGGCCATCAAGAAAGAGTTAGGCATTGCTGTCAATGATGCGCTGGCCACCTTCGGGAACCCAGTGACCGTCTCCGGTACTTACAACACCGCTGTGACATTGACAGCTACTCCCGACACTGACTACGAGGGTACTGTATCTATCCAGTACAACCGATTCAAACTTGCAGAAGCGTTTAAAGGAAAGGACACTTCGCAGGTCATCGGTGCAGCCACAACGATCCACGGTCGTCTGGCAACCATCAACTCATTCTTTGGTTTGAAATTAGAACCTCGGGATGTGGTGGATAAAGTACTGTTACCAGATGCTCCAGGCTTTACGCTGGTGGTCGCTAGTACTAGCTACCTGTACCAACCCGGCACCACGATGCGCATCGGTGTTGAAAACGCTAATGACCTTAGCATTCAGATCGAAGTGGATCAGATGAACGGCTTCTCGGTCACTACTGATCTGGAAGACTGGATTCAAGTTTCTGCAATGAAAGGATTCGAACCAGCGACTTGACGGCATAGAGGGAGGCCGCAGCCTCCCCTTATGCTCAGAGCTTACGGATGGTGAGATCCACACCGCCGAGATAAACCCAGCTTCCGTCGATCGCCAGCAATTGCAGCGTCTTACTTTCACCCGAGGCTGTCGGCAACACTGCGCCGTCTTCGAACTTGAGATCGCTTGCGATCAGCTTGTAACGATCAGCAATCAAATCGATGATGCTTTGCAGCGTGTCACCGGCTTGCAGGGTGTAGGTAGTCGACTTGACGATTTCTTCGATATACAGACGACGGTAGTTCAGTGTCTGCGTGCCGTAGAATTCGTTGTTCAGAGTTGCTTCAACCGTGAGGGACGAGTTCTTCACGGTGATGTCGCCGCTGGTGTCGATCTGGAGCAGGTCCTTGAGGACGAAATCATCGAGAGTAAACGACGTGCCGTTGGTCTCGTTGATCTGGTTGATGACGTTCTGAAGCGGGCTTAAAGTGTGATCAACTAGCACGTTGATAACTCCTGTTGTAGTAGGGACGTCTATAACGATAGGTGCTCGGCGACGTATCATTTGACGGGTTCACTCCCACCCACTTTCTAAAGCAGGCGTCTTTGCCATGTACCACATTGGAATGAAATCAGTAGAGCAGTTACTCGCTCTGCTTAACGACACCAATGGCTTGTCGTTAACACTCGATGACATCCAGTTCAGTACTCCGACTGTGCTGACCCCAGAGTCTCAGGTAGGCGACGACAATCCTGCCAATACAGAGATTCTGATTGTAGCCAAACCTAATCGCAAGCCGATTGGTGAGGTAACGGTTCGTTACGATCGGATTGATCTGGCTGACTTTGCAACCCTTCGAGATCCCACCGAGATCGAAGTAATTCTCCCAATGACCCACGCAAAGTTATTGGATGCATTCAACACCCATTATGGTTCCGCGCTGGAACTAGCGGACATTGATGTCACCACCGACATCCCTGAAAACATCGAAGAAGAGACCTTCGTTGAGCTGGTAGCCTCTACGGGCTCGCTGGCTTATCGCGGGAGCATACTGCTTACGGTGATCCCAGGGACGATCAAACTCAGCAACGTGATCGTTGTACGGGCTCTCAGTGGTCTTGAGTACATGGGTCGACCTTAATGAGAGGGGCTTCGGCCCCTCTCATGCCGAACTTTATATGTAAATTTTAATATCTTATGAGTAGGGCATACGCCTTACTCAGTTTTCCTTGTGGAGATCCCCATGAAAATCAATGTCGCTAAATCCGGTGCCGAGAACATTCTGGACCTGGTTCTGGACGCCAACCCTGGTCTGACGCTGACCGCTGCCCAATTCACCCTGGGTAACCCAAGCGCTTTCGTGGGTACTGGTGGCCGTAACACCCAAGTCACCCTGACCGCCGTTGAAGGCGAGGGCAAGACTGGTTCCAAAACCATCGACTACACCCGTCTGAACCCTGTTACCGGCCCGAACGCCGGTCAAGCAGTGACTGGTGTGGAAACTGCTCTGGACGCCACCGACGTACAAGTCAAGGCTGCTCTGGTTGCTCTGTTCGGTCTGGTTGCTGCCGACGTTACCGTTGCTGACCTGGTTCTGCCAGTCGACGCCGATACCGACGGTTCCATCACCCTGGCCGCTGCCGCCAACAGCCTGCTGTACGTTGGCTCCACCTCCGTCGTGCTGAAAGCGCCGGTTGAAGACCTGAGCGGTATCGAAGGTCAGATGAACGGTTTCGAACCTGAAGCCTAAGTAGTCGGCATATTGGGAGGCCTTCGGGCCTCCCTTTATGCTGTCTGTTACAGGAAGTACAACTCGAGGTGCTCTTTCACACGCTCGATGTTTTCTTGCCACGGGAGTTCTGCATCGAGATGTAAGCACTCTTGAGCGGTGTAATCCAGACGCTCCTGGAAACCGCGCCAGACCGCTTTGTGGTAATCCATACCTTTGAGTTCAATGCGGTCTTTCGCACGTTCGGAGTCTTTCTGACGCTTCATGGCGATCTCAGGATCGATGTCGAGGAAGACCACCAGATCAGGACGGAAGCCCTTCAATGCGATCTTCTCAACCGCGAGGTACTCTTCTTCGGAAACAGCGCCGAAGGTAGCCACGCATTGCATCGCCCAGGACGAGTCAACGAAGCGGTCACTCAGGACCACACTACCGAGTTCCATCTGAGGTTTAATCAGTTCTTCGGTGTGCTGAACGCGTGCCGACATGAAGCCGAACAGTTCTGCCAACGGGTTGAACTTCTCTTCGCGACGTTTGATCAGAACTTCACGGATCTCTTCTGCCAGCGGAGTACCGCCCGGTTCACGGGTTTCCACCACTTCGTTGGAGATGCGGGTCCGCAGCCACTTAGCGACTTCTTTACGCATGGTGGTCTTGCCGCAGAAGTCGGGGCCTTCGAAAGCCACGAAGAACGGTTTAACTTGATTGCTCATTATCCGGTTCCAGGAACAGGGTCAGGGACGTATTACTCACATACCGTCGAGCAGTCGAACCTGTACCCTTTAAGTGAATGTAGTCTTGAGTCATCGTGACTACGCCAAACAGCTCCTTAGTCTCACCACCTGCTTCGTACAAGTAACGCACTGGCATCCCAGGGTAAATCAAACTGCCCCGAGAGTTCTCCCACTTGACCTGCACAGGCTGGCCTTTGCGAGAAGAGATCTTGGACAACGCAGACATCAAGTTGCTCGAGATCTTGTCAGCCGCTTGCACGACATGGTTTAACCCGTTCTTGGCTTCTTCGAACAACACCTCGGTAACGTTCCGCCCTCGCGAAAGGGTAGTGACGTTCTCGATGGTTTCCCCAAAGCTGTCGAAGATACTCTTGGCATCTGTGAAACGAATGCCGTTACCCTCACCCACTTGACGAGCGTTAGACGCATCCACCGAACGAGTCGAACCAGTGGCCAAGATGATCAACTGGTTTGCTGTCTGACGGAACGTGCGCTCGATCTCTGGGAAGCGGTTCTCAGGGACGTTAATCACTGTCAAACCGCTAGGGGTATCTTCGAAGCGTTGGGTGTTAAAGAGAGGCCATACATACCAAGAGCCTTGGTGTAGATAAAAACCGATCTCACTGTTGTAGATGCCGCCACACTTGTCTTGAATGTAGCTAGGTAGAGCCACTAACGGAGTCCCGTGTGGAATGACCACGTGAGCCCGCTTCTCAGTGTTATCGGCTGGCACCATGTCAATGGCCTCGATGCTCAGTCCCCGCTCCAAGGGCATCTTGTTGGACTGGTCTGCAAGCATGGCCTGTAAAACCTGCCACGGAGTGGCTTGCTTGAACACCCCACCCACCGTACAACCACGCAGCCATTCAGTCACGTTGTCGATCAACTGGAACTGGACTTTCATGATGTCGCCCAGGTCCCCCATCTGCACGGAATCCAACAGAGGAGACGCACCCTCTTTCGAGTGGTCACGTACGTCCATCAAGATTGCTGTATAGATGAGGGTTTCTACCTGAGCGTTAGCAGAGACGGTGTCTGACACCTCCCCGATGTATTGGCGCTGGATTACTGCCTTGAGGTTGTTCCTGTGAGGGAACAGCTTCTGGGTGTATGTCCCTGCACCAAACACCACTTCCATCACGATCGAGTCAGCGTAGCTTTGGGTGAAATCTCGCACGATATCCACAGACATGAACTTCAGTGGGGCGATAGTGCTACCGTCAGGTAACTGGAACCACACTTCGTACAAGTAATGGACATCCTTCGCACCTTCCTTGGTGATCTTGGAGATCTCATTCATTAACGTGCTTTTCTCGATCATACCTGAGCGCCTCGACGGATCAATTGGTCAGCCAGACCTTCTACCATCATTGAGTGCTCCATCGGGATGTTCTGTTGCACTTCGGCCGGGGTGGTCATGTCACGACGTACCGCGCGACGGCTGAGGCGATCCAGACTACGGAACAGACGTGAGGTACTAACTTCGGTCTGCACATGCTGACGAGCCATCGGATAGATCAACGCTGCGAACTCTTCCAGAATCCGCAGGTCGTTCACCGGTACTTGGTCACGCAGACCAGGGTCGCGGTTGACTTCGTCTTGCCAGTCGTTAATGTGTTCCAAGATCCATCCATAGATCTGTTTGGATTCATCCGGGTTGACGAGAGCGATTGATGCACCTTGCTCAGCGTAGCCTGCCATCTGGTGAACGGTTAAGTTCACCTTCACCAAGTTCTGGTAGGCGGCAGCATCCACGTCAGAGTCGCCCGAGGAGTACAGTCCAAACTTCTGAACATACTCCTGCGAGTAAAGGTACATCTGTGGGATCAGACATTCCACGAAGTAGTGGAAGATCTTGTAGGCTGCGGTGTGATGCTTTTGTTCTAACATCAGTAATCCCTCAAGCCGACCTTGATCAGGATCATCAACATCGGAACGTAGTAGAACCGTTCCAGGTTAGACCAGTTCTTGGAGGTACGCACCAAGTACAACAGCACGGTCTTGTCGATGGCTTCGCCTTGCAACATGTCCCACAGCAGTTTCTCGAGCTTGGAGAACCCCTCAGGATTGTTCTCGTAGAACGCATCCGACAACACGTAGTAGTCGTTCTTATACACTCGATGGATATCTGGGAGAGCAGCTACCCCTACAGCTTCCTCAGAGGCCGTATGGAAGCCTTTCATCTCTCCCTGCACCAACACACGCCGCAGGTCATTAAAACGCGTCTTACCGCCTAATAGACGCCCTGGAACCAACGGGTCGTTGTATTGCTCCTGACCATCAACATGGATCAGGCTAGAACGCTCCGTAGGGAACACTACCTGTTGTACGCCACTGTAGTAGATACCGTCGAACAGAGGACTTTCATCAAACTGTCGGTACGACACTACGCCTGCCGTTTGGAAGCACAGGTCCAACATGTCAGCGTCACCAGCAATCAGACAAGTCCAAAGGTTGTTCTCTTTGTACCGGATCGAGCGGTCAGTGTTGAGCGCTTTGATCTTCATGATGGTGTTGTTGTCGGAGTTGTCCAACGTCGACAGGAAAGCCGTTACAAAGAACGGATCGTAGGTAGGGGTCGGAATCCCATCCACGTCCTGATCGGGAAGGATCAACGTCGCGTACTCGGTGTTGTAGAAATCCACCAAGTACTGGTTGAGCAACTTCTTGTAACCCCGGTTCAACTCAGCGATCTGTTCAAACTCGCTGGTAGCGATCACAGGGTTCTGACCGTAGTAGATAAAGTCACGAACAAACGTCGTATCCTTCACCACTTTGCGTGCAAGGTCATCCTTGTACTGCTTGGTCAGGTAATCACGCATAGCGTAGTCAATAGCGTAGACTGCGTCTTTGAACACCGCTTTCTTTTCGGAGCGAATGACCGTAAACACGCCCACCTGACCATCACCAACATCGGCCAAGAAGATGTCGCCTTGGTTCGGCTTGGTACCGCCATACACGGTAGCGGAACCAGTGATGATCGTGTTACGGTCAGCGTCTTGCTGCTGGTACGACAGTGGGGTGGTGACTTTCAGTTCCAAGTGACGAATCAGCTTGTACTGTTGGTAGATCGGCTTTTGCGTCAGTTGCAGGTCAGAGGTTTCGTTGTCCAGGTCGAGTACTTGGTTGTAGTAATCGACAGTCCAGCTAGCACCTTCAACGTGGGTCAGCAGAGCAGTTTGCGGAATATACCGAGAGTCCACCACCTGATTGCGAACTTCGGGCGCCACGGCAATCGGTTCAACCGGAACCGCCTTCGGTGGCAAACCCTGTTTGGAGTCTAAGATTGGCATTAGGGTTTTCCTCTCTTAGCGATGATACCGGTAACGCCTACCGTGTACATCCGACGTACTTGGGATTCCTGCTTCTTGTTGATCAAGTCTTTCAGCCAATCGATTGGGAAGACACCACCGATCAGAGGAGGCAGGGGTTTCTTGCGCGGGTACAGAGTCTTGATGACTTCAATGCAGAACTCACCGTCCTTGCGCAAACGATCAATCGCATCAGGACTGAGTACCGAGAGGTCAGTGACGATGCCGAACCGCATGTGGTACATATAGCGAGGGTTCATGTCCAGTGAACAGGTCAAGTTCCCATCTGCATCCATCAGCACCGTACCGTCTGGCATCGGCTTACCCCAACGGTAGAGACCGAAGTGGAAGATCGAGTTATACAGACTGTTGATGTACGGCCATTCCTTCTTGAGGAAGTTGAGTGTAGCAGGACTGAATTCAAAGTCGCCCAGCTCGTGGATATTGAACAACTCGCCACGGTCCTCACCAATGCCCACCAGAACGTCTAGCATGCTCGCTGTGCGTGAGTGATGCCATTCAGGCAACCAGTCATCGAATGCAGGGATACGGTTCCCTAAGAGCGGCTGAGAGCGTTCCTTGTAGAGGTTGGTAAATTGATCGTAGAAATAACGATCGTTTGCAGGACGACGTGCACGCTTGATCAACTCGTACACCGAGTATTCACTGCGGTACTTGACGTCGATCAGTTGGTTGTGGATTGCCACAGGGTAATGGAATTGCACACCCACTACTTTGTCGTACTGGAACGTGTAATCGAATCCAGTCTCCCACGGTGCACCATCGCCAGCCTTTGAACCTTTGTCGGGCTGGGCCACGAAGTTAAACCCACCAACGATCCCCACTTGCTTCTCAGTGATCGCCATGATGGGTTGAGTACCTGCTTGGGTAGTCAGTTGGGTTGCACGACCAGTGATGTGATCCTTAACCCACTTCCCTAACTCCTCACCGTAACCCTCCACCCGTTCACGCATCTCGAAGATCTCGTGGAGGATGATCGCTACAACGTCAGGGACCGGATAGTGGTAGTCCATCTCGTGAAGGATTTCCACACGACCTTGAGAACTGCGTACCCGGAATTCATCCCGCCACCGTTCAGCCATGGTCCGGTCTGGAGCACGGTAACGGAAGCTGATGGTTACTTCACACTGAACGTAGATGGGTTTGACATACACGTCCAGCTTTTGGTCGTAGAAAATAAAAGGTACGTTAGGCCGCTTCACTGCCGATGACAGTGTGCGGTCTTCAATGTACTGTTCGTCTGCTTCGATGTTGATACGACCATTGAACGGGAACTTGTTTTGAATCCCGTTAGTCGTCATCGTAGAGCCTGGTTGGAATTGAGACTCGGCTGCTCCGAAGAACTCAAAACCCGTATCCTCAGGAAGCCTCATGATGCCAATGAGCTGTTTCGCTACCTGGACAATAGCTGGACGGGTAATAGAGTTATACGTCTCTGGTAGTTCAACGACAATATTGGGCATGTCGGGTCTCCAGTGTAAGATCATAGGATACCCGTAACTAACAGCATAAGGACCAGCCTTATAGGCTGGCTATATTGGGAATAAAGAGCCCCTAGACAACAGCGGTGTTTTAAGGGCATTTGATACGGCTGGGTAGTACAAAAATACCAAAAAAAAACACCCCTGTACAAGCGGGTGTTTCTTGTGCCGCACTTACTCGTTCACGAAGCCACGATTGAACGCGGCGTCGGGTTGACCGGACATGTTGCGGATGACCATGTCGAACAGCATCGGGGTCTGTTGGTTCGCACCGAACTGACCAGCGGTGCAGGCCGGGATGACCAGGACTTTACCAGAACCGTGCGGCACGATGCCGAAGAACGACACCTGAACCATGCCGAACGACTGGTAGTTCAGGTTGTTGATGTGCGGGCGCGGGTGCATGTAGCCTGGCTGAGCTTCACCCATTGGATCGGCGTCCCGATGACCGAGCGGATCGAGGAACAGGGTGTAGCCTTTGCTTTCTTGCAGGTCAGCAGCGAAGAGCGGATCGTGCTTGCCGATGGCCTCGACAACGCGTTCGAAGGAGGTGATCAACAAACGCTTGTCGAAGATCACACCGTTAACCAGGTTGGCCATCGGGATAACGTGGAAGAACGGTCGTTTGGTTTGGTCTTGCTGTTCCATTTGCATACTCTCTTGAGTTGAAGGTTTGACGGAGGGTGTTACTTAGCAGGGTGGTTCGGTGGAACGCCGACCTTGTAGGTGCGAATCCAGTTACGAACCTTGAAGAACTGATACCAGCCAACGATGTAGTTGACGATGATCAGAGGGATCAGCGCCAGCGCACCGAAGTGACCAGCGAGGATCAGAAACAGTGCAGTGCCAACCGTGAACTTGTAACGGTGAGGACAGCTCACGACGAGGAACTTCAGGGCACGGTCATCGTTCTTCTTCTCGAACAGGTAGATACCACGCAAGGTGATATAGAACCCAGAGACCAGAACGAAGTACGCGAAGATGGTAAATGCAGTCATGGTTAAACTCCCTTGAGCTTTGAGATTAGAAGGTTTGGTACCAGTGTTACACCAGAGTAATATACATCTGAAATCTTTTTCATTCCAGTTTACAGGCGGCATAAAAGCCCGCCCCGAAGGACGGGCTTTTACTCAGACGACTGAATCAGTCGACTTCAAGAATTACTTCTTGTCGCCGTCTTTCTTCTTGTCATCTTTCTTTTCGCTCTTGCCAGCGGCAGCGATGGAACGCTCCACCAGAGCCAGAGCCGAACGAACGGCGCTGAAGCCAGCGTTGTTCACTTGCAGCAGCGGACGGGTCAGGTCCTTGGTGGCTTTACGCAGACCGCGGTTGACGGTAGCGTTCGACCAGGCCTTGCCCAGCTTGCCTTGTTCGGCGGCGTTGACGAACTTCTCGGTGGTCTGAACAGCCTTCTCGCGAGCGGCGTTCAGCTTGTCCATGTAGGAACCTTTGGCCAGCAGGGTTTCCACGATGGTCGAGCAGTGACCCAGGATGTCGCGCAGGGTGTTCGGGCCCGGGCAGTCGATCTCGGTACCTTCGTTGATCGAAGGCTTCTTACGAGCCAGGGTCAGGGTGTTCTTGGTAGCGTCTTCGCCAGCCGGGCCAGCTTCGGCCGAGGTGGAGAAGTACCAGCCACCGGCGGCTTCTTTCGAACGGCCGGACAGCTTGGCGGCTACAGGCGAGAACATGCCTTCAGCGCTTTCGACTTCTTTGGTGATCGCAGCTTCTTCCAGAGCAGCCTGGGTTTTCGGGTCAGCCAGTACAGCACCCATGTGAGCGTAGTACTTCTCGGCAGCCGGAGCCAGTTCACCCCAGGATTCCTGGACCAGTTCACCCAGCACGCCCAGACCCTGAGCAACGCTGGCGCCGTCCACTTTGCCTTTGTAGGCAATGGCGTCGCCGCCGGAGACCTTGACCTTCTTGCCCTGATAGTCGACCGCTTCGCCGGTTTTACCTTTCAGAGCTTCGATGCGGGACTTCAGCTTCTTGGCGCCGCCGAAGATCTTGGCGAAGAAGTTCTTGACCGCAGCGATGGCCTTGGCCACGGCGTTCTTGATGGCCTGCCAGATCTTCTTGATGGTTTCCTTGATGCCTTCCATCGAGATGGTGGTGGCAGCGGCTTGGCCGGACTGGCCGCCGAAGGATTCCAGGGAAGGAGTAACCGAGCTGACCTTCAGGCCCAGACGGCTGGTGTAGGCGCCGACGGCGTGCTGCATGAACAGAGCGGACTGAGGGTTCAGACCACCGTCTTGCATGGCGGCTTCCATCGAAACGTAGATGGACTCCAGGCCGTCGGAGATTTCTTCCAGCTCGCCTTGGTCGTCGGAAGACTGCTCGCTCTCGGCGAAGGCTTCGGCGGTTTCGGCGATTTCTTGCTCAACGGTATCGTCCGGGCTCACGACCAGGTCGGTTTCGTTGACGGTGTCGTCTTCCATGGAGACGAACAGTTGACGCAGAGATTGAGACATGTGGAGTAACTCCGATAAACAATTGTTGATGCGTAAATGCACACGTGCATAACATACATACATTTACACAGATTGGCTTTACACGAACTTCGCGTAGAGGGCCCGGAGGTCGATAGGGTCGTCGCCCTTAGCCTTAGGATTGCGCCATTCACCAAACATGATGTACAGCGAAATCACCAAGTCGTTCAGACCTTCTGGATGGGAGATCCATTCGGAAACCACCTTGCTCGGGGCGGTTCCTACCTTTTGGTAGAACTCACGAATCTCCTTGCTGGCGTTACGCTCCCTATAATCATTACTGGGTTTAGGGTTCTCAGTCAGCAAGGCTAACCAGTTCTGAACAGACACCCGGCGACGACCCGTTTGGATGTACTTAAGGGTATCGAGCAGAAACTCATAATTATATCCGTACAGAAACGGATTGTTCTTCTGCGTATTCAGGAACAGAGCAAAGTTGCTAAAGCAACCCATCGCCACACGCAGGGCTCGTTTTTGGAACGTCCAACCATTGCGGTCAACCGTCCCTTCGATCAGAGCGGTGTACAGCGTGTTAACGTCAGCGCTACCGCTAACACGACTGATGTCCATACGATCGGAGGGAGCAATGAAGCCGCGTGGGTAGAGGTCACCCGATACACGGCTAGTCATTGAAACCTTCCTCCATCTCGGCGAGCTTCTTGTTCAGCTTCTGGAGACGACCCTCGGTGTAGACGATCTCCTGCTCGATCTTCGCATCTTTGCTACCGTCTTTGAGGACAAGCAGACGGTACTCGAGAGCACGCTTCTCTTCTACGGCAGCTTTGTAGCGGTTGACTTGCCACTCGGCGATTGCCATGCGGACATAGTAGATCGGGTTCAGGCGGACCGGGATGATACCGAAGTGGAACGGATCGGTCTTGGTAGCGCCTACGGTGGCTTCTACAGTCGATACGTCGTCCGGTGCTACCACCATGTCAGGGATGGCCTGGAACGAGCTTTCCATGCGACGCACGTCGATGGAGAGGATGCTGAGACAGTACGCGTAGTTGTCGCGGTTGTCCCAGATCCAACGCTCTTCTGCACGGCTCAGTGCTTTCGGTACACGGAACGGACCGTCTTCCGATTGCTCTTCCGACAGGGTCCAGAGCAGGACACGGCGAGCATAACGAGAAGCGAACGAGGCCACTTCCAGATACTGGAGGATGTTGGCACGCAGGAAGCTGATGCTGGTGGAGCCGACGTCTTTGGCGAACGCACGGTCGATCAACTTACCGAGCACTTCCAGTTTGTCGTCCATGTTCGACAGAACTTGGTAGGACGCAACGATGTAGTTGCCACCAGCCTTTTCGATCTTGGCGATCTTGAGGAAGTTCTTGTCGTAGTTCTGGGTTTGCTTACCCTTGAACTTGGAGTTGCGGTAGAACTCGGAAGCTTCACGCAGCGGAGGCAGAGTGAGTTCTTTGAGTTCGTTCTTGACGACCGCCAGCTCTTCGATCAGACGACCCTTCTCGAAGGTCGGCAGCATCAGAGCGAGAAACTTTTGTAACTTCATGGTGACCTCGAGTTAGATGGCGGGGCTGTTGCCCAGTTGGTAAGCCTTCAGGATCTCGGCTACGTCTGGACCTTTGCCTTTGTTGGAGACAGCCAGTTCTTTCACCGACATCTCGGTTGGGATGGCAATCGAGCGGTGGTAGAAGGTGACGTGTTCCCACTCAGGATCGACCACGCAGAGGATCATGCAGTAGGTCTCACGGAAGAGCTTCTCACGAACGCGGAAGTCCTTCAGACGACCACCGACTTGGCGCTCAACGTCCTTCACTGCTTGCGAGGACATCACGATGATGTTCGAAGCGGTAGCAACAGAAGGTTGGCCCGAGAAGATGGCGGAGATGCTGTTACCCTTACGACGCTTACGCAGCTCGTCGTACAGACCGGTTGGATCTTTGGCCAGGGTTTTCTTGTGAGCGTCGATCAGGTCTTGGCACAGCAGCAGGTCGCGAACGAACTCCAGTTGGCCAGCACGCCAAGCGTGGAAGCGTTCCTTGACGGAGATGTTCTTGCTGCCGACGCTTAAGATATGAACCAGCTCCTTGGTCCCGATGCCGCTGCAAATGAGGCGAACGTTGATCGGGAAGGTAGCTTTGTTGCCCTCGGACTCGATGTTGACTTCCAGCATCTTGCCGACAGACAGGTTGGTCAGCTCACCCAGCATCGAGACAGTGTCACGACCGTTGGTGAGGGTTGGCGGATTGCCTTCCGGGATCGGATCGTCGATGTCTTCCAGGCTCACGTTGAGCTTTTGCAGACCATCACGACCACCAGGAACCGGCAGAGCAAAACGATACGAACGCGCATCTTCCAGGCTAACCACGGTGGCGACACCGTTGGAGACGCCGTTGATCAGGTTGTCGGTGGCGTTACGCTTGGGGTTCAGCTTGTCCAACAGGCGGATGACATCCACGCTACCAACGTTTACCGACAGCGCGATCGCTTGCAGGTAATAGCCACTGAACAGCGAGGTCAGGGACTGCATGATGTCGTTGGCATAGGGCAGACGAATGAGCGACTCGTCCATCAGGACGATCGGCTCCACGCGAGTCGGCTGAGTGTATTCGATCAGCGAACCCGACTTCGCGGCCCGCATCGTGTCCGTCAATTTACTGGCCAGGTTAAGGCCAGTCACAATGTCATTCATCATTACTGATAATCCCTCGAAGGTGACTAATGGCTAAAACTATTAAAGATGTGTTGAGCATCATTCAAAAGGCAGGTGGGCTAGGTGATCTTTCGCAGGCCGCGATCAATAACCTTAAAGGCATCAACCACCGAGGTTTCGGAAACCCGTTACCAGTCAACAAAGATAACCAGGGCTTGACGTTCTTCACACGCCCTAACCTGAACTTATCATACGATAATATTGCAGCTAAGCGTATTCTGACCCCATTGCTCGATGGGGATGGTCCGGCGATGAACACGTATCAGCGTGCGATCCGTATGACACTCGATCCATACCTCGGTGATCCGGCGATGTTTAAGCTGGGTGACCCGCGTCGTGGGGCACAGATGATGACTTGTGATCTGATCGATCAGAAGCAAGCCTTCATTCCAATCCTCACGAACTGCCTCATTTCCCTAGGTGGTTGGCCTGACCTTTCGGTAGAGACTTTCCGCTCGACTCCCGGTAACTATGGTGAGTCATGGGCGATGGTGGACTCCAGCTCTCGCTTCTACGAAGTGTACGAGTTGAACGGTGCATTCAAAAGTCTTGAGGGTGATCCGATCTCCACGATCTTCTCGACTTGGCTACACTATATGTCGGGGGTTTACGAGGGGTCCATGGTCCCTTATCCGAATAACCTCGTGGAACGACGTATTGACTACCAGACGCGTATCTACCGTTTACTGTTAGACTCCAGTCGTCGATACGTTCAAAAGATCGCTGCTTGTGGTGCCGCCTTCCCTGTGAACTCACCACTGGGTAACTCGTTCAACTTCACGAACGAGGGTGTCTACAACCAAGACAACGACCAGATCCAGATCCGCTTCGTAGCAATGGGTGCTGACTACAACGACCCTATCACCATTCAAGAGTTCAACGCCGTAGTACAGATCTTCAACCCGGAGATGAAAGGTGACGATAATGATCGTTCCCGCTACTACCGCAAGCTCGATGGTATCGATGAGATGAAAGCCTACAACTATAATGGCTATCCTCGAATCGATCCTGAGTCGATGGAACTGACCTGGTGGGTACCGATTGACAATTCCTCGGTAAGCGTTGCTGTTGCAACTCCTTCTGCGGGTGTGGACCTTTCCCCAATCACTGATCTTCTTAAGGGCACTTCGACCTCATGACGACCACTACCGCTGAGTTAATGGCCGCGATTGACGCGGTTCGTTTTAACCCCTCTGCGATCCATCGCTTGGCCCTGAACATTCTCGAAGAGACTCGGAATGGGGAGCGAGTGATTGTAGACCCGACCAACCCTTTCATGTTCCTGCTGGAGTCCAGTGCGGTAAACGTTGCGGCTGCTATGGCGTCCAACGAAGCCAACCTGCGTAAACAGTACGGGAGCATGGCGCTGACCGAGGAGGAGATCTACCTCCACATGTCCGACCGGGACTACCTCGATCGGTTCGCTAAACCGTCTCGTACTGAGATTGGTATTCTGCTGTCGCTGGATGAGATCTACCAACGTGTGATCCCAACTGGCTCTGGTGGGATGAAGAAGATGGTGATCCCTCGTCACAGTGAGTTTACTGTGGCAGGTTATTCCTTCACCATGCAGTACCCGATTGAACTGCGGGTCATGGCCAACAAAGGCTTGCAGGTGATCCACGATGTGTCACGACAGTCACCACTGATGTCCCTGACCTCCAACGTGGCTAAGACAGTGCTGATGAACATCGACGGTCAGAAGTACCTGTTGATCTACGCACCCGTCCTGCAAGTGAAGATCGACGTCCAGTATCCCAAGCTGGTCGCTGCGACGGCGTTCCGCAAACGCTACAACTTCGATAACCAGTTCCACTTCGCTCGTGTCTACCAAGCCAACGCGGCTGGTGAATGGGTCGAGATGCGCACTACCCACACTGATCAGGTTTACGACCCGATGGTGCCCACGGCGGTACTTAAGGTGTTGGAAGGTCAACTCGAAGTCAGCATCCCGATGATCTACCAATCGGCAGGTACTGTAGAGTCTGAACTGCGGGTCGAGATCTACACCACTGTCGGACCACTGGATCTGATCCTCAACAACTACGAACCCGGCTCTTACACCGCTCGTTGGTTGGACTTGGACGCTGATGACAACGGCATTTACATTGCACCGTTGACTCAGTTCAGTTCGGTCTCGGTGTTCTCTGACCGCGTGGTAACTGGTGGTAGCGATGCGCTGACGTTCGAGGCTCTGCGTGAGCGTGTGATCAACAACAGCCTGGGTTCCCAGCAACTACCGATCACCAACCAACAACTGACTTCGACGCTGTCGAACTTGGGCTATAACTTGTCGACCAACATCGACTTGATTACCAACCGTCAGTTCTTGGCTACCCGCGTACTGCCTCCTCCGTCAGATGGTTCGGTGATCTCGGGTGCTGCGGCAACTGTGGCGACCTACCAAGCATCGTTCGATGACTTGAAGTCCCATGAGTACATCCGTGACAACGGACTGCGCCTGACCATCACGCCGAAGGTGCTCTTCCAGGGCTACAACGGTCAGTACGGTCTGGTCTCCAAGATGCGCACCGATGAGCTGCTCGCCATGCGTGGCACCGATGCGTTTTTACCAGAGCTGGAACAGAACCGTTACCTAGCGTCGCCGTTCTACTACGTGTGGGACATTGACAATGACATCTTTGACTGCCGGATGTATCACCTCGATGCACCGACTGTTGAATCGAAGGTCTTTGTTCAAGAGAACGACACCACGGGTCTGATTGTTGCCACTGACACCTTTGCCCTGGAGAAGATCGACGAAGGCTATCGCGTCGTCATCAAGACCAAGTCGAGCGAAGAGTGGAAGCTGCTGCGTGACGATCAGGTCTACGTTCAGTTGGCGTTCGTGGCTCAAGGTGAAACAGCGCGTGCGTACATCAACGGTACGTTGCTGGCGCGTGACGTCGACACCAACGAACGGATCTACGAGTTCAAGATCCTCACCAACTACGACGTGGATGAAGCGCATGGTCTGATGATCAACAACTTCACCATCTTCGGTCAGGTTCAAGACTGCCCAATCCCGCTGGAAGGTAAGTTGGACATTCTGTACGTCGCGGCGGACTACTCCTACCTCGACATGGTCTCCTCGGAAATCGACACGATCCTCGACAGTTCTCTGCTGCCTGAGAAATACATCGGGTTGATCCACGAGCAACTGAACGTTACCCTGGGCCACACCTTGGATGGCTTCTGGTTGAACAACCGTTCGGTGGTTTCGTCCATCGAGTACATGACCTACCCGACTGATGTGGTGGCCACCTATTCGGAAAACGTTTACGAACGCGATCCGGTGACCGGTGCGGTGAAGGTTGAGATCGGGGCTGATGGTAAGCCGAAGTTCAATCTGCTGTACGCCAAGGGCGATATCGTTCGAGACTCTACCGGTGAGGTGACTTACCAGTACCGTCAAGGCGACGTCATCGTTGATGCTCAAGGTAATCCGGTACCAGCTAACCCACGTGGGATGTTGCGGCAGACGGACCTGTTCTTGATGGACGGTCTGTACTACTTCGCTACCGAGAGTGCATCCAAAGACTACGCTGCGAGTGTTCCTAACACCATCGTGTCGTGGCTGGAAGATGACATCAAACCGATCTCTGAACGTCTGCTGGAACAAACCGAGCTGTTCTTCCATCCTCAGATTACCACTGGTTACGCCAAGGCTCTGGTGATGGATAACTTCGAGATCGACCTCGACACTGAACAGACTCTGACAGTTCGCTACTACCTGTCGGAAACTGGCTTCAAGAACGCTGAGCTGCGCAAGAGCCTCGAGACCACTGCTATTGAAGTGATCCACGAAGCCTTTGGGTCTTCTCGCGTGAGCACCAAAGACATCGCTAACCGCATCCAGTTGGCTGCTGGTGATGATGTTCGAACGGTGTCGGTGTCTGGTCTGGGTGGTGGTACTCCAGGTTACGATATCGTGTCGCTGCAAGACGAATCTGCTCGCTTGGGGATTCGTAAGAAACTGGTGGCACTGGCTGATGGTACTTACGCGGTGGAAGACTCCGTGGAAGTGCTGTTTATCCAACACGGTAACTAACGGCATAGAGGGAGGGCGCAGGCCCTCCCCTTATGCTCACTTCTTCTTGGACTTGTTGTAGTCGCGCAGCTTTTGCTTGGCGTCTTCATCATCCGAGGAGGTGATTGCTGCTACCATTGCGGTGTGACCACCGTTGGCAGCCATGCGACCCAGTTCCACGAAGCGGTTGCGCATGCGTTCGCACTTAGCCAACATGGCGTCGTACTTCTGCACTACGTCGATCATCTTCTTCATGGAAGCGATGCACTTACGCAAGGCGCGTTCAACGTCAGCCCCGACTTTCGGGTTGAAGGTGGATTTCTCCAACTTGTTGACGTCACGCAGCAAGTTCTCCAGTTGGCCTGGTTGCTTGACTTTACGCAGCGGACACTTGTCGACAGAGTAGCCCTCCAAGTCGTTCAGTACTTTCTCTCCGTTGAAGGAGTTCGTGTAGGCTTGAGCGATGGTGGAGTTCAGACTGTCGATGATCTCCCGCATGTCTTCTTGGTAATCAACCGGCTCACCAGAGACGCGATGGATCACTTGGAAGGTCTGACGGATGACCGGGTCGGTGTCGCGGATCTCGATGTCGTTCAGGCTGGTCAGCACACGGTTGACAGCCATCTCGTCATTGGAGTTGTCCTTCTTCGACTCACGTTCGATCAGGGTCGCCATCATTTGCATTTTGGTGACCATGGTGGCGAAGGTCGAATCAGCAGAAGCCAAGCAACGAGTGATCGGACCCTGGGCCAAGATGTCACGCAGGACACCGTTGTACAGTTGGGCCATTTCATCGTAGATCGGCTTGAGCTTTTCAGCTTTGCGTTCTTCGTAGTCGCGACGAATCGGCAGGGACACCATCTTCTCCAAGTCACGGGTGGACTTGATGGAGGAGGTCATCTGCTCAGCCGACTTCTGGGCTTCTTTCGAAGCTTTGTCGTTGGCTTTGAACATACCAACCAGCCAGAAGATCAGTTTGGTCACCAGCGCTACGAAAGCCGCTACCGCACCACCAATCAGAGCCGCACTGGCCGCACTCATCGACTCCATCGAAACGGAGTAGTTGGTGAGGGTGGGGTTCTTACTGAAACTGTTGAGTTTCAGGTGGGCAGGGAGCAGATGCTGTACCGGTTGGATCATCGTTCTGCTAACGCCGTTCTCACGACGCATCGCGTTGATTACCATGTCGATATCCAGCGCCTTGGACTCCATCGAGAGCATGATCTCTTCTTCGTCGATGGTATCCGGCTTCTCGGGTTCTGGAAGACCTGTGGTAGTAGAGCTGAGGGTCATACCAGTCTCCTTAGAAAACGCTGTTGGTCTGGAAGACCTCGATCAGGTCGCGGTTCTCGTAAACACACTTGTAGCGGTTTGCGATCTCGCAGGAAACCGGGTCGGTGACTTCGCCGCACAGCAACAGGTTCTTCAGCAGGGAAGAAGCGGCCGGATGAGTAGCGTCGTGACACAGACGGTAACGAGTAATCCACAGTTTGAACACCAGGTTTTCAACGATGTCCATGTCGATCACATGCTGTTCGTTGATCACGTTCAGCGCTTTACCGATGTTGATGCGCAGGGTGTTGCGGTACCACGCTTCTGGATGATCCACAGCACTCGAAGGGAGAGGGAGCTGGGCTGCCAGGGCGTCGGCCACCAACAGGCTAACCACCTTGCAGCGGTCAGCGAATTGCACTTCACCACAATCCAAAGCGCGTTGGATAGCAGTGGCGATAGGTTTGATCTGGAGCATGTGGGAGCCCTATGCGAATTTCAGGTTGGTGAGTTTCTCGGCAGTCACGAAGAGCTGGTTGTTCACCAGTTTCTCGAGTTCTACCTGGAAGCGGAGTTGTTCGTACTGACGACGACCGCTCGGCAGGATGGAGGTGTAGAAGAACTCCATCAAGGTGCGTTTGTCATCGATGTTCTTGAGCAAGGCGTCGACCGCTTCGATGTCGTCCACGATTGCTTTGCGCTGATCGGCTGGCAGGTCTTTTTGCTTGAGGGAAGCAACCAGCTCACGCTTCATACGACCAAGGCGGGCACCTGGATCGTCGTACAGCTTCATGGCAGGGTTGATCAGCAGCACCAGCAGGATCAGGCCGCAGGTTGGGATCAACAGGGCGAAGAACAGGATCACACGGATCACGGTAGCGAAGATGTGCATGCCGGTAGACATGTACGAGGCGTCGCCGCCGTAGTGGCGGTGAATCTTGTCCAGGCCAGTAGCCAGGTAACGACCAGCACCGGCGCGGATAGCGTACTGGTCAGCCAGTGCTTCGGTCGCGGTGATGTCGTAGATGTTCGAGCCCAGGGAAGACTTGGCTTCGAGGATGGCTTTACGCAGTACGACGGTCTGGAAGACTTCTTTACTGTCACACTTGACCAGTGCTTCAGGGTCATCCAGCGAGATTTCCAACGCTTTACAAGTCTCGTCCAGAATCTGCGTCCGTTTTACCAGATCGTCAGACTTGAAGAAGGCTTGGGTGGCCGCGTGTAGAATTACGTTCGTCGTTAATGTATGACCGAGGAACTCGTAGTAGGTGAACAGGTGCCCCACTTCGTGCAGTGTAACGGCTGCGCGTTCTTCATCACACAGCAGGGTGCTTTCACACAGACCCTTGTAAACAGTGAGCTGGTGTTCGATCTCGGTGAAGATACCGTACACCTTACCTTGTTTCAGGTCCACAGAACCCTTAATGATGTCGCTACGACGGGCTTTGATGAACTTCTTCACGTCGGTGTTATCGATGTGAGGTTTCCACCAATCGTAGATCAGCGGGTTGTTCTTGTCGACCATCGGCGGAATGACATACGCATTGATGTCATTGTTTTTCTCGACCTTGAATTTGACCTTGAGGCCAGTGTGACGCTTGATGATTTCTTCGAATCCGATCCGCTTAAGGGCGTCTCCTTCGTAGGCCTTCTCCGTACGCATACGCTGGAAAGCCAACGTAAGCTCTTTGAAGAAGAGATCATTCTGGACCTGAATGGCCTCGAGGCCGATGGAAAGTCGTTTACTGGTTAACATATCAGCTCCATGGCTCGGGGGTGGGCTGTTAGAAAAGATGACTCATAATGATAGTTTGAGCATGGGCTACTAAAGGAAACGGGCAGTGAACCAACCGAAATTTAACCCAGATGAAGTTAAAGGTTACGAAGTCAAACACGTAACTTACACCAAGTCGAACAACCCGGATTCTCGTGACGATGCGCTGATCATCAAGAAGGTCGCGCACATGAAAAACGGTGACCTGATCCCTTTCGTTGACTTGGAAGTGAACTACAAGCGCACGTTCTATGTCGAGCGCCAGCAGAACTATTCGGAGAAGAAAACCCAGCAAAAACGTAGTCGTCTCCAACCGTTCACCTGTACTCAGCGTAACCTGATCCCAGCGATTGGTCGAGCATTAGGTCGAGGCAAGTTATCGGGTGGTCTACGAACCATTGCGCGTAACCCTTTCCTATACGGCACTGACATCACCAGTGCTACGCTGTACAAACAAGACTTCCGTAAAGCCTATCCAGATTGTAACTCGCCTAACCGGGTGGCTGTGTTCGACATTGAAACTGATGTCGTTAACGGTGACGGTAGCGAACCGATCTGTATGTCCCTGACCTTCAAGGACAAGGTCTACCTGGCTGTTACGAAGAAGTGGATCGGCAGCATTCAGAACTTTGAAGAGAAGGCCCACAAGGCGGCTGAGAAGTACCTGAGCGAGCACTTCAAAGCTCGGAACATCACCATGGAAGTTCAGGTGGTGGATACTCCGGGTCAAGCGGTAGTGGAAACGTTCAAGCGTGCTCACGAATGGCAGCCTGACTTCGTGTCTGTCTGGAACATCAACTTCGACCTTCCTAAGTGCTTGCAGGTATTGAAGAACGAAGGGATCGATCCTGCTCAGGTGTTCTCCGACCCGTCGGTACCAGAAGAGTACAAGTTCTTCCGTTATAAGGAAGGCAATGCGACCAAGGTCACTGCTACTGGTCGCGTGGACTCGATTCACCCAGCAGAGCGTTGGCACGTAGCTGAATGCCCTGCCAGCTTCTTCTTGATCGACTCGATGTGCGTGTACAAGCGCATTCGTATGGCCAAGCAGAACGAACCGAGCTACGGCTTGGATGCTGTAATGAAGAAGAACCTCAAGAACCTGGGTAAGCTCAAGTTCGCTGAGGCTGACGCTTACAGCGGTCTGCAATGGCACATCTTCATGCAGGAACACTACAAAGTCGAATACGCGATCTATAACGTCTTTGACTGCATTGGTGTGGAACTGCTCGACGAGAAGATCAAAGACCTGCAACTGGTTATCTCGACTCAGTCCAAAGCGTCGGAGTACACCATCTACAACTCGCAGCCTAAGCGACTCGTGGATGACTTCTACTTCTTCTGCTTGGAGCGCGATTACGTTCTGGGTTCTTGCTCGGATGAAATGGCGCACGAGTACGACCAGTACGTCACCGACATGAAGGGTTGGATCGTTACGCTACCGTCTCACCAGACTGTGGATAACGGGATCAACGTCATTGAAGAGATGCCAGACGTGCGGACCTACATCCGTACCCACGTGGCAGACTTGGACATTGTATCAACCTACCCGAACGTACAGGTGATCCTGAACATCTCGCGTGAGACCACTCGTCGTGAGCTGTACAAGATTGCAGGTATCGATGTCCGTACACAACGGATGGCGGGTATCAACCTCACCGGTGGTCATGTGAACGCTGTTGAGATTGCGTGCTCGGTTTACCAAGCGCCGAACTTCGACATGCTGTTGGCTGACTTCGAAGCTGAACAAGCGGCATAGAAGCAAAAAAAAGGAGAGGGTAAAACCTCTCCTTTATGCTGTCAATGCGGCGGACGCCATGTACCCTTCTTCTGCTTTCGAATAACTTCTTCTAAGCCTCGGATATCGTCTTGGTCTTTAGGTCGATTCAAGGAACGTTTGAACTTGAGGATTTCCTCAGGAGCCCACATCCCTACTCCATCCACCACGATTACGGGGATGTCAGGATTACCACATTGTACATCGACAACATGGTTCATTTCTAACATCTCCATGTCTGGATCATAGTAGTTCTTGACCTTGAACTTTTTGGATTTCTTCCAAGCCGTGTAGACTTCCAGAGGTACATCCATATCGATGTCGGAGGTATATTGGCGAATACCCAACAAGAGACACCCACCACCTGCTAACACTGGAGCTTGTTCTGGCTTAAGGTCATACTGACGAATGAACTTAAGGTACTCCCAGATAAATTCATTACGGGACAACACTTTCTTACCATCTACTATCACGATTACAGCCCCTATGAAAAAAATCATATGATAGCAAAAAAAGAAGGGGTGCGAGCCCCTTCTTTATGTCGTCAGTCTTCTAGACGCTGACGCGCCAGTTCATTTCAGTGAACCGTAGATTGGCTGTTGGAAGTCGGTGTCGTAAGCAAACTCGCCCGGCAGGTGGTTGTTGCCATCAGCCAGTTGGATTTGCAGGACACGCGGTTTCTCAGAACGAGTGATGCAGATCACCTTCTCGTAGTCTGGGTTCTCCCACTCGACCAGTTGGGCACGGACCAGAGTTTCGTCTGGGCGAGCCAGACCCACATCAACCTCACCCACTTCCAACGGAGTAGTCGACTGAGCCAACATCAGGATCACGTGCGACAACAAGTTCAGAGGCTGAGCCGCCGAGATATACAACTCGTAACCGAGGGTGCTCACCAGGCCGGTGGTGTAGATGAACTGCGGAACGTCGCCGTTGGCTTCGACGTGTTGAGCAGCGAAACCGTGTTCAGCGATCAGGCGATCGGTACGGTCCTGAACGATGGAACGCTCAACCGACTGGAGGGTCTTGGTCAGTTGTTCACGGTTCAGGTCTTTACGAGCACCCAGGCCTTTGAAGAACAGCTCGCGAGTGATACCTTCGTTGACGAACTCACGGGTGTGGTAAGCCGTGGAGAGCATCTCGGCTTCGAACTGTTCGATGTACAGCTCAGGCGATTGGGCAACCTTGATCAGGAACTCGCGCATGTCTTCACCGGTTGGGATCAGCGCATGTACGAAGAAGAGGTTACCGACGATTGGTGCGTCGTTGTACTCTTCGGGTTCCACGTAGCGACCGTAGTCGTTGTTGACCAGGTACTTGATGAAGCCGGTGCAGATGGTTTCAGCCATCGGGTGGTCAATCTTGTCGAGGTTGTCGTAGCTGTTCACGCCTTCCGGCAACGCGACCGACGAGATGTAGATCTCGTACATCTGGTACGGGTTGAACTGACGGCTGGCTTCAAAGCCGAAACCGAAGAACGACGCCATTGCCATCGGAGCCAGTTGGAAGATTGCGCGTGGGCCTTTATGGTTTTGCATTTTAATGCTCCTTAGCATCAATAGGTTTATCGTCGAATTGGACATCAACGACACTTCTGAAGGTTAATAAGATTAGGCTTTTGGGAATGGTATTAATGGACGACTGACCAGTTCCTCGTAGACATGGTAGAGTTCATCATAAAAGTCGATGTCGACCTCTTTAATGCCCCACAACAACTTAGGTTTGTAAATTGTAAAATCTCCATCCTCACCATCGACTATGATATATTTCGACCCAAAGTGAGTGAAAGTTCGATAGCCGCTTGGTTTGTGATCAGGGTCAATTTTTTGTATCGCCGATATGAGTTCACCGACACTACCACTGATGATCATTTCGTTGGCTATGGATTGAAGATGGTCAACCTCGAAAGTGGCGCCAAAGACTTTGAGGTCAATCTCCAAATCCTCGAAGTTACCGTTGTATTCGACCTCAAGCATCAATGTAACTTCGGTATCTGGTACAGTGCATTTCCAAACAGCCGTACTTCCACCGAAGATCATCAATTCCAAAGTGTAGCCCGCGTAAGGGGCAAACTTCGAAAAGTCGTGTTCCGTGAAAACTTTAGTTACCATTTGTTGCGGGATGTAGCGAGGTAGCACCAAGGTCTCGTGACTAACCAAAATATCGTGATCATTGGTAGCGATCTGGATGGCGTGGGTAGCTGTAGTTACCGCATACCAAGTTACGGTCTCGTCCGGCTCAACGGAACATTTCCATTCGTTGTTAGGATCTTCTGCCGAATGAGTCCAGAGATTAATGCCGTGCTGCTTCTCCAGTTGTTTGGCAGTTTCCAAATCGATATCGTCGAAGTGATGGAAAGTTTCTACAAATTCAGCGGTTACTTTAGACATGTTTTGTTCTCCTGAGAACTAGAAATTATCGAACGCTGTCAATTGTTTTTCAAGACGGGTTCTAAACTTATCTACCTCGTACCAATAGAAGTACGGAAGGTTTTTAGTTCCCAGTTGCCCGTGGAACTCGACGACGCACGGGTAGGTAGGTTCGTACCCACCCGGTTGTCTGGGATTACAAGGTCTTCCAAAGTGTCGCGCCGCAGCCTCGTTAAAGCCTGCGGCAGTACGGACAATGTAAACCCCATAATCAACTTGGCGGTATACATCACCCATACTTACTCTCCTTGAACTTCTCGGAACTGTGCCAGCAGCTTGTCCTTATAAGCTTCGAGACACATCCAGCGAACACCCATGTCGCCCCAACGATCGAAGTAGGTCCATACCACACACGGGTACTTCTTCGGGTAGTTGGTTGGGTAGTCTAGCGGTTCGTCGTTTTCCTTATGCTCCCGTTTCACAAGGTCACGGTAAGCAGCTTGCGTACGGCAGAGATGTCCACCACACATCAAGCGTTTGTAATTCGGTCTTGCAGCAGTTGTCACAGTGTCCATTCCCCAGCCCCTCTATTGGGCTACAAAAAAGAAGGGGTCAGTAGACCCCGATATTTATTTCGAGCGTTCCTCGAACATCGTGAGGACTTTGGCCCTGGTCCTGCGCACCCAACGACCACAGGGTACTTGCGTACCCGTCTTGTGACCTTGGAGCACACGGTCTCGTTCAGTTTTGAACACCAGAGGCAGAGGATAATACACCCAACCGTTATCAATCACCCGCCGTACCAAGGAGTAGTTGTACTCCCGACTCTCCACCTTCTCGTAGATCCCACGTCTACAGTGTTCGAGTTCTTCTTCGTTTACTTCGTCGTAAAGGATGGTAGTCACCCCAGTCTCGTCGTCAACGAACTGTTTCTTTCGGAAGATCAGTCCATCGATAGCATGGCTGTAGATTTTGTCATCCCTCTTTACGATCACACGGTCGGCGGTCTCGGTCATGGGACTTGAATCCCGTTCTTGTTGACCCACTCCACAACTTCTTTCTCGATCTTGCGGAGTTTCTCTTGCGGATACTTCTTCGGATCAAAGAGCACGTGGTCGCCATCTTGTAGGTCGTAGTCGAAGAACTCCTTCCCTGTGGCGTAGTTATAACACCAACCCTGATTGCAATGGGTGGGCTGCATGTCTTTGACCCAGTACGGATCTTGATCTGCTTTTGGTTGAGCACCAACGTTCGCCTGAACAGAAGCACAGGCTACCAGAGCGATTACTGCGAAAAGAGTTTTCATTATTATGTCATTCCACAATGACTAGTTTTTGATTGTCGAAGAGTGCTGGCAAACCCATAGGGTCTTCCCTCTCCAGACGGAGGAACTCTTCCACCGAGATGGGGTTATCCAAATCAGTGAAAGCGATGTAACGAATACCACCGCACTCACTTTTCACGTAAGCGTAGGGGTAAGGGGCTTTCTTGGTCGGGAGGTTATCCTCGATCCATTTGGTCGCTGCTTGAGCTTCCTCGAGAGTCTTGAAGACTTTATCCGAGGTGTGCTGAATCATGACCTTGCAGGTTTTAGGATCAGTGTGATACATGGAGCAACCCCGCATCCGACAAGTCCTTACGGATCATGCGGTACACGATCCAAGTAGCAACTACTACGAAGAACAGCAACCAGACCTTGAAGATCGCCAGCGCCAGCGCGATAAAGAAGAACCCAGTTGGAGAGAAGTTCTGGACGCCCCACAGTGCAACCTTGAGCCAGAACGTTTCTTTCTTTGTCAGGATGTATTCGCGGCTGGCTTTCCAGACCACGAACAACCCGAACAACACCAGTACCAGAATCAAAACACCCATCACCCTTCTCCTTAGAAGACGTACTTCACCACTTTGATATTAGCCCGCGTTGCCACGGGGTGCAGATCCGCTCGGCTCCACTGTTGAGTGACGCTTTGCGAATAATCTTTCAGGTGCTGCGCTTCTTCCTGAGGGTGCTCAGGAGTCCCTTTGACGTGCGGAATGAAGATCGCAGTCAATACCAGGGCTACGACGAAGAACAGCACCAGCCAGCGCAGGAACGCGTTCTGACGTGCCAGTTCACGTTGGTCCACGTTCTCCAGATCGTGGATCAGTTTTGCGTTCTTTTCAGCTTCCTTATCCATTACTTACCCACCCACACTTTGACTTCGGTTTGTTCGAACGAGCCGTCTTCCAGGACGACAGTTTGTTTCACATTGCACCAGCCAGCTTCACACTGAGCAGGCTCAGCTTTGAAGTCCTTGAGTTGGTACATGGCGAAGGCCGAAGAGCAGATGCCAGCGATGGCGATAACGGCGATCAGAGCTTTTACGAATTTGTTCATGGTTCTTTTCCTTCTGAGGATTTTAAGTTTAGTTTAGTGGCGCGACTTTGGATTGATGTCGATGCCGGGCAAACGGGATACTGCGGTTAAGAGACGGCGTACGTGAGAGACCTGAATACTGATACGGGAAGGACCACCACGAGGATAACCACGACCGCGAGTGATTTGCTGCACAGCTTCATTGAGAGCGTCAACTAACCCTTGAATGAACTCACGTTCTTCCTTCATTGGTTGGAAACGCATTGGACAGAGTCGAACGAATTCTTCAACAGTCCAACCCATGATGAAGATCTCGCCGTCTTTAACAACGACTTCTTCAGCAGGATCGGTCTTCAAGTACTTGAAATACAGAACCGTTGCGTTGTCTCTCTTCTGCTTGGGTGGTGGGTAAACGATGTCTCGAAGTTCATCGATCGTGTTAGGACGAATTGCTTCGATCAACTTCATCACCGATGCTGGGGGTAGCGGCTCACGGCGCAATTGATTCCCGTAATCGAGTCCAAGTTTGATCTTGAATCCGCTCGGGGAATGTGCAATAGCGAAAGGCTGGTGTTGGTCCACGCCAACAATCGTGTAGTAACTCGCATCCGAGAACTGAAGTTTGTTGTCGTAGTTATAAAGCAGTGCATGGATAAGAAGCCTGAGGCCTTCTCGCATGATGTTCTCCAAAGAACAGAAATTAGAATGGGGAACCGAGGCTCCCCAGTGTCGCTTATTTCAGGCGAGCCATCGCGTCAGCCAGAGCACGGTCGGCGTGCTGAGCACGGACTTCCGATTGAGCCAGCTCACGCTCAGAAGCAGCGAGGTTCTGACGGGCACGTTGGATGCCTTCTACCAGAGTAGGGGCAGCAGCAGTAGGGGCGTCACCGTCTTTACGCTTGGCTACATCGGACAGCATGATGGGAGTGCAGTTGAACTCGCGGCAGGACTTGCGCAACATATTCACGTCAGTAGGGATCGACTCACGACGTTTGAACACGAAGTCGAACAGTTCGTCACCGATGATGACTACGCCCATACCCAGGTAGGTGTGGAAGTGGCGACCACCGATGTTAACGACGCACAGATCACGCTCGTAGGGATCGTTCTCTTTCGAGGTGCCGACTTCTACGGTGTGGACCAGGGTTTGTACTTGGGTGTTCTTCAGACGAGCAACGCCGGAAGACAGAATCAGGTTGTCGATTGCTTTCATGGTACGATTCCTTCTAAGGGTTTAAGGTTAGATGAAAGGGATTTAGTATCCTATTCACTTTCGTAATATGTATCTGAGATTTTTTTGATTCCAGTTTACACGTATGTAGTGAATACAGGCAATGTCAACATTGCTCGCAAGGGGGTGATCCAGCCTTAGTGTGGTCTCCGAATCCTTGTATCGCTGGGAAGCGTAATAAAACGGATTCACGGCTGCCTGTATCCAGTCCGCCCTTCGGGGCGGACTCCTATTCCCAAAATCAACAGGTATCGAACATGACCACCAAGATGACGATCGATTACGATACGATCATGCAGGGGCTTGAGAAAGCTGTAGAAGAGCGTAAAGAAGCGGCGGCATGGACCATGGCTAAAGGTCCCACGTTGTTGAAAGAATTCTGTACCATTGGCGTTATTGTCCCTAGACAGTGTGGCCGCACCTACACTGCACTTAAACGCTTGGTAGCAAACGAACGTTCAATGTTGATTGTTCCAAACGGGTCTATCCGTGATGCAATGGCCTGCAACTACCATCATCACTGTGGAGACGAGTTGAACGCCTACGCCAAGTCCCGCATCTACACTTACGGTAATATTGCCTCGGCGATCGCTAAGGTGGAGGATGGTCAACAGGACATCCTTTGTGCCAATGTGACCGAGATCATCGTGGATGACGCTCTGTACTTCTTCGAACACATTCGCCGTAACAAGTTCTACAAATGGCTTCACGCTCGCGGTGGGAATGACCAGTTGATTGTCCTGTTGAGCTAAAAAAAAAGCAGGGGATGCGGCCCCTGCTTTTATGCCCTTAGATACGGGCACCAGCTTTCTTCAAAGCCGCTTTTACCAATGGGTTCTGTTTGGTCTTGTCCTCGGACATGAGCTTAAGGAGGGTCGGGCTGGATTTAACCAACTCGGAGATTTCGATCTCATACCGACCACCCTTACGGATGTGCAGTATACCGAGCTGCCAGCCAAACTCGATACTGGCGAACTCGATGAAGTCGCCTTCGTTGCAATAGCTGATAGCCAACTGCAACATCCGAGGGATAGCTGTGTCTAAGTAACTGTAACGCCGCACATCAATGATCTCTTTGGATTTACCGCGAGTCATGGTGGCGATGATACGACGAGGGGCGATTGCTTTTTGTTCCGATGTAGCCATTTTCTATTTTCCTTCTTAGGACTAAAGTTTAATGGGGGGTTCTTCAATAAACCCCTTTATGCCTTGTTACTTCAAGCGCATGTTACGTTGAGCGATTTTCAGGATGTCCTCGTACGACTGAGCAGGACGAACCCTTTCTTTCATGCCAAGCTTTTGTTTGCCTGTTTCCTTGTCCAACTTCCAACCAGCAACGCTGTAGGTGTCGGTGCTGGAATGTTTGTCTCGATGGATAGCCATGCGGAAAGCAAAGAACCAACCGATCTTGAAAGATTCAAGGTAGGTGTGGAAGTAGGATGCACCAGAACCAATGGCCACAGGTAGTTCTTTCTGTGGGATCTCGCGGAGAAACATCAGCTTTTTGCGAGGACTGACGCTAAACCGATAGACCTCATGGTTCTCTGTGACGATCAGAGCCTGACCATCTGGAATGCGGGTGTTCTCCATGTTCACAGCGCTGAAAGCATCAACGATGTGTTTAAGGTCAGAACGTGCAGTCCAGATAGCCTTGATGAAGGAGGTCATGTTGGAAGAACCACAGGTTCCCATGAAGACCGCTTTGCGACCTTCGATCAACCGATGATCCAGTTTAGACTCTTTATCAAGGAGTGTGATCTTTGTAGCTTCTTCTTTACTACTGTGGCCAGTAGACCCACAGTCGTTACAAGCGTAGTTGTTGGGGTTGATGTTCGTTGACCGTTTGTCAGCGTACATCGCGTGTCCGTTTGTTGCAACTGTCGTCACAGGCTATTCCTTCTTAGGATCTAATTAGTGGGGTCCCCGAGAGGACCCCGTTATGTCACTTACTTGTCAGCGTTCAGTTCGAACCGCTTGCGGAAGTGTTGCAACAGACCAGCCTTGATCTCGGCACGCTTCTTGACACCGACGCCGTCGATGCAGATGAAGGCTTCGTTGATCGCTTCTTCTGCTGCTACCATGTACTTCTCGAGCGTAACCTTGCTGTCGCTCTGGAAGTGACGCTGATACACCGCACCGAGGCTAACGGTGGTGGCGTGCCCCAGTGAACCAGGTTCGAGAGGCAGCAAGGTGGTGAGCATTTCACACACTTGCTTTTCGCTGAACGTTGGGCTGTTGTGGACACCACCACGGTGAATGCCACTGCGAGCTTCGTCTTTCGGTAGGTTGTACGGCATCGGGTTGACGCCACGTACTCGCCAACCTTTGATCGAGTACTCGCGAGTGAAGCGAATGAACTCGTTGTAACCTTTGGCCGAAGTGACTACCTTCAAGCCTAACGGCAGGCTATCGCCGTGACGCTTGGTGACGAACCAGATGTTGCCGTTATCGCACCACATCAGAATGTTGCCAAACTCGAGATCGGTGCGTTCGTTATCACGACCACGATGGTATTGGCCTTCGCCGAAGAACTCGAGGTTGATCATAGCTTTCGGGGTGTGGAAGAGCCCCTCGGTGTCAATGAACTTGTCGACGCCGTCGAAAGTCACCAGCGCATTGCTGTGGAAGCACGGGAAGATCTCCTTGGTAGGGAGGAACTCCAGCAACTTGACGTAGTTGTGATCGTAGTTGCCGCTGAGCAACATGGCGAACAACTCATCCACCGTGGTGCCTTCGTGTCGACCCTGGAGGTAGCGGAAGTGGTAACCGTTGTCATCGAACTCTGTGACTACTTCGACCAGCGCAGTGCGATTGGCGGCTGGGTTCTGTGTGACGTCTCCAGTGAGTACCAACGGAAGGTAATGTTCTTTACAGAACAGCAGTTGCTTCGGAACATCGTTGAACGTGAACAGCGCTACCGCTTGTACGGTGAGAGGACCACCATCACGACGAGAGCCGGAAGGTGGCATCACAACAACGTTCTTCTGGGCGAACAGTTTATCTACAACAGGCTGGAGCAGAGACATACGACATCTTCCTTCTAAGGATTCATAAATAGCTTAGGTGTGTGAGAATTAACAACCGTTGTTCCTCACCTGGGTAATATGTATCTCAAATTTGTTTCATTGCGGCATAGAGGGCCCGAAGGCCCTCAGAACAAAAGGATGTCGATTGGGAGTTCTGTTTCGCTCAGACACTCGTGTACCAAGGGTTTGAAGACCTTGATGTAATCGAGTTGTCCGTAGCCACAACCGAGAGCAGGCATCGCGAGTTCCGTGATGCCCAGCTCTTTATACCGCGCAACCAGATCCTTGAATCCAGCTTCGAGGTATTCCTTCTTGCTCGGCTTGGACCAATGCTGCTTCGTGGGAAACAACAAGACACGGAACGGACCGACGTCGTAAGTCACAAGCTTGCCTACAGCCAAGTCACCTGAACGCAAGGCGGCTTGATAGAACTCCAACAGCCCAGGAATCCTGATCTTGAACTGGAGCGCCAAACCATTGCCCAAAGTACCTGCGGTGTTCACAGGACAAGCAATGGTCTGGACTCCACAGGAGAACAAGTCTCCTTCACCCTCGAATCGGATCATTAGGTCTTCCTCGTGTTTTGATTCTGTTGTAGCTGACGAATCTGCTGTTCCGTAGGCAAGGTTGCCCGGTTGGCATCTTCGGCAGTGATTCGCAGGATCAAACGGTGAATCTCTCGAGGCAAGGCCAAGAACTGATCAACCGTGTAGCCCCAGCGCTTATAGATCTCGTTGACGTTGTACTGGTAGATCGCTCTGTAAAGACCACCGTACTCGTGGTAGTCTTCTTTGTCAAAGCGAGCTGCCAATGCCAACGGACGAGACCTGTCATTGAGATGGTCGTAAATCCCATAATCAATGTCGTATGCGTCACGCAATACTAATTGGGCAGAAATGCTATCGAGCTTCGGCGTTGTTTCCAACAGATGCTCGACTTGCCCTTTGGCACCGACGCGACCCAATCCGAAGCCTGGCATAGCCACATGGCGATCGTTGTGTTCTCTGATCTCGGGATCGATTACAAGAGGGAGGCTTTTGAAAGGACTTTGCTGATGCGTTGGGAGAGCAGGAAAAAAAACACTCGAGCCACATCCAGGGGAATGACGTGCGGGTGTACTTTGTGCTCTGCGGTCATCTGCGGGAAGTTACAGGCCGGGCAGTTATGGCGCGGCAGACCAACCAGCGAGATGGTGGAGTCATCGATGAACTTACCAATCGACTCGATGAACTTGTTACGCAGTTCTTCGTTGGTCGAGAAGGTAGCCATCAGACCTTCCACAGTTTCACGGTCAGTGCCCAGTTGGACATCGCCGTTACCCATGTGGACTTCCTGCACCCAGTGGCCGTATTGACGCATGGTCGACAGACGACCCTGGTTGCTGATGTAGGCGTCGCGCTCGTCGCCTTTCAGCGGAACTTGGAACGCGCTTTCCATCATGTCCACAATACCACCAACCCAGGTGAAGCCCGAGTCTTCGTATTGTTGCAGGTTCGGAACAGCCAGGGTAGCCGAAACGACTTCCGACAGTTCCACACGACGTTGACCACCACGAACGTGTTCGGACTCGTAGCGCTTGATGTCCTCGTCGGTCATGCGGGCTTTGCGCTGCTGCATGCGGCGCTTCTGCCATGGCGACAGAGATGCCTTGTCGGTGTAGATCAGCTTGCCCAGGTCGAGCATTTCTTTGATCACGTGCTTGCACGACGCGTCGGTGTTCACGCACGCCTGAGCGTACGGATAACCGTTCGGGTACATTGCCAGCGCAATACCCCACAGGATGGTCGGGATGTCGGTGACCTTGATGATCGACTTGAGGTAGTCGATGTTCAGCTCTTTGGCGTTGGTTTCGAACACGTAGGTGAACGCGAAGTTCAACAAGTAGTTGATCTGGTAGACCGAGGTGTTCGAGAACAGCAGGCCGTTGGTGAAGCGACCGAGGGTGATCTTGTCGTTGGCGATGCGACGTTCCAGCTCCAGGATCGCAGCTTCTGGTGGAGCCTTGAAGCTCAGCCAGATACCGGTGTGCCACAGTGGGATCGACACAATCGAACCCAGGCCGGTGGCTGCCGCGGCAAAGATCATGGCGCGTTCGCCGGTCAGTACGCCACCGCCAGTGTCGAACTTCGGACGAGCGGCACCGAGCTTCTGACCTTCAACTTCGATGTACTGAACCCACTCGGAGTCATCGCGGTTCATCGAAGCAGCCAGCGGGTTACCACGCATCAGGGCGTCTTGGCCCTTGTTCAGCGTGTTGGTCCACAGACGCGTGGTCGGATCACCAGCCGAGTTGATGTTCGGGTAGTTGTCGATCAGCGCGTTCAGGTCGAGGGCGTCGCCACCGAGCAGTTGCAGAGTGGAGTTCTCTGCTTCGTAGTCGATGTACTGGAGTTCCTTTTCAGTCGGCTTGCGGCTGTGGGGAATCTCTTGGGTGACCCGAGGGTTGTGGGTCTTGGTCTGGTAGTCGTGGCTCTGAGAAGTCGGATCGAGGCTTGCTTTGGTCACCTCGTTCGAAGAAGCAGGGACACCCTGCTCTTCTGGACTTGCGCCTTGACCGTCATCATTGATAGGCATTTACCTGCTCCTTACAGCGAGGACAGTTCAGGGGTTTGGACTGGCGCGACTTGGCCAGGTTGGGTGGTAGCCACAACGTCAGCAGGCTGGAAGAAGCCAGTCACGTTGTACGCAGCCGGGATCACAACCAATTGATATGACGTGATCCATTCGCTGTACTCTTCTGCGATCGAAAGCACAGCGGCCAGCAGGTCTTCCTGCGTCAGGGTTGGGTTGCCCTGTTGGGCACGAGCCAACTCAACGTGCTTGGCGTGGATGACTTCCAGCTTAGCACGATAGGTCTGCATATCGCGGTTCAGTACTTCGACCGCAGCCATCAGACCCTTCGGATCTTGCACCGCACGGCTGACCAGCTCCTTGTTGCGGATGAGGATCAGTGCGTTGGACGGACTGGTGCGCAGTGCGTTGCACTCGGCCAGCAGTTCATCCAGACCCATCCAAACGGACAGGCCTTCATTGTGAGCTTTCAGTTCGCTCACATTATTTGGCCCGCGATATTTCGAGCGACTTTGGGAATTCGACATTGCTTCTGAGTTCCTGTGGTAAAAAGTTACGTGCCGGTGGACTGAATAAAAGAAAAGAGGCACTTTTCCTATAATTGGAAGTCGGTGTATTATTTAACAGATAGGACAGTCTATGACTATTGATGAACTTGAGGTCTACCTCGATCAGCGCATCTCACCCGAGGCGACCGAGTCACTGGTTGACTGTGCTCGCGTGATGTGCGAATCCGGTTTGGTCACTCACTTAGATGACATCGAAGACATCATTGCCGTTGAGGACGGTGTGGGTCGTGATGCTACCATGGCCAAAATCCGCAACTATTTGGAAGACGCACTCGAAGCTTGCGTCAACCAGTTCGGTGTTACCCTGCAACAAGGGATTGACATCAACCTGCGTCACTTAGTTGCTTTGCAACGCGGGATCAACCAGATCACCAACTTCGAGGACATCGAGACCATCGAAGCGTACTGTCTGTCCGAAGAAGATCCTGAACAACGTCTGGCTGACATGTTGGAGTTGCTCACTGAATACACGTGGGCCGACTACTTACTGTTTGTACAAGAAGTCAGTCCATCACTGTTCAAGCGCATCCTTGAAGAGATCACCAAGCCGGACGAACTCGAAGAGATCGACAACTCGGACAACGCAATTCTGCTGCGCACCAAATCGTTACTGCTCAAGGTTGAGAAGCCTTGGCTGATCGATGAGATCGAAGACGGGGCTACGCTGGGTCTGCCTCTGGAAGCGCTGATCATTCGTTTCCGTGCTCGTTACGAAGCAGCACTTGCTCAAACTATGGATTGGAACCGTAAGCCTCAACTGTTGGCTGAACAGTACCTTCTGTATGTGCTCGCCTCGAACGTTCCAGACGACAAGTTGCTGGAAGCTGCACAGACCCAGGCCGAAGACGTGATCCATCACATGCCAACCTTGTCGGCTGTGTTGCGTCATTGCCAACAACTCTTAAGTCAGGTGCCCACTAAATGAAAGTCGCCGATTACTACTTGGCCGCCTTGAATGCTGGCGCCTATAAAAAGAAGATCTGGGTACTGAGTCTGTTCAGCCTTTTGGTTGACCCAAAGGAATATCGGTTCCCGTACGAGATCGTGAAGACCGACAAGAATGTGTTCTTCCGTAACCCTGATGACTTAGATGACCTCGTGTTACTGGACGACGCTCCGATTGATCGTCCGGTCCTGACCTTCAAGGACAAGCTCCAAATCACCCCTGATCGGGTTCCTAACCTGGCTGCGCCGATCACGACCACAGCGGGTAACTTGCTGTTTAACTTCTACGTCCTGATCTACTCGATGGGCAAGAAGATTCCATACTTGGAAGGGCGTCTGACGCCTAAGGGTGTGGAGGCGTTGATCCAGCCTCGTCTGACGTCGAACCCTGTGAACAATGGGGAGAACTACGACCCGAACGATCTGAACCCGATCTACGTTTCAGAGTACAAGAAGTTCAACCGTGCAATGTTTGCACTGATGGGCTTCACACAGCTCTGTGTGCCGTCTGCTACGCCTCGGACGATGTCGACTGACCCTCGTATCCCTGAGATCCGAAACAAGCTGGTAGAGAAGTACAAGGACCGTCTGAACGACCCAGCCGTGATCTCGATGATCGATGCTGAGTTGATCAAGATCGACAAAGAGTGGATGAAGAACGACCCCGATGGCGGTGCTGGCTTCTACGTGAACGAGAACAAGTCTTACGACGTTGTGCGTAAGAAAGTGTTCCTGATGCACGGTGCAGAAGCAGGCTTCCAAGAAGGTACGGATGTTGACTTCATCAAGAACTCCCTGAACGAAGGTTGGGAGATCGAGAAGCTACCGAGCATGGTGAACTCCTTGCGTGAGGGTTCGTATAACCGTGGTCGAGACACAGCACTCGGTGGTGAAGCGGTGAAGTTCCTGGGTCGTGTTTTCCAGAACACGGTGATTGCAGAGAAGGACTGTGGGTCTACTCTGGGCTGGGACAAGGAAGTTACCGAGGACAACTACAAGGATTATGCTGGCTTCTATGAGAACACCCCAAAGGGCCCTGTCCTCTTAGAAGAAGCTTACCTCAAGGGTAAGATCGGTAAAACTATCAACATGAGAACACCCATGTTGTGTAGGACTCCGAAAACCGGCTTCTGCGAATGCTGTATGGGCGCAAAGAACGCCCTGAACCCAACCTCGCTGGGTTTGCTGGCGGCAGACGTAGGTTCCCAGATGATGGGCATTTTCATGGGTGCCATGCATGGCAAATCACTTAAGACTGCGCCCTATAACTTCAAGAAGATGATCTTTTAATTCCACGCATGCCTTATCATATAACACTTTGACGTGAGTTGTGATGATGGCTAGGAAGAATAAGGTGTGCGGGTTCTATAAGCTCCTGCACAAACCTTCTGGTAAGTTTTACCTCGGTAGTAGTGCAGATGTTCTTGGACGACTGGCTCACCATAAGTGGGCGCTCAGGAAAGATCAGAATGCGTGTAGGAAGCTCCAAGAGGCTTTCAACACTCATCCCGACCTAGATCAACTGGATATCCTGATTCATCCCTGTAAGACTCGAGAAGAAGCTTACGACATGGAACAATCCTGGGTGGATCGTTTTTGGGATCATCCTGACTGCTTAAATAGTAGTCGAGATGTTCGTAGTCCAATCACAGAGCAGATGCACAAACCCGAGGTTAATGATAAGCGCAAACAGACTTGGGCTAAACGAGCTGAAAGCGAAGAGTTCCGTCAGGCTATGGGTAAGTACTCAGAATCTAGATGGAAGAGCCCAGGTGCCCGTGAAGCTTTCTCTGGTGCTAATAACCCGTTTGCCAAAGGCATCAAGATCGACGGGACCGAATATGGTTCTGTTAAAGATGCTGTCAGAGCCACGGGGGTTAGTGAAAAGACTATTCGCAAAAGGGCTAACCTAGAGTCGTTCCTTAACTACTCTTGGACTTAAGTCCTTGAAGACCGCCAAGTACGATTTCAAGAAGATGATTTTCTAAAGTCTATCTTCTGAAGCAGTTCATTCTCAATACGGAGACAGTCCCAAATGGGCAAGCAAAACAACACCACCCAAACTCAAACTCAACAGCAGGGTGAACAGGATGTTCAGGACCAGGACAAGTTGGCTACTATTGGCGCTATCGACGACGCTGAGCAAGACAGCGAAGCCTCTGGCGATTCGAGCGGCGAACAGAGCGACGGCCAGGGCGGCACCGATTCCGAAGGCTCCGAGGGTGATGGGTCGTCCGATGCGGGCTCGGACGCAGAAGCGCTGGCAGCGCTCGAGGCGCTGACCGCTGCTGGTCTGGCTGGCGGTGAAACCGGTGCTGATCAAGGTGAAGGTGGTGATGAAGGCGAGGCCGCTGATGAAGACCCCATCAACGATGCTCCCGCTGTAGTCGACGCCCCGGCTCAAGGCGACCTGCCTTCCGTGGCTGACGCCCCGAACGATACCCCAGTGGCCATCCAACACGCACGTGCGCCGTCGGTGACCCTGACCCCAGTCGCTGTTACCAAAGAAGAGATCAAAGTGCAGCAGAACAACCTCACCCTGACCATCCTGGCCAACCAGCTCGCTGAATACGCCAAAACCATGCACCCGTCGCAGCCGATGACCGCTACCATCGGTAAGACCCAGCAGACCATCTTGTGGCGCACCATCGACGCCATCCTGAAGCTGGAAGGTGCCGAGTTCATCAAGGGCTACACCATGCTGCTGGCCTTCGTGAACGAGAACCGCGACGGTGCTCTGAACGAGCGTTACATCTACCGTTACTTCGCGGATCTCACCATGCCGAACAACGACCGCAAGAACTTCAACCGCATCCTGAACCTGCTGTCGGCGACTGCTGATCCGGCCACCCGTCGTCTGGGTCTGGAACAAGCTGACCTGGCTGCTTCCCTGGCTGGCTTCCGCGACGGCGCCATCCAACAGCGTGTGACCGAGTTCTACTCGCTGTAAGGCGGCATAGAAGCAAAAAAAAAAGAGCCCTGGGAAACCGGGGCTCTTTATGCCGCACTCAATGTACGGTGTAGTCATGGTTGATGTGTTTGGACACTTGCTTGGTACGTTCACAGATAACCTTCGTTTGTGCAACGGAGGCATTCATGAAGTGGAGCACGCGACCGATCATATCGACCGAGACTTCTTCACGGAAGCAACCTTCCATGTTGGCAAACAGTGTAACAAGGTAGTCGTCGATCACCGAGAACATCCTTAATGGATTAGTCTCGGGGCGAATGTGTTGCAGATACATCGTGATGCGGAACTGGTCATACGCTTCGGCTAAGAAGAACCCAGCGAAGAGTAAGCCCATGTGACGAACGAACCCCATAACCCAGGCAGGACCCATCAGGTGCCACGCAAAGTTAAAACCGTGCAGGACTTGAAGACGCAGGGTCTGATCGTTCAGTTCATGACCCACCCAAGAGAAGTGGTAGGCGCTGTCTGGTATCGCATAACGAGTAGACAACATGTATCGCAAATACGGCTGTTCCAACAACTGAATCATCAGGTGTCGTAAATCAGGAGGGCACCGAGGGTCGGAGAAGAACGCGTCGGGTGCCAAGTTGAAAAGCTGTTCAGCACGATGTTTGGGCATCTCACCGAAGATTACTGCCGATTGTTCCATACTCCTCACCTTTCTAAAGGCTGGCATAAAACGTAGGGGTCCGTAGACCCCCACAATTTAAATCACGTAATCGGTTGTGTACAACTTGTGACTGACCACTCGACCACGGAAAGTTTCCACCTTGCGGTCGTGATACTCGATATGCTTTTCAATGTCGCTACACACCAAGTAGAAGAAGATCGGTACAGCATCGGGCCAGATCTTCAAGATCGTATCCCGTAGGCGCCCCATCGCTTGCAGGTTTGCCTGACTGGAACCCAATCCATCCGTCATGTACACATGGAGCAGCTTTGGAATGTCCTGGGCCGTACCAAGTGATTTCAGGGTGGAGATAATGATGTCCGACTCTAACATCTCGTCGAAATCATCTTCTGCTGTATACCGCATGACCTTCAAGTCAGGGTGACGTGGACGCAGGTAATCTGCCATCAACGTACACATTTCCACCGTGGCGAAGTACATCAAGCATTTCTGCCCTTCCTTCATTACACGGCGGTAGTTCTGCTGGATGATGTCAGCGTTCATCTCCAGATAAGCTTTCAACGACTCTTTATTCTTCGGGTCCATCAGGGCCTGTTCGAAGATGATGTGCGAATAGGACTTACGGGCCCTATTGATCCATTTGAGTCGTGTTGGCTGTTTCAACCGATACGCAAGCGCTTCCACTGTGGTGTAGATCACCCGCTCGCCGTTGTCAATCCGTTCCCGTTTCGGGAACATGATCTCCTTACGACGGTTCAGGAAATCGTCATCACCTTCCAGCGTACCGGACAGTGAGAGCGCTTTCTGACAGTGCATGTACAGGTCTTGGCGATAGTTGAGGTGGAAGTCCTGGTGAACCTCGTCAATCAACCGGAAGCCAATCCCAAGGGTTTGATAGAAGTTAGGTGGAGTGCACCCGTACCCGATGTCTAACAGACCATCTTTAAACTTCTCATAATCCTTCAGGTAGTTGTAGAACGTCGTGTTGGAGCAGATGATGATCTTCGCATCCAACGCATTCGCCACAGCCAGGTTCGTCGCAAGCGCAAGCTGCTTGGAACCTTGGATCACCATCAGGTCACCCTTCTTTAACTTAAACGCAGCCTCAATGTCACCGATCCACTTCTTGATGTACATGGCTTTGATGCAGATAAACACCCGCTTGCCATAACTCGCGATAGCAGTCAATGCCATAAAGGTTTTACCACGACCGGGATCGACCGTGATGATTTTTGTGACACCGTCTTGTCCGACGTACTCAATCTTGGGGATCTGGTCGTCTCGGGGAGTACGTTTGTCGATAACATCGAACGACGCTGGGAAGCCGTAGTTCTCGACTAAGTACTCGTACTGGATGTTCTGGTCGTTAAACCCGTACATCTTCAGGTGTCGCTTAAGGTCGTCTAACTCATTCCGGTGGAAGTGAAAGAATGACCTGTCATGTGCTACCCCTACAAAGACGCGCAGCATGGCACGTTTGAATTGCCCATTGGGCATTCGCTCCATGCCGTACTGCGCTAAGCCCCTACAGAACTCCAGCAGGGCAAACTTCACCCGGTGATCGAAATCGGTCACACGGACGTGATGACTCGCCACAATGATGCGCAAGTCCGGCTTTGCAATGGTAGGTGGGATCGGGGTTAAACTCGACACTTCCTACCTCCAACACTTACTGTCTAGTCAAGTCCCCCATCATCAGAGGGTCCAGTGGGTGGTCTGGTCGGTTCTTCAAAATGAAGGTACGGATGTCTTGGAGCGTAGCCCCTTGACGCTCGTACGCCATGGACGCAGTCAGGCTGCGGTGATCCATGTTATCCTCGTAGTACCCAATTTCACCGTTCTCACGGTCTAGTGGTAAGCGGTGGTCCCGTTTCTCCACGCTCTCCACCATGGTGGACAGAATGATCACCTCAAGGTGTTGGATGTTCACATTCAGCTTCGAGCTGATCAGCCCGTAGAACGCAAACAGTGCTTCCTCGGTGTTCGAGTAGGCATTCGAGGTCTGGTAGCGCGAACGCTTCCCACGCGGTTTGCCTTTCCGGGTCGGGGCCGCTTTGATGAACTTCTCGATCTCGCCCATGTATTCCACCATGTTGGTGTGTTTCATGGGGAGCTTGAACATTACATCGTTGTAGTCCCAGTTGGTCAGGTCGATGACATAGTCACCGCGCGAGGTCAGATCCCATCCGTTACGCTTGATGTAGATCAACGCTTCTTCAGTCAGGTACGACAGACGCGAACCCATCGAGACCGACAGGTTGACTTTGTCCGCCGTTTCCTCGGGTCCAGGGATTTCCAGGGTGATGTCGACGATTTCCGACAGCCGTTCCAACGGTAGCGCCCGTACAGTCCGTACCCGGTTAAGGTCCGGCAGTCGTGGTGCGTAATCCGCAGGGATAACCATCTTGATCGGTTGACCAGCGAACTCAGCATTGAGCTTGACTTCGTTGCCCATTGTACCCAGTCGCAGATACGCCTGATCGTGTTCGTTGATGTAGAAGTCATCGACCACAGAGCTACCATCCAGGTGTTTGGTAGACAGAACGCTTTGCGACACCAGCTCACATAAGGTTGTGGCAGAGACGTGACCCAATACAGTACCGGGCGGAATCGAGAATGCCAGCTCACCCATGCAGGTAGAACACACACCGTAACGGTCGGGGTGCTTACATTTCAGTACGGTCCGTACTTCAATTTCAGTCCCGATCAGGTGACGCTGGTGTTTCAGGATCGGGAACAGACCCTCAGGGGTCACCCGATACTTACCTTCCAGAGCCTGGAAGTTCCCAGCAGTCACCTTCCAACGCATGGTCCCGGTGGAACCACAGTCGCCGTAGTGTACCCGTTGAAGCGTACCGCAACCGAGTTGGAGCTGTCGGTTGAAGTATTCGGAATCCGCCACCGGGTCTTTTGCAGCTTCCAACGCTTTGGATGCCGATCGAGATTCGATCAACGCGTCGTACAGGCTGATCAGACCTTGGGTGTAGTTCCGCATCACCGGATCGTGGAAGATCCGGGAGTCTACGTCAGTCAGGAAGCCCCGCAGAGAAACCACCTGCAACGTCTGACCGATGCTCACCAGCTTAGACTTCACAGCCTTAGCAATTGGGTTGCCGATCAGTTCGTTGGGGTCTTTCAACACCGCCGTCACAGCACGATAAGTTTCATCGATACTCTGTTGGGTCGGTTTCGCATTGGCGTTGGCCGCTGCGATCTTCGGATGCCGGATCACTTGGATGAAGTCAGTAATGCAGATACTGGCTACATGTTTCTCCTGCATCGTCACGGTGTTGTTGTAGATCACCTGCTGCGTGTCGTAGATTGCTCGCGACCACTCTTCGTTGTCGTAGCTGATCCCGTTCGCGTTGCAGTAGTCCACTGCCAAGGAGCGCCCCACGGCCATGAGGTCGTTGAACGTTTCCTTGGTCAGACGGTCATTCCCCATGTGCGACTTCTTGAGATGGGGGATCTGCGGGTAACGGCGGTTGAACAAGGCGCAATACCACACGTAGATCGTGGACTCACGCTCAACCAGAAGGTCACCATCGTCGTATTCGATGATGAACTTGTCGTCCGGGAAGGTCCAGACATCTTCTTCACTCTGCTGGTAAATCTCGCGTGCAGGGTAACGATTCATACTGGCCTCCTTAGGACTCTTCTTTCTTATAGACGAAGCGCATGCCCGCACATTCAAGGATGTGGTTCACGAACACGTTGTTTCGACCATTACCCACCGGGAACTCTTTCCGGTCGATAACTTCCTTGATATCGGTAGGTTTCTCAGCTCGCATGATGTTTGCCAAGATTTCCTTACCGACGGTCGGGTTGTTGGACTGATCGATGATATCCGCCCACACTTCGCCACCACAGGTCGCCGCACCCAGACGCACTTCCGCCTCACCAGTCATCCGTACAGGCTGCGCAGCCCCTGGGTAACTGTTCTTGTCAGACTTGGTGATCTTGGCTGGGATACCGTGGTGTTGCAGTTTCGCTGCCGAAACGCCCGACCAATCGCCACCGGTTTTCTCCAGGACGATGATGTAGGCGCTACCGATCAATACAGGCTCGACGGTAGTGATTTCCTTGCCGAGGTAACCGATGAACTTAACCGGACCGTATACTGGCGGGAACTCCGCCTGCAACTGTTCGATCATGGTCGGGTAATCGACTGGGTTGTTGTTCGGCATCCACAGGTAGATCCCGTCCCGTAGAACGGAGAGCACGTGTGGTTCACCGGCGTTCGGATAGTCCGGCTCCATCATCATCTGCACCATCCACGGCGAGCAGATCTGATAGAAGCGCAGCAACGAACTGTACGCCAGTTGTACTTTCTCTGGGTCCAACCGCACACCAGGTTGTGGTGTTGTGAAGCGCAGCAACGATTTAACCTCCTTAGGGACGTCGCTACCATCGCGATTGAAACCGAACAGCTCACGCAGGTTCTTGGTCAGACGGTCTGCCGAGGCGTTGATATACGGCTCGTACATGCAACCCAGGTTCATCCGCTTGATAACGGAGTAGGGCTCCATGATGATGTCAGCCCGGTTACCCTCAGCATCGACAGGCATCCGGTGGGCTGGCCACACTTGGCAGATTACGCCTTTGTTACCGTGACCACCAGAAAGCTTGGCACCATCGGTTGGATGGGTGTCGAACTCAATGGTGATTTCCACCCGCCAATCGTCAAGCGGTTGCCGTCGATAGGTTTTACTCGCTTGTTGCCCTTGCGAGTTGGGTTTGTTCACATAGCCCAGCGCCTGGAAGATCAGCTCGTGGAACTCAGGAGTCAACGACAGGTTAGCGCCGTGAGACTTCTTGAGCTTGTAGTACACGTCCAGGATTTTCTGGGAGAACTTCAGGTTCGCCTGATAATACTTGTTCATCTGGCGTTCCATACCCACAGGCGTCGGAGGATTCCGGTTGGTATCCTCGTGATACACCTGTACGTCAATGACGCGCGCACCCGGTTGAACATAGGTGAGTTTGTCGTAGACGTAGTCGACTTCTTGCAGAGCACCCACAGACATCTCTACGGGAGCCAGCAATGGATCGTACGGGCGAGTGGCAAACAGCAGGCCGTCTGGACGAACGTAGTCGCCAATGTCCGGGAACGGCTTGTACTGACCGGGGTTTTCCTTGTCGTGATACAGATTCAGGAACATGTGTTTCGAACCTGCCGACTCGGTGTACTTCTTGAAGCCTTTTGCAACGAGGTGAGGGCAGACGTCGTCAGCCACAATCACGCCGTCCTCGATAACCCCCGGCAACGACATGTACGCCACCTTGAGTTCACGACCCAAGTTGTAGTTACCGTCTTTGTCATGGTTCGAGGAACGTGCCACCACGGAACCAGCAGGAATGCTAGCACCGGCATAAAGCTTGGAGGTCACGTCTTTGTTGAACTGGTACTTGAAACCAAAGTACTGGTGTTTGCAGTTAAACCGGGGGACCACCAAGACCCCAATTTCTAGTGTCTCCGCATCTTCGTAGATGTAAACAGTTTCAGGGTTTTCAGCAATGGTGTCCACACCAATGGAAAACGGATAGCGTTCGATCTCTGCAATGATGTTCACATTGCGGTCAAACCTTTTCTCAAAGGTGAAACGACCGAACTCTCGTTCTGTGCCGGTTTGTTGCCGACGGGGTGTTGCTCCCTTAATTACCAGTGCTTGACCGTACTGCGAGTTGACCATCTGCACACGAGACGAACTGTTGGCGCGCAGGTGAGTAATGATACTACCTTGGCCAGTGATCTCTGGAAACAGTTGGTAATCTGTCGCCATCGGGTCCGCGTTCGAATAGTGCGGAATGGGTGTATCGTCCATAAAACGCTCCTGACAGAGGGAGTTTTGTTACCATTGAAACAGGCGCACGAAGCCTATGTCCCAATAATAGTATAGGTTTCAAATGATTTTTGTTGGATGTGAGGTTTTACTATGGCCATGCCAATTGCCCAGAAAATGATTGACCCTGGAGCGCAGGTCTATTACGACCCCGCATTCAGGCGCGTGCTCGAAACACATCTAGGTCTACTGCGTAACATGCAGGACACCAAGCCAGTTGAAATCAGTAACGACCTTGCGTACAAGTACGAATACGATTTCTACGGGTTGCTCCAGGCTAAAAACGTCCCGGAGTATTTACACTGGGTAGTCATGCGGGTTAATGACATGACCGATCCACGGGAATACCTGAGTACCATGAACCAGTTCCTCTATCCACCGATTGAAGTCATTGAGAACATCCGTCGGATTTATGCAACCACTGTCAATAAGCTATAAAAAGAAAAGGGAGGGTTTGACCCCTCCCTTTTCTTTATGCCGTCAGGTCAGATCCCGTTAGGGAACATGACCTGTTGCTGCTGACCGAAGAGACCCGGAGTCGGTTGACCACGGAAGCTGTTCTGGTTGTTGAAGAAGCTGTTCGCCTGCGGCTGTGCGTAGCCACCACGAGACACCTGCACAGGTGGGTGGAAGGCTTGCGGCTGCTGGTTGAACAGACCGGGCTGAGCGAAACGATTCGCCTGCTGGAACGCGGCGTTTTGTTGTTGCAGCGCTGGGGACTTGGCGAGCAGCTCTTTCCACGAACCCTGGGCTGGTGCTTGCTCTTGCTGAGCAGTGACCGGTTGCTGGCTGAACGGTGGATCGAACGGAATGTCGCTGTTGCTCTGTTGCGGGAACGGAGTAGGAGCAGCGGATTCACGCTCAACCACAGCTTGAGCCAGGCGATTCACGTTGGCCTTCGGAGCACCGGTGACACCACCGAGTGCAGCCTTGATGCCTTCGTGACCGTCACCTACATCACCCTCGTTGCCAGCCAGCGACGGAATCAGGTCGCGGTACTGGGCCAGATCGTCGATGTGATCGGCGAAGGACAGGTCGATGTGCAGTTCGTCTGGATTGTCCAGGTGTTTGCGGAACAGGTGAGTAACCTTGTTCAGCTTCTTGGCGATCTTGACGAACGAACTCAGCAGCGCGTGCAGGTTCGGAGCGGCCAGGCTGTTGCTGCCGAACGAGTAGGCTTCTGCGACGTCCGCATCCGGGAGGATGTAGTTGAACAGCGCGAGGATTGCCTTCTTGTTCTTGAGCGACCCCATGTTGACTTCGTAGGCTTTGGTGCCTTCGGATTTCAACTGCTCGATCAGTGGGAAGTCCACGACCGCCACACGCTGGTAGCTTTTACCTTTGTAGTGACCACCACGCTTGATGAACAGCGACATCAGGCGACGTTCGCCGTCGATCGAGATCACGTCCATCAGGTTGTTGAGCTTCTTGAGGGTGTCAGCGTTGACCGAACCGATCAGCGACAAGAACTCCGACTGGGTCGGAGACAGCTTCTTGTGGTAGTCGGTATCGACAGCCATACCCATCAGGTCGGTCAGCAGGCAGGAAGCCACGGTGGTGATACGAGCCATCACCGCCACTTTCAGCTTACGGATCATCGGGGACTCGCCCCGAATGATCGCTTCGGACATGGGGTGGAACGCGATGGTGTTCTCCCAGTCCGGGTTCTGGAGTACCGAAGGTGCCGGGAAGACAATGCGCTTCCCGTTACACATGGCCGGGACTTTCTCGCCGCCGATTACGTAGCTGACGAGATTGTCGTCGCCGACCACGAAGTTGTTCGCAGCCAGGATGGCGCGATACAGTTCGAGGATGGTCATAGTTTTCCTTCCCATGGGTTATGTTGATGACCCGACATCGGATCGTTGAATTGCGGCTGCTGGACAGGCACCTGAACATTGTAGTTCTGTGGAGTCTGCGGCGCGTGGTGTTGAATGTCCAGGTTGCGGGCGATCGTTTCGAAATCGCTCACCAGACCGAACACGTGCTCTTTGTTGTACGACAGGACCGGAGCGAACAGGGCCGAGGCACAGGTCGGTGCGCAGTAGTCCTGAGCAGGACCGCCTTGCATGCTGACTTTTACCCAAGTTTCGCCGTGCATGTCCACCATACCAGTCAAGCTGAACTTGATCTGGCTGTTGTGAGACAGGCCGCGCAGCACCGAGCCGATCAAGCGTTGCTTGAACATTTCGATGTAGCGAGTCATGTCGAACGCTGCGAAGGCGTGGTAGTCTTTGACGTCCACGATGTACTCACCGCCGAAGGTGTCGTTAGTAGCTACGAACACCACGCCAGTCAGGAACAGATCCGACATCAGAGCCGGTACCTGAGTGGCTACAGCGATTGCTGCCAGGGTTTCCCCGTTGGCCGCGTTCCAGTTCGCAGTCGAACCACGGTTGTGCAGCGCATGAGCAAACTGCGACTGACCGCCTGCTACCGCCGTGACGTTGTCCAGACCCGGAGAGATGCTGCACAGCGCACCGTAAGTGATGCTGCCATCCTCGTTGAAGTTCAGCGTCTTACAGATCGCATGGAACAGCGGGTCTTCGGTAATCACGCCTTCTGCCACGTTACCGATGGCGTACTGCATGGCGTCTGGCATGGTGGACTGCCCACCCATACCGTTGACCACCGAGTCACGGAAGTTCGACATCACCGAAGCCGCGTAGTGGTTCGGGATCTCGTTCACCAGCTTCGACTTCTTCGGCAACTGGTCAGCAAAGACCAAGCGACCGTCAGCGTAGTGAGCGCCGCCAGTTTGCGACGAGACTTCCAGTACCGAGAAGATGTCTTCTGGACGGATAGCCATTGCCACGTTTTCTTGGCTGGCGTTGAAGCTTGGGTTGTACGCACCGAACAACAGGTGGCTGGAATCGATGACGTTGGTACGCTCACCCAGGTGCTGGATGGTGACCGACTTGTCGAAGTACAGCTTGAGGTTCGGATCGATCACGGTGTTCTGGCTGTCCACACGGTGGTAGCCAGGGTAGTCGGTGTAGCCCGACACGTAGGTGATCAGGTTAGCGCCCATGGCGCGGGAATGTACTTCCATCATGAAACGCAGGCGCTGCTCACCAAACCCGTTGGCGATTTGTACTTGCGTATAGATGTCAGCACTCGGCTTGAGCATCATGCCACCCAGACCGGACAACGTACCTGCGTTGATCTGACGTCCGTTACGGGTGCTCTCCTGCAACATCGACAGCACTTGGCTGTCCACGTTGTCGCCCATGTAGTACGGACGCAGGTACTGGTCGTTGTACGTGCCGGTCGGCGTGAACAACAACTTAGCGATTTGGAAATTGGACATCTTCGTATTTGACCTTCTGAGTCAGTGAGTTTAGATTAGGCCGGGATACGCTCAATGATCAAGCGCGCCAACTGATTTTTGATTTCAGCAGGCAGGACCATATCGCCATTGACAATGTAGCGGGAGAGTTCCGGGAGCAGTTCCTGAGGCAGGTTCAGACTCCAGTAGTTCTTCGACATCTCGCTGACCAACATGTTGATCGCTTTGATAGCCACATTGTTTTGCCGGTCGTTTTGACCAGCGTTCGCTTTCCCGCCTTGGCGTTGAGCGTATGGATAACGCTCCAACAGTGCCGCAACGTGATCACGAGAGACACGCGCACGGTAATCGTTGTTACCCAACGAGTACTCATCAGCCAGCACGACAGGCTGTGCGCTCATCAAGGCTGCGAGTTCCTTGAAGTCCCAATGCCACAGCAGCGCTTGGGTTACACCCATGGTGCGCAGCAAGGCAGGTTTGTTCAGGCTTGGGATTGCCCGGGCTGACAGGGATTTCGACATCACCCACTGACACAGGGTCATGTGGTGTTGCTCAATGCGCATCCCCGACATCCTCGTGAGAATTCCCACGAAACCTTCTACCAGTTCTGATGGGATCGTCGGATCGACCTTCCGCGCCATACCAAGGTAGTTCTCCGTATAAACAGACAACATCACGATGTCGCCGTTGGAGACTTCCTGTTTGATCTTGTAGTTCTCTGCCGAGGAAATGTTATCTTCCTCAGTTTCCCGGGACTTGTTGGTCTTCGGGATGATCGCGCCGTCTTTCCAGAAGTTACGATCCAGCGAACGCAAGCTGGTGTCGATCGTGTGGTACACGTTCGAGATCACGCTGCAATTGTTATCTTCAACGGTGACTTCACCGATGCAGACTTTGCGCACGATCACTTTCGCCAACAGCCAGGTAGGCAGGGCTTCGGAACCCAGTGCCTTGTAAACCGCCCCGTTCGAAACTTTCTCGGCTTGAGCGTACGGTTCAATGTACACCCGCAGTCTTTCCATCGCTGGAGTTTCGTACAGCCACGATTTACCGATCAAGCCCAGAGTGTGGAACTCTTTCAAGTTGTTGCCAACCTGAGGCAAGATCACTTCGGCGTATTCACCGAAGATTGGGACCATTGCATTCAAAGCCACCGACATGATGGCCATGCTGTAATAGTCATCCCGCAGGTACGTTTTCTCCCACGGTTTGTCGTCATACTCCGTTTTGGTGGTGGTGGGCATGTAGATCTTTCCGTACATGCGGATGTAGTTCGTAACCCCTTCCAAGCTGATGAGCTTGTAAAGATCACGGACCAACGCCATGATGCGCATCTTCATGCGCGACATTTCCGCAACGGATTTGATCACCTCGTGGATCTGACAGTAGATCTGCCAGATTTCGAACTGCTTCTCGTGGGGCAACGAGGCAAAGAATGCGTTGATCTGCAAAAACAGACTCGGCAAATCTTTGAAGTTGTTCCGACGATACAGAATCGAAACGCTCCAGTCCAACGACTCAAGTCCGTGCACGATACGGATTGTAGTGAGTTCATTGGGCTTCTCACTAGCATTTAGAATTTGCATACAAGCTTCCTAGTCGAAGTACTGCACTTGGATGATATATACTTCAAAAATCTTCGTGTCGACTTTTCTCAAGCGACACATAGCCCTTCGATTCAGGACAAGTTACCTAAGAGAAAGGAGTGGATCGTATTGATCCACTCCTTTCTCTCTTTATGGGTTTACATCGGGAAATCGTCGTCGCCGAAGGAATCAGCGCCGCCACCGGTACCAGCACCATCACCGCCCCAATCGTTGTTGCGCTGGCCACCGCCACCGCCGCCACCATTGTTGTTACGGTTGTAGTTGTTACCGCCGCCACCACCGTTACCGCCACGGTTGTAGTTGTTGCCACCGCCGTTGTTGTCTTTCGGCTTCGGCTCGGTGTAGTTGACGGCAGCCACAGCAGCCATCATGTTTTCCAGCATGTTCGCGTAACCAGCCAAGAAGTAGTTGGACGCTTCACGCTTGTTCATCGGCTCGCCGTTCACGTCGATCATGACGTGGTAGTTGGTCGGCAGCATGTTGAACTTGAGGTACGGACGATCTTTGGCCACGCAGGCCAGGAACAGCACGCCGTCTTTGTCGCGACCGACCAGAGTGGTCGAGATCAGCTTCGGCTCGGCCGAGCGCTCACCGCCGAAGAAGACGTGGTTCAGGTTTTGCAGCTTGAGGACTTGGTTGTCGTCGAGGGTGATCGCTTTACGCATCATCTCGATCAACAGGTAGAACGTCGGCATGTCCATGGCGCCACGGATGTTGCCGTTGTTCTTGTCGTTCGGGACGTTGGTGTAAACGTCGATGCGCGGGTTGTTCGCTACCAACGAGATTGCCCAGGAACCCGGCTTGGTCGCACCTTGCACGGGTGGGCACGACAGGCGCAGTTTGAATTCGTCCAGGGCATTCTTCGGACGGGGTGGTGCTTGGAAACGACCTTGTTGACCAGCCATTGTGAATCTCCAACTTGCGTACAAATGATGAGTGATCGCTGTAAACAGTTACAGTGACCTATTTAAAACATCGACAACAGGATCGCTTTGAAGGTTGGATGCAGTGGTTCCGCTTGGATGTCCATCCGCATCTTGTCCAACGTGGTGGTGGGATTCCACCGCCGCGCTTCCGCTAACTCGATGATTTGTTTCTTTTCCTTCATCGGGAAGGTGTTGAAGTGAACGCCGTCACCAAAGAACTGGAGGGTTACATGGTTGAACGGCATCCGCGACAATTCTTTACCGCCTGTGAGCTTTGAGTTCCAGGAGGTGTATGCCTTGATCTTACCCGTGTGGGACTCCAGTAACCGAAGGCGGGAGAACTGATACCGAGACAATAAGTCAATCGGCATGTGGGTAATGATCAGTGCATCATCGGGATTTTGCGGCAGCTTCATGTCGCTTTGCATTACCACCATGTCCAAGTGCATCTCAGGGATACGACTTAGAACGTTGCGCTCAAGTTCAGCATTGAACAACTGCTTCTCGGTTTTGGGTTCCCGAATGAAGCAGTTCTTGTATTGCGACTTAAGGCTTTGGTACGACTGAACGTACGGTACCAATTTACAGCGACGCTGCGTGTTCATCTGAACGGCTGAGGCAAGGATTCTCAACTCAGCCGTCAAGGCGTCAAGCAGTGGATCAGGGAAGACTTTATCCTGATCTTGGGTTGGGATTGCTCCCATGATGTTACGGATCAGCGTGCGCAGGTTAACCCAAAGCGCAGTAGCCGATTGTAGCGGCGGCTTGGCCTTGTGCTCTGGGTGGTCTTCTGAGATCCCCATCGCACTTTCCAAAGCCAAGGCTGTTGCAATGGAAACGGGTACTTGCGTACCCATCTCACGATTACCCAGTACTTGGTAGTAGCGATCCATTCATGTATTCCTCAGCCAGCGCAAGATGCTCTGGAGAAAACCCTCTCGCTCGCAACCTTTCCAGTACCATTGGAACGACCGACGTCGGTGTGATAGCCACTGGCGTAAACGGTGTAACAATGCGGTTGACTGCTTCGCGAGTGATCTTTTCGCCATCTGTCCACTTGCCACTTAACGAGTGCAGGTTGAAATGTTTCTCGACCTCTTTGAAGCCGAGTTGGATAGGATCACCCTTATTACCGAGGACCCGGATGAACGTACCGATAGGCATGGTGTCCGCCAAAGCTTGGATGCGGTTCATGCACTCTTCCAGCTCGTAACCCTTGAGGTCAATGGTCTTGTACAACATCGCGTCTTCGTTCACCACGAAAGTGATCTCATGGTTTCCGTGTTCGCGATCAACCACCACGCGGTAGTGACCTTTGTCTTCCTCTTCCCCGTGACTCAGGCGTTCCAGAGAACCAGCAGCCAGGATGTTCCCGTACTGCGAGCGCTTGTGGATGTGTCCGCCAAAGACGAAGTACCTGGTGATTCCCATGTACCTCTCGGGGATGTGGGTTGGAACCGGAACGTGGCTCGGAAGCTGGTAGTTAAACGCACCGTGCAAAATGGTGAAGTCTACCTTTTCCAAACCTTTCTCGGTCATGACCTGGACAACGTCTTTCCAAACATCGTCAGTCTCCACACGCCATTCGTCAGGTACGTAAAGAATGTTGATACCGAACCGTTCGATGTACTCGATCGACAGGGTTTCAATCCACTTCACGTCAGCCCCGATAGACGCAATCTCGTTCTCGGAGATTACGTTAGCACTCTGCTTCCAGTCGTGGGACGGTGTCCCTTCCAGAATGCGCACCACAATGTCACGGCGCTTACACATGGAAAGGAACCAGAAGAACCAGCGACGGATCTGGTCAATCAACACAACCTCAGAGTGCATGATCAGACGGTCGTAGAGATCGCCTGCGATGATGATCAAGTCCAGCTCACCAGTCTCTGCGTTATCCGGGAACGCTTTGTACAGCGCTTTCAGGACGTGGCTGGTGGGGGTATTGTGATGGCCTAGGTGAACATCCCCCGTTTCACCTATACGCAGCTTACGCGAGGTCGAAGTCATCGGACAGGAATCCAGCAGACTGAACGGGAGCAGCTTTCTGAGCTGGCGCTTTGCCTGGCTCTACGGCAGATGCTTCGGTGTCTAAGGATTTCAGTCCATAGTAGTCAAAGACCTTACGCCATTCCAACACTTCACGATCGTACAGACGACGACCTTCTACACGTTGCACCAGAGCGTTCTGGATGTAACGCTGGCCCAGCATCGGGATCATGTCATCCTTTTGCATGGCTTTGGAGATGTGCTCGAACATGCTGTCGCGTGGATTGCGAGCATGACCGAAGTTCACAGGTCGACCAATGGCCGGACACTTGAACAGGAAGGTTTGCCCTTGATACACATTGATCGGACGCAGCAAGGAATCCGATACAGCGAACCACGCCGAGAAATCTTTCGGTGGCTCTTTGCTCAGGATCAACGGCAGAATTGTATCGCGGAACTGATGTTCCTGAATACGCGGAAGATCTTCTTCGAATGCTTTTTCTAACACTGCGAAGGCTTCTTTTACTCTGTCGTCGTTTGGTACCGGTTTGCTAAGTGGGTTCATGATAGTCCTCCTACGAAAGACCCAGGGCTCTATACCCTAGGTCTTTCGCATAAAGAGTTACGTGGTGAGTAGCGGTACGTTTATCGCGACTGACCCGCGCCCGGCAAACCCGGACGAGAGTCTCCGACGGTACGGGCACGGACTTGTTCAGTCAGACCTTGAACCATCTGTTGCATCTGTTGCGCCGGAGTCAGGTGTTCGAACACACCTTGATCTACAGCAGGCAGACCAGCGGAGGGCTGGAGTGCCGGTTGCAGAGACTTCGGCAGGGCTGGGGCGACGCGGGCCGCACCAACAGGTTGAGCCACAGCTTCGGCAGGCGCTGGCGCTTGGTCCATGATGAAGGAGGTTTCGTCGATCGGCTCAGCCGACGCACGATACACTTCGACATAGAATGCGACGTTCACGGTGCCGCCAGTCTGGTGCTGGAACTCGTGAGTCAGTAGCGCAGCCAGCGCTTCATCCACTTCCAGAACTTCGAACTGGTCGGAACCCAGCTCACGGCGGGTATGGATGTGCACCTTGCCAGGATTGATCGGATGATCATAAGCGTCCTGGTAAATGCGGTACATAGTATTCTCGGTCAGGCGCTCGAATACCTTGAACACCAGTTGAGGAGCTTGGGGCTCTTCGTGGTGGTGGTCATGACCGTGGCTGTGGCCTTGCGCTTGGCGCAGCGAGATCAGTTGGGAGACGGTGATACCCAGGTCACGAATAGCGACCAGCAGGGAGTTCTCCAGACCATCCAAACGTTGTTCGATGGCGATCAGGCGTTGCTCATGGCTCGGTTGGTTCTTGGACATCGGTGTTTCCTCTACCCGTTGTTGGCGTCAAAGATAGCGACGACTTTCGAGTTGATGACTTGGATCTCCTTACCGACACTATAAATAGTGGCGTCTTGGGTCACAGTAGCATCCACCCGAAGGTTGATATTGTCAGGGTTGGTTTCGTCAACTGCCGAGATCGACACGTCCACTTGGATGGTGTCAAAGTAGGGAGTGATGAAGTTCATTACCACGCGTTTGGTTTCCGAGCGCAGTAAGCTGCGATTATCCGCACACTCCTTGATCAGGTTTGGCAGAGAAGAAATCTGGCCCTGATACAGGTGACTCTGGGAAAAGTCACTCAAAAAGAAATAGCTGATCAACTTATCCAGCTTCTCTGAAATGTTTCCGACCCAGCCGGAAGCACTCAGACTTGGCACTTGAACGGCCATGACTCTACCCTCTAAAAGACATATAAAGGAAGAAGAGGGTAGAAAGGACAAAAAAAGAAAGGGAGCCGAAGCCCCCTAACTTTTCCCAGCCCGCAGGATTAAAGAGAGGCGTTGTAACGACTGGTTGGGTCGTCACGGCCTTCTTTAATCTTACGGATCAGATTACCGATCGAGTTTTCCAGGATGACTTGTTCGTCATGCTGCAACTCGCGGTCACCTTCGAGGAGTTCTTCGAAGAACGTCCACGCTACCCAGTCTTCTTCGGTTTCCTGCACCACACCATTCATGAGGCGGCGGTAGTCATAATGATCATGACCAATCGCATCCCCGTGGATGTTCTTGTAGGTATCGGAGTAACCGTCGAGTTTCTGAGCCAAGTACCTTGCCCGGATGAACGGGTCTGCCATCAGGTAACGCTGCATGACCGGTGGAGCATGTTGCATCTGTGCAATCGATTCAAGCAGCCGGATTACATCAGCATCCCACATGGTCTGGACACTACGGACCGCAGCACGCGCTGCCCGCATCGCATCTTGACCGAAATACTGATCCCATTTTTGCGTGGCCATCTGCACGAACGCCCGCCCAGAATCCGTAAGGTTCTGTGTGAACATCTGTGCCGATTCAGCCAGGTATTGCATTGTTGACTCAGCTCGTGGCGCGTACGCCAACTCGTTAAACGCCAACGAGCCGCCTTCGATATAGCCTGCCATGGTAGCTCCCTCGTTACATACTTTATTGGCTACCTGTAAGATTAGACGTGCTCGAACCCTCGGGCCTTAAGCCAATCAGGTTGAGCGTTCGTTGCGACCAGCACCATGGAGTCGGTTCCTTTGTCCACCAGGTACAGGTCATACTGCTTCTTGTCGTCGTTCTCACGACCACGCAGTTCGAAAACCACGTTGTGTTCCTCGAGTCCCTGTTTCATCAACACGAAGTCTTCCGCAGGTTGCGGGAACATGGCAAGGTAGAGAGCAGGGGTGGAGTGGTGTCCATCCTTGATCATCTGGAGCACTTTCTCAGCACTGGTGTTCATAGTTTCCTTTTCCTTAAAAGGGAAGGGGGACTCAAGTCCCCCAGAGGTTAGCGGCCATGGTGAATGAAGTTGGCAATGGTTGCGATGATAGGTGCCGGGAGCGATACGTGTCCAGAGATTGCCCTGGGGTTACGCAGATCCAGTACACCGTTATGCGGGGCCAACGGGTCTAACTTGAGAAGCGTCTTTTCGTCCAGGATCACAATGCCGTTCAAGGCGTCACCGTCAAAGTCAGCGTTCATACCGGAGAGGATGTTCACCGACGGGCTGATGGTGTTGATCTTGGGGTCTTTCTTGATACGACGGATGTACAGGCGCTGAGCCGAGAGACGAGTCAGCGTTGGGTTTCGCTGGAAGATTACCGCAATACCGCCACGGGGACCTTCTGCGATCAGTTCCTCAAACAGCTCATCCAGCAGTGGGTGATACCGCAGGGTGTGCTCGTAAAGGAACTTGTTGATTTCGTTCGGACTGAACAGTTGGTCAGTGCCCGGAACGCAACGGCGCAGCAGCTTACTGGTCAGGTGGACCTTGAGGGTCATCACCGCCATTGGCCACGGCATTTCCAGATCTTCGTAGTGGTGCGGGTCAGACAAGGACGAGATCACACCACGGAACGAGTAGTTCACTCGAGAGCCGAAGATGTGTTTGCGGTACCATCCTGGCTTACCGCCCAGTTGCCCTGCAATGAATGGTGCATAATAAGCCACCAACATGTTCAGAGCTTTGATCGTCATCACTTCAATCTGCCGAGGTTTCAGCGGAGTCGGTGAGTTTTCGATCGAACTGAATGTCCGCATCGCGTTGATCGCCGGAGTCATCCCAGTATCGGCATAAGTGCCGGTGGCCGTATTCTCCGTGATGAAGGAGATCCGACTTGGACAGGGAATGTACTTCGAGAAGATCGCATGGCGATACATCTGAATGAAGAGCAGCGTGTCATCCATCTGCTGCTGGTTCTTGTTGTTCGGAAGAATCTCCCGCAAGAACAAGTTCATCAGGTCATCGAAATGCCTGTAGAACGTATTGATGCCGCGACCGATGTTGAGCCCTTTGAGGTACTGCAACACGTTTTGTGCATCGTTGTTGGGAGGAATGTAGGACGGATTTGTAATCCAGTCCAGCAAGTTCGTTCCCTTGTAGGCGAAGATCGGTTTCAGCACATGCAGAGCCCAGGGGTTGATCAGTGCGTCAATACCACGTGGCGCAGCAATCCACAACAAGGACTCCAGAGGTCTTTCCGTAACCGACATACAGGGAAACCCGCAGTGGTCACACACAACGCCTACGTTGTGCTCGTACTTGACTCTCTTACATTCACATGACGGCACGACGTCTAAGGTGTCACCCTCATAACGCGTCATGATCATTTGGTTCAGTCGTTCCCGATCCAGCTCGGTAGTAACATCGAAGTCGTTGATGATCACGGGAGCTGTTGTCAACTTGTTGAACAACTCGTCATGACTCACGATTTCCGCTTCTACGCCCATGGGCTACTCCTGAAGAGACGGACATAAAAAGAAAAGGGGACCGAAGTCCCCTTTTACTCATTGCAACAACCTACCGCTGATTAGCGGTTCCAGGTCCCGGTGAAGGGAGAGCTGAACAGGCGCGAGCCTTGTTGCTGACCGCCACCGTAGTTGAAGAAGCCACCAACGTTGTTGGCAACCAGGTGGTTCAGGTCGTAGCCACCACGCTGAGTCAGGACGTTGTTATCGTCCAGGCCCTTGGCAGGACGCACGTTCAGACCGCAACGTACGATTGCTTCGGACAGCGCGTCCATGAAGGCGTTGTCGAACGACACGCGACGAGCGAAGCCCTTGACGTGGATTTCCGAGGCCAGGAGCTGGCGCAGGATTTCCTTGCGCTGAGCCAGGCGGATTTCCAGCGGGACCTGCACGTTGCGGTGGGTTTCTTCCCAGGCTTCGACCAGTTTCGGGTTGGTCTTGCCAGCCAGGTTGAGGATGGCCAGGTAGTCGATTTCACGCAGGTCACGACGATTGCCTTCGCGATCGTAGTAGAAGCCCAGGTGGATGCGATCCTGATCGTCGTAGCAAACCGGCTTGGTCGCGTCGAACAGTTGCTGGAAGTGACCCATGGTCAGGTTGTTGGCCGCTTGCAGGATGGCCAGACGAGCGTTCTCGTCGCCGTTGGCGGCGGCGATGTAGGTCTGGTGAATCCAGGACAGCTCGCCAACCTCGGCGATGTCGAGGGTGAAGATCAGCTTCGGCGCGATCAGGGTGTTGATGAGCTGGCGCATTTCGTTGTCACCGAAGTCGGCGGAACGAGTCGGCAGTGCATCAGGCTTGGCGTTCGGGTCACCGGTCAGGTTGACTTCGTAGCCGACAGCACCCAGGTCTTTCAGATCGACGTCGGTAGCCTTGCCCTTGTTGGCGCGCCAGGTACCGGTGTACAGCGCGTTGCGGTTCAGACCGAAGGCGGTAGACAGGGTCAGCAGTTGCAGTTCCATGTTCACGGCGTCGGTCAGGGTGTCGACCGAGGTCATCACCAGACGCGGCTGGTACATCTGAGTCGCCATCATTTGCTGCTGGCCGAACATACCGAAGGCGTTCTGCTGCGGCTGGAAGCCCGCTTGTGCCGGTTGGTACATCAGGTCAACGTACGCACCCACGCGGGTGAGCTGACGGGTTTGTTGCAGGCTGAACTGCGAGTCGGCTTGGGACTGCGCGGACATGGTGACGATGATGTCTTCACGTACCGGCATGCCAACCAGGTCTTCGCCGTGCTGACGAGTGAACTCGACACGCGCGCTCAGTTGGTCACCAGCGCCGACTTCGCCCAGGGTGAACGGCTCTTCGGTGCCGCCGAGCTGGTTGTCCATGATGGTGTAGCAGGCCTGGGTGCTGTTGTGCAGCAGGCGGTTGAAGCGGTTCTCGGTGCTGACTTCGGCTTCGGCCGGGATCACGATGCCACCGGCGTCGTGGACCTGAGCGTTCATGCCGTAGGTGTTGATGACGAACTGCTCCAGAACTTGCCAGTACGACTTGTTCAGGTAGATGTCACCCGGTACGATGTCGACTTCGACGGTGGTGCCGCCCAGGTTGACGCTGTTCGGGTCCAGCGGCGCACCGCTCGATTCGATCAGCATGCTGTAGACCGCGATGTGGTCTTGGCCCTGGAAGTTCTCGTGGTAGCAGACCAGGATGCTGGAGAAGGTCACCTTGGACTGGTTGTTGTCCAGTACCAGGATGTTGAATTCCTTCTTCTGCTGTTCGGTCAGCACTTTGGCGGCGCGTTCTTTCAGACCGGTCTGGATGGTCTGCACGTCTTCGCCGGACATGTTACGAGGAACCGGACGGCGGTGGTTGGCGTTGACGTCGAGGACCGAACGGCCACGGCTGCCGACGCGAGAGTTTTGCTGGTTCATCTGAGCACCTGCGTTGAAAGGTTGTTGCGGTTGAGCGTTACCGCCAGTCGGCTGTTGCTGACCACCGGCTGGTTGTTGTGCTTGCTGGGTCTGATCAGCACCCTGCGGATTGAGGCCTGCTTTCAGCATGGCTTCTGCCATTGCGCTGTTCGCAGGTTGGTTCGACTGGCTCTGGCCAGGTTGGTTACGTTTGACGGACATCTCGTGTTCCTTTTCATTGGGGTTGAGCACTACGACACACCATTTGCCTATGCTCTATTTATTTACATTGGGCATGGTGTCACTTAGGTAATATGTGGGTCAAATCGCTTTGAATCCAATACCACCAACCGGTTACAAAGATCATGCGCCCATAACGCTAAGTGCCGAAGCACCTAGTTGAGAGCATTCTCCTATAACATAGTGCAGTGTATGTAAGAAATTACTTTATCCTTACATTGCTGATCAGCGAGTACACGTTAAGTCCTTTCGCCTTTGCAGCTTTTCGAGCTTCCATCTCGGCAGGTAGTTCGAAGGTTTGCTTGGAGTCAAACACAAACTCCGTGATATCGTGCCCACGGTTATTGCTGATTCCCAACGTCACCCGACGCTCGAACTTCTTCCGGGTCTTCGCAACGGCCTTCGCCGGTTCCGAGGCAGCAGGAGTTTGTCCAGTAGTACGGGCAATCTCCAAACGCAGCGCTGCTTCGAAATCCGAGAGTTCTTTGCTAACAACCATGGTTCAACTCCTTAGTTGAAAAAAGTTTATAAGACAGATTACCTAGTGTCTGTCACGTGGATATTATGTATTTGAAATTCCTTTTAATCAACTCTAAAGGGCCGCCCCAATGTACAGCCTTTTCAATGAACCGATCTGGGGTACGCAAGGTGCTAACATTACCTTCCCCAAGTATCAGCGCGCTATTCAGGGGCTGCGCCAGAATCTCGAGAAGGTGATCGAGTACAACCGTACCTATCCACGTGCTGTTGATAGTGGTCACTTCCTCGTGAAATTGCTGCAATCCCTTAACGTACCATTATCCATGGACGTCAACATTTACAGGGACCGGGTTGAAGAAGCGGCTGAAGGCGCCAGTATGGCGTTCAACATGACCTCTTCATTATACAGGGGTCGCGTGTTCAGTCCAGGACTTTTCTATGGGCCGGGGTCTTACGAGATCGTGATTGCCCACTCAGAAGAATTCGATCTGCGGGGAATCGAAGACAACTGGGAAGACTTATGTCCTGTGACGTTCCTGACCCATCCCAAAACTGACCTTGGCATGGACACACCCATCGGCTTCCAAACCAACGGCGAGGAAGGTCTGACCATTGTGTTGGTCAACATCCCGATGCTGGCGGTTCAGTACCGGATGTGGCGTATCCGAGAATGGCACCAGAACAATGAAGCCCAACGGACGATCATGCAGTTCATGTCTTCGTATCCGTTGAACAACGCTTTACATTCCCAGCTAGACTTGGCGATCCTCAACCGGTTCATGGCGGTTTACCGTGGTGATCCTCGAGGAATGTCCATGGTTCGAAAACCCTACACCCTGACACGCTGGGAAGCAGAGTTGGACTTTGGTCTGGACCAGTACGCCGAGGACTTGCAGAAACGTAAGTACACCTTCGATCACTTCCTCTCTGTGTTCAAGGGAGTGTCGTCGTGGACCCTGCGTGATGCTATTCGTATTCCTCGGATGGTACCAACCCGACAGGTTACTTGGGCGTTGGCAATGTCCAGGGCTCGTGTAGTGGACTTCCTGTTGGATTGGACCAAAGAGAACAACGTTGACCGCAACAAAGGTTACTGTAACGACATCCAGTTGGAGACTTCCAGAATGCTCAATGACAGTGCTCTTCGCAGTTCCCTCCCGCGCTGGGCATATCCGGCATGGGAAGACCTCTTTAAAGAGATCGTCGCCAAAGCTAAAAGCGTCCGCTAGAGAAACGGGGAAGCCGCAAGGCCTCCCCGTTTCCCTTTATGCCGCGGTAGACGCTGGAACAAAGTCCGAAACCAACTTGGTATTATTGTCGTTAGACAAGAACACGCCGAGCGATTCCAAGATCAGATAGAACGGTCGGACTGTAGAGTATACCAGTTTGCGAATGTTCATTGCTGACAGCACTTCTTTTGGTAGACCTGTCAACTCCACTACGTCCTTAGGCAGCAGCAACGTGGTAGCGTTGGTTTTGCCAGCGTAAGTCGCAGTAAGGGTTTCTTTGATCTGCGGATCTTCGATACCATCCAACCAGAGTTGCAGTGCCGTTTTGTTCGGCAGGTCGAGGGATACCTTGATCGCTTGGTACGGCGGCTTTGGAGCCTCGCCGTATTTTGGACGGAACACTCGCTCCCACAGGAGGTAGTGTTGGTATGGTGACTGGCCTGGGTTTGCATAAGCAGCCGGGTCTTTCACCGAAGTCCGTGCCAGGTAAGTCGATTCAGCACGCATCACAGAACCGATAATGCCGTGTTCGATATCTGCCACACGTTGCATGATCTCGGTGATGCTGATCTTCTTACCGTCGATTACAGTATCCATGATCTCGCACATGGTGGCCGTAACCTGTTTCATGATTGCTGGAGGACAGTTCGAGTCTTTGAGGTAAACCCCTTTGATCTCTTCTTCCAACTCAGCAAACACGTTCCCTTCTTTGGCTGCCTTGTAGGCGTAGTAATGCTTAGCCATCGAAGTCAGCGAGAACACCGAGAAAGCAAACTCGTTCTTCATCGCCAGTACGTTCAGCTTGTCTGGTACCACACCGAGTGTAGTCGACAGCATAGCCAACACGTGGATGATCGACTGCGTAGCCAGGTAAACCATGGTGTAGTCCACGGCAAAAGCGGTTTCGCTAAAGTCAATCTTACCGGTGTACCACTCAACCCAGTTCTGCACGGTGAAGATCGTGGAGTCTGTGTCGGAGGTGATCGCAACGTGACGGACAGAATCTCGAATCCATGCAACCGAAGCAGGCATGTTGTCGGATACCCAAAACGCTTTGATCAGGTACTGGTAGTCGTTCAGTACAGCGTGGATGTTCTTGATGGTCGCACCGATCAAGCAGTAGTTCGCAGGATTGACTTCCAACAAACGACCCAGACCCAAGCCTTGTAGCTCCTTAGCGCACAGGAGGCTCACAAACGCTTTTAAGTCTGCATCCATACCCTTGACATAGACTTTCGCTTCTTCAAGCTCCAGCGGCACCTCAGCCTTCATAGAGAGGCGTGCCATGAACACCCGCATTGGTCCGTCGTTGTACTTCGCTAGATGCCAGCAATCGCCGACATACGCAAAGGCCGAACGTTGCAGATCGTTCATCCCTTCAACCAGCTTACGGATTTCCGCAATCTGACTTTTGTTGTTCCAGTAGTGGTGGGTGGAGTACAGGATCAGCTCCATGACTTCATCCACGGTCGGAGCACGGAAACCGTACAGCGACATGGCTTTCTCGATCAACTCATAGTCAACATGACCAATGATGCTGACGATGTTAGCCTTCACTACATCAGGACACCAGTAGTGACGGTTACCGGCCAAGAACTTCTCGTTGTTGGCGTTCCCCAAACTGGTAGCCACTCGACAGGTCGAAGTCAGGCTCGAGTGAGCAGACTTGTTGTGCAGAATGGTGGAGGTCGACGCCTGTGCCCCGGACAGACTGTTGTTGGCAATCTTGTACGTAGTCTGTTCGTTCTCCTTGAGTTCCGCCAGTTCTTCCATCTGAGTGGCGTGTCTGCGAAACTTTGCCGCGGCAACGGTATCGCCTGATTTCTCAGCCTCGGCTGCTTTCAGGTTCGATTCTTGTTGCTCCATCTGTGCATTGTGACCTTCCTTCTTCACAGCACCCCGGCCGACGATGTTACCGGTGATGTATTCCGACAACAGGGACGGAATAACGTCTGGGTGTTCGTACACAGTCATGGACGGTGCAAACAACCAGTTGTTGTCCTTGATGTCCTTGAGGTAAGTTGAGTAGGTCATCTCCGTACGCTCACGGTCACCGACTTTGTTGCGGTGCAGGCAGTACAGAGCTGGGTCTTTGATCTCGAATTTACCACCAGGACCTGTCACGCGATGAATGTAAGCCTGACAGTCTTCCAACGGCTTCCCCGTACGGACATGCAAGAATATCGCCATGTCTCGACGGTAGTTAGCCAGAATATCGAGGTCTCGCTTATAAGCGGACGCTGGCTTGATGAAATGGTTTTCCATTAGTGCTCCCGAAAGCGGTAGTCCCACATTCTATTACCCACGGACAGATTTAAATACAGACGTCATAAAAGGAGGCCGAAGCCTCCCTCTATTTATTCCTCAGCGGAACCTTCTTGCTCTGCAACCACATTCGCCATATCGACGTTGATGGTCCACTCTTCGAAGAGCTTGCCGATGTGGGCTTTCTCTTCTTCGGTGCGTTGGGCAGGTTGGTTCACGATCACTTCTTTCAGTGGGAACGGGAACTTTGGCAGCTCGGTCCCTTCGGACTTCACTTCCAGATCAATCTTGATCCATGGGTGACGCTCACCGCTCTGGGTGGTATACACGTCCACTTCCCATTTCAGGTCGGTACCTTCGATGTTGAAGAAGTACCGGGTCTTGTTCAGGCCTTTGTCGGCGAACATGCGGAAGAGATCGAAGTAGTCCTTGGTGCAGATCTGTTCGACTTCCCGCTTACCGAGTTCGGCGGAGAACTTGGCCTTGACGCACATGTGGTACACGTTGTCGTTGATGGCCCGTACGCGACACTGAGCGAAGTTACCCTCACCACGATCGCGGTAAGATTCCCATTGCTCTTGTTTCTCCTGGCCGTCGGCCTGTTCCAGGAAACTCCAATCCTCTACACGAGCAAAGAACGTGTATTCGATTTCTTGTTGGACTTGCCCGTTGGCTTCATCCTCGAGCGAAATCCTCAAACGCTTCAACATTGTCCATCCCTCGCAAAAAAAAAAAGAGCTAGGGCCGAAGCCCTGTACTCAGAGTGGTTTCGCCGACAGTTCCACGTGATCGTATCCGTTCGCCGCCAACAACGCCAGGATGTGCTCGTAGTCATCAGGTTTGACTTGAGAGATCTTGGCGTAGAGGGTTTCGAAGTTCATGGATACGATGGTGGATTCCCTGATCCATGGCAAGCCGAGGATTTCGAACTCGCCAGAGGGATGTTGAATGCGCACGTACATGTACGCAGTCGGATCGTCCGGCGTACCGGCTGGGAGTGAGGGATAAACGTTGACGTGTTTCTCCTGCACGCTGAGCCCCAGAGCACGAGCCGTGGTGTCGTCGATGATGCCCAACACTTTCACGTTCTTGTAGCTCGAAGGGAGCGCAGCGGCAGGGTAGACTGAAAACGAGACAGTGCTCTTGGGGATCAGTAAGTCCTGGGTAGCCATGGGAAGTAGGTCTCCTTGAACTCGACGAAGATCAAGCCTCGTCCGTTCAATACTTTAATAGAAAGAAGAGGACCTCTTACCATTGATTGCCAGAACCGTTCCCGCCTGATTCCTTCCACCAGATCCCAAAACAACTGGAATTGCTCGTGGTCGTACTCAGGGATATCGTAGTCATGCGGATCTACGATACCCAGAACAATGCTGATTAGCAGCTCAAGGTATTCAGTGCGCTCTTCATCATAAGGTGTATCCTCATAATGATTCCCCTCCAAACAGGAAGAACGCAAAACCCCGTACTGCTTTAGAGCCTCCGCCAGGCTGTGTGACACGAAGGCAACTCGACCCACGATGACCTCTACTTAGTAGCCACCACCATTACGGTCTGGCTAACGAGTGCTTGGAAACGGTAGTTTAACTTACCGGATTCATCGTACAGGCGCATCTGACGCATGCACTTCTGCAACCCGTTAGCCAGGTTCTGGAGTGCATCCACCATGATGTCACCATCGAACCCTGAACCGCCTTCGCGGAGATTCAGTTCACGGTGCGACTCGATGTAAGCGGTAAGTGTGTTCATGTTATTACTATCGTGCAAATGATTAATTACATCAGACACGATTGTTTTCAGATCATAGTCCACCACAGACATTCGTGCTACGGCGGCTTGGAACTGACTTAAAACATGGACACTGTTGAGAGCACAAGTAAGCATGGGAAATCCTCGTCATAAAGCGAGGGCCAATGCCCTCATCGAAATGGTTCAATCAAGATGTTGTTTCCGATCCATCTGCGGATCTCGTGATAACCATAGTTGGGTAGTGGGGTATAGCAGTTAACCATACTTACTACGCGGTCATGAATTTCACTGGCCAGTGCGGTAAGCTGGTGTATCTCGATAGCCTCACTGTCCGTAAGCTCGGTTTGAGCATTAGGACGGTGTGCTATAAAGTAGTCGGACATGACAGCCAACGTCGACCACATGGTGGGTCGTTTATCAAACGATTGGTTGAGGTCCGACAGGGAGAACGATAACTCGACTAAGCCCTTCACGCTGAGCTGGTGCTCAGCGAGATAGCTTTCGAGGTGATCGTACTCTTTGACAATTCGTTCGACGGGAACGAGGATATGTTCATTTTGCACGATAACCAATCCTTCCATATCCACTCTCCTCAGAGTGTGTCAGGTTAGTAGATGTCTATTAAGTACCCGCGATCAGTGTGCTTGAGGTCAAACGACCAATCACGGTTCCGCATCAACTTGCCAACGTACTGTCTGGCAATGCGACGAGTTAGCCCATACACGTACTCGTAATGCCGAAGCATCCGGTGATCATTGTGAAAGGCATAATACTCGTCGTTGCACATGTTGTCGACCAACACCTCATCCATCGCCATGACCAGACTTTCGTCGTACGCCATTGGATCGTGGGTCAACTCACCATGTAGCACATTCAGAATGAAATCTGCCCGACCCATGCCGAGCATGTTCAGAATGCGCTGCTCCATCACTGGAAAATGCGAATCGGGGATATAGATGTACACGATATCTTTCTCAGATGTCGGTGAGGTATCCAGTAATCCCAAGCTGTCGACGAAGTTCCTCAGGATACCAGTCACCTTTGTCCACTCCTTCTTGTATCTGTCGACGCAATACGTCAGTCGGGTTCTCAGGGCGACTGCGTGCTAGTTGATGGATCACCACGTCTCCGCGTGGGGTCAAATCAAAGTCCCAACTCCAGTCTTCTACTTCCACTTGTACCAATGACCACACATACTTCTTAATGGAGTCAATGGCTTCTTCGAGCATATCCTCGACTTGGTCAACAGGAATCCGATCGCTATATGACTGAATGTAGTTGACCAAGCTTTGGTAGTTCGACATTACGTTTCCATAGAAAACGTTTTCCACTAACCCGAAGTAGAAACCACTCAGGTCAATGAACTTGGCTTGGGCGCCCAAGTATTCAGCTAGGCGCCCCTCCAATTGTCTAATGACAGGAGCCCCAGGGATGACAGTTGACGCCACGAGAGTTACTCCAATCCCAAATCCGGTAGTCACCTTTACGCTCCAGAATCAAGTTATAACCGAACTCCTTGATTTCGAACACATCCCAGCTCGGTTGATCGCCGAAGTACTTACCGAAGATCTGATTGATCAGACATTCGATTGGGTCACCAACGGCATCTACAAACATAGCTTTAAATTGCGGATGTAGATATTCATCGTTTGGACACAAGCGAGCCATTGCTCCCGCCCGGTGGCCACGTTCGATGAACTCTTTCGGGAACGGGCCAAAAGCACGGGTGAGTTTCTTCTCCCGTGTTTCAATCTCCCACCAAGGTAGCCAACTACGCAGTTGTTGGAGCACCATCGCTTTGGCCAAGAGTATGCACTTTGGCCGTGTTGCTGCCGGGATCAAGTGGTGCGCACCGATCTCCAAGTAGAAGTTATCAAGCCTGTACTTCAGTTGCAGCGCAATGGTTTCTACTGGATACAAGAAGTTCATGCCAACCTCATTTACTGAACAAGTACAACCCAGTTGTGAGGATCTCCAAACGAAGTTCTCCTTCCGGGATGTGATGGTAACCGCATGAGGTTATCAATTTGAACAAACGCTCTCGAAGTAGGTTAGACGAATCCATGTCGTGGATAGTTCTCAGAACAGGAACCGAAGTCTCCTGTTTAATGCTGAGTAGTGTACAGGATTCGATTACATCGATAACCCATGCACGTTCTATCACACCGACTGTAGTCATGAAATCGCATCCAGGAAACAGATCGCGATTCTTCGAGAGAGCCTGCACAACCTCACCATGTATCAACGGTTGTATGTTGCGATAATCCGCAACCAATTGAAGGCCCATAGTTTCTTACCTTTCTGAAGGTTAGTCACTTGGATAATATAGGTCTAAAACTTATTGGGATGGCGTCTATGACGCTTTCTCTATAGGATCAGGGGTATGTGTCAATTTAAACAGTCTGTTGCTTAAAACGCAAAATAGACGGCATAAAAGGTAAATCCCCACAACGCACCCCGCGGACACGAGGAGCGCCGTGGGGCGCCTCACCAACAACACAAGGTCCGCTTAGGAGGACGGACATGAAGCGACACCCGGATCGCTTCCCTAAACACACTCAGTCAAGGTCGGCCGCCAGAGAACCGAGAGTGTTTAAGGCTGCGGTCAAGACGCTAAATCCCGTCGATGGTTAACGGGAGGGTCTACAACAACAACTTGTGGGATTCGCCGTCCCACCAGACCTTTTCAGTTACTTAGCACTTGCGAGGCGCTAAGTACTTCCTTACTGCCCCTGTGATGGAAGGTCTAGGTACACAGGAGTCCTACCCTAACACGGGTTGGATTACACGCACAAGGCGACAAGCCGCGCTCGCAGCGGCCGCCGTGCAGGTGTCAAGCAGCTTTCGCCCTTTGGGCTGTCTACACTTACAGGATGACTCGGTTCTTAGCCAAGGTCCTGATTTGGGGTTCTGTCCTGAAAGTAGTAACAGTTCCTACGACACTGGGGTTTAATCCAGGAAAGCTCAACTCAAGAGTGAGTGGGGAAGCCGAAACCTCCCAGACAGTTAATGGCCCGACGGGGTGGGGTCCTGTCCAAGGTTAGGGTAGATTAGCTCCTAACCAAGACTTTCGATACACTCACGTTTGGTACCCGAAGTCGGACTCGAACCGACATGGCTCAAGGCCGTCGCATTTTAAGTGCGGTGCGTCTCACCAATTTCACCATTCGGGCAAATGGGTGCCTTCTCTACTTTGCCAGGTAAGGGTTCTTTGTTTCCACGCGCAGATCCACTCATTGACGAGAGAAGACATTGAAAGGGGTCCCCTGATGGATTCGAACCACCGACCGTCGCATCCATTCTGTCCCAGGTTTGGACCAAGATGCACAACTCTAACCGACTGAGTTTAAGGAGACCATCAACTGAATTCCCTGGGGAACCTTAATCGACTTGGAAGCCATTCAAAGTTTGATGGGAGACTCCCCAAGGGAAAGTGGCGGAAGGACAGGGACTCGAACCCTGGGACCTGTTACAGTCGGCGGTTTTCAAGACCGCTGCAATACGCCGCTATGCGACCCTTCCGAAAATCAAGCCAGGGCTATTCCCTGGAGTCACTCCCATGGCTAGGCACCATGACCGATTAGAGCGAGGTCCTAAGCGAAACCGATCGGCACGGTTACTCGCTTACTCTTTCGAGTACGGATGTCTAGGCGTCTCGTTGTGTGAGCAACGATCCACTCGCCCGCAGGACAGGGCCACCAGCAGGGCAGGCGCTTGGTGTTCCTTGGTCAGGCTTTCGCCCGAGACAGCAGTTTCAGCATTCCTTTCGGGATATGCTTAGTCTTCGCTTTACGACGAGGACTGTAGAACGGAAAACCAGGCATGGCTCTCTCCTTCTTAGAAAGTGGCAGTAGGTGAGAGATTCGAACTCTCGTGGCTGTTACACCAACACGCTTTCCAGGCGTGCCTTTTCGACCGCTCAAGCAACCTACTGTGAAAGGTAAAGCAAAGTTCAATCAATACCCGGTGTGTGGTATCTTTTCGTTTACAGATCTGGTGGCCCAGCCAGGATTTCGGGTTGTACCTGGAATGCTACCTTGGAGGGTAGAGTTATACCTTTCGGCGTTTTTAACTATTGGGCCTTTCTTACCACACCACTGATTGAATCCCGCGAGGGAACTTCCAAACAGATAGACAAGATTCCTTTGTAACGCGTATTGTATTCGCTCTCTTTCAAACGAGTGGCCAGGGGAGCCTTCGGACCCTACTCCCACGTGGAACCCCGGTTGGTGGGGCTGCTTTAGAGCTTTTAGCGACTGGCCTTTCTACGTTACCGCTGTCTATCAAAATCACAAGCAGTAGATTTCACCGTACCGTCGGCTGTGATGTTACTTTCTACTTGCCTAGGCTTTCGCCTTGATTCCCTGCATCCAGACTCGCGTTACTGGATACTGCTTGTGATCTTTGTCAACCATCTTGTCGAGGACGACAACACAGTCGAACATGGCACGCACCCAGGGAGTCGAACCCCGAACCTACGGATTTGGAATCCGTTGCTCTGCCAATTGAGCTAGGCACGTGTAAAACTGGTAGCACCAAGTGGGCTCGAACCACCGACCTCACCCTTATCAGGGGTGCGCTCTACCAACTGAGCTATAGCGCTATGAAACTTAACCGCGACGGTTATAGTTGACGCGCTGGACTTCCAGCTCGACATACAATTCCATCGGGTATTGAGAAGGCAGTTCTACCGAGACACGCGCGATGGCAGTCTCAGGGTTGACGAATACCGCAAACGGAGCATTGGCGAAGGAGCCCAACACGCCTTGCATCTGGACACCACGCTCGGTTTCGCTCTTGATCGGGCTGGTGATGTTGCAGGCAATGTCCACACCGTCAACGGTGGTGACACGCACTGCTTTCACCGACTCGATGGAGTCAGTACTGTCGAACTCTTCGGTCTGTGTAGCAATCAGACCAAACAGGTTGACTTGGCTAACCTTGAGCGGCAAACGAACGTGGTCAACAGGATACTTGTACATGACAGCCCCTTATTCAGAACGACGGTTGCGTTGGCCGTACTCGATGCGAAGAACCGCGAACAGCTCAACCGAATTCTCGGCAGCAGATGAACGCGTTGGCATGCAACCCCATTTCTGGGTGTCAACTTGGATGTTGACGTGTTGCTTACCGTTGAGGCGATCCGCAAAGGTCTTCAAGCGAGTCTCAGTACGGTGTCCCGGTACTTCGACGACGTTGCTCTTGACGACCAACCCATCAGCAGTCTCCAGGTGAACGACTTCCACCGAGAAGATAGCATCAGGACCCTCCAACACGGCGCCGGTTTCACCAGCCAACGTGAAGAGGTTTTGTTCAACGCCGTTCAAAGGAACGCGCACGTCAACCTTGGCAACGTAATCCTCAGCATCAAGGACTACCCAGTCGTCGGCAAGGATGTCGGACTGAGAAGCAACCCACGGGACAAAATCACCGTTGTGCGCTTTCAGACCCAGCCAAGGTCGCAGAGTCGGTGCAGGGTCCTTACGAACGTTGAGACCAACGGTGCGAGCACCCACGTCATAATGGCCAGAGCCAACCATGACGACCCACATGCCTTTACCGTTCCAGCCTTCGCGTGTGGCGCGAGAGCCATGCTTCAAAGCCGTAAGGGCTTGACCGAACTCCATGTGAAGCTCCTGTTGTGAATGTGGCGGTGGGCGAAGGATTCGAACCTTCGGGGCCGCAACCCTCTCCCTTAGCAAGGGAGTGCGATAGACCGCTCTGCCAGCCCACCCATTTGAAAAGATGAAACGAAATTGGCTGGGATAGTTGGGCTCGAACCAACGACCTGGTGATTAACAGTCACCCGCTACTACCAACTGAGCTATATCCCATTATAACGAATACCAAGAGCTACCCGACGAACCGTGTCTTTACCGATTTCAAACTCCCGAGCAATTGCTCGATAGCTCATGGTACCGACCAGTTCAAGGATAGCCTTGACTGACTCTTCATCAAGCGCAGCATGTGGGCTGTCAAACCCTTTCTTGCCTTCATACAAACCTAAGGCTTGCGCATGATCAATATTACCTTGATGCGTTACCCACTCCAAGTTATCCCACCGGTTATTTGTCTTATCCGTGTCCTTATGGTTCACGAAGGGAAGATTCAACGGGTTAGGGACAAAAGCCTTGGCCACTTGTACATGAGCCCTTAAACAGAACGACTTACCTTTCCTTCCTCCTATCTTGGAGGCGTGAGTAAGATAGCCATTATGGTTGGGCGTCAGTGCCAAATCTTGGAACGTGCGAATGCTAAACAGTGTCCCGAAATTGCCGATCATGAAGAGATCAGGGTAGTCAGGACATTCCGTGAAGACTTCAAATTCATACGACATGTACTACTCCAGTAAGTGTTACTTCCTGTAAGTAATATACATCTGAACTATTTTAGTCTCCTAGGAAGGAGATGGCGCCTCCGAGGGAACTTGAACCGTCGACCCCCGGCGTGACAGGCCGGTGCTCTAACCAACTGAGCTACGGAAGCGAAAACGTCCTGAGGAAAATGGACTCTGCAATCACCCAGACTGTGCCTGTAGGTGCATCGCGTGTAGGCTCAAGGTTCATGTAGACAACCATGGGCCAAGAACAATCCTGAGCGTGTCGACCGACGTGTAGCACTCGGAAGCGCAACCCGCTAGGAGAGAGGTACTCTCGATCCTTCTCGACAAACTCTAACATTGTTCATTCCTCTAATTCGGCTCCGGCTTGCTTCCCACCGCTTCGGTGGTTCACTGTACAACTCACCTGTAAACCAGACGACCCGCCGGAGAGGTCTTTAACTAACTACGTCAGCACACCTAAGGTTCCGAAGAAGGTAGGTACTTGATGTAGATCCACTGGAGTACTAGCTCTCGTCGACGTTGGCACTAACGAGATTGGGTGATCCTCCCGGCGGGGACATCCGCCGAGTTAATGCACAGTGAGCCGGATTTTCGTAACGCACAAAGGCAAACGACACGGCATGGCAAAGGATCGTAAGGGTGGTCTCCCCGTAGTTCTCCCACGAGGTTAAGGGACCGCTGCGGCGCTATGCTAGATGCTTTTGTCCGCTGCGACAATCCAAGACCGTTGTTTGACACGCCTCGCCTCATTGGGTTGGAATTCCCGAGACTTATTTTCCCTGACTGATGACGCTCTCAGCATCGACCGAGCGGGTTACTCCTTTCCAAGGGAGCACCTATCTAAGTCTTACAAGGTAAAACCACCGTATCGCCAGCAAGGGTCGTCGCGGTGTTAAAAGTGGTGGTCGAAGGATGGAATTGAACCTCTAGCACAAGGCGGCGCGTTTACAGCGCGCTGACAGTAGCCATCTGTCTCTACAACGACCGTGAAACTGGTGCCCCGTTACTCTATTACGAGTGTCTGTTAGACTGACCCCGTGAGAGGGGAGTTTGGGTTTGACCGGCTCTACATTCCCACCCCGAAGGGTTCACAATGCGATCTCCGATGACCTCAGACCAGGACATGAAACTAGAAGATGGCCCCGCTACGTGGACTCGAACCACGGACCTCCCGCTGGCACGCGCATTCAAACGTCATCACTGCCGGAAGGGCTGCTAGCGACGTAACCGCATGTCTAACGAGTGCTCTAACCAACTGAGCTATAGCCGGGATGTGAGAGAAGGCCGCTACCCCGATCTACGGGCCGTGATACTCTCGGGGACTCAGGCGAAAGGGAACCAAAAGCCTAAGAACTGCGGTATGCAAGCGCAGTCGTCTATTACCCCAGAGTCGGGTCGCAATATCATTCGATGGTGTGTGGGGTCCGTCAAGTCTCCACGTTCCCTCTCGGTGGCGAAACCAAGAGCGTGCTGGAACTTACCATTCAAACAAATCACGTCATTCTCTCATGATATCATTGAGCTATGTATTTTTTTACTGCATTTGTAGGGACAAAAAAAAGAGGGCCCCGAAGAGCCCCGACTTTTATTAAGGTATTTCAGGGAACCCAACGATCTTGAGGATCAGGTTCCGTTTGCGTCTGTACCAACCATCAGGCATCGCGGGTATTCCACGAGCTTCGGATTCTTTACGAATCTCTTCATCGGTCTTGAAGAGCAGGGGGACCGGGAAGTAGTGCCAGGCATTGGGTTGACCGTAACGCACCAAGGCGTGAGCAGCCTTGCGGCTCCACTCTTTCTCGGTGATACCTTTACGCAGTTCTTCTTTCAGTTGCTCTTGCAGTTCCTCAGGCGAGGACGGGTTGAGCAGACTGATGTAATGGGTGCTCTTCTTTTTGGATCGACGAGCAGCGTAGATAACGCCACCGAGTTCGTGGTGAACTTGGTTACCGTTACTGTAAGTGTGGGTGTAATATTCGCGAGTCATGATGAAGGTTACCTTCGAAGGCTATTAGGTTAGAGGTTTATCACCAACTATTCACTCGGGTAATATGTATCTGAAAGTAGTTTGAATCGACCCGAATAGAATGAGTGGGTTTTCTTTATATGGGGAGTTCTTAAATGAACCGGTTACAACAATTGGTGGAGGAAGGAGAACTTTCCTATACCTACAGTCCTGAGGGCATAGACCTTCTGGATGCAGCAGGGGTTGAAGTACCCACCAAGGAGATCTTTGTTCTTCTGACTGATACCAAGACTCTCGTGAGTAAGGTCAGTCGGATGGTGACGGGTGATCCTTATAACCACGTTTCCTTAATGCTGTCCGATAACTTCGACGACGGGATCTACACGTTCAGTCTGGGCAACGGGATCAATGGCATAAAAGGCGGGTTCATGGTGGAAGACCGTGCCAACCTTAAAGGCTCACGGTACTCCATGTATCGCATGGCTGTCACACAGGCGGTATACGACAAGATCAAAGCGCGGGTGACAGACTACATCAATGGGGTGGAGAAAACCTCCTACAACCACCTAGGGTTGTTTAACGCGATCTTCAAGAAGAACATCTTCAAGTCAGAAGACGATCAGACATCCATCTGTTCGGAGTTCGTAGTCGAAGTCTTGAAGTTCTCCGGCGTAGAACTCTTTGCCAAAAGATTCTCCAGCTCTGTAAGGCCTTACGAGTTGATCAAGTCCAAGCTACTCAAGTTCCACAAACGCGGCGTCATAAAACCCTGACTTTCCGACCTCACTTCGGTGGGGTCGGTTTATGACGGCATAAAAGCTAGGCTCGAGGTTCCCTTAGGTCTGGCGCTACCAGATCCTGAAGAGTCCCTGCGGCTTCGCTTTTATGTTTCTTACTTTCAGATAACGACGTAAGTTCGACGAGTCTGGATTCAAGTCCGCATTGGTAGCAAGCCCAACGTCAGTCGACTAACCCAAATCTGCCTCCCCGTATCGCCCCGGTATCACACAGACACCAATTCCTGAAACGGCTTTATTTGCTCGTCACTTCCAGCCCCACGATAGTTTAATAGACCAGAAGCGCCCACCGGTACCGACAACCGGCGCTACTCCCATGTCTACATGCCTTCGCAGTAGAAAGCGCAAGGGTCCTGATTGTTGTTTGCCGGAACTCCCCTCTGTACCCGGCCACAAACTGATGACGAGCTGTCGCATCAGTCCATGAAGTACGAATACTCGTACCAGGCTAAGAATCCCCAACCAGAACCACATCTTCAACACATTCGTCACGGTGTTGCGCGTTGACCGTCGGATTCCCGATTCATCTAATTAGACTTTTGGTCTCCTATACCAGACACGTACCTCGAACGTACGGTAGCGGCGACGCCGGTGCGAGACTCGGTCTCGCAGTCTTCTCATCGAACGCTGGCTCCCCCAAGAGCCAGAGCATCATGTCAACACGATCCCTCCAAAGATCACCAAGGGGAATCGTAGCCTCAGCAAACTGCCTTACTGTACCGCAAAACAGTCCAACTTGCTCGGCTGTGACATGATGCGGATTGTTGGAGCGCCAAAGTTGATCACCGTTTCCGATGAGCTGTACCTCGTGCCCCAACAACAACTGTCCAATCAACGAACCCAACCCGAGACAGCCCCCAACAATGAGAACTCTCAAATGGTCGTCCTTACTCAGCCCAAACCAATCCCCGAAGGACGATTAGCTACCATGTGGCGGCTAGGGTCGTACTTCTCTTGAGGATACGGCTCGGTCCAAGGCTTTCCTTGACAACAAACGCAATGGAACGGCGATGCAGGTGGTGTTGGCAGCATCACGATGGTGTCACATTTATCGCAAGCGTATTCCTGCATGTCGTTCTCCTTTTACAAGACCAGGAAGTCGTTGGTGGTCTGGTCTTTCTCGGTCACGATTGCTTTGGCCGAAGCACGGCCTTCGCGACGCTCCACGAAACCTTCCACCGTACGGTTGAGGGTGTCGTAAGACTGACCCAGGAACTGGGTCGAGATCACGTAGTGCAGCTCGCTGACACCTTCGACCGGGGTCTGGAAGAAACCAGCGCAGGAGTATTCCGGCACCGGAGTTTGCAGTTGCGGTTGATCGCGGTCGGCGTACAGGCTGGCGATGGCGATCGGGTCCAGGATTTCCTTGACCTTCTCGGCGTCGCTGTAGATGTCCAGCAGGGCCAGTTGAGCTTCGACCGAAGTGGACTTGTTGAAGCGCAGCCAGTGCAGTACGTCCATGGTGTCCAGCTCGGCGTTCTGGCGAGAGGCCAGGTAGCGCAGGCAGGTGATGGCGAAGTGCAGTTGACCGTCGATGGTCGAACGGGTGGTGCCCTCGCCACTGTGGCGGTAGAAGGCAACGACCGGAACCTTGATACCGTTGGAGATCGCCGACAGCGACTTCAAGGTGTTCAGGCTGTTCTGCGCAGTGATAGTGGATTCGGCGGAACCCGCGCTGACCACGACCACGGCTTTGCCGCGCTCCAGGAGTTCGCGGACGATCAGCGGACCGATCACCGAACCCGAGCCACCCGAGGCGGAGAACACGACGATGTTGAAATCTTCTGGTGGCTGAGCCAGCAGGATTTGCTTGATGCTGTCTGCGATGGCCTGGTGGTTTTCGCGACGGACCTTACCGGAACCGTCGGTGCCTTCCAAGACGAAGATCGCTTCGGACGGGATCGAAGAATCCAGGTTGGAACGGCTGGTGTCTACGAAGGAGACCAGCGGGGTGGCGAAACCTGCGACGTCTTTCTGACCGAGGTAACGCTTGGCGATGTTGTTACCCAGACCGCCTGCGCCGTAAATACGAACTTTGCCCTGAGACATGAATCTATTCCTTGCATGAAGTGACGGTTAAGTCGGTTGAACTTACTGCATAGTAATGTCGCGATTTCCAAGGCGACTGTTCAAACCAACTGAGAGCTGCATGTTCTCTCAATTCATATCACCACTAAATCTTTTTTTACGTAACCATAGGAAACGCCGGGCATTCTATGACCCATGGTTCAACTTTTCCGAGGTCATTATGAACCCGATTCAAAAAGCAATCTCGGACGTGAAGATGGCCATCCCTCGGCCTATCCTGGAACGCACGTTCATGAAGCCGGACCCATACGCCATTGGAACCCGGTCATCTTTCAACCCAACTGCACTGGATTTCCGTATCCGCACCCAAGTCATTGAAGGTAACGTTCTGCCTGACTGTAACTTGGTGGGTGGTACTGAGGTCACTATTCCTTTGGTCTCGGTGATTCCTCAGTGGGTGTCTGACTACAATGTGGTCTACCGCATCCCGAAATCCTTGACGCAAAACCGCAGCATCCTGCGTCTGCTCCACTTAACCTTCGGTGACGGTGGTGTGGTCGGCAGTATGAACTTGGCAATCCAAGGTCGTTCTGCTTTAATGGATGGTGCACAGGGCGTTCTCCAGTCCCACTTACCGATCCCTATTGTCTCCACGGCTAACCTTGAGTTGTTGGCGGAGAACGTGGTATTGGTCAAAGACAACATCACAATGCCTGGGAACCCGTTCCTGCGTTGTGTGGTGGAAGGCGACTCTGAACTGAACCACCTGCAACCAACGTCTTATAAAGCGTTCTCTAAGTTGGTAGTGTTGGCAACCAAAGCCTATATCTACAACAACATTGCTATTCCGATGGACCAAGCGGAACTGTCCGGCGGTATGGCTCTGGGGCGCTTCAAGGAAATCGTTGATGGCTACTCAGATGCTTACGAGCAGTACGAGCAGTACTTCGAAGAGACGTGGAAAAAGGTGAGTTTATTTAACGATCCAGAAGCCAACAAGCGACACCTCAAGCTGTTGACTGGCGGTCGTTATTGATCCATAGGAGCAAAAAAAGAAGGGGTGCGAGCCCCTTCTTTATGCCGATTACAATATTATTGGCTCTACAATCCATCGAGCCATATACGGAATTTTGGGATACTTGTCGATCCAGCTTCTTAGTGCTGAGCGCGCCCAACCAAAGAAGCTAGCTACATCTTTCAAAGACGGATAGTAGTCTACCTGTCCGGTGTACGTATCCAAAACCTTGTAAGGTACAGCTCCCCTGGATTTGCGAATCAAGGAAGCTTGTTTCTGATCCTCGTCGTAAACGGGAAATGGGGTATCGTTATCGGGTCTCTTGAAGGAATAACCTTTGAAAGGCAAGACGCTCCCGCCATTGATAAAAGTTCTTATTGTGTTTTCACAAACACCGGTAACCCTAACGGCTTCTTGGCCTGAGGCGAAGGTATACTCAATTCCAGTAGGGTGATGTTTGGCGAGGATACAATCCACATATGCTTTCCTGCTGAAATACTTAACTCTAGAATCTAAAGCTTGATCAACCGTGTATGCAGGGACTTCTCGCAAATCTTTGAACCACTTAAAGGTGTAGCCCGCAACCATACTTAAATCGCATTTCTTCAAAGCGTTAAGAATGGTATTTCTAAGGACCCCTGTGAGTATCGACATGGTGCTAACATTCTCCGACACTAAACGAGTTCCCAATACGTGATCAATGGCTACTATTTTGTCCTCAGTCTTGTGAGCTGGTCTATGTTCCGACAAGTTATGGCTAAGGATAAATTTATCTTTGTACTTCGGCTTATCTGGATGTCCTAGTAGTCTCTTGATTGCTTCTGGGGTCGACCCTAGGGCGCGAGCGGCAGCCTCCATTGAATGGAAGCTAACGACCTGTCCGGTCTCAGTATCACAGGCCGTAATTTGCAGATTGTAATTAGTCAATCCGTTTTCTAAGGCGTGCTGTACATTACCTGAACCAGTTTCCCATTCCAGATTACCAGACGCGTTGTGATACTTAACTCCGTCTTTATGGTTAACTTGGTAAAGCTTTCCATCTGACGGAGGAGGTCCGTTAAAAGCTTTACACACCAGCACATGTACCAAGCGTTTAGTGTGTCCTTCTTTTGCGGACCAAAGGTTTACTCTACGGTAGCCATCTTCCTTTACAAAATGTTGAGATACGTCACGATAGTAACCTTTTGATTTCCAAACTCTTACATTTCCCTGGTCACTGATTTCATAGCCGGGGAAATCTTCAATGACTTTCCACTCTTCGGACATGGTAGGTGTTCCTACAGTTAGTTGTCACAAGGATGATATAGATCTCAAATCTTTTTCAGGTAAATCCCATGTCATATCAAGAAGGCAAGGACAGTACGTTTACACACAACGGGAAAGAGTACCCTTTAGACCCCTTCATTCAACGAGCCGCCAAACAACGGGTCGTACAACTGCGGGTTAAGGATCTCAAATGGAATCTGGATGGCATCTCCCTGAATCCGATGCGGGTGCTTCACGCCGATACCAGTGTTCCAATCCTGTTCACGGTTGATCCTCAATGGGGTTACGTCGTCATTGACGGTACTCACCGCCTAGCTAAGGCTGTCCAGCAAAACAAGTACTCGCTTCCTGCCCGTGAGATCCCGATTGGTTGGTTCGATGAGATCGGTACGGTCTCTATGGAATCAGCTACTGATCCAATCACGGTAGGTCAAGTCACTCGAGAACAAGCCTTCGAATGGTTAGCTCAACACGAACAGTCTCACCCAGAACCGTACAATGAAGCGGCCTTCTCCGCACAAGGGGCTGGAGTTGACCGTGTCTACGCTTTTGCTTGGTGTGGGGATGAAGTCGTAGGCTACGCGAGTCTGTTAAATGGTCAGCGTTACCTGATTGACTGCTACGTCTGTCCCCATGCCCGTCGTCGGGGTGTAGGGCGTCAGTTGATTGATTCCCTGCTCGTAGACCTCGTCGTAGTCAAGTCCTATCAGACAGCCATCATTGAGTGGTTGGAGAAATGTGGCTTCCGGCTCGAGAATGACTTTGTCAACACCAAGATCTACCGTAAGTACCACGGACCTAAGGTACACGCTTACTGACGGCATAGAGGCTCCCGTGTGGGAGCCTTGTTATGCGCTTAGTAGCGGATGCGGTGTTTGTGCCAGTTCGGATCGTGTACGATATTCTCGTAACCCGATTTGTACAGCACAAAGCTACCGACTGAGGTGAACACCTCGATGCAATTGGTTTTGTCTTGAATCTCCCACGATACCAAACGTACGTCATCCTTGTACGACTGAGGTAATTCAGTGGCATGCTTACGAGCGTACTCCTGAATAGCGCCAATCATCTTCAGCTTCACGGGATCAAGCAAACTAGCTCGATCCAAGTCCCGACTGTTACAACGCCCCACACGTCCAGTCAAGTCCTCGATCAGCTTCTTAAAGCGAACGGTGTGTAGTGTGTCAGACATTGCTAAGTTCTTCTGAGAGTTAGTGTTGGTATTACATAGCCATTACTGACTCAATGTAAGTAAATATACTCTCTTTTAAAAATTTCGGAAATTTTTTATGGTTTTCTTTAAAGCTCTCAGTGTTGCCAGTTGCACTGTGGTCTTGTTGTACTCACGTACAGACCACTATGCCTGTCACTGTAGGCATAGGGTTCCCTGCCGGGAACAAAGGCTAGGATAGACTGTGAGCAGGCTATGCTACGCAGCCGCTCTTAAAGCTTATTTAGATAAGCTTCGCTTTTGTTTATTTGACCCACCCCAAACCCCTCCCTACCTCACTAAAACTTACAAAAAAAAAACTATATCTACAAAGTATATATCTTGTTCAGTATTCATTTACTTAAACCTTAGACAAAGGACTAGGTAGGGAGCGTACTCCCTACCGGTCTTATGCTGCACGTTTAACATCGACTCGTAGTCTTCTAGCCAGGTAAGCTTCCCTAGAAGCCCTAGCTTCTTCCTTCGAATACTTAGGGAAAGGAGTAGGATCATTAACATACTTGAAGACGTAGCCGCCGATGAGAGTCAACCTTCGGTTAACAACCCTGGTTTCAATGGTAGTATTTGCTACCCCAGTCAATAGAGTCATTACACCTAGGTTATCAGCCACGATGTGTTTCTCAGTCACGTAGTCAAAAGCTATGATGGCTTTACTACGAGGATAGATAGTGGGTATAGCTTCATCGAGCAAAGGTTCGAGTAAATACCTTCCGTCCAACTTCAAATCAGGATAGCAACCCAAATACCTCTTTATGGCAACAAAACCCAAATTGAAACGACTAGCAGCCGAACCAATGCTAGGGATAATTTCCATAGAACCAGAAACGGTGTCGTAAACTCTAACTCGAATGTTACGGGTTATGAGATTAGAATCCATAGCGTGCTCAAGGTTGGCTTTAGCGGTAACCCACTCTAAGTTGCTGTAGTGGTTGTTTAGTTTATCTCCATCCTTGTGATTAATGTGATTTTGTTTATCGCTAGGTGGATCTCCTAAGAAAGCATAAGCAACCAGCCTATGGATCTTCTTGTGACGCGATTTATGACCTCTTTTGTTCAAAGTTATCCTCAGGTACCCTTTTGGGGTTAATTGAGGTTTAAGTAGTTTAACCGCACCCTTCTTGTTACTCCGCACTTGTCCCGACTCACTAACCTGGTAACCGGGGTAATCGATAACATCTTTCCAAACTTCCGACATGGTTGAAATCCTGATTGATCGTCACTTGGATGATATACATTTGAAAGGAATTTAAACGGCATAAGCAGGGGGACTAACCCCCTGCAACTATAAGTAAAAGTAGTCTGACGTCTTAACATCGTCGTGGATACGGAATGGAGAGTTGATAAGCAAGGTGTGGAACGTACCAGGATCAACGACTAGTAACTCCTTTCCCAACTGGATGTAGAAACGATCATACCGCAATCCTTTCAACTGATTGATCACCGTCATCGAACAATCGAAACGATTAGGACGAACCTTGATGTCATCCTTAAAATTTACGATTGGGATGTAGTCGTAGAGAAACAGACTCAACGGACCATGATCATCCGCATCATCTTTCCCCAGATACCGTACCGCAGCAAAACCCTGCACAGAGCCCTTTAAGAGGTCCTCTACAGGCCGTTCACTGTTTCCGAGTACACAACCTAAGATGTCAGCTAACGTCGCATCTACGCTGATTGCCTGCCCCATACTAACCTCCTGCATAAAAGGGAGCCGAAGCTCCCTTCGATGATTAGACCGCACACGCCACATACAGCGCTGCGTCTTCCAAGCTGGCCACTACTACTGCACCCGAATCAGAACACTGGGTGAGTAGCTTTGAACGTTCTTCGTTGACAGGACGACCGACAACGATAGCGTTCTCTGGTTCTTCGATAGCAGCCGCCACACGCTGCTCTTCAAATTCCGAAGTACCAGGTTCCTCAGGCAGCACGAAGATACGAGTTGCCGATGCGATAGCCTTGATGGTGTCAACCACTGCCTGCTCTTGGAGCTGGATGGTTTCCAGGGAAGGGGTGTTGGACGCTTCAACGTTCCAGACTTTGACTTCCTTGTGGCACTCCATCATGATGGCTTCCCACTCACCAGAACTCACATCACCGTAGATGATCACGTTGCGCTCGTTCTGAATCCCGTCCACAGCCAGCTCGTCATTGGGAGCTGCCTTGTTTTCAGGAGCCTCATCTGCTTCGTCCGATGGATCGAAGTATTCACTAAGAGACATATAAAGCTCCTTTAGCAGTTTGGTCTCATAAGATCGCAAAAAAAAGAGGGAGTGTGACCTCCCTTCTTTTTGACGCGTCAAACGCGTTGCCGCAAGACAGCCTTGCCACGAGACACTTGGATGAACACCCCATTCTTGGAGCCGTCCTTTTGCCCAGTGATCGTGAGAAGGTCTACCTCCATATTTGCATTCTTGGCACGCTTTACGTTTTCTTCGTTCAGCGTTCCGTTTTTGTTGAGCAGAGTGTTGTGGATGCGAAGACCCAGCAACCGCAGCTCGTCGACCTTGGGTTGTGCTTCTTGTGGATATCCTTCGAGCAGACACACGTGCTCATAGAAGATCGCAAAGTGGTTGATCATTTGTCCCACTGGATCTTCTTTGGCTGCGCCGTTGGGTTCTGTCATGGTACGGTTTCCTACGTTGGCCCACCGATCCCGCAACTCTTTAAAGGCCTGACGCAGAGGTTCTTCACCCATGCGCTCAACCATGTACTTGGTCATCCCGCTGATCACGCTGTCTTTGGTGAACGTGACATTGGGATTCTCGAACAGATACTGTTCGAGGAAAGTACGAGGGCGAGGTTCATAGTCATTACCTGGATGCATACCTTTTAACGCAGCCGGGTCATCACCGGTGAAGCTGGGGGCTGGTGGAATGCCAGTGTCCATGATGGAACTGAAGTCGCACGGGATTTCGTCTTCTGAGACATGAGTTTGGTTCACGGGGTTAGCTCCGTAAGAAAAAAGAAAAGTCCCCAGGAGCCGAAGCTCCCAGGGTATTGCTTACAGGGTGGATTGACCGCCCTGTTGGGCCGTTTGGCTGAGTGCGTTCAACGCCTCCACCAGCGCCGGATCGGCGACTTGGGAGAACGCATCACGCAGCTCGGTATCCATCACAGGCTCAGGTTGCTCAGCTACGTTGGTAGCAGAACCGTCCAAGCCATGAACCACGGCGACATTCATCCGATGGATGGTACCTTTGCGGCCGCGAGTGATACCGACGACCTTGGCCTTGACCAGTTCTTCAACTTTGGCCTTGAACCCAGGTTCGATCAGCTCTTTCGCTTCGGCGATGGTTTCGTAGTGCTCGCCTTTCTTCAGCAGCGCTTTGGCCTCATCGTGATTACCGGCGCGGTGAGCCGCTTCGATTTTCAGCGAGAGGTTGAACATCTTGTCAGCCATCTTCTCGACGGTGTAGTCTTTCAGAACGTATTCCGAAATACGACGCTCGGTCGGACGATTGATGGTGGCTTCGCGCAGCTTCTGAACTTCTTCAGCCGAACGGACTTGTACTTCAACCGGGCGAGGAGCCAGGAAGGAAGCGAGGGCCTGCTCGATGAAAGTGCGAGGACCCATTTTTGCGGTGGTGGTGTATGCGTTGAACATGGTGACTCTCCTTAGAGCGTTAGCTTAGGGTTTGGGTCAGCCGACATGACTGACCCGGTTGGGGGAGGGGTTGATATTACTGTTGGGTGGTGAAAGCGAAACCGGTAACGTTACCTTCGGCATCGGTCAGAGGACGAGTACCGAAGAACCCAACCAGTTCACCGTTGGCCAGCGCAGCACCAACGGGTTTGTTGTCGAACGAGCTAGGCAGGTTCAGCAACAATTGACGCAGGTCTTGAATGGTGAGCTGAGGAACTTCCAACTCATCTTCTTGACCATCGACGCGAACGATATCCCACAGCACGTTGCCGGACATATCGCTGTAGCGAGCAGCAGCAGCGCGAGCCGACATGGTGCGGGTGTCCAGGTTACCGCCTACCGAGTAGCTGCTCAGTTCAGCGCGGTAGGTGTTTTCTTCTTTGTCCACGTCCAGGTGCAGGGCGTTCAGGCAGAACACCTTGCCTTCCATCAGCGCGACGATTTCTTCGCGCTCACCTGGCTTGCCGAACTTGGCCACGTGGGACAGTTGGACATTGCGGTTGCCAGTGGAATCGTGCAGGTCGATGATCAGACCTTTCTGAGCCAGAGTCGACTTGACCAGCTTGTCGTTCTGTTCAGCTTTCTTGCGGAAGATCCGTTCAGCTTTGGTTTCCAGATCCAGCCACAGCTTCTCGATCGAAGCGCGGAAACCACCGCCAGCCGAGAAGCCCTCGACTTTGACCTGACCTTCTTCGACCCAGGCATTGTCGATGTTGGTATCTGCACGAAGCAGGAAGACCATCGGAGTGCCGTCGATGCCAGCAACAACAGCATGCTTCGAGTAGCCACCTTCGTTACGAGCGAACTCGATAACTTGAGCAACTACAGCTTCTACCGCTTCTTTAGTGAATTCCATGATGCTTTCCTTCTGAGGATTAAATAGTTTGTTTGAAAGGGATTTGTTATCCTATTCACTCGAGTAATATGTATCTGAGATTTCTTTATTTCGACTTTTTGCCCAGGCTTAATTTATGACTACAGTTACTCCTGAGGAAGGCGTCATGGCCAGTACTATCAAAGGGGTCTTCAACGATGAACTCGGAGACCTGGAGCTTGACCCTAAGCTCGCAAAACGTTTGTCACATTTCAAGCACGCCTTTATCAACAAGAACGAAGACCACATCAACTTCTTCGGTGGTAACCTTCTGGGCGTAGAGATTGTTCGTTATCTCCAGTCTGACCGCGACCAGTGGTTCAGCGAAGTGCTGGATATCGACGACGTCACCCTGACTGAGAAACTCTACAGTCTGGACGCGATCAACGAGGAGTTCAAACGAACTTCCGACGTGGTGAACCTGACCAGTGTTTGGTTACTCCATGCGCTTTATAATTCGAAGCGACTCACTGCTTCGGAGAAAGAGAAGGCGATGATCGATGTGGCGTACATGCTACAGGTGAAATTCATCACCAGTATCTTTGCCCACTACTTCAAGTTCCCAGCGGACAAAGAGATCGCCCAAGCCGTTTATGAGTCCCTGAGTTACAAGTTCGCCTTGAAGCGAGCCGGTAGCTGGAACGCGTTATTCATCGAACGTTCCAAGGACATCATCGCGCACAACAGCATTCACTTCAAGACCATCAAAGACTTCAACGACGATGAGGCGATCCTGTACATGATCACCGACATCCAAGGTCGTATCCGTGAAGTGGTCAAGAAGATGTACGCGGTGCTGATCCAGATGCGCGACGACAAGAACCGCATCACCAGCACCTCTAGCGTTGCTCTGACCACCGATGGCGAGATGATCCTCAAAGACCGCCAACGGAACTTCTCCACGTACAAGCGGTATATCCACGAGATCATCCCTGACCGTACCACGTTCATTCGTGATGAGGTCGTGTCTGTTATTACAGATGCCATGCACACTATGTCACCTAAGCTGTTCCTTGACGTGCTGGAACATTGTTCGGCCAACTATGGCAAAACAAACCACGCCGAGATCGGTGAACTGTGTGATGAAACCCTGCTTCACGCTTTCGACTGGTTATCGGCCAACAAGGCGTTGCTGCGTAACCAAGCTGACCTCGGTAAGCTGTTGACCCGTCTGCGTTCGCTCTACATGGCGTCCCGGATGGTTGATCCAACTCTGCTCAAGATGCGGGATCTGGCTGACAGTATTGTCGAGAAGTCCAGCACTTCCAAGAACAAGGCCATGCAGGCTGCTCTGCGTACAGGCCTGCAACTGTACATCGTGCTTCGGACTTTCACGATGAACTACTACTCCTGAGGCATTTCATGAAACGACTCATCCCGCTCTTTAAAGTGTTGGGTACTCAGTTCAACACCGAACACACTGAAACCGTGTTGCGAGTTGAACGTGCTCCTTTCGAGGGAGACCTGCGTAAGCTGATCACCTCCACCGAGAAGATTATTCGGGTAACCACCCGCATTGAACGCTGGCAGTTCTTGTGGTGGAACGGGTATGAGGAAAAGTCGTGGGTGAACTACCACATCATCCACCGACTCAAGAAAGGCGTCAAGAATGGTAAGACTCTGATGGCGTTCGCTGATCGTCATGAGGGGACCATTGTGAACTACCATAAGCTCGATCAGTTGTATAGCAAATCGTTGGAGCAAGTCTTCGCCAAAGTTGGTTGACAGCATAGAGGGAGGCCTGGTGGCCTCCCTCTATGCCGTTATGCAGCCCGAGGTGATCCCCATGGACTGGAAACTTGCGGAGCGTGACGCTTCTGACCCCAAGAGATCCCCTTGGAGAAGAAGTCGTTTTGTTGCACCCGCGCTTGACGGTTGGCTTTCACCAAACGCTCTTCCGAGGCACGCTTGATCAGGGCGTTCATGTTGTTCACTTCCTCGGTGTCGTCTTTGATACGTCCGCTCAAGAACCGCAGACGTGCTTCCAGACGAGCAATGGTGAACGTGTCTTGCGCTTCGCCGAGACGAGTGTAGAGTTCATCCAACTCTGCTCGGAATTCCTTCTGCGTTTGCCGTTCACGGATTTCCTGAGGCGTGAGCACACGAGAGTTATCACTAACCGCCGACATGACCAAGTTCTCATCGATTCCGTACCAAGCCAAGTTGGTTCCCAATTGCAAGAACCAGTTAGCCAACAGCCACGCAATGACGGTGTCGTCGTGACCCGATGCTTCGTGGTCGATACGTCCTCGCTTGACCACCAACGCTCGAATTTCGTTGGAGAGCGCTTTGTCCCTGACGAGGTGACCACCTTTCTTCGCCGCGTTCTGCAAGACCGTCGAGTACAGGATGTTCCGAGATTCGGAGGTGGTGTTGAAACCGAAGTACTTCTTGGTGGAGTCCATGAAAGCTTCGGAACGAGTGCCAGGTTTCTGAATCTCTTTGAACAGCTCTTGACGTTCGGACGATTCCTCCACGATGCGGTTGAAGATCCGACGGTACGGGTCGATCCCGTGTTTCGGCAGAGTCAACAGCAGGGAGTCCACGATCATCTGGCCAGTAGACTTCTTCTCTGGTACGACAGTCATGTTCGGGTACTTGACCATCAGTTCTGCCAATGCGTTGGAGAAGCGGATCAAGTTGGTCTCGTTCACAGTGAACGCACCCACTACCGACATATCCTTGACAGACAGAATCACACCAGCGATGGCGTCTCGACCCACCGCTTCCGAGGTATCGAGCCCCAGGATGAAGTGGTCGGTGAGTTTCGCATGAGCCAACTCGCGTTCGTCCAAGTACCAACGAATGACGTACAGCTCTTTCGTGATCTCGGTGTGCTTGATCTCGATAACACTGTCGCGGATCTTTTCGTTGAGTGCTGGCGTAAGCGGGGAACTCTGCGTACCCGATGTCCACACGTTGAAGAAGTCGCGGTCTGCCGCATCGCCAAAGGAACTGGCCTGAGACATTGCCTCGTACAGCCACTCGTCGGTGTAGCCCAATTGACGGTGGGAGAAGGTGGCATTGATGATGAGCTTACGTCCACCACAGTTGCGACGAACCATTTCCACCAACGCAGCACGGTCGACACAGTCGAAGAACAGCTCGGTCCAGGTAGCACCGCCGACGATCATGTCGTACATGAAGCGACCATCACGGTCGTCTTTCTTACCAGCCGTTGTAGTGAAGATGTTGCCGTACGGACGGCCGAACTTCTTCGCTTCTTCACGAGCAGTGGTAGCAGCAGCCAGTGCAGCAGGCAGGGTAGTGCCGATGTGGCTGATGAACGGACCTTCGTCGATGTGTGCGATAGGTGCAGTGAGTCCACGACCCAGGTTGTTTGCTGCGGATTCAGAAGACTGAGCAACGCCAGTGGTGTAGAAGTTCTGGTGGTACTTACAAGTAACTTCGAACTGGTTGTCGGAGTCTTCACGAGTAAGCGGGACGAGGTAAGCTGGGAGCAGGTCACGCAGCTTCTTGATACGCTCCACGTTCTTCTTACGGAGGGTATCGTCCTTTGTAATCATGTTGATGATGGAGTTACCAGCACCAATGAACAGCAGCCACAGCATGATACAGTCAGTAGACACAGACTTACCGGTCTGACGTGGCTGGATCAGCGCGATATCAATGCTGTTCAAGAAAGCCCACGTGGTTGCAATGTTACCACGGTTGGCTTTGTAGGGAATTGGGTTTGGACCTGCGACAGGTGGAATGCGCACTACTTCACGCAGGAAGTACCACATGTTCCAGCGACACTCAAGACCGATAGCGATCTTGGTGGCTTCGGACAGAATGGCGGAATGGGGGTCAACACCTTTGAGGTCTGGGTTGATCAGCGCTAACGGGAAGAATCGGTTCTTAACACCCATCTCCCCATAAAGGGACACCAGGCGTAGGAACGATTCATTCGACGTCTCGAAATCTGGACGAGCGGTAGCGAACCGTGTCCAGTCGTTGTTAAATAGAATCATAGTGAAAGGTTCCGGTATTTGGGTCGAATACTCATAGACTAGGGGCATAAAGCCCGGGAAATCCCGGGCCTCATGTTTAGAGCGCTTCGACTTGCAACGTTACCATACCGCCCATGCCCAGTTGGAGGTCGCCCTCTTGCTGGCGCTTGATGAAGCGGATGAACAGCGATTCGCCGTTCTTCGGTACCGCCGGAACCTGGATCTCCGTGTTCCAACGATCGATGGGGTAAGCGTATTCCTTATCCCCGATCATCAGGACGAAGTAGTTCGGTTCTGGTGCTTCGACTTCAGACTGCGTATTGATCAGAGGTTGCGCGTTGTAGAACACGTCCTTGATCCACAGCTCTTTGAGTACGTAGCCAGAATCGATCTTCAGCTTCCAGTTGTTGACGTTGATGAACTTCGCACGTGCACGCAGACCCTTACCGTACAGCTCAGGTTGCCCTGGGTAGTACTCAATGTTCCAGCCGTTGGATTCGGTATTACCCGGAGCCAACAGTGCAACACCGATGGACTGCGCATGACGCCAGTTGCTGTACGAGCTGTCGACGTCTTGCATGTTGATACCAACCGAAATGCGCTGGATCGGACCATAGGAGATCGGATCGAACGGATTCGAGTTGATGTTGAAGGTCACCTTGTCGGTTACGTCGTAGAACTCGGAACGGTTCAGGTTGAACAGGAACCAACGCAGACGATAGCCACTGGTGGCATCGACCCATTCCGGGAAGCAGAACAGCTTGACCGAGAACGCACCGTCCATCCGCGTAGTGGTTGCCCAATACGGTTGCGACATGAACTTCTGCACGTTCGCCGAAGCGCCGTACACGTATTCATCAGCAGACAGCTTGTACGTGAGCACCAGGTCGATCTTCTGGCCCACGATGGTGCCAATGAAGTTCTGCAACCCGTACAGGTTGAACTTGGTGCCGTCCAGCGGGAAGAACTTCCGCGAACCGTCGGAGTAGGTCACCACACCCCGCGCGTTGATCGCATCCACCGGCATGTTGATAGCGAAACTCAACAGGCTGTCGTCGCCTTCGGTGAGGAATGGCGATTCCAAGTGGATACTGGTGACGAACTTCTTCGAAGCATCCGTGGTGCGGATGAACGCAGTGTTCATGATCAACAGCTTGGTGATGGAAGTCACGTTACCCACGTCGTCGTACAGTACCGCAGTCACGACTTCGTTGTCCGGCAGTTGTTGCAGCGTGTAGCCAACCATCGGCGCTTTGACCGCGTAGTTGAGCGCCGTGTCTACACCAACGTCAGACTTGGGAACTTGAACCAGCTCCAGAGGGATGTTCTCACCGAGCAGCGTACCGCCCTGATCGTACATCGCCGAGATCACCTTCGACTCGTCACCGATGTCAGTGCCCCAGAACACTTTGAGACTGGTCACGGTGGTGCCGTATACCCGCAGGCGCGAGTCCAGTGCCAAGATGTGTGGAGTGACAGAAGTGTCGAGGTAAGCACGGTAGGATTCGTTCTGATGTTCGTACCCAACACCCAACAGGATGTCGAGATCGGAGACGTCTTCCCCTTCCTTCGGTGCTTCGTATTTCTTGAGTTGACTCAAGCCGGTGAGCAGGTTTACAGCAACCACCTGCCACAGACCCGTCACCCAGTCCCAAACCTCGTCATCGACGTTCGGAACGTAACGACCCGTACCGGTCGGACCGGTATAGATCTCACTCTTACGCCACCGACGGTGACCCCGGTTGGGATCAGAGATCGGGACGATAAACGTATCGCTCATGGCTTATACCCATCCGTCTTTGATGGACACGAAGTGACTCAAGTCGACTTTGTTATCCAGGTAAAGGGCAATCGCCCGTTTCAGGAAGTTGTACTGGTAGATGTTCAACTCCGTTTCGTACGACAGGTGGTGTGGGTGGATACTGACATACCGAGTGTCCACACCTTGCGTGCACGGATCAAACTCCAACAGATACTCGTAGTCCTTCAACCAGCGCTTGATCTCCACGTCCCCGTAGTAGGCTTCCATCTGGTCGTCCCAGATCAAACCCGTTCGGAGGTCGAACAACACCTTACACGCAAACGGGCTGAATACCTCGTAGCGCTCTTCGATGATGTTCGGTACGTTGATCACAGGCTCTGGTAACTTGAGCGTCAGATAGTCCGAGATCGCCGTGTCGATCGCACGAGACTTGGCTCGCAGCGAATACGTGTTCTCATCCACCAAGTCGCGCAAAGGAACCACGACATCGTCAATGACGTAAGGGCTACCGTTCTTCACTTCGCTGGTGATAAACACCCCGCTGTGTTCTTCGGCAAAGGCCAACACGTCACGCGTTTTGGTCTGTCCCCGTACGATCATCCGCATGACCTTGTCGTCACGAATGTCGAACCGCTTATTACGACTGAGCAGTCCGTTCCACACGAAGCCAAACTCAGCAGGAGGCTCGAGCGTCAGGTCATCCAGCGGGAACCCGGTAGCACGCCCAGTGATTTGCTGGGTTCCGTTCTCGATCATGAACTCACGGTTCGTAATCGTTACGTACGGCCAGTTCATGAAGTAGTCCAACCCTTCAATGATGGGGTGTCCATTCAAGAACAGTTCCAGCTTGCCCATCGGCAAGTTCATTTCCTGCTCGTACCAATTCCCATCCGTGCGCTTCTCGGTCGCTTTGATCGGGAAGTAGTACAGGCCATCCGGTGCCGTGATCTCGATATTGAAAGCGAGGAACTTACGGTCGTCACGAACTGCCGTGTACCAACGTACGCGGTCCAGTACCCACGTTACTTTACCATCAGCCAACACGTAGTCGACATCAGGTGTTGCGGTTACCCATTCGAAAGAAGGAGTACCGGCGACCATGGAGCACTTGTAGAACCGATAGTTACAAGACGGGTTCAGGGTGCTGGTCTTCTGGTGGTAAATGGTGTCCAACGAGTTAGACCCAATCCCAACCAAAGCTTCAACCAACTTACAACCTTCATTGCGAGGGTTATAGTACTCCCCTGAGGTGTGCGGGTAGTAGCCCAACAACTTACCGTTCACATCGTGCTCGAACACGGTGGCTTCGTATTGGAGCCCATAGGGCAACTTCACGAAACGGTCACGCGGATAGATGGTCACCTTTTGGGGGGTGTCCGCTACCAGCTTGGAGATCGCGTTGTACCCGTAGGCTTGCTGAACCATCTCGCGATTGATCTCAGGGCCTAAGGAACGCATGATCTGCGTGTACATCGAGGCTTCGAGTTCTTCTGCACGCCAGACCTTTACAGTCGACTCCAAACCGAGCATCGCTTTCGGGATGTCAGCAGGCTTCAACTTGTACAGCTCTTTAATGCGGGAGTTCTCATCTACCAGTGGTCGTTTCCAACCTGCCTCACGAATGCACAGACGTACGGTGATTTCAGCCAAGTCGTGCCACCCTTCGGTTGCAGCAACAAAGCCTGCCACGTAAGGCACTACAATCGAGTAGTCCTTGTGCGTGACCATCCGCATCGAGTCGTCTTGGTTCTTGTGATGGTAGATGCCCCGGTAACGACCATTGGACTCTTTCTTGATCAGATAGATGTCAATGTCGTCACGGTAATCGATGGTGTCCTTCTGATCAGCCAGGTAGTGGAGCAAGTACTTACGCTTGTTATCCAGTTTGCTGACAAACGTCGGAAGGTTCTTGAGGGGCAAGTCCACAACCCGACGGATAGTCGAATCGTAAACGTACTCCAGGATGTCCCCTACCTTGATGCGATCAGGTTGGAAGTCATCCACCAAGTAGCCGTTGTGATAGGCGTACGTGTGACCGATCTTAGCGCGCCACGCTTGGTACTCGCGCTGGTAGGTCAGGAGCAGGGCCCGGTCACCGGTGTAGGCGTAGCCTTTAACCTTGATCTGGTTCGCATCGGGATACGAACGGGTCGAGGCGAAGAAGGCGTTGGAATACACGCGGAAGAAAACTGGGTTGTGATACAGGTCACCAAAGATCTCGCTACGTTTGATGGCGATGACGATGTTGCGATCCCCCATCACTTGCAGGTACGCCATATGGCGAGGGATTTGTACACCGTCAATGTTGTACAGATCCACCAACATCTTCGCCTGCTCACACACAGTCGAGAACGGGGTCCAAGTCTTCCAGGAGTTGATTAACCCCAAAAGCTTCGGATGGATCTGGCCAATCCAGTACACGTGGAACAAGTCGGTGCGGTTCGGCAGAGGGATGGTCTGCCATTCCACATCAACATAGCGAGCTTCACCAAATTTGTCCGTGATGTGGGCCATTTGGTAAATGTATTGGTAATCCTGATCGGGAGTACACCAGACATTGTCTAAGGCGTGCTCAATCAGGAAGTCAGCCATTGAGAACCTCGATCAGACGTGACATGTTGAGGATGAACGACTTACCGGCACCGGAGCGGTCACAGGCTTGTACGATCTTGGCGATACCGGAGTTACGGTAGCTACGATCGAGCAGAGACATGTAGACCATGGCGAGGAAGGTAGGTACGTGTTCCAGAGCAACGGCGACGCACTCTTTGGCGTTCAGGCCAAACCAGCCACCACCGACCAGTGCGTAGATCAGCGGAACGTTCAGGCTTTCAGCACGCTTGTTGTCCAGCACTTCACGCAGTACGTCGATGTAGTCCTGGATGGATTCCATGTGACGCAGAGCACCGGCCTTGTCGAAGATCACTTCGGCAGGGATGCGGGTAGCACGAGCAACCTTGAGCGACAGGCGCTGCAATTCACGCTCATCGAACGGACCGGACTCACCACCCACCGGACCTTCTTGGAAGTGGCAGGCGTAGAACACTGCGCTGACCATGGTAATCAGCATTTGTTCTTGTGGCGAGAAGTGCAGTTGGCGAGTGATGCGCTCAGCCAGGAAACGGGAGAACACTGCCATCGGCAGATCGCCCAGGCCAGCCATGTCTGCCACACCGTTCTTGAGGGCATAACTGGTCAGTGCTGCACGTACGCTGTTGAAGGCGTATTCGGCGTAGTTGGCCGGTACCAGAGGACCACCATCGCCACCGCGAGCGTAGGAACGGCTGTCGATGATGACGAGCTGTCCATCGTAACGGTCTTTGAACGGATAGGGGTGAGCAAACGGAGGAATCTCCTTGTTACCCGGAACGATCCCCCAGACCGAATTGATGGTCTTGCCGTTGATCTGAATAGGTGCCAGGCCACCTTCAATCTCGGCCAGTTTCAGGCCCTTTTCAACTGCGCCCATCTGGTATCCGGCGCAGGGTTTGCATTCGTACGGAGAAAGCTTCATTCGGTCAAGTCCCCTTGAAGGATATTTGTAAAAGTTTACAAAACCGACATATGTACTTTCCGACATGGATAGTATGATGTATTACATCGGTTAAGGCAACTATACCATTCAAGTCAAAACGCCCCAGAAAGGACCATGGCCTCGAGGGAAACGAATCTTGCGTGGTTTACAGCGGTACTTTAGATAGATCTATCACAGGAGCTGTTATGATCACCATCAGAAACGCTGCTCCTCGCTCAATCCTGTTGGGTATCAAAGATGAGAGTGGTCGGGCCCCGGTTGTAGAGCCGGAACAGATTCCCTCTCACCTGGCACACGTGTTCACGTTCGCTGAGCGTGGCTCTCTGCTTCCCCAATTGGTTGTCGGGGACAGCCTTCTCACCGCCTACGGTGCGAAGACTTTCGACTACCGGTCCAAGTTCGCCACTCACCAGACTCCGCTGATCAACACCATCAATGGTGAAGCGAACAGCATGATGGTGCAGCGCTTGGTTCCTGACGACGCCACCACTGCGACCCTGGTCCTGTGGCTGGATTGCGTTGCCGACGAAATCCTGGACTACGAGCGTAACGCCGACCTGAGCTACAAGCTCGACGCGAACAGCGCCCGCATTCCGAAAGCCGACAAGATCGCGGGCAACCGCGTACGTTGGAAGGCCGAAGTTCTGCCTGCCGACACCGACCTGGCCGAACTGACCAGCAAAGTCGGTGAAATCGTTGCAGACAAGGACGGCGCCCAGTCGACCATGTACCCGATCCATGCGTTCTCGATCTCGTCTCCGGGCGGTTTCGGTAACCTGGTGGGTCTGCGTCTGTCGGCCCCGACCATGCTGTCGTCCAACCCGATCGACAACACCACTGCTGAAGAGGCGAAAGCCTACCTGTACCGGATCGCCTTCGTTGAGCGTCCTGACCAGTTCAGCACCCCGGCGATCATCGAGACTCGCCAAGGCGAACAGTTCATCGACTTCGCCTACAAGGAAGGAGTGATCAACACCCGTACCGACAGCCTGGTGTCTGCAAACGACACTCTGCTGCAAGCGTGGAACGCTCCGGCGATCAACGGCATCCCGGCTACCGTCGGTGTGGTTGACCAGATGCACGTGTACCAGGACAACATCGAAACCCTGCTGGCTGTATTCCAGGGCACCGAAGCTGAACTGGGCCTGATCTCCGAAGACGAGGAGGACCTGCACCTCTTCAACTTCGTCGGTGGCACCACCCTGGAAGGCATCCCGTACTACACCTACGTAGTCGAGGGTCCGACCTCTGGTGGTCTGCTGATGGCTGACTCCGCGACCCACTACTTCGCTGGTGGTTCTGACGGTACCATGACCAACGAAGTCTTCGACAAGTTGGTTGCTGCTCAAGTCTCCAACTACGGTAACGTAGCTGGCTTCGACTTCCTGGACACTGCGATCTACCCGCAGAGCTGCATCTATGACTCCGGTTTCACCCTGGAGACCAAGAAGAAGCTGCTGACCGTCCTGGGTCGTCGTAAAGACATGTGGGTTGTGCTCTCCACTCAGGATGCTTCTGCTCGTCAGAACACCACGTCGGAAGAGTCCAGCATCGCGATCTCCCTGCGGACCGCGGCGCGCATGTACCCTGAGTCGGAAGTTTACGGTACGCCGGTTTGCCGCGCGATCGTGATCGGTCACTCGGGTTACCTGATCAACTCCAAGTGGACCAAGCTCACCCCGCTGACCATCGAGTTCGCGGCCAAGTGCGCTCGCTACATGGGTGCTGGTAACGGTATCTGGAAGTCGGCTCAGTCCTTCTCCATTTCCCCGGCCAACCAAGTCACCATGTTCCGCAACGTGAACGCTTCCTTCAAGAAGGCAGACGTACGTTCGCAGGACTGGGAAAACGGCCTGGTATGGGTACAGAACTACGACCGTCGTAGCCTGTTCTTCCCAGCGTTCCAAACCGTCTACGATGACGATTCCTCGATCCTGAACAGCTTCTTCAACATGGCCATCGCCGTGGAACTGGAAAAGATCGCAGACCGTGCTTGGCGCGATCTGACCGGCATCGACGGTCTGACCCCTGGTCAATTCATCCAACGCAGTAACCGTCTGATCCAAGACGCTGTGAAGGGTCGTTTCGATGGTCGCGTTACCATCGAGGTTGACACCATCCTGACTGCTGCGGACACCCAGCGCGGCTATAGCTGGACCTGCAAGATCACCATGTATGGTAACAACATGATGACCGTGGGTACCTTCACTATCGTCGCCCGTCGTCAAGAGGATCTCGCACAATGAGCCGTTTAGCAGATACCATCCTTGACAACAAAGCGTACAACCAGTACGGGCGCTCGGCCATGGTCGACATCCGTAAGGGTGGTTCCAACGGTCCGGCACCGGACTACGCGGCGTATGTAACCAACTCCGCGTACGTTCGTCGGAACATCATCGCTATCCTCATCGAGGCCCCTCGCGGGTTCCAAGATCTGGAAGACCCGGACTACTGGGTTTCCACTCTGAAGAACCTGGTCGAGCTGGCACCGAAGACCATCGAGGGTCTGTCTCAGACCCTGACGGTTGAGCACATCGAAAACCCATTCGGTGGTGCTGGTGAGGTTCAGCAAGATATTTCGAACGTCACCCGTCAGCGTTCGGCTCCTCAGTTCACCTGGAACGAGAAGTACGGCAAGGCCGTTGCTTCCTTCCTGAACGGTTGGGTGCTGAACCTGATCATGGACCCGGACACCAAGTACCCGCGCGTTGTCAAGAACACCGACAAACCGGCGGACTTGCTCCCCGACTACACCGGGATGACCGTGCTCTTCATCGAGCCGGACCCAACCCACACCAAGGTGATCACTGCCTGGCTGTCGACCAACATGCGCCCAACCGGCACTGTTGCGGAGATCTCCGGTAGCCGTGACATCACCGCTGCGCTGCAAGGTGCGGACTACTCGGTTGAGTTCACTGCCCTGACCCAAATCGGTGAAGGCGTGAACAGCTTCGCTCAAGAGATCCTGGACAACATGACTCTGACCGGCGCTAACCCGAGCCTGCAAGAAGCTTTCGTACGAGAAATCGACGCGGAAGTAGAAGCAGCCGACACCGGCTACGCCAACCGCATCGAGAAAATGGCTTCGGCCACTATCTAAGCGGTGACATACGCGGGGGCCTTCGGGTCCCCGTTTATGCCGTATTTTGTGAAGGCCTTCGTTCTTAACACTTCATTCTAGGGAAAGCAACCATGCTTAAGCAATACATGGAGCCTGATCAGCTCCCCACTACCAACTGGTCCATGGAGTCGATCGAAAGCCTGATCGCTTCCGGGAACGCCCAACTGGATCGCTTCGAAGCGCTCTGTGTGGCGATGGAAGAAATCGAGGACATCCACAATGACCTCCAGACCCTGATCGAAAACAACGATGCGAACCAGACCACTGCGGTCATGATTCGTGAACGTATCGAGAAGGTCGAAGACGACACCGGCATCCGTGCAGAAATCCCTGCTCTGGAAGACCATGGCGACGACATGATCGCTTACCACCAGATCTCGATGGAAGCAGTATCGGGTATCTGGAACCGCATCAAGCAAGCCTACGTCTCCGAATGGCAGACCATGTTCGATGGCTTCTCCACCCTGTTCGGTGGCTACCGTCGTTGGGGCTTGAAGCAACAGGCTCGTCTGCACCGCCTGCGTCAAGAGTGGAAAGACAAGAAGCCAGAACTGAACGAACAACGTCACAAAGGTTCGCTCGCTGGTCAAACTGTCTACATGGCGTTCACCATCGAAGGTCGCATGTCCAAAGACCCGGTCGGCGACATGCAGAAAGACTTGGCTAACGCTAAGTACCTGACCCAGGAATATCCGAAAGCTCTGGCGATGTACCTCGAGAAAGTTCGTGGTATCATCAATGGTGGCAAGTACGACAGCGACGATGGCTTCGAGTCCTCGGTCCTGGGCAAGTTGGGCAGCCTTGAGCATCCTTCGCAAGTTCTGAAATCCCCAATCATCGGTAAAGGCAACGTCATGTTGCACAACCGTGGCCTGGAGATCAAGAAAGGTCGTTCAGTCAAGCCGGTTGGCGCGGACGAGAAATACCGCAAATTGGCAGACCTGTCGGTTCAGACTTACGTGAAAGAGTTCATCTTCACTTGGTCCAACCTCAACGCTGGTATCATCGAGGACTTCTACCTGTCCACCGCTGATGTCGACAAGTTGCTGGATCTGTGCGACGAGTACTGCAAGTGCTTGATCAACGCGATGGAAGTATTCCGTCCGATGCAGAAAGCCATGAAAGGTCTGGCTGACTTCGCGAAGAAGAACATCGAAACTGAACGTCTGAACGGCACCAACCAGAAAGCGTTCAAACAGATGCTGTCCTTCGTGCGCGGTCTGCGTCGCTACGCCAAAACCCCGTATCGCGTAGAGATCACTCGTATCCAGGGTGTGATCATCGCGTCACGCATCATCGCCAGCCGTACTATCGCTACTGCGAAATGACGGCATAAAGGCAAAAAAAAAAGCAGGGGCCGAAACCCCTGCTTTTTATGCCGCCTGTTTTTGACGATATTCCAAGACCAACTCGTGTGTCTGCATGAACAACTCCACCCGCTCCAAGAAGGCCAGATCCAAAGAACATTTGAACTTGTACCCGTTCTTCTGACAGTACTCGTGGAACTTGTGGTAGTTTTCCTCAACGTTGGCAAACCGATCGGTATACGCCAGACACCATTGAAAGACGGTCAGAGGTAAGCCTTGATCGCCCCGCACCTGATGAATACGCAGTGGTAAGCCTTCCCGTTCGAACTCCTCAACGAACAGATCAAAGTCGGCAACGTTGTACATCATCAGGCCAACTTCATTCAGGTTGTCGAAGTCCCGCTCCCCAGCGAGAATCGCAGCCACCATCTTCTTATACCACTTAAGGTTTAACCCCATGGTCAGTATCCTTACGATGCTCTTGTCATATTAGATCAGTTCGCCCATGTCCGTAGCTGGAAGGCCTTGGGACGTCGCATACGCAATCAAACGGTCCTTGAGGTTATGTCGGTGACAGAACACTCCCGCTCGACACATACAGGCCACTACAACGCGTTCTAGCCGTACTACACGATCCCACTCTTCTTGGTGGTCGATCTGTTTCTGGTCCAGGATTTCATTGTAGCGACGGGTGTACTCTTCTTGGCTCAGGCCAGAGTACTTGATCCCGTGAACGATTTCTTTGATTGGCGAGAAGGCAGGGTTGCCATTACGCCAAGTGGTGTCGATGAACTCGATTCCCAGTTCCTTAGCTCGACGCCATTTGCCCATTTGCAGCGTGTAGATTTCCATACCCAACTCAGCCAAAAAAAAAAGAGGTCAGCATAAAAGCGGTAGGGTGTTACCCCTACCGCTTGGCCTAGGCCGGGTGATCAGCCAGCGAGAGCAGCTTTCGCGCGCTCGTTGATGCTGTCACGGACTTTCTTCAGCACACCCTTGTTGGCGTGAGCGTTGACGCCGTACTTCATCGAGACGATGCCGTACTTGGTGATGACCGCGTTCGGATCGCGCTCTTCGCCTTCTTTCGGGATGCCGCCAGCCGGGTACTCTTTCGAGCGCTGGATAGTACCGGCAACGCTGTCGGTGCCGTAGCCGAATTCGACGCTGAGCTGCTCGAGCTTCTCGTCGGCCTTGAAGGCTTCGATGCCGATCTGGCCCAGGGCTTCTGCGGTGGCAGCGACCAGGTTCACAGCGTGGTTCTGGTGCAGGGTACGGGACTCGGTGGTGATGCCTTCGGGCAGGGTGGTGTCACCGATGTCTTTCGGCAGGGAGATGATCGAGCCGTCGCGGGTGTGAGCAGCGACCAGGGTGGCAGCCAGAGCTTCGACGGTTTCCAGGGCAGTGGCTTTCTTCGATTCGGACATTGCAGTTTTTCCTTGCGGGTTGATGAGATCACGGGTTGCGTTGCGGATATCTCTTACATATCCTTCAACCTTTCCGTAATCAATTACTGGTTGATTCAGGTTTCTCTCGAAACTCTCGAAGACTTCGGCGGCTGCCTTGTCTGCGATTACTTTGATTTCCTCATCGCTCAACTGCCGAGGTGGCGGGTAAACGAGTTGGATAACTTGTGCCAGTTCTTCGACGATTTCAGTTTGAATGTCATCGTCGATGTTATCGAACCAGCTATCGAAGCCACTACGACCATCCAAAGAGCGGATGACCGCATTAGCAGCTCGTGTTGCACGACAGCTCAGATCCATGTCTTCAAAGACGGGATACATATCTGCGCGGTCGAGTGTAGCTTGTGCGGACATGGTGAATCTCCAATCAAGCTAGGTATTGCACTAGAGTAATATATACCCCAGATTCTTTTCAATCACATATTGCACATGCACTCAGAAGTACAGAGCGTAGGGTCACGAGGGCGAATCATGGCTGTAGTGCCAAGATCAGCTTCCCACAAGATGCGAGGATTAAATCCCTGCCGCTCGACAGCTACCAGTTTTCCGGTAGCTGGGAAGAGAAAGCCTTGGAAGTTGTCTACCATGCGCGCTGACTGAACAGCATAGCGAATAACCATTTTTCCATGGTTACCATCAACTCGACCAATAGTATCGACTGTGAGTTGAATGCCTGGCTCACAAACCCAGGAGGCTTCGTAGACTTCTAACTCCCCATACTCAGTCACAATGGTGTCGCCCATACCGAGGCGTTTGATGTCCATCGAAATGGCTTCGATCATCATCGCCACCCTCGATTCGACCACAGGTCTTTCGGCATACCGCCGTCAGTCTCTTCAACTTGTTTGGACTTTGGAGCTTCGCGGCGAACTTTGATGTGCTCTGGCACGGCCACCGACGAAATGATTTTCTTCACATCACCATGGCGACAACGTACAACCATGCGATCACGTTGCATCAGTACACGACCGTCACTCAGTGGGAAGTGTACGTCAGATACTGCGTGGATATTCGAGGCCGGAATATTCTCCCGACCAATCACCTTCGCTTCCAGACTATCGAGGATGTCCCCGATCTTAAGGTCACGGATGTGGACTAGCTCTTCAACGTAGCGCATGTGTTACCCCTTGGATCGTAGTAGTGGGGTCTCGATTCTGGGTTGAGCAAAGATCTTGAAGGTCTTCGGGAAGTTCTCTTCCTTAACTACCTTGCCTTCATTGTTCACGTACATCATCACACCGGAGTGCGGGAACAGGTAGGCTTGATAACCGCGACCATCACGGAACTGATGGCGCCAGACATTCATGGGTTCTTTGCCAACCCACTGACCCAACGAATTGGTCTTACCCTCATAGTTAGGTTCAGGTACGTAACTTCTTCCTACATATGTCAGGTCGTAAGCGGGAAGATAGTCACCAGCGAAGATCATGTCGATGGTGGCGTTCTCAGGCTTTACTGTACTCATCCCTTGCGTCCTTTCTTAAACGTGTAGACTACGACCAACCCAACGGTCAGCACCAGTACATAGAACAACTGAGAGATCTCAAGGGCATCGCGGTGTTCAACAACAACTGCGAGGTAGAAGAACAACACCAGATACAGCATGGTGGTGATGACAATGAAGGCACCAGTCTTCGACCAAGTCTTGATAAAGCTTATGAACTCTTTCAAGGCTTCCCAATTTTCTTTTAACATTTTCTCCTCCTGAGGATAAATAGATCTCTACAACTTTGTAGCTTATCCCCTAGGTAATATGTGTCTGAAATATCTTTAGATAGAATGCGATTTAAGCGGCATAAAAGCCCTAGGGGTATAACCCCTAGGGTCTTATGACGATCGCATCACCAGCGAGCGCTGGGAGGCTCCTGATAGGACAACAGCTCTGCTGTCGCTCCTTTGACCTTCTTCCACTCGGTGGCGTCGAGTTTACGGAGATTAGTAACCTCCCCTTTGTCCCAACCTTTCACCCAGCGGGAGAACTCAAAGGTCCAGTAGCCTTCGGTCAACATGATGTCGTGACTGAACCGAATGGTCGCACCTTTGGAAACCTCGAAGAACACCTCGATGGTTTTCTCACCCACGGCGTTGCGTTGATACTCACGCACCGAACGGTAGAAATACTTGCCGATTATCTCAGCAGGGTATTGCCACTTCTCCGGTTTGTAAGGAACCAACCAACGTTCGTCAGTGAAGTCAGCGTCGTAGAGGACTTTGACATTAGGCTTGACCGATACCTCATTACGGAAACCGTAGACGTACCAGCCGTCCTTCCATCCCTTGTTTGAACGCCCCCATTCCCAATCGGCTCGATCCTGTTGATAACCCAAGATACAACCGAAGATGGTGGGTGCCACACTCACACGAGGAACAGAACGATCTTCTTTCGGAGCAGAACGCTGTGTCAACTGTGGGACGAACTTCTTGATTCCTGGATTAACGGAAATATGGTACAGGAATTCCTGACCCAAGTCCTCAGGGGAAATGATCTCACAGTTCTTGCCAACACCGTTGCGGAATGACGCGATGTACGCTTCACAGGCTTCGACGTCGTTCATACCGCCCCCTTACCAGCGAGCAGACGGAGGCAGGACCAAACCAGCCTTACCGTGTTTCTTCCAACCGAAGTCGATGAAGATTGCAGAACCGGAAACGCCGCCAGACGATTCCATCGAAACCCCAGCACCCACACCAGTGTCCATGGCTTCAACGTGTTCGCGGGTGAACTCCATCTCTTGGAAGGATTCCAGAGACGGAGCATTCCATTTACGAGCGTAGTCGATACCAGGCTCGTTCACGTAGTCCCAGGTCACGATGGTGCGGATGTGCTTGACGAGGCGACCACCTTCGATCTTATCGTCAGTCAGGGAACGTACCGAGAAGCACACGCTCTCGTTCGGGTTTTCCAGCGACTCACCCAGGTTGTCACCACGAGGACCCGACGGCTTGACGCGACCAATCACAGCAACGACGCGTTGACCAGACTTGTCCTTAACGGCGTTCTGTTCGATGCGTACGTCAGCGAAGTGGCAGCAGACGTTGTCTTCGTAGATGGTCGACACACGACGCAGGAAGCTACGCATGTCTTGGTTGGGGAGTTGTTTCGGGTGACCGTACTCGCCACGGCAAGCACCAGTCTCGATCCGGCGCATCAGGCTGGACGATTGCTCGAACAGCGCTTTAGCCGAAGCCAGTGGGTAGAACGCGCCACCACTGTTGTAACAGTCCAAACCACCCAGCACCAGCTCGTAATAGCCTTCGCTGTCGGGTTTGATCTTTCCTACTTTGTTTGTGCCGAGCAACGCGACACAACCATAACTGACACGTTCCATAGCACGTTACCTTCTCAAGAGTCCTTCGATAGGCTT